AAATAATCTGTCCTTATCCTCGATAAAATTAGGCCGCAACATAATAGTTGCTTGGCCGTATCCATCGGGCGGCGTCTCTGTCGTTTCGTAGCCCTTTTCTTCGTCGAATTTCAGAAAATTAAACTTCGTACCCATTACATTCTCCTAAAAAGATAAAACAAGTATACCACAAAATTGTTTGATTGCAAAAGAAAAATAAAAAAGGCCGTGGCGTTGCGCCAACGGCCCAGCGAAAGGAGGAATATTTCACACGGCGCGATTGCCGCGATTCCTGTTTCGATTACGGTTAGCCATGCCAGCCCCGTATCCTAGTCCGCCGCCCATTCCTCTGTTGGGTAGTGCATCTGTTCGTTCGACTCGTTTGCAGTTACCGAGACCGCGCCCTGTTAGCGGTCCTTGTCCTCTCGGGCCTGTTCCGTCACCTCGTGGCATTTTATTACTCCTTTAAAAATCGTAGTTTCCTATATTATAGCAAATTTAGCCGAAACAATCAAATATTTTTTAAAAAAAATAAGCCGGTTGACAACAAGCCAACCGGCCAATGTGAAAGGAAGGGATTTTTACGCTACTTCAGTTTCTACGGCAACTTCTTTGTCTTTGTCGATCATCTCAGAGATTTTCTTGGAAATCTTTTCGGCGGGTTTCAGGGCCGCAACCACCATTTCGACATTCTTGGACGACCAGCCATGCAGATAGGCCGCAGAACGGTCAGAAACGTTGCCAGTGACAATGCAGGACACCAGTTCAGCAACCACTTCCTCAAAATCCCTTTGCCACTTCTCGGCATCAATTTTCTCGTGCCGCAGAGCATGGGCCAGTTCATGTACAAGAGTGTTAAGGGCATGGTCAGATGCAAGATTAATTCTGATTCTTTTTTCAGTGAAACAATAGTCGCCACCGGGATTGCCAAGTTCCTCATGTTCCACCACATTATAACCCAAGGAAATAGCAAGGTTTTTGATTTCCTGATATTCAGGCAGATTAACCTCGTGGTTCTCGGGTTTGAACTCTTCACCTTCAGTCTGAGAATAAGAAAACACATAAACAGGCACAAACCCAATCAAAGCCTGAAATTTTTCCTCGACCCCATCCTTTTCATGAGTTTTGTTGACAAAGCGGGGCGCATAAATGGCAATTCCATGTTGTCCCTTCTTTACCCTGCGGCCAAGGTCGTTCCATTTTTTGAAGCTGGCCACGGCCTCTCCAACTTCAAATTTCAGGCACATTTGATCGAGATAGATAAGAAAAGTGTTGCTGAGAGAGTAGTTATGGAAGCGAGAATAACATTTCAGTGCTTCCCTCAACTGCTCTTGCGTCATCTTAGCAAATTTCTCTTGCAGTGCCTCAATTACTTCTTTTCTCGTCTTCATCTTAGCCATTTTTCACTCCCTTCACAAATTTTTTGTTTTGCCCTTCACGACTTTTATTGTATGCATAAACCTTCTTTTGTCAAGGGCAAAAATTTTTATTTTTTCGGTCTTGACAAAACGCAATATCTACGTATACTAGATGGCGAAAGACCATATTTTTTGTAAGGATACTGAAATGCCCTATACCGTTAAATGCGAAAATTGCAATACGTTTGGCATCGACACTGACTTCCGATTTGTCGGCAACGGCTCCAATCGGCGATATTTCTGTTGCGAAGCCTGTGAACAGGAATATAACAAGAAAAAGGGCGAAAAAAATACGCCCAAAATTCAATAATATATTGAATTGATGCTATTATTTTGAATATTGGAGACATCACATGAATACATTCATGGATTGGCTTAAAAAACGTAAAAAAAATAGCCCAAGAAAAAGCAGAATATACCGCCCAGTGCCAACACTTGGCGTTATTGGCGGCATCTGGCTGTGATTTGCGTAAATCATACAGAATCTAAAAAGGAGTGCTGACAATGAATATTTACGAAAGCTACAAACGTGACCGAGAAGCCGCCGGTGGCGGATCAAATTTACGACTCAGAAGCATTATGCGCGGAGAATTGCTACCAGAAGAAGGTCAATTTTCTCAATCGATGGACGAGTATTATGCCCAACGTAGGCCGCTAGGATCCGGCTCACTGTCAGCAAAGAAATTTGGTGCCTATTATATCATATATAGTTATGATGAGCCAATTGCTATCGTGTCTCCCCAAAACCACATTATTCTTCGTGGCAAAAAGTTCAGTGTATCAACCACTAAACACCAAACTGCTGTGTCTAGCGCGGCTATGGCCGAAGGACTGGCTATTAACCGAGAAGATGATGACGATAGTTTCCTGAACACTTTGCTGAGCATTAGCCAAGGAGTCAATCAATGAAAGAAGGTTTCTGGCTTAATTCGAATAATTACAAATATGCGGGTATTGATGACCATGCGATGAAGCAAGAAACTTGTAGGTTCTCTAGTAGAACCCCACGGCTTTAGCCGTGGGAATATGTCAGCGAAAATTCTAAGGATGCCCTTGAAGCGATTCAAGTGTTTGCAAAAAAACTGGTATGCTTGGACCATTTAGCAGACTAAATATCCATAATCTTTAGTGTTTTTTTTGTACAACGGATATTTTTTTAGGAGAAGGGGCTATGCTATCGCTTACCGTTCGTGAAGCAAAAGAATTCGCCACACACTACAAAAATTTGGAAGGAGGGGAAGTCGAATTAATCAAACTGGGGCATTGTGAAAAGTGCAATTCACCATACGTTGTTCATCGCGACAAACTAAAGCTAAAAAAGGCAATTATCAATTACCTCAAGCTTGAAGAATTGCAAGAAGAAATTAGCAGTAGTTGTCAATGTACTCCAGACAGACAAGCCAAAACAATCGAAGAATTCAAAAACCCTTTTGACCCCGCAAAAGTAACAGAAATCAGAAAAATCGCGCTCGATTGCATTACAGATTCCATTGCCATGTTCGCTAAATGCATGTGCTTTTATCGTACCGATGAAATGGACGATATTTTCGCTCGAATGCAGGAAACGGCTGACGATATTAGTGCAGAAATTTGTGCTCGCTGAATAAGGTAAGTGGGTGGACCAACAAACTCCACCCACTTATTTGTCTTTCAAATATTCAATCATTTGTTCTACAAAACTTACTGGAATCTAATGATCCCATGTTTGCTTCCTGCTTCACCGAGACAACTTGCTTAGACTCTTGCGAATCTAAGTATTGGTTATTCTCTCTACAGGCTTTAATTCCGGCAGAACTTGCCGTACTAGAATATTTTTCTAGGTTAATGGCCGCGTTTAAATCCCGGTCTATTTCTAATCCACACGATTCACACTTGTAGATTCTATCAGCTAGTGTTAGCCCCTTTTTTATATTGCCACATCTGCTACATTTCTTGCTAGATGGATAGAATCTATCTACTACGACAATCTTACAATTATACCACTCGGCTTTGTACTCAAGTTGTCTCTTAAACTCAGACCAGCCAACATCAGAAATAGCCTGAGCCAGACAGTGGTTTTTCATCATATTAGAGGGAAATAAATTTTCAATCACAACCCTTGACTTGGTTTTTGTCAAGTACGTTGTTAGCTTATGAAGAACATCTCGCCTAATACATGATATTCTATAGTGTAGTTTAGATAATTTTATTCTTGATTTTTCTTTGCTTTTACTCCCTTTTTGTTTCTTACTGTGTTTTTTTTGTAGTCTCTTTAGCCTTTTCAAATTCTTTTTAAGAGGTCTAGGATTTTCTACCACCAGACCGTCTGAACAAACTGCTAGTTCTTTTAACCCCAAGTCAACTCCTACTATTTCCTCTCTTGGCTTAAAGGATACTTTTTTCTTCATGTCAAAAGAAACTGCAATAAACCACTTACCGGCCTTCTCGGATATAGTAGCTTGGGTTACCCTTAAATCAGTAGGTATGTATGACTTTTCTTTTAGTCTTACTATGCCTATTCTAGGTAATTTTACACAATTCCCATATACATACACTGAGCCGTTTAGGGTAAAACTTCCTAGCCCCATCTTTCTTGATTTAAATCTCGGAAATCCCTTTACCCTTCTTTTTCTTCTTGCAATTTCTAAAGAAATTCTTATAGGCTTTTTCAAGATTTATTAAAGCAATTTGAGGGGCACACTTTGAGACTTCATACATCCACGGAAAGTCTGTTTTCTTAAGTTTAACTAACTCTTTATGAAGATCATAAGCAGTTAGAAACTTATTGCCAGCCTTTCTATTCTCTATCTGTCTCCCTAAACCCCAATTGTAGGTAAATCTAGCTACTCCACAACACTTGACAAACAGTGTGCTTTGCGTATTGTTTGGCTTCAACTCTACTTTAAAACTTTTTCTCATATTACTTATTATAACCTACTTATGTGCTATTTTCTATTTAATTTTATATAATTTACCGCAAAATTTTTGCATAATTTTAATTAGTCATTAAGCATCCCACCACAGCCAACCCATAGTGTAGAATATTTTTTCAGCAGCCCTTCCGACAATATTGAATTGACAAGGCAAAGCTTTGTAGAGTGGTAAAAAATTCTCATTCAAAATCTCCAATAAAAAAGCGCATATATTATGATATGCGCTTATATGTGTTCCGTCAAGTGTTTTTTTAATATCTCATTATTGCCCAAAAATCATCACAAAATTCCTTGTTGACAATAAAGTCATATGGCATATAGAAATAGCCTTTTTCTCCCCATTTCTCGCCCCAGCTATTTCTGACGATAAATCGCTCGTGCTCATCGTCATAGCCTACCGCGCATACGGCATGGCCCCCCAAAGACTTGTCGTTTTTCTTGGGCATGCTCATTTTGCCCGTATTGGCCACCACAGGATCGTCCATAAACGACTCATAAACTTGGAAGCCAAACACGAATGGATAGCCTAGAGCAAGGCTATGCTTCATCGCGGTCAAATTATGTGATATTCTAAGGTACTCTTTAATAACACAGCTTCTAGCACCCCAATAACACCAAAACCAAGGCTTTTCTCGGAACCGTTTAACGTCATATTCCCAGCCCCACATACCAACTTCTTTGCAGACGCCAAATCTAGCTGCCGCTTTGATAGTATTGCGCAAAGTCGCGCCAGAGTCCATTAAGAGAGTGCCCTGAATTAGCCTAGTATTATAGTACAGGAAAAGTCGGCTATAATCCGAGTATTCGTTGTCGTCTTTTTTGTCCAAATATTCGATGTCCCCCACAACGGACTGAGCGGTGCATGACCCTAGACTTCCCTGATCCTCAATCGGAGAGCATTTTTCTCGATAATCCGTTAACAAAGGAAGTGTAATGTCGGTGAGTGTGGTAAACTTTGTCTCATACATAAAATCTCTGGTGTCTTCGCAGTCCTTTACCCACCCCAGTTTTCGGTACATACTTTTCTCCATTAATATGAATCTTTCGCTCTTGCGATCCTATCGAATATTTTGTAAATTTTATCAACTTCAGAACTTTTGCTAATGTCCTTTAATATTTCATCATATCCGCCATTTTTTTCAACGAAATCTTCATACATATTTAAAAATTTTTGCCGCTCCTTTTCTAATATAATTTTTTCTTCTTCGGGAAACGGAATAGGCGTAAGCCAATCTCTACGTTGTTTTTTTTGTTTTTCTCGCTTCTCAAGTATTTTTAAAGCAACGGGGTCAATTAAAGCATTGCTTTCTTGTGCATTTCTTTTCCAAGAATAAAAAATACTCATTGTTTTTCCTTAATCTAAAAATACATTATTAAGTGTTTTTGCAATTCCATCTATCTTTTTCTCCAAAGCCTCAAAATCAATGCTCTTTGGGTCTTCGGAGAAAATAATTTGCTTCTCTGTTTCGGATAATTCCTCGTTATTTTCAATCTTTTTGAGAATATTGACATCTCGAATAATCATATCGTTTAGCGTTTTCAAAGAACCAATCAAACCTTTTGCTGTTGGCTCGTTATTGACAGAGGCTTCAGGGAGTGGTTGTTCGATTTTTACCTGTTGGGCAATTTTCGAGTTTTCTGCCTTATCGACAAGGAATTTTGCAATCTTGTCTTTTAGTTGTTTGAGTTTTTCTTTATACGTCTTCCAATCTCTTTTATTTTTTGCATCCTGAATGTCCTTGGCATAGTCGTCAAATGCTTTTTTCAGAACATCAACTTCCTCATCCGGCATTGTACTTGTAGCCTCTTCAATCTGTTGGGCAATGCGCTTTAGCACGATGCTGGCTGTCTTGCCGTGTTCTTTGTTGTAAATAGACCAAGCCGTTGCAAAAGCCTTTTCTGGATCATCGGGATATTGTTTTTTTAAATCTAATACCAGCTTCTCGTACTTCTCCCCCGGAGGTGCTTTTGCCTCTCTAACACTATCCTGTTTACCGCCGATGGGATGCAAATAGTCTGTTGTCATGATATGTGTTCCTTACCTTAAACTTTTTCTAGTTTTACTGATACTATATCATTCCACTTTAAAACAATGTAGTCTGTTTTTTCTAGCAGTCGCAATGCGCTTTCCTTATAGGACGGTGCGACAGTAATTCCTCTTACAGAACTCCAATGCCCATTCATTTTGCCCCGAATAGACATCTCATCGACATATTTTTGTAGCTGACCAATAATAGAATGATCGGCCTCATCACTCTTTAACTCAATAACATATAAAGTAGCATCAATTTCATTTTTACTATCATATTTGTCCTGAAAAACAATATCTGCTCTTTCCAAACCGCCTAATCTAACAGGAAATTCTTTGCCACGTATCCAAATATCGTCTAAGCCTATTGCTTCGGCAACAACATCTTTGTTATCGCACAAATAATTGACCATTCTATCGTGACAACGACACATCTTAAACATGTAAACATAATAGTTGTTCCAATATATATTATTGCTTTATTTTTTCGCGGTGGTTTATCATAAAAACAACATGCCCTAGATGATATAGCATACGCCGAATCCTAGACATGTCTTTTAATGATGTGCGCCCATCTTTTTCCCTGTAAGCCCAGTCTTTACACTCATCACAGTATTTTCTTACCCTGCCGGTCAGCACATAAGAAAATTCTTTGTCACAAACCTCACAAATATCTGTTCTATTCTTGTCCTTTGGAATTCTACCCCTTTGTCGCTCCTTGGCCCTTAGCAAATTTTTCTTTTTTGAGCAAAGCGGACATCGAATCTGTCTGGGAGACCTTTTTTCGACCTCAGTACCGCAGTCAATGCAGATTATCTTCATGTTTTTTCCATATGTTCTCCCTCTTAACGTTAGGTATATTGTAGCACAAATTTATTGCTCTTCAAACTCTTTCCGCCATTTTAAAATGTTGTCTTTTAAGTCGGTCTCATTATAGAAGTTAAGATTGTTGGGGTTGCTGTCCACCAAAATATGGTAATCAGATTCGCCATATGTTGTGCCAATCATGGGGTCTGCAACCCCACCGCCCGGCGGTTGTTTATGGTCGGAAATTCTTATTGTTGTCTCTAGTCCAAAAATATAAATGTATTTTGAGCCAGTTCCGGCGTCATGGATAGAATAATCGTTTTCTGTAAAGCCTAAACTTTTTAAAAGTCGAACAATTTCTCCCTCAGCCCAATTCATTTTTTCTTTAATTATCTTATAATCAAAAAAATCCTTTTCATCATTATATTCACCAATAAAATTTTCCCCTTCTCGTTCTATGTCTCTTGCCAGTTCTTCGTCATTTTCCAAAATATAATTTATGGCATTTTCTTTTGACATACTTGAAAAATCCATGTTAAAAACATCTTTCCCATATTCCAATAGTTCATCGTTGTCCATATCTTCAAAATAACTTCTATTTGAGGCCATTATTCCATCTAAAATTTTTTGTAATTCTATTTTATCCTTTTCGTCTATTTTTTTTAAGGCAATATTTCTTTCCTGCAAAATAGTTTGAATCCGCTCTTGCAAATCATTGCCGCTGGCCATTCGCCACGAAGAATAAGTATCCATTGTTTTTTCCTAAAAAATAAATACTGTTGACAAACTATTTACTAGATAATATGATAACATAAAGTTATTATATTACAAATTTTATTGGAGAAAAAATGAACCATCACTACATTTTGGACCTTTATGAATGTGACCAAAAAAAGCTGAACGACAAAGCATACATCCTAAAGACAATCCGCAAGGCCATAAAAGCAGCAAAATCCACATTGCTCAACCTCTCCCACCACAAATTCGACCCACAGGGCGTTACAGCCATTGCCCTGCTCGCTGAATCGCATATATCCATCCACACATGGCCCGAGAAGGGCTACGCGGCTGTGGACTGCTTTACGTGCGGTTCTCACACGATGCCAGAAGTGGCCTGTGAAGTGATTAGAAAAATGCTGGGATCTAAATTGCACAAACTACAGAATATAAAGCGCATTACCGAACATTCCGCAGAATGTTTGAGTGTATGAAATTGTTATATGTTCAATTCATCAAAAGCCAATAGATAACATAAAACCAACTAAGAACGCCGTGGATGATTGCCCAAAGAACAGAATGATTTGTGCTCCATGAAAGTACAATGTCCAAGATTGTTCCGATGGACACGCCACCACAGCTACAGCTACAACCATTATTTTGCTCTTTGCTCATTTTTTGACCTTCCTATGTTAGTCTCTGGAAGTCATTATATGCATGAACAATGATTTGTCAAGTTTTTATGGCTGGAAAAGATACGACCTCTTTATTTTTTCGAATTCCCCCCTATCTTGGGGAAGGATGTAAGGCTCTACTGCTTCAAGGTTTGCGTTAGGAATATGTGCATATTCCAGTGCCCTTTGGCTCTTCTTTGACTTATCTAGTATGTTGTTCAGATGGGCAACAACATTGTCGGAGAAGTAATACGCCTTTTCCGGCATCTTCGCAAGAGCCTCAATTAAGTTTTCATTGCCAACAAGTCTTAATATCGCTTCATTTATTTTCTCATCGAACTTCTCTGCCCCTGTTTTAGTATTATAGCCAGTGGAAACCTCCTCTAATTTTTCTTCCACCTGATTGTACGTCCGTGTGGACAGCGGGTCTTCCAAGTCTGCCAAAACATCGTCATAGTGTTCTTTTACATAAAGAATGCCGGATGGCAGGTCTGGTAAATCATATTGGAGCTGCGCCCATTTACCCACAAACAATAAAATATTGTCTCCAAAATTATTGTAATATCCATTTTCAAGTGCTGTTAATGCATCATACAAATCATCAATGTTGTCCATATAAAAATTGACAGTGGCAAATATCCCATCATCATCTCCAATTTGCATTTCGTCGCTAAGTGTATATTCAAAAAACTCATGCTTATATTTGGACTCAATTAATTTAGTCTCTATATCACCAAATAATTGATATCCAATTGCTTCTTGCAATGTCCATTTATCGTAATTTTGCTCCTCGACATATATATTCCACAAAAAATAAATATCGTCTTGTTTCAATGCCTCGTCTACAACAATTTGTGCAATCCTTTCTCCCTGAGCGTCTTCCCCATCATAAATATTCATGATATTTACATTCTGCCAATATCGCTTATAATTGGCCCGTATATCTTCTTCAGAGATGTTAGATAAATCAACTGCATTTTGTTTGTCGCCAACAATTTCCAAACCCTTATCATCGGCCCATTTTTTAACAAACTTAGGGGCGGGTTCTTTAGGGCGTCTGTTGAAATCTCCCTTTATTTGCGTGATTTCACCTCTGCGCGGATCTACCTCTACTGTAACATATGGTTCATCACCCATATAAAACGTATACAGTTCCACCTCGCCAATTTTTACATCCCGACAATACCGTTCGTAGTAACTTCCGGCGTAACAATGATGAAGTTTTTTACCAGTAGAATAAATTTCTACATTCGTGTGTAGGTTTTTTATCTGCATTTCTTCATCATCGATAGAGACTGTTTGCCGATCCCCAAATTTTCCAACACGATATACCTGTACTTCGCCGCCAAGATTCTTTTCTTTCAAATATACTAGCCCTCGTTGGTGCCAATCTCGTGATGCCTGTTGCGCGGCCCTATAATCGGTCTCAGAAAGATTCGGCCTATTCGCATACCACCAGTCAAATACCATCCCTAGCTGTTGGATTTGAGTGCTTTTATAGCCACCCTCAACCCAATCAACAAATTGTTGTATTTCGGCCTCGTTCTTTGCCCGGTTCTTTATCTGTTCTAACGCGGCCTTGTCTTCATCATTCAAATCAGTGTCGCTAACCGATATCATTTCCTGCAATTTGTTTGCGTCATTTGTGGCAACGATTTGTTCCCATGTAATTTTGGGATCAATTTTGTTTGCCTTTTGCAAATTGTCGTACTGGGTTATCACGAATTGTGGATTTTGTTTAATGGCCAATATTGGAAGAACTATCCCGCCGGGTATGCCAAACTCGGATTTAATCAAATCGGCAATCTCTTTTGATTTTACTGGCTGGCCAGATTCGGATGCCAAAAGAGTATCCGTTAGCTTGGCGGTAAGAATTTTTGCAAATATTTGCTTTTTGTTGCCTTTTACCCAAGAGCGATAAATATTCATAACAACTCCCTATATCTATATATATTATAATATCTAAATAAAAAAATATTATCTAAATCATAAATTTTTTCAGGAAATATCCAAAAACCATTTCGTTACCGTTCCACAAAACTTACCGGAATCTAATGATCCCGTGTTTGCTTCCTGCTTCCCCGAGATAACTTGCTTAGGCTCTTTCGAGCCTAAGTATTGGTTATTCTCTCCACAGGCTTTAATTCCGGCAGAACTTGCCGTACTAGGATATTTCTCTAGGTTAATAGCCGCGTTTAAATCCCGGTCTATTTCCAAGCCACATGCTTCGCACTTATAGATTCTATCAGCCAAAGTTAGGTCTTTCTTGATATTGCCACACTTGTTGCATTTCTTTGAACTGGGATAGAATCTATCTACTACGACTATTTTACAATTATACCACTCTGCTTTGTACTCAAGCTGTCTTCTAAATTCAGCCCAACCCACATCTGAAATAGCCTGAGCTAGACAATGATTCTTAATCATATTAGAGGGAGATAAATCCTCAATCACTATTCTTGACTTGGTTTTCGTCAAGTATGTTGTTAGCTTATGAAGAGTATCTCGTCTAATACACGATATCTTATAGTGTAGTTTAGATAACTTTATTCTGGATTTTTCTTTGTTCTTGCTTCCTTTCTGTTTTTTGCTATGTTTTTTCTGTAATCTCTTTAGCTTCTTTAGCCTCTTCTTAAGCGGTCTGGGATTTTCCACCACCAGACCGTCTGAACAAACTGCCAGTTCTTTTAACCCTAGATCAACTCCTACTGTGCCTTCTCTTGGTTTAAAAGAAACTCTCTTGGGTATATCGAACGAAATTGCCACAAACCACTTACCGGCCTTCTCGGATATAGTAGCTTGGGTAATCCTTAAATTGGTTGGTACATATGATTTTTCTTTTAATCTTACTCTGCCAATTCTGGGCAATTTTACACAATCATCATAAACATATATTGGTTCACAAAGAGTGAAGCTTCCTATTCCATTTTTCCGAGATTTAAATCTTGGAAATCCCTTCTTGCCCTTCTTTTTATTCTTACAGTTTCTAAAGAAATTCTTATAGGCTTTTTCAAGATTTCTCAATGCTTCTTGTGGCACCCATTTAGAAACTTCACGTAGCCAAGGGTAATCTGTATTTTTAAGCTTAACTAACTCTTTATGTAGATCGATAGCGGTTAGAAACTTATTGCCATTCTTTTTATTTTCTATCTGTCTATTTAATCCCAAATTATAAGTAAACCTAGCCACCCCACAGTGCTTGACCAGCAATGTTCTTTGCTTATTGTTTGGTTTCAATTCTGTCTTAAAACTTTTTCTCATGCTGTTTATTATAGCCTATTTATGTGATATTTTCTATTTAATTTTAAATAATTTATTGCAAATTTTTGCATAATTTTGAATAGCTATTCAAAACCCATGTGAAAACGTTCTTAAACAACTTTTTTGAAGGAGTGCAACAATGGAAGCGTACCAAGAATTTATGAACGACGGGCGAGAAGAGATGTTTGTGGAAGAATGCAAAAATCTTATCAAGAAACATGGGGGCAAAAATTTGTTTGTTGTTGATGGGCTGGAACTTACAGTAAATTATTGTGGTTTGAGGCATGTGGATGACCCCACCGATGGGACACATTATGTGGAATTTCTGCCCTATCAGGACTGGGTGGACTTTTGCTACAACTATGATTTTAATCTGCAAAACGATATATCTGAAGAGGATATGAAAAAATTGTTTAAAGCATGGGGAATTTTCTGAAAATTCCTCTTGACAAAAGAAGATTTATAAATATAATATTTTTAGTGAAAGGGGGAACAAAATGGAAACCAGAACAGATGAGCACCGACCAAGCGTAATCAATCCAGAAGACTATGAGTTTGTGGCTGTAGAATATCAAAAATTAGACGAGGATATTGCTTGCATGTTCCTAGCCGATCAGCAAAGATTTATCCGTGCCCACATGAAAATAACTGGTGGAGACTATTCCACGCACAAGCATGGTGGCAATTGTCATATTTGTGGGGCATGGTGCATTTACACAGCAATTTTTTACCACGAGAAATCCAATTCTTACATCAGAACTGGATTTGATTGTGCCGAAAAAATGCATATGGGAAACGCCACTCTATTCCGATCCTGCCGAAATGCTGTCAAGGATGCACGAGAAGCAAAGGCCGGGAAAATGAAGGCTCAGGCCATCCTGAGTGATGCTGGCTTGGAAAAGGCTTGGGATATTTATTCCACAGACGATCTTAACACGGTAGATCAGGGAATCTTTAAAGCGTACATCACTGTACGCGACATAATTGGAAAATTGGTTGCTTATGGGGAAATTACAGACAACCAAATTGATTTTGTAAAAAAGCTTCTCGACAAAATCAACCTGTGGCCTGAAGAAAAAATTCGACGCGAAAAGGAGCGAGAAACCGCACAAGATTGCCCAGCCGGAAGGGTGGAAATTACAGGCACAATTCTAAAAACTGAAGAAAAAACATATGGTGAGGATATTAGATTAGTCATGACCGTTAAGGACGATAGGGGTTTTTTGGTTTGGGGCACAATCCCCACAAATATTGTTGATGCCAGTCATGGAAACAGGGTATGTTTTTCCGCCACAGTGACCCCCAGCGACAGGGACAAAAAGTTTGGATTTTATAAATTTCCCAAAAAAGCAAAAATTATTGCTTGACAAAACGAAAATTATACATAAAGTATGGGTATGTGAAAGGAGAACAAAAATGATGACGCGAAACGAAATCAAAAACGAACGGATCGAGATGGAAAACAAACCTCTGCCCGCCCTACACGAAACATTAACGGGAGCAAAGCAACTAATTATTGGAAGCGGATATCGGGTTTCGGCATCCTGCTTCGAGAACGATACGGTTATATATGCGTGTTCCGTCGAAAGTGCCGGACGCGGAACGTTCATGCATCCCAAAGCGGAGATTATCTTCCACAAGGATCGAAATACCGTTCAGACTATAGGGTTTTGAAAGGGGCCGGAAAATACTTCCGCCACAGTGACCCCCAGCGACAGGGACAAAAAGTTTGGATTTTATAAATTTCCCAAAAAAGCAAAAATTATTACTTGACAAAGCAAAAATTGTGCATACAGTATGGGTATGTGAAAGGAGATTTGTAATGAAACATATTGTTAATCTTGTGTATCGCATCAAGAGAATGATTGTTGGGAAACGTTGCCGAACTTGTGGCAAAAAAGAATTGCCAGAACATCTATTGCAAGGCGATTGTCAGGCATGTATTGAAGATTTTATCATTCGTGGGGAATAATGTGGAAGGAGATTAAACATGGAAAAAACAGTTTGGGACATGGACGAGATTCGTAAGGAAATGGAAGCGCAAGAATGGGAAGAAATCGATAAGTGGACGGAGGAACGGCGGGTATTCCTCGGCACGGTCCTTTCGCTGTATCCCAGTGGAAAATATTACACGCCCCTTGCGAATTCCAATGTCGAAATTTGCGATGCATGTGCAAATAGTGGCTGTTTGCCGTGTGATGAGGAATCTAAATGTATCCCGCCGGAAGATTGGGAAAGTGACGGAGACGAATATCACTGTGAAGCTTGCCGTGATGCCGAATGGCAAGCAAAAGCAGAAAAAGAATTGGAAGATGCCGGATATTATATGATGGGCGGCGACGGAGATCCTTGTGATGTATTCGCCGTGGAAGCGCGTGATAAAGAAGTGGAGGAAGAATGAGAAAACTAGCCAGCGTTCAAAAAATTATTGCCGTTAACGATATTCCCGGCGCAGACAATATCCAAGTGGCGTCCGTACTGGGCTGGAAATGTGTGGTCAAAAAGGGTGAATTCAAGCACAACGATCTTTGCATCTATTGTGAAGTTGATTCCATTCTCCCGCCTAGAGCGGAATTCGCCTTTCTGGAAGCCCGTGGATATCGCATCAAGACCATCAAACTCAAAGGGCAAGTCAGTCAGGGCATTTGCTTCCCGATTTCCTTGCTTCCAGACGGAATCGCCTATACCGAAGGCGATGATGTTACAGAAACGCTTGGAGTCACAAAATACGAGCCGCCTATCGACGAATCTATCAATGGTGATGTAAGGTGTAGCTTCCCATATCAAGTGCCAAAAACGGATGAGACACGCATTCAGACCGCCCCAGAACTCCTACAGGAAATGCGCGGTAAATCAGTGTATATCAGTATCAAAATGGACGGCACCAGCACTACTATTGCCAATATTTACGAAGACATACATGTTTGCTCACGCAACCTGTCGATGAAAGACACCGAAAAGTCCGCTTATTGGAATATTGTGCGCAAATACAACCTTGTGGAAAACCTTAAAAAATTCGGACAATTCGCCGTCCAAGGAGAACTGGTTGGACCCAAGATTCAAAACAATCCACTTTGCCTGAAGGAAACCGATCTGTATGTTTTTAATGTTTTTGACATTCAGACGCAAAAATATTTGTCCCTAGTTGACATGAAAAACGCCTGTCAAATGCTCGGGCTGAAAACAGTGCCCATTATTCAGGAAAATGTCACGTTTGACTTTACCCTCGAACAGCTACTTGAAATGGCCAAGGGTAAATACGAGGGCACCAAGAACCATCGTGAGGGCATTGTAGTGCGCCCAATGGTAGAAACCTACAGTGATGTACTATCTGGAAGAATGTCATTTAAGGCCATTAACAACGATTACCTCTTGAAAGAAAAATAATGAAATACGAATACTTTTGTGACGAATCATATTACGATATGTGGGCGGTCAGAGCAGTTGGGTGCAAAAATTTTTGTAAGACACAACATGTAAAAACAAAAGAAGAAGCTATTGAATTGGTTAAAAAATTAGAAAGGAACAAAATGAACCGAATTACCAAAAATACGCCGATTATCCTGCATTACCACACCGGCGACGGCAACTACAATCGCGGTGGTGCAACGATTGTTTATGACCCCAATAAGCAAGCATTTGGAGTCGCCCTGTGCAGTTGGGACGACAACTTTAGCAAGAAGATCGGGCGCAAGCTGGCATTCGAGCGGCTTGAAAAGGGAACCATTGCCGTTGTGGAGAAGAGACCCGAGACAATCGAAGATGTGAAAATGCTTGCAAATATTATTTTTGAAAATAAGCTTATTGAGGGCATTATTGGGAATTAATGGGAGAAAAGTCATGAAACTAAGCCCTAGTGATGAAAGACATTTTTGGCAAGGTGTTGTTGTTATCATATTTGTGTTTGCTGTCGGGGGTCTCATATTTGGTACCCCGCTCTATTTTATATTAAAGCATCAAGATGATATTTACCAAAAAGCCATCTATAAAAATGGTGATTTGGTAGAGAGAAAAATAGACGGAAAAAAGGGCCAAATACTTGCAATTCAGTGCATGCAGGATACCGTGTCCTATTCCGTAAGATATGCAGGATTTAGTTCACCAGTAGATACATATGAGTTTGAACTGAAGATTGGAGCGGAAAAATGAATTATTTGTTAAGCGGTTCTATCATAGCGGTTGTAATTAGTACATGGGGATACATTAAAGAATTTTTTACCAGAATTCGTAGTCTACTTATTGTTACAATTTATATTGATAGGGATATATTGGCCGCTATTAGAGGATATGTCCTTGAGGAATTCAAACAATTTAAATTTGGAGACAGGGCTTTTACAAGCTATAATTTATTCATACGTTCATTGAATAGAAGCGGAACCGTCGCGGTGGAAAATATATTGTATTCAAGTATATTTTTTAAAGGTTGGAAGCCATTTTTTATTGATTCGATTACCACAAACCAATATACTGGAAAAACAGAAAAAGATCAATCAATAACTGGCGATGGATTAAAAATATCATTTATTCGTGGAACATTCGATATTGAAAAAATTCTTTTAGCCGCCACACAACGTTGGGATAAAATTGAAATTGGCGAGACAAATGGCACTAACCGTTTTCATGTAAAAAATATAATTGGAACTTTAGGCACTAACAATGATAAAGAAGAAGGTGACGCAGGCCCCAATACAAAACAAAAAACACTCAGCAAAAACTTTTATCGTTCTAATAAAATCATTGGCTACGATATTAACGACCTTGGTTTAAAAATACATAATGATAGTCCTACAAATTATTTGGCCTTTCCACAAAACGTAAAAGCGGAAATCAATGAAATAGGAAGATGGTTAAAATCAAAAGAATGGTATAATGAAAAAAAGATTCCTTGGAAACGGGGGTGGCTATTATATGGGATTCCCGGCACAGGCAAAACATCCCTAGTACGAGCCTTGGGGGAATATTTTGACCTCCCCGTAGTTATATTTTCTCTATCCACATTTACTGACAGCGGGTTTATTTATGCTTGGCAATCTGCAATCTCTTGTGCGCCATGTATTGCTCTATTTGAGGACATGGATACCGTATTTCATGGGCGTACAAACCTGATGGAAGGAAATGTAATGGGGTCTAAGCCACTTGGCTTTAACACCCTGCTAAATGCAATTGACGGGGTAGAATACGCCGATGGTGTGTTCGTAATTGTAACAACCAATCATCCGGAAAAATTAGACCCAGCACTTGGTCGTGTAGAAAATGATGTGCATCAAACTAGACCGGGTAGAATTGATAAAATAATTCATTTGGATATTTTGGATGAAGAATGTAGGCGACAATTGGCATCTCGCATTCTGTCTGATTGTCCACATGAAATAGAAAGATGCGTAAAAGAAGGTGACGGCGAAACAGGAGCCAAGTTTCAAGAAAGATGTGCTATGATTGCACTTAACAATTTTTGGGATTCTAAGGAGAAGAAAAATGTCTAACGATTGTACTAAATGCCGTGCATTTAAAGTGATGAAGAAGTTCTACAAGGAATTCGACCATGACACAAATTGCCCGGTCTACGCCGTTAGCGCCGACGATGATTCCTGCACTTGTTGGAAAAAGGAAGCAAAACAGTACATCGATTTTGCCAAGCACCAAAAGAAACTAAAAAAACGCCTTGACAAATAAGAAACTACACGTACAATACAAATGGCCTTCACCAGCCGCTTTAAAGAAAGGAAAATATGATGACAGACTACTATGAATGGAATTCTAAGCCCCCTATGTGGGAAATCAAGCAAGTGAATGAGCCGCAATATGTTGAATTTAATGTGGGGGAAGATGATGAAAAAGTTGTAATACTAAAAGAATATATTTGGTGCATTGAAAAAGTAGGTGGAAGAGTCTGTGTCCATTTTATTACTGGCAAAAATATTTACGTTACCGGTACATACGAAGAAGTTTTAAAGAAAATGAACATATGCTTATAACGACAGTCCAAATCAATAAGCGTTATCTGTACTCAATATATGCTCAATGGATTGGCGGTACTTCTAAAATCGGGCTGTACAAATATGAAATCATTAACGAGGATGGCGACACCAAATACGTTGTAGCTGAAGGCAACGTAAAACACAAAAGAGATTTGGGTGCGCTAAAACTGGTGCATAAAGTAATTGTAGATTATCTGAAAAAGAAAAAAAATGAAAACCTATGAAGTAAAATTTGCGCTCAATGACAAAGTTGAGTGTGATGATGTTAAGATGATGATTACTGGAATAACGATAAGAAAACGTGGCTATTTATATGAATGTTCGTGGATGTCAAATAGTGAACATAAAGTTTCATGGTTTGAAGAAGATGAATTAAGGAGTATGCCATGAGTTACGAGGGTCATGACAAATATCTTTGCCCCAATGGGCACCTTTGGATCCAAAACTGTATGGCATACGTGGAGCCAGAAGTTTGCCCTGAGTGCGGCGAAAATTTTGTTTGGATTACATGCGTAGATGAAACTAATGGGGCAGAAGAAGGAAAAATCCTTTGCCCGGGAGATGTCGTTTTGAAAATCGCGCACAAAAATACTTGCACCTGTAAAGATTGTGGACAAGATCATCAAAAAGCACCAGTGCAATATTTTATCCCCACAAATATCGGAAATGTATTGGCCATGAACATTAAAAACCATAAGCCGGGATGCAAATATTTGTCGGATCACACACAAGATTGTAATTGTGGGGTTATATTTGACATTAACGAGCATATTAAAAATAATCCTTGGTCTAATAAATAAGGGCAACAACATGAAAACAATTGTAATCGAAGAACAATGTAGTGAATGTGGCGGAAGTGGCGTATACAAAGGGTTTGCAGAAAAGGGTGGATTGGCAGTTGTTTGTATACACTGTAATGGCACAGGAAAATACACCTTTAAACACAGTTATAAAGAGTTTGTTGGAATACAAAAAAGAAATTCAATTAAATGGGTGATTCCAATAAATCCCGGCTATTCCTTGTCTGAAAATAGCCCAGATATTGGCGGAATGTCATACGATGAATGGCAATCTGGTAAAAAGTTTACCGGCAAATTTGAGGACAGAAAAAGAACTTGCCCGAGACAATATTATCAGCGTTATGATTACAATAAAATACCAGAGTGGGATGATTGCCAAAGTGCCAATGCCTTTAAAGATTGTAAAAATTATCAATGTAAGGAAAAATGTTGGAGAAAGTGGGATAATGAACAAAAAACATAAAATTATTAAAATTGTTGATTTGGCCGCATACTCTACTAAAGGAACATTAATGGTTGCGTTTTGGGCAAAAATGGATTGCCCGGCAATGCCACAAAAAAGGGATGGGATATGGCAACATTTTTATTGTCAAGGTTGTTTGCATCATTAGAAAATAAGGTATTTGTATGCAAATAGAAAAAATCATTAAACAGATAAAAGAATTGAAAAGACAAGAAGATTTTCTATTTGATAACGGGCCGGGGATTTATTCCTTTGGTGACGGACAAGAAACAAATACGGTTTCTTCAACCGATAAATTGAAAAAAATCAGAAGAAAAAGAAAAGTTTTAGCACAACAATTGGCGACATGTCCAGAAGCCTACAAACATATGTACTGCTGGATGATTGACGTTAGCATAAAATCAGACAATGACATTGACGAAGAAAGCCTGCAATTATTAAATGAAGAAAGAAGAGAAGACTTTGTAGACAAGCATGCCAATTTTGCGAAAACAGTCAGAGAGTTTTTGCACAATAAGTTTGGACAATATTTAAGAGATGTTGGCTCTGGCTGTGGATCAGTCGATTTGGGATATCACTGCAATGAAGAGACGGCAAATAATATTTGCTTTCTACTACACAATAATTTCCAAGAAGCAATCAGGCTTGGACTTTTAAAGATTTCAAAAAAGTTTTGGGGCTGGAATATTGTTTGGAATGGCGAAAATATAAGATTATGCAGCAGTAGTCTTTAGGAAATCTAATGAACATAGTCTCTGAGCAAGAATTTAAGAAAATCCTAAAAGAAAGGCTAGTCGATCTACCTAAAGTAAAATCAGTTACGGGGCCGGGCAGAAGCGGGGCTGTGGCCGCTGTATACGCCTCCTACGCGCTTGAAATCCCGTTTATACCGTATGGACAGCCTATTCCAAAACATCTTTGTCCTGTGCTCATTATAGACACCACAATCAAAACAGGCAAGACAATCAGACGAGCCACTAAAAAATATGGGGATTCGTTTCCGCTTTGTCTTATCAAGGAGCCGCCCAGAGTACATTTTTGGTACGAGTTTTTAAGGAACAGTTAAACATGAGACACCAAAGAATCAGAGCAAATTTTGATAAAAACATTGAACCCGATTATGAATTAGGGGGTTGGTACGACGGTAAAAGATCATACCTTTGGTTCGGCAAAAAGATTGGCCCCTGTTGCGGTATCATCTCCGGGCAAAGACTCTACCGTATGGCAAAAGCCATTGTAAAAAACTTTGAGGAAGACAAGTGACGCCCAGAACATTCAGAAAAAGCGCAGAAAAGTATCCTTCCAGAAAATATAACGGCAAAAATTATTGCCGCTATTGCGGTAGAGAACTAGCAGGTAGAAAAACAAGCTTTTGCAACTACCGATGCATAGCCGACTTTCTAATTCACACAGACTCCACACAATTTAGAAACTATATTATCGCCAGAGATGCAGGAATTTGCCAACTGTGTGGTTTCGGATGCGCCCACAACGGAATAGTACACCATATCGTATCAATCGCAAATGGCGGAAGCGAATTTGACGAGCGAAATGCAATTCTTGTGTGTAAACAACACCACGACGAACTACACTCGATAGAATCGAATAAAACAAAAGAAAAATTCAAAGCAATGTTTGGAGTCACTGAACATGTTGTCGAACATGAATAACACAATAAACAAGAAATTCCCTATCGACGCACCATTACCGGCGTTCTTTTCATTATGTGCCAAAGAAATAGAATTCTTGCCAAAGCAATTTGATTTGGCCTTAAAGGCATTAATTTCTTTGTACGCCACTGAAGATGGATTGCCAAAAGAAAATAGTTGTTTCGGTGACGACCAAACTACACATATCATGAAAGCAGGACATTATGTTAGTTGTTATACCATAGATTTGCTTTCTCAAAACACCACTAACATAAAAATTAAAGAAGTCGTGCTAGAAAATTTATCGTTTAAAATGGTAAAAGCGTATGATTACAAAATATCAGATATGCTTGCGGCTGTTTGTTGCCATAAAATATTGTCTGTTTTAAAGAAAAAAAATGTTAATAACAATATGGCCCATGCAATCACAGCAGGTTTCATATATCAATGTGAAGAAATGTGCTCGCCGCAATACACATTCTCACGAATAGTTGTAGCCGCACTAAAAAATATTTTTCTTAATACATTTCACAACGATATCATTCTATATGATAAAGAAGAAAACGAATGCATTAATTTTAGATACCTCTTTCTCGACAAAATGTTTTCTGAAAAAACATTTTATAAAAAAGAGATGCCAGAAGATTTTTTGCGCAAAATGTTTGTCGATAAATTATTACGAGAATATCATTGCAATCTAAATGCAATAATACTGGATTATGTGCATCAAACAATTTGGAAAACAATTGATTTGTTCCGGCGAGAAATTTATTAACTTAAATGTTAAGTTTACTGTGTGGGGGTGATTACCGTGCAGTAAACACACCCACCGGGTAAACAACAATTATTTTACGGAATTATGCACTTGACAAAGCATGATCCATACATATACTATAGGTGGTTAGGAGAAAATTATGAGATACCAACCACCCAAATACAAGTGCCTATCTGAGATGGCCGCAATCGACGTAGGCCGGTTGACCGAAGATGAGGCCCGGACCATACTTGAGAATATTAGATGGCCAGAGGGCATTAAATGCCCTCACTGTGGAAGCAAGATGATAACCAAGCTTAACGGTTCAGTGGGCCGGGACGGCCTTATCCAGTGCAATCAGTGTAGGAATCAATTTACCGTCACGGTAGGAACCGTTATGCAAGGTTCTCATATTACGCTCCGTCAGTGGATTCAGGCTTTCTACGCCATGTGTAGTTCCAAAAAGGGCGTATCTGCTCTACAATTACAGAGAAATCTTGGCCTTGGTTCTTACAGATCTGCTTGGCACTTGGCCCACCGCATTAGGCTGGCCATGCGCGAGGATCCCATGATTAAGCTGATGGGGATCGTGGAAGTGGACGAGACCTACGTGGGCGGCAAGCCCCGCAAGGGTGACGGGGAAGTCCACAGGCGGGGACGGGGAACCAAGAAAACGCCTGTAGTCGCGCTTGTCCAAAGGGGTGGTAAGGTTATCTCCCGGCCCGTCGAGAAGGTCAACGCCGACACTCTCAAGGGGGCGATCAAAGAGGGGTGCCATAAGAACACGAGGATCATGACCGACGAATGGCCAGCCTACCGGGGGATCGGCAAGGACTTCCAAGGCCACGAAGTGGTAAAGCATAACTCGGGCGAATACGCCCGGGGAGAGATTAATACCAATACAGTGGAATCCTACTTTTCCTTGCTAAAACGCGGTCTTCATGGTATATTTCATCATGTGTCTAAGGATCATCTTTATAGATACTGTGATGAGTTTAATTTCCGCTGGAACTGGCGATCTGTCAAGGACGGCGAGAGAGCCACGGAGGCTATCAAGGGATTTGTGGGCAAGAGACTTAGTTACAAGGAAAAGAATGAAAAGAACATCAAACATTAAAACAAAAGAAGAATTAAAAGAAAAACTAGAAGAATTAATCGAAAACTTTGTAACAGAAAATGGATGGCAACAAAATGAAGATCATATCCAAACATTTTATACGATAAAATTACTGGAATGCTTGGGGTGGAACGGCAGGAACGCAAAAATTAAAAAAGCACAAGACATCAAAAATCAAAAATTCCCAGATATCACATTAAAAAATGATGAAAATTTTCCTTTACTGATAATCGAATCAAAAACCGCCGTAAAAACAGAAAGGCTCGATGAAGGTTATCCAAAACTAAAGTTTTCAGATCAATTGATAAGATATTGCGCGGACGCCGGAATTTATTGGGGCGTATTAACTAATTTCGTAGAATGGAGAGTTTATAACTCCCATACTCACCGCCTCTACAAAAATAAAAAATACGCATTTCATAAATTGCTATGGAAAAATTCAAAAAAAGAAAACTACATTGACATCCTATCAGATGAAGGATTAGATTTTTTATTCAACATGTCCGTTAAAAGCCTATGCCAAAATCAAGGATGTTGGGATAGCGATCCAGTTTATAGGCCATTACAAAAAGATTTGGATGAAAAAGAACAAAAGGGAAAATTCTTTATTTCCTTAAAATCTTGGCGAAACTCATTAGTAAATTGCATAAAGAGTCTCGACCACAAGCATGCAGTTAATGTAGATGTTGTCGCACAAAAGATATTAGATCGTCTAATATTCATTAAAATTTGTCGTGACAGAGGAATTATTGGACAAGATATTCTTTCGGAAGTGTTACATGCAACACAGAAGTATGAAATACTAAAAGTTAAATTTCAAAGAATGAATGAACTATTCAACTCTGAACTATTTTCTAAGGATGAAATTGACGGCCTAAATATTAAAAATGAAATCATTGAACCAATCCTAAAGGGAATCAATGAAATCGATTTTAGTAAGCTGAATGCCCATATCATAGGAGAAGTTTATGAAAACTTTTTGGGCGAGCTACAAAAATCGCTAGAATTGACGAGTGGGGGCAACAAGAGGCAACTCCAAGGCATTTATTATACTCCACAATATATTGTCAAGTATATTGTAGAAAATACGATAGGTGAAAATTTAAGAAACGTTAAAAGCGAAGAAGAAATAGAAAAATTAAAGGTGATAGATATAGCATGTGGTTCCGGATCGTTTTTAATCTGTGTTTTTGACGCATTCTATGAAGCCTACAAACGTATCAACAAGGGACAAACATTATTTGATTTTGACATTAAAAGAAAGATATTGCAAAACAATATCTACGGAGTTGACCTAGATGAACGGGCTATCGAGATCACAAAACTAAATCTAATGATAAAGGCATTAGAGGGAACAAAACCAGAAACGTTAACCGGCCAACATCTTTTGCCAAATCTAAATTTCAATATACGGCGAGGCAATTCTTTGGTAAGTATAGTGTCCACAACGATCCTTGCTTCGCAACAAAGTAAATTGGATGAAATTCTTGTTCTAAAATCTAAATTCTATCAGAATGAAAAAAATGTTCTTGAACAAATATTTGTAACCGAAAACTACGTCTACCAGAAGTTGCTAAACGATACGCAAATCACAGCAACTTTAAAAGAGAACTTGTTTAATTTTGAAGTGGCGTTTTATGATGTCATAAAAGATGGTGGCTTTGATGCCGTTGTTGGAAATCCTCCCTATTTGCGAGAGAAAGGACATAAGCATATTTTTGATATAGTAAGATCGGGCGATTATCATAAATATCTGCAAGGGAAAATGGACTATTGGTATTTTTTCCTTCATAGGGCAATTGATTTAGCAAAACAAAATGGCACTATAGGGTTTATTACCAATAGTTATTTTACAAAAGGAGATGGTGCCCAAAAATTAATACAAAGGATACGAGAAGAAACTGTAATGAAGGATGTGGTCGATTTCGATGACATCAAAATATTTGGAAATGTATCAGGAAAACATCTTATCCATATTTATGAAAAAGCAAAGGGGAACGAAAAATCAAGAACCAAGTACCGTCTTTTGCAAGAAAATGAAATAAATGGCTTCAATGTCGATAAGAAATGCAAACAGCTTCCCTATCTTCAAATATTTGATGACGATAAAATATCCTTTGATATAGATACAATTGTTTACAAAAGTTGCAAACCATTGGACGATCTTTATGATTCTTCAGTAGGCATACAAGAAGGACCGGATAAAGTAAACTCTGCAAAGGCAAAAGAATTTGGCCTTGATGTCGGAGCCGGTGTTTTTGTTGTTACAAAAAAAGAACTCGAAGCAATTCAATTAACGCGAAAGGAACAAGAATTTGTTAAAAGGTATGTTGATATGTGCGATGTAGAAAAATATCGCAACAATTTCAACAACCAATACTTGTTTTATATGACGAAAGAAAATTGTCCTAACATTGCAAAATACCCTAACATACAAAAGCATTTATTGAAATTTAAGAGAATAATGGATGAAAGAAGAGAAACAAGAAATGGTCTTATCAAATGGTATCAAACACACTGGCCACGCGACCCTAAATATTATGAAAGTCATAAACTAATATGTAAGGGCATGTTTGCCGTTCCAGAATTTACATTTGATGATGAAAAATATTATGCTGGAATGTCTTTCAGTCTTATTATTCAAAAAGATGCGGATTATTCCTTGAAATATCTTCTAGGACTATTAAATTCTTCTCTTGGTGCATATTGGTTTAACAAGCATGGGAAAAGAAGGGGAATAGGTGTAGATATTGGAGTAAAAGTATTTCGAAAATTTCCTGTGTTTTGCGCTTCTCATGAACAACAGGGGAAAATTAAGGCACTTGTGAATGAAACCATTAATATCAAGAAAAAAATGACAAAAGATTTGAATTATATGGATAAAGGGGCTTTAAAGATTGATTTTTCTGCAAAAGAAATGGCAATAAACGAAGCTATATATGAGATATACGGACTAACAAAAGAAGAGATTGAGATAGTAGAAAAAGAGGTAGGAGTATGAAAACAAAGCCAAAGAAAAGGCAGAAGCTATCCTTCTACGGACACAAGGTAGAGGACGTTCTTAGGGCTTTCATGGAAGTAAATCCGGCCAAAAATCGTAAGTCGTTGATAAACAAAAGGATGGATTAGTTGGCTTTGTCAAGTGCATAATTCCGAAATCAAATATTGGTTCTCTTAAAAAGAATGCATTGATTTTAAAACAATAAAGGCAATAGAATGGATTGGTATGAAAACATAGAGCTAGAAATACGGCCACTTGTTAAACTTTTAAGAGACAATGGCTTTAATACAACCGGCTCCTGTGGACATGAAATGTGGGTAGAAATAGAACTTGGAAACAATTTAGATGAAGCAGAACAGCTTGCACGATTTTTGCAAGAACATGGATACGAAGATTTTAGACTAGAAGCAAATTTATTTGCCGGTAAAGGACTTTGGGTTAGAAGGGCTATTGTTCAAATTGGTATATTAAAAAATCTTAAATAACTGTTATGCTAATCACACCAATGTTTGGGCAATTTCATTTGATGTTTACTAACACTTTTTGGCGGCACAAGCATATCGAGAATTTTTTTGTCGGAATATGTTATATGTTCTTGTACTGCCTGCATGGTTTGTTGAATAAGTAGTTCTCGTTGTTTTATTTCTTCTTGTTCATTCATTCGCCACGGCCTTCAATATCTGCCCGGGAACAATAGTAAAATCTGATTCCGGTTTAGTCTTTATGCGATACTCAATATCAACCATGCCAGTACCATTGCACATGTCGCAACAGTGAGTCGTCTTCCACTTTCCTTCACCCGTCTCTGAATTAAACGTGTACGACCCCGAAGATGCATTCCCTAAACACTTGGGACAAATAATTTGCATCTCTCCATCAAACTTCTCTGCCATCATTGCACTCCTTTTCTAAACATATTCTAATCATACCACAAAATAAATTCCATGCAACAAAATTCAAAAATTATTTGTCCTGCCACACACACCAGAAACACAACAAATTATCTCATGTTTACAAGCTAGACCCTCCCCGGGGTGCAAATTATTTTTATTTTGGCTATTGACAAAGTGGGATTTATACATACAATCATAATAGTTGTGAAAGGAAAAAATATGCAATGCGAAGCACAAATTACTGTATATGCCCCACTTAGACTTGGTGGCACCACATCTACAAAGCAATGTACCAATAAAGCAACATATGTTTGCACCGGCAAAACAAAAGAAGAAAAGCTACAGCCGCCAATGGGGTTGTGTGACGATTGTTTGTTAATATTTTTGAAGAGAAATCCGGACTATAAGGACACTATTAAACCAATTTGAATTTGAAGGAGAACGGCAATGAATAATAATAATTTGGGATTACTTTGCTCTTTCTTTTTTGTGGCATTTGTTATTGTTGTTTTTTTGGCACCTATAGGTATAAACACCGAAACACAAAAATTCAAAGATCAAGCAGTACAATATGGACATGCTATATATATTACCATAAATAACGATAAGGATAAACAATTTGTATGGTTGCGCAAAGGCGACACGGAACCTGTTTTAGAAAAATATGAAAGGCATAACAATGAGCAACAATGAAATGTGGGGCAAAAGAAGTTGGAGAACGACACATGAATATAATGGGGAATAAATAACATGAAATGTAAAAATTGTGGAGAAGAAACGGATAACATACAAGTAATCTATATCATGGAAAATATATGGACAACAATTTGTCCATACTGTGAAAATGACGATAAGGAAAATTTTAAAATACTTGAATTAGTAGATGGCTTGGCAAATAGCACTATTTTCGATCCCTTTACAAATAGTATCGTACAATATTTTCCAGACGGTACATGCCAAAGAGTGCCCATTTTTGAACTAGAAGTTAAACGCGGATACGAAACAGCAAAACATATTATAACCGCTTGCCGTGAAAAATATGTGATGCTCAAGAAAGGAAAAAGAAAATTTAAGTATGCTCTAAAAGAAAATGCAGAGTATGCTATGGTTTATAACAATGCTTAAAATTGGGGTTTAACATGAACTGGACAAAACCATACTTAGGCGTTCAACATCTCGGAAGCTTCAGCACTACAAAATCGTGGTGTACCGTAGAAGACCATAACTCCTTCGCCATTCTATCAAAATGGGTGCCCGGTTGCCGCTTCAGTCCAGAAGAAATCAACTTTCCCACTGTAGAGCAAGCCAAAAAAGCCGGGGAAGAATGGCTGGAAAATTATTGTTGCAAAGGACAATAAACATGGGCAGATCCTACATTTTTTATAGAACTTGCGATAATTGCGGACGCGATTTTTTGTGTTGCGGAAGACCGCGCAAAACAGAATGCCTTTGTGAATTTTGTGAATTTGAAGATAATCAAAAAGAAAGTAAGCACATGAAAGATGGTTTTGCATTGTTATCGCAAGATCACGATAAAATATATCCCCAATCCGTCGTTATTCCCGCATATAATACTACAGAAGATTATAATAAAATAAAATTAATAGAAAGAGAAGTGGAAGAATACAAGTGGCTTAAAACGATAGAAAACAACATATGAAATCTGAAATTGGATACGCTCTTATGATGAGCAGAAGAAGTGAAATTATGGAGCAACAATGAGAATCTGGGATATCCACCCACGCTACATCTGCACCCAACACCTACTGGGGCAACATAACGAATTACACTGCATCTTCAAAACACTCCACCTCAACAGAAAACCTTGGTCAAACCACCCAGAAACGAAACGCTGGCAAAATAAACTACAAGCCCTACACGCCATCCATGAACTAATCGTGCAAGAATTTGCCAACAGAAATATAAACCACAAAAGCCCACTCCCCCAGATCAAAGATAACAACATACAAACAATTTTCCTCCACTCAATCGAACAACAACATCAACTACTCTTGCAAAAATCCAAATCATTGCATAAATGCCAGTGCAACAAATTTCTACCAGAACAGCCCGATAATATCAATATATGGGAGACAAATTAGTTTGCACAAAACACCACAACCTATCCTTCCCCGCAAACCAATGTTCACGAAATATATTTCGTCAACATAGTCTAACTCATTATATATCAATACATTATAATGAATAAAATAAATGTGAAAATATCGCTTGACAAACGACAATCCATACATACAATATTAATAGATGTGAAAGGGAAAAACATGGGCTGGTATTCGAAACGCCATTATAAGCTTCTTGCAAATGGATCTCCAGATACGCCATTCACAATAAAATGCCGCCAATGCGATAGGCAGGCTTGGGAAGAAGCAGATAAAGAAACGGCAAAAAAGTTTGTAGAATTAACAGTACGAAATGCCCGAGAATATTGTGATTATCGGGCAAAAAGAGCTAATGAAATTTATGAAATTTTAATGAAAAGTAAAGCAAACAAAGCGGAGGGCTAAATCATGGGTTACTGTTACAGAGGAAAAAGACTCGTATGTGATGTGTGCGGAAACGCCGACGGCACTTCTCGCAAAAGGAAATGCCCCTACGGATGGTGTCCCCCACCGGCAATCTGCAAGTCTTGCTGGAACAAAAAGGAAATCCGAGACAAGTTCCACCAATACCACATCGATCATGAGTGCCAAAAAAACAGCAGAGAAACTAATGAAAAATACCAAAAAGAACAAGACATGATCGACGGTGGAAAATATATCCGATGCTCCGCGCTCAGCGTGGACGATAATATCGTACACGTTATCTTCCGTGGCAAAATTAACAACACCGGACGATATATGCAAAGAAACACCTACAGGGCCATTCCATTGCTCCAGACGGCCACCATCGAGGACTATGAGACCATCGAGGGCAAACAACTGGAACCGGCACCGGCAAATTTTTACTGAAAGACCACACAATGAAAACAACCATTAAACCAAAACCAAACATGCAAACAATAGCACGGCTTATCAAATCTATGCTGGCTAAAGTAAAATCAAACTACTCTGTATCTATCGTAGAGCATTACGACGGCCTAAGCATCCACGTACAAAACAAACATAAAGATTGTGTTGGACGCCTCTTTTTTAACGAAACAGAACCATCATTTTGTACAACCAACAACCAGATTGCAAAAGATTTGGTCAAACAAATAAAAGCAATTATCGGCAGGATTGAACAATGAACATAACAAAACTATATGACAAAATCGTAATCGGACTAATGGACTACATGTTTCCCCAAGATTATAAATCATGGTTCGCATGGCACCCAGTCCAAACAAACGACCAACAAATTGTTTGGCTCGAAACCGTTAAACGTAGGTGCAGATATGGCAATAGCTCTATCGGCCTAGTGTATTATGATTACGAAAAAATTAAAAAGGAAAAATCATGAAACTAGAATATTGGGAAACTGCCTCGGGTCACAAGGCAACCATTGTGACTAAAAATGTCGAGGGACAAAATGTTTAAACTTTTCAAGAGAATGCTCTGCAAACACAATTACATCAAAACCGAAACCGTGTTCCAAGGAATAGACATCACCCCATATACCCTAAGCCCATGCCATATACACTCCATCAGATTCATCTGCACCAAATGTGGACAAAAGGCATACCGACAGGCACACTTTCCGCTCATGTATAGCTCAGAAGAAGAACAAAATACAATGTGGGCAGATCACTTCGGTAAACGTTGGCCCGTAGATCCCATTACTAAAGAAAAATGTTTCACCTTATGCACTGAATATAAAAATGAGGGCGTCAATCTCAAAAGCAGAAAAGCCTACGATAAAGCATGGGATAGCAACTGGAAACATCTCTGCCGACAAAGCGAAGAACACTTTGAAGAACTCCAAAAAATGTCAGATAATTTTTTCAAAGAAAGGAATAAAAGCCTCCAAAATTCAATAGACCGCTGTAACGAAGTTTTCGGAAAAATCGATAAAAGACTGGAAAATACAATTTCAAGATTAAATAAAAGCGCAAATTAGTTTGCACCCACATTATTGTACACGCATCACATACTGCCAAGAGCAACCTGCTTTAATACATCATTCTGTATCTGAGCAATATTACTAGAAATATTAGTAAATATAGGAACATTAATTGTTCTAATATTTTTCCCACAACTTTTAATCTCCTGACCACAAATATTGTTAAAAAGCTGCATCAAAACCACCCCTAGAACAACGTCGCCACTATATTCACACATACTACCACCCACAACACCAAATTGATTGCCATCCTCGTCAACAAGCCTAATGCGCCACTTTTCTTCCACGTCTTTACTAATGTCAAGGCATATCCGCTCCCTCTCCAACCAAGATAAAAAATCCTTCTCCTTGGGTAAAACATTAATCCTAATCGCTCGAAATTTCTCGCCAGTCATATAATGCAAAATAGTTTGCAATTCTCCTATAACCCCACTAACCCTCCCACGAATAAACTTGTACACCAAATCCTTTGCTTCATCCAAACTGTACACCAACCCCTCATCATTATCTTCATACACAGCAGCATACCATTTGTATTCCACCACATCAGTATCACGACATTCGGCAATCTCGGCACTAATTATACCACCATAAATTAAAGTATGATGTATAATGTCAAACCCAGACTCGTTGCGCCGCACTTCCCAATTAATCATTTTAATCTCCAATCAGTTTCACCCAATAACACTCGACAACTACCCAAATCAAAATTTCCGTCTTCTCGAACGGCCCAATACATTACATTTAAGGGAAAGTTTTTTATGATAGTTCCAATCACCGCATCTCTTTGCTTATCTTTATAAATAAATTCTCTTTGATAGGGCGGTCGTATATCTAATTTGCCACCATAACCAATAACGCCAGCCTCAGCATTGTCTTCATAACCATTAGTCAAATCGCTAACTGTGATTTCTTTAAGTTCAATTTTCATGTTTCTTTTCTCTTAATCAAAAGCCGGGCGTAAGTGGGTATATATTTACCCTCAGTTATTATTACAGCCCTTCTATTCAAGTCGCCGGGATTGGCAACATCCTTTTCTGTATATTCTCTAGTTTTTAATCCTGAATTGTTGTCTCTGTCTGTTATTCCTAATATTTCAAATTGATTTGGATTATACTTGTCAAGAAATGTAATCGGAACCCCCATTGCCATGTTATAATCTACGGGAATATTTTTAGTCTTGTCAACTTCAATAGCATCATAATTGTCGTAAGTTGGATATTCTTTAGAATTATAGGTTTTATAAAGAAGTAATTCCTCATATCGTTCTTTGAAATCTAGGTTGGTAAACCAACGAACACCTTTCACGCGTATATATTTTTTGCCATTAGCATCAATCCTGTAACTCGCCGCATTTATTGGATAATCATCAGGAATTCCAAATTCTCTATCTCCACTTCGTATACTTGGGCCAAGCCATAATTTATTTCCTTTTATGAGACGAAAAACTTCTTTATATGTAATTGCATTTACGCTTCCAATTATTAGAAATTCTTTTTCATATTCCATAAGTTGTGCTATGTACTCACGAAATAATGAAAATGGAGGATTTGTCACTACAATATTGGCTTGCTTTAACAATTCAACACTTTCCTCACTTCGAAAATCGCCATCGCCCTTTAAGTGTTTTATACCAATTTCTTCTGGATCGGGAATATTATTTCTATTTTTGTCACCGGTGTATTCTAAATAAATTGCTTTTTCAGACTTGTTGTTGCTAAATAAATCGATGTTCTGATTTTTGTAACAAGTAGTAATTAATTTTTTGAGACCCAGTAATTCAAAGTTATATGAAAAATAATGAAAAAAATTACTAATACGTGGATCATCACAATTGCAATAAACTACCTTATTTTTAAAATGATTTTTATAATATTTCAACTCTCTCTCAATATCAGTTAATTGAGTATAAAATTCATCTTTTTTTGATTTCTTTGCTTTACGTAAATCTTTATTTTGTGACTTTATTGACATTGTACCCCTTATAACTAAGTCTTTTTCCCACAAATCCCTTTATAGCCTCTGTGGCTCTCTCTCCGTCCTTGACGGACCTCCAATTCCAACGAAAATTAAATTCATCACAGTATCTATAAAGATGATCCTTAGACACATGATGAAATATACCATATAACCCATTCCCATCAATGTAACCATTCAAATCAACACCACATTGTCTGCATACGTCCATATAACACCCTTTCTATAAAATCTTCCAAATATACTAACCCAATATCCCAAATACGTCAAATAAAATCTTAAAATTATAATAAATAAACAAAAATTTGTACCAAATATCAACAAAATACAATGTAGTTTGCCCTAAATTATAATAAAATAAGATGGGGTGCATGGCAAAGTAATGGGCGAATCAGGTCGGAACAAATGTAATTTGCCCTAAAATATATTAAAAATAACAAAATATAGCCAAAAATAAGAAGGGGGGCAAAGTAATTTGTTGATATATATAGACTTACAATTCCATAGAGAGATTTTCAAAATTGGTACAGCCTAGTACACACGTCAGCACCATTCCCCCGCCATTGCCCTGCCCTTTCTGTACCCTCCCCCCCTTTTCTCAAACTCCTTTGCCCCTCGACCACCAACAAGCCTTTCTGTCGATCTACGGGCAATCTAATAGATAGATACAAACATATTTGCTTTCTTCTGTCTATTTTAGTTATTCTCAGGCCGATCTTATCTCTTTTATAAGCGTAACATTGTATGTGCAAATAGTTTGCACTTATATGTACATAAATTATTTAAAATAGCTCTTGACAAGACAAGAAATATACATACAGTATAGGTAACATAAAGATGAGCAAATAAGGGGCAAACTAATTTGTCTTCTTGCAGTTAGGTTTATAAGGGAGATATATCATGAAGATTAAGCGTGATAGGATTAAGGTGGCGGAGAGGGTTCTTAGGTTGGTGGAGAAAAAGATTAAGGATTATGATGCACCTAATATTTATCTAGGTACTTATCAGAATGGGAGAGAACAGGGCTATTCTTTACATATTTTAGTCGCAGATCCAAGCAAATGGGAATGGGTAGCGTGGAGCGAGGATCGTAGTTCAGATAGTGTTGTAGTGTATATAGAACAATTCGATTCTTGTCAATCTGTTTCTGATGATGCTTATGCAACTAGACAATTATTTGACAGTGAAAATGACGCTGCCAAATACATTGCCCAACTCATTAAGGAACATGAAGATTAATTTGCTCTTTTATAAGCGTAAATGAAACTATTAAAAGGAGATAGAAGATGGCTATTAGCGCGATGCAAATTTATTTGATTGGACAAGCCGATTCGCTTATTACGACTTGTTCTGTTATTTTTTTTATTGGGTTTGTTGTTTCGCTTTTTATATTCATGCTGGGCATGGGCAGTATTGAGAACATTGAAGATAGTAGTTGTATTGCTGTACTTGTAAGGTCTAGTAAAAAGCTATTGTATTGGCTGACCATTCCGTTGGCTATTGTTGTTTTTACTCCTTCTTCCAAAACGCTTGCCGCTATGTATATCATCCCTAAGATCGCCGACTCCCAGTTTATGAAACAGGTGCCCGATAAACTTACTTCCCTAGCCAATGAATGGCTCGATAAACAGATTAAAGATATCAAGGCAGAAGAAACTAAATAGTTTTTAAGGGTAACATATTATGAACAAACAATTTGCAGTTGGAGGCGGATAAGATGCAAATTACTTTGGCGAGAATCAGATATGACGGACCTGAGAACTATTACTATTCGGATATGAATGATTGGAAATATATCGTTGCCGTCAAGATGGGCACTATACATATGACCAAGAACAAACTGTTTGTGCTCAGTAATAGTGAAGGAATTCATTGTACTATAAAGACAGAATATGTAGCAGAACTATGGCTACGAGAACAACCAGTTAATCAATCTGCGGTCGTCCCTGACGAACTAATGACAGAAGTACAAAATATTTTGAAGTAGAAATAGATTATAAACGTAACTATTTGAAAGGAACATATCTATGAACTACGCCCCTTTAGCTTTTACTCTTGGTTTCTTCGAAGTGCTCGTATTCCTCTATCTTCTATTTCTCACCATCTATATTGTTACCCCAGATAACCAAAACGACAATGATAAGATAACCACTACAAATTATTTGCTTCAAGTGTTTTGTGGATTACTGCTAATGGTAGCCCTTTCGCTAGGCGTGGGTAAAGCAATCTCGATGGGAGACAATACTAAAGTAGAACAGGAGAATACCAAATGAACAACAATGATTTTCATGAACATATGGAAAGAGTAATCAAGTGGAGCAAAGGAAAATCTATGAACAACAATGATTTGAGAGCTAAAATTCAAGCAGTGCTGGACGAGCGGGAACAGGAGAGACTTCAGAGAAAAAAACTTACTATAACTGAATATGTTGATGCCGTTGATGCAATTGCTTTCGATAAAATCAAACAAATCCTTGCCGCTAAACCATTCGAAGAATTTTTAGATACTCTCTTAGACTATAAACAAAAAGGCTACACTTATTTGAAGCAAATTAATTTTTTCCCCAGACAAATCCATGCGACCATAAATAATGAAGCCACCGGCTATACATTTACCTCCAACTACAATCTTCAAGCCAACGAATCCTTCTCCGATATCTCCAAACAAATTGTTGATGCTTTCTACAATAATCCTTGACAAACGTTCAGTGTTCTGATATATTGGATAAAAAAAAACTATGTAGCAAAGAAGTAGTATGCAAATATTTTACACCAAACTATTGTTCCTAGATAAATATTCCACCCAGTCTTCTGATGTGATCCCCTTCTACACAGACGATACACCAAAAGATATATCGTTTGCCGCCTCGCTCATGGAAACACTTCTCCACCAAAAAAACATCTTAAGGAAAAATGATGAGTAGCAAAATGCAATAATTTGCTTCAAAATAATGAAACAAATTTGTATCAGGGGCAAGAATTTGATACAAAGTTGTGCCAAAATGGCAGGAATTTGGACATCGGACAGCAAACTATTTTGTATTTTATAATATTTTACAATATTTTTCTAAAAAGTCTGCCAAAATGGCAGGAAAGTGGGTGATATTGGTATGATATCATAGTGATATCACTGTTTATAACAGTGATAAGAAAATGGGTTAAATTATGGGCGTAAAAAGTATTTGAGGGACAAATTAATTTGCATTTTCTGGTGTAATACAGGTATAAAGTATAGGCTAGTTGTGTAATGTATGAAAACATGGTGAAAAAGGGGTATTATTACCGATTATTAGGAAATTTATGTCCGGCCATGACCGGAAGGGATGTGGCCATATTTAGTTGACATCTGTGGTAGAATTCCATAATAGATATATGGGTTTTGTGTAATTGTGCAATAATTTTAAAAAAATAGCTTGACAAGTGTGGGATTGTGCATACAGTATATTTAGTATGTGAAGGGAGAAGGATATGGAGTTGACAGACATAGATGAGATTAGGGAGTATGTAAAGAACAAGGGGTATAATGAGCGTCATTGGCTTAATGATGTGATAAGGTGTTTGGAGCATTGTGAGCGTGGTGAGGCTCGTGTTATTTGTTTTAATGAGAGTGACAAGGCTAGTGTTCATGACAAGTATTTGATGATAAGGTTGTTGTTTGGTGGTAATAAAGAGGAAAGTCCGTGGTTTTTGGTCTGAGTGGTGGCAAATGAGTTTGCGGCTTAAATTTTGATAAAAAGGGGTTATATTATGAGTACATTTAAAAACATTGAGATTGTTGTAGTTGAGCATTATAACAAGGTGGAGGATTATAAAACTTTTAGTGTAAACATAGAACGTGGTGATGAGCATATAAGCATTAAGGCTCCGACGCAACAATTGGCGTATGTTTTGGCCCAAATGATTAGCGAATTGCTTGTGAAATATACTCGTGAAAATATTTGTAATTATGAGAGGTATTGTGAAGATTAAAAGGGGGTTATGGATCATGAATATTGAGAAGGTAGTCAGGAAGTTGAATAGGCTTAAGGGTAGCATTAAGACCAAGGCTGAGGATTGACAACATGAACTATTATGATATTAATGGCAAACCATTGAAAAAGTACACATGTGTTATATGTGGTAATGATACGGTTAATGAGAGATGTATATGTTATATGTGCAGGCGACATAAGAACCAGCCGCACAATGTTATATTTTATCGTGAGCGTAAGAGACTAGAAGATGGGTTTGCGATGTTAAATGGCTATCAGGATTATGATGATTATTGTGATGATGAATATTAATAGGTTGGTTTGTAAATTACATTATTTTACTTAAATTTTAGTTAAAAAGGGGTTGGATCATGTTAGTGAAGGTAACCGGTGAGGATATGGCGGAGCATAAGGTAGTATGTAGGTGGGTTGGATTAAGATGCAAGGCCATTGATTCTATTTGTTATGGGCTTGATATAAGCGTGGGGGACACCAAATCGAGTGTTAGTTTAGTTTGCTTTGAGGGGACGGAGTCTATTATTAGGCTAAGGTTTATTGTAGTCTCTGGTGATGATCGATATATTTCTGTTAGTGGTGGTGGGGGATATTTTTTTGAGGGGGAAAATAGGATAGAAGATGCGATTGATTATATTGTGTGCAAGGTTAAGGATTATCTTTGGGGAGATTAAATAATGAGCAAGCGTATAATTCAAATAAATTTGGAGGGCATAGGAGATTGCCCCAATAAATCTATTCTTGACAAACTTTCTACTCCGCAGCTTTTTATTATGATGCGTAATTGCCTTGATGGCTATTTGGGTATTAGGGCTGTAGCGGAGATCGAGATTAACGAGGTGGTGCAAACAATTTGTTCTGGAGGGATATATGGTTTAGAGAGTAATGATACGGAGTATATGGTTGTTGTAGAGGGTGAGCAACTTTCTGAGCTAAGGTATATGCTTATGGAGATAGGGTTTGGTGAGCGGGAGATTAAAACTGCTATCGAGCGGCGTAGGAATGGAATTACTTAAATTTTAATTAAAAAGGGGTTGGGGCAAATTAATTTGTATTTTTAGCTTGACAGGGGGAGGATTATACATAGAGTATAATTAGTGAAAGGGGGCTGATGATGGAAACGATAACGGTAGATAAATCGGAGTTGGTGGAGAGGCTTCTGTGGTGGCAGAAGCAGGGGCTATCATTTAGTGGTAGTGGATATGGGGGGAAGATTCCTACCAGATATTTGTATAAGCACAACAATATCCTGAAGCGGGTATATTGTGCGTGTTACGGGAATTCCGGCACGTGTTATGTCGTGAGCGGCAAGGACAAGATTATTTTGCGGGTTTTAGGTGGATAAAATGATTGAACTTCGTGGTAAGTATGCTATTGCCAAAGTATTTACGGATAATATTGAGCAAATGGCGGTATCACAGATCATTGAACTGCTTAATCAGCCGTTTACTAAAGGTAGTCATATTTGTATTATGCCGGATGTTCATGCTGGTAAAGGTTGTGTTATAGGCACTACCATGACCATTACCGATAAGATAGTGCCGAATCTAGTGGGTGTGGATATTGCATGTGGCATGTTGACTGTAGAGTTATTTGACTGGATTCCTAGTGAGATAAATCTTAGGCGTTTGGATGAGGCTATTAAGAAGCGGGTTCCGTCTGGGTTTGACGTACACGATAAAGCTGTAGCTACATTTGATTTTTTGGAAAGGCTTAGGTGTTACAAATATTTGCATGATGTGCCTAGGATTGGTCGTAGTATAGGGACTTTAGGTGGAGGCAATCATTTTATTGAGATAAACAGATCGACTGGTGGTGACAAGTATTATATGGTTATTCATTCTGGTTCACGTAATTTGGGAAAACAGGTATGCGAGCATTATCAGAATTTAGCCATAAAGGAAACTTGCAAGATTGATATGGATGTTGTGGCTGAGATAAAAAACAAATTAATTTGTGATGGTCGTAGTTCTGAAATTGCAGGGGAGTTAAAAAGGCTTAAGGGGGAGGTTCCGCAGAAGCATCTTGCATATTTGGCCGGTAATTCCTTTAGGGACTATCTTCATGATATGCAGATTGTGACTGAATATTCATATGCTAATCGTAAGGCAATGGCAACGGCAATTATGCATGAATTGGGAATTCATTGGTCTGATTGGTTTACTACACTACACAATTACATTGATTTGGTAAATATGATGCTGAGGAAGGGCGCGGTTTCCGCTCAGGCTGGGGAGAAGTTGTTAATTCCTCTTAATATGCGAGATGGTAGTTTATTGTGTTATGGTCGAGGTAGTCCTGATTGGAATTATTCTGCTCCGCATGGGGCTGGGCGGACGATGAGTAGGGGTAATGCTAAGCGGAGTATTAATATTGAGGACTTTAAAAAGTCTATGGAGGGTATTTTTACCACATCTGTTGGGCAGTCTACAATTGATGAGTCGCCATTTGCTTACAAACCATTTGAGGAAATTATTGCAAACATTGGGGATACGGTAGATATTGTAGATAAGATTGTTCCAGTTTATAATTTTAAGGCTGGTGGTGATTAAAGGGAATATATGAAACTTACAATGAAGCAGAAGAATCAAATAGCAATTCGAATTATTGCCGATACGATACGGCGATATTATTTTAAGCCGGTTACTTATAAACAAATTGTCAAATTTTGTGATAAGGGTGGATTTACTTTCCGTAAGTTCGTAAAACTTTTGGGCATGGACAAGAAAATTGACATGAAAAAGTTGGAAAGGGAAGCTTGGGATGCGATAAACATATTGTCTATTGCGGGGGCGAGCAGGAAAGACATGATACAAATAATTGATCTAGTTATGGAAAAAGGCAAGTATTATCCTTGACAAACGGCTTTTTATGCATAGACTATGAATAGCTGAAGGGAGAACAATAGATGATTTTAAAGTATTGTGACAAATTCAAGCACGAGGCCAACGGAGAGACATATTGGCAAGGTGATGGGACGATGGAATATGAGACTGCGTTGGAGTTCATGGCGCACACGGCATTTGGTTTTTGTGGTTGTGGGGAGCCAGAAAAAACCCTGCCGGTTATAAAAAACTATTTTAACATGTTATACCAATGGGAAAGCCGCTTGGAAAACAACAAGAAAAAGAAAATTACTTGGGATGATATTGTAAAGGAATGTTTTTCTGGCCGAGATGATTTAGCGTATATTACGGCGTATGCCTTGCATAATGCGCACCTAACAACTCATGGTGGAAGTGTCAATTACTCTTGGCTAACGGATCTGGGGCAGGATATTTTGCATGATCTGAATGCTTTGATGGGCAAGGAACAATAAGATGTCGGCAGATAAGCTTCAAAAACAAATAGTTATTCACGAAAAAGCCCTGTCGATATTGAAAAGACAAAACTCCTCATCTATATGGCCCGTTAAAGTTATTGGCACCAACTTTAAACATAATTTTGAATGGGATGATAGAAGCAAGTGGACCCACGTAATTATAAAGGGTGATGTGGACGGATCGGACTGTGACGTTTATTATTCGCCTACTTTTGATTTCTTTGTTGCGTGTAAAGATAATTGTTACGAAAAGATTGAAAATGATAAAGCGGGTCAAATGTGGCTTTCATTAAATGAAAATCAACCGGACAGTAAGCCGCCGCAGTTGTTATTGGATAAGACCTTTTTAGGAGAATTAATTAAAAAGGCAAACTCCACACCAATATCAAAGGCGATGTCGGTCATGCTATCGGTTATGTCTTCCGTATCATTGGTAATCGCCCCAAGATTAGCCATAACCGGTGTGGTCGCCATTCCTCTTTATATTTGGGTTCACCATATTGTTGCCTATATAGCGGCAGGACTTATTTTCATTGTGTCCTTTAAAAATTTTGATGATTGAAAGATAATAATTATGTTAAATTGGCGACATGTGTGTAATGATGATAATCCAATTGCACATCTTGGAGAATATGACGCTTACATTGAGGATTAAAAACAATGAATAAGAACAAACTAATTTGGACCAAGAAAGATCGGCTTTTTGAGACTGTATATACTTTGTATGTTGGTCGTGCTCAATGTGATGTGATAATTTCTAAAGATGGTTTTATTTCTTGGAGAGTTTATTTGCCACTGTCGCTTAATAATTATTATATAGGCAATTACGCCAATAGTGTAAAACAGGCTAAGCGCAATGCTATTAGTAGGCTTAAGCATGAATGCAAACATTTTGTAAATATTTCCAGTGAAATCTTGGATAGGATTGGTTAGGGGCATAACATGACTTTTCATATCGAATGGTTTGATGTTGCAAAATTAATTGCCTTTGCCATTGGCGTTACAATGGGAAGTTTTATTTTTCGTTGTGTGAAGGATTTTTTTAGAGGAGATGGTTTATGAAAGCACATAAATTTGTTATTGGTGGATCTAGCTCGGATACTGTTACAGTATTTTGTGAGCATTGTGGGATAGTGGCACCAAATTGTGTGTTAATGAGGCAAATGACAATGGCCGAAATTGACAGGGAAAGGGCGAGAATTAATTCAGGTTGTCCGCTTGCTCCGGAATCTACTAATGATGGAGATGGGGACAAAATGGCCAGTGAAAGAATATCTCGTAAAGAAGCCCTTGAAATTTCTCGCAAAATTTTGCTTGATGCTGAAAGAAAAAGATATGGGATTGTAATACAAGAAGCTGAGGAAGATGAGGGCGATAAAATTATTGCTGATGCATCTGCGATTATTATGGAAAATGGCGATATTGACGGCGTACACCATAAGACTTGGGTGATAGACCGAGTTCTTCGTAAATTATTGGGGGAAGATAAATACAATAAATTTGTTGCGAGTTGCAATGGCAATTGGGATGAGGGGATAGCACCGTGAAATATCTTTCCGAATGCACGAAAAAGGGATTTCCCTGTGGGTTTATGACGCCAGAAGGCAAATGTTCTGACGATGAAGGAGTTTGCTTAGGCGATTTTAATGTGTTTACAAAAAGGCAGTTTGTGTGTTGTAGTGACTTTGTAATGTTTCATCTACATGATGGACGCAGAGTTTATGTTATGCCAAACAATATTTGCGGCATTACGGAAGCCCCAGAAGCAGGATGTTATATTGGTACGGGTGAGGGGAAGGACAAGTGGTATGAGATAAGGGAATCGGTCGAAGACGTGATAAAGACAATTAACGATTACATAAATAGATATGTGGATGATTATGAAATCTAATTGGAGAGTGTCATGAAAGATAGACATAGGTGTAACGCCATAAATAAAGATGGAACGCGCTGTAAAAGGCGCGGGATGTGGACAATCCCAAATTGTTATCTCTATAAAGACAAAAGATTTTATGGGCGGGAAATCCATCTTTGCATGACCCACTATTTAAAATATCACAGGAACAAATATTTGAAGCTATCTCCGTGTGGATATTTACAACCGTACAATCAATACAAGTATGGCACTGCCGTATATAGCAGGATAATTAACTGGGATAAAAAACCTAAAGTGGTAAAGACAAGCAAATATTGGATAAACCGAGAGTTGGAGAGTATTGTATGAATTTTCTGATGGCGGTAGAAAAGGTTGCCGAAGAGACACATAAAATAGGCTGGCCTGAACAATTGTGTTTTTTGTTTGTATATTTTCTTTTGGTGCCTATGTTGTATACTTGACAAGAAAAGATTAACAAATGATACTAAACAAACTATATGAACGGGGCTTGATAAACTGTCCCAATGGGTTATTAAATTTAAAAAAGTTAAAAAAAGGCTATTGACAAACACTGAATCGTCCATATGATATAAGCGTGTATTCTTTTTAAAAGAAAGGTGTATATGCCGACGAAGAAGAAACAGCATTTGAAGATCGAGATCATTGAAGCGAAAGGATACACCAAGAAGGTATTGGTTCGTGTTGTTTCCCAGTCTCATAGGGGCAAAGAGTTTGGAGAGAATGGAAGTGATGAGTTTATTTCTTCACAAAACTTTAAGCTACGCTCTGAAAATTGCCCAGAATATTATGGGGAAGGTTGTTATTCTTTGTGTGTAAGGGGAATTAAACATAGTTATGATAACGATGTTGTTCTTTTTCCAAAAGAAAAATTGCCACTTTTAAATCAAGCAATAGAGGAATACAACAAACATTTTGCACAAAGCGAAAGGAATAACAAAATGCAGAAGCAAGATAATTTTAGCGCACTTTGCAAAAGCCTTGACACATGGTATTCCCTTGTTCAATCAAGATCAGCCTTTGGCCCTCTAGTTAGCAAACAATATGTGACAGGTGTAGTAATAAATGATTTTACTGACGAAGAATACAGGCTTGTACAAAACGCAATCTTCAATCTTTCCCCACAAATCATTGTAGAGGCGGCAAAAATTCTTGCAGAGGAATTTGAGCAACACAAGAAGGAATGGGAAGAAGAAAAAAATGATTTGCTTTATATTATTGACAAGTTGAAAAACATATCGGAAAAATAACATGAATATTCAAACATGTTCTATTGTAGTTGGTACAACCGCATGTAATGCCAAATGTCCGTTTTGTGTGTCAAAGATGACCAATAATGGTTGTGTTGTTTCCGACGAAACCATTAATGTTAGAAACTTCAAAAAGACTTGTATCTTGATGGACAAGGTTGGAGTTACTACTGTTTTACTCACCGGGCGCGGGGAACCCACTCTATACCCGATGCAAATTACTTCATATTTGGAAATGCTTGACAATAGAGTGCCTTTTATTGAGTTACAAACAAATGGTTTGCTCTTGGAAAAGCTAAATGATAGTATTAGGAAATGGCATGAACTTGGGCTGAATACTATATGTTTATCGGTCGTATCTCACAACAGACAGGACAATATTAATATTTATGGTGGTGACCACTACGATTTGTTTGATATGATCCATTATCTACATTCTTTGGGGTTTATGGTTAGATTGTCGGTTATGCTGATAGACGGCATTATCGACTCAATGGATAAATTTTTGGACTTGGTTGAATTTTGCAAAATGGGCAAAGTAGATCAATTAACTGTTAGGCCAATTACAGTTCCTTTTGAAAAGACAAAAGAGAATAAGGATATATATGCTTGGACGGTAGATCATGGTGTATCTTGTCTGTTTCTTGACGACCTTAAGGACTATCTAAATGAAAATGCCGTCAAATTATTGTCATTCGATTACGGCGCGGTCGTTTATGATTATGCGGGGCAAAATATTTGCTTGTCAAATTGTTTGACGGAGGGGAATGGAGATGGTAATATAAGGCAAATTATTTTTTACCCTGATGGGCGATTGATGTACAGTTGGCAATATGAAGGGGCGAGATTGTTGTAAAATTTGCTTGACAATAGTTATTTTGTGCATAGACTTCTTATGAAAGGAAAAATTATTATGAAAAAATGGACTAAATTGGGCGGCGGAGACATCTCCCTAGAATACAATGAAGGTGTTGTTAAGATTCTTGTGACCAAAAACAAGATTAAATTGACAAAGCCATCCGGCAGATACCATGTTTATGATATTTATGTGTTTGGGAGAAGCATGGGCGATGGTTATGCTACGACTCTAAAACGAGCACAGGAGAAGGCCATAAAGGCCGCCGGAGAGGCTCTGCTGACTATGGCCGATCAGATTAGAGAAACCTTGAATTATTTTCCACATGAAGCAAGCGAATATCCATTTCAGCTATATTGTTCCAAGTTTTGTAATCGGTCGTAAAGGAAAAAAATAATGCAATCTCTTTTAGATAATGACCTTTACAAATTCAGTATGCAACAAGCAGTTTGGAAACTATATCCTGCTGCTCAGGTGCAATATCGATTTGTAAATAGGGGCAATACCGAATTCCCGCAAGGTTTCGCCCAACAGTTAAGAACACTCGTATATAATATGTCTTTAATCAAATTGTCGCCATTCGAATACGATTATTTGAAATCGCTTCCTTATTTTTCCGAAACATATTTGGAGTTTTTGAAAAATTTTACTTTAGATCAATCAAACGTGGATATTATTCAACCCAATAAAAATTTGCTTATTGTAATTAATGGCCCTTGGTATCAAACGATTCTTTGGGAAGTACCTTTGATGGCCGCGATCAGCGAATTATATTTTAACATGACGGGCCAACGAATAACCACAAAAGAAAAAGCCGATTATGAAAAAGCAGATGCTTTGTGCGATCATAGAATAAAATATGCAGACTTCGGAACTAGACGCAGATTTTCATTTGAAAACCATAAGAGAGTGGTAAACATTTTTAAGAATTATGAAAACTTTCTTGGCACTTCAAATGTTTTGCTGGCCATGCAGAACGACATTAAACCAATCGGTACTATGGCCCACGAATGGTACAGCTTTCATGCCGCCAAGTATGGCTACAAGCTGGCAAACAAAATTGCCCTAGATAAATGGGTAGAGATATATAACGGCCAGCTTGGCATTGCCCTGCCTGATACGTTTACTACGGATGTTTTTCTAAGAACATTTGATTCCTATTATGCAAGATTGTTTGATGGTGTCAGACAAGATAGCGGAGATCCAATTGAGTTTGGCAATAAGATGATAAAGCACTATAATGAACTTGGGATTAATCCAAAGGAAAAGACAATTGTATTTTCCGATAATTTGAATGTTGACAAGTGTATTGAAATTAATGAACAGTTTAAGGACAAAGTAAAGGTTGTGTTTGGCATAGGCACTAACCTAACAAACGATGTTGGCGTAAAGCCCTTGAATATGGTTATTAAGCTATTTTATTGTGCAAATAAGGGTGGTGGTGATTTTTGTATCAAATTGAGCGATACACCCGGGAAACACACTGGGGACGAAGAAGAAATTAATCTTTGTAAAAAAACTTTAAAAATTGCTTAAGGAACGGCAAATGAATTTTATCAATGAAGTTCAACATTGTAGCGATTGGATTAAACAAGTGGTAAACAATGCCGGTAAACAAGGCGTTGTGATTGGTATTAGCGGCGGAATTGACTCTGCCGTATCCGCTTCTCTATGTGTTAATGCTTTAGGAAATGCAAATGTATTTGGTGCTATTATGCCGTGCTTTTCCAACCCTGATGATACGAGATGTGCTAAGGAGTTGATTGAGAAGCTAGGCATTGAGCATAGGGTTTATCCGCTAGGCGATGTGTGCAATGAGTTTGAGGCGGTTATGTGTGGGAAGAAAGAGGCCGACAAATATCATTTGGGAAACGCCAAGGCCAGAATGCGCATGATGACCTTATATTATCTCTCGGGTGTTAAGAATTACCTTGTGTGTGGGACGGAGAACAAAACTGAACATTGGCTAGGATATTGTACTAAATATGGGGATTCGGGCACTGATTTTGAGCCTATTGTGGATTATTTCAAGCGAGAAGTATATGAACTGGGCAGATATTTGGGAGTACCCGATTGTATTCTCGATAGGAAGCCCTCAGCGGGGCTGTGGGAGGGCCAAACAGACGAGGGCGAGATTGGCGTCACGTATAAGGAAATCGACGAAATTTTGGCCTCTGGGGCTTGGCAGAACGATAGTTTAGTGGCAACCAATCCTGCTGTTGCAAAGGTGGCGGAATTGGTAAGGAAATCTGAGCATAAGAGACGGGATATCCCCCGTTATATTAGGTAATCATTATGAAAACAGTTATCTTTGGCGGTGCATTTAACCCAGTCACAAAGGCCCATATCGCTACGGCTTCCGAAATAGCCGATAGACTGGAAGCATATATTTGGTTTATGCCATGCGATTCCCATACCTTCAACAAGAAAATGGAAAGCTTCGAACATCGATACAACATGCTTTCTCTTGCGCTCCAAATTAATATGTCTATCTCTACTTTTGAGAAAGAAAACAAGATTGGTGGATGTACGTTTGATTTAATGACGGCATTGAAAGTGGAATACCCAGAACAAGACTTTTATTTTTTAATCGGCATGGACAATGCAAACTGTTTGTCGAGATGGAAAAACTGGACTAACCTTGTAAAAGAGGTTAAATTCATAGTTATTCCCAGAAGGGGGACTATTCCACAAACTACTTGGTTTATGTCGGAACCACATATTTTCATGAAGGATGTTTTCATAGACGAAATGTCTTCCACCAATGCAAGGAATTCTTTGGCTAATGGCGAAAATCCTTGCATGCTGGATGATAAGGTTTATGATTACATTATTGAACATGGGCTATACAAAGGAGATATCAAATGAATGCACTGGTTATTGTGGACGTTCAGAATGATTTCTGTTCAGGCGGTAGTTTGGCTGTCCCTGAAGGCGAACAAGTTGTACCTATAATCAATAGTCTATTTGATAGGTTTGACTACGTTGTGGCCACACAGGATTGGCATCCCAAGGAACACAAATCATTTGCATCCAACAATGGGCGGCAACCATTTGAGATGGGCGAATTGAATGGCAAGCCGCAAATGATGTGGCCGGATCATTGTGTACAAGGTACTAAGGGCGCGGATTTTCATCCTGATTTGGAGAGTGGGTTTCTTATCTTCCGCAAGGGCATGGTTCCCGATGTTGAAGAATACAGCGGATTTGCCAATACAAATATGGCCGATAGGCTGACTAAGAAGGGCATTAAAGAACTGTATGTTTGTGGGCTGGCCTTGGATTATTGTGTTTTGCAAACAGCACTTGATGCAATTAAGTTTGGGTTTAAGGTAAATGTTATTCTGGATGCATGTAGAGCAGTTGATGTAAAGAGCATTGATGATGTCAGGAAGCAAATGGCTGATGCTGGGATTAATCTTATTTATAGCAAGGACTGTCGATTATGAACAAAATTAAACCAATGGGCGAAGAGCAGGTCGCTGCAATATTGGATTTTATTGAGGCTAAACCAAAATCGGAAAATCCAATTGATGGAATGTTATTTGTGGCAAGACACTTAATGGATGCTAAAAGAGTTATTGAGGTGTTGCTGATTGAAGTTGGTAGATTGCGGCCCGAACTTAACATAGATATTGAAAAGCTATGGAGAAAATATGAAAACTAAAATTAAACCGTGGAATACGCCAAACTATGTGATGAATAAAAATAGAGAGGTAAAGCTACATATTAGAGATGTGAATGTCGATACTTTGGAAGAACAATGCAAACAATTTGTGCAAGATGTTTATAAAAAGGCCGGTAGAGAATATTTGTTGCGTCATGATATACAAATAACATATTGAAAGGGTAAACATGGGATTTTATACATTTGAAAGCAAGGCTTCAAACGGCGATTACTGCTGGATACTCGAACCAACACTTCGTGAGGTAAAAACATGCTCTAGGTGTGGGCTTCGCAAAAAGATTAAGGGCTATAAACCAGTAAAGTATAAAATACAGGGATTTGAAATTACAATTAAACAATGTGGACATAGAGCAGAAAAACAATTAAGGTATATCATAGGAGATCATCTTTATGTTAACGCCAACAATGCCTTTACTACAAGAAAAATTGCCAGACTTGCCAAAAACAATCGTTTAAAGGCTAGATTTTTTACACAACAATTAAAAAAGTTTAGTTGTGGAATTAGCACTACTTATGAGTTGGGACAAAAAGTTTGGTATTGGGAACGCTTCAGAGATGCGTATACGTGTAAAGATTGTGGTGAACAATTAGAATATGATAATTGGAAATTAAAATCTTCAAGAATACGTGAAATTGTTGCTGTGTACGATCAAATAAATCAAGTGTTGCCTCGTTGTTATTATTGTGTTGGAGATGAAATGTATTTGCAAGAAGGTGAAATTTACACATCTAAAAAAAGAGCTATGAACTTTAAAAAAATCTTAAGGTGAATCCAATCATGCGAACAGACAATCATGGCAATAAAATAGAAATTATCGACAAAAACACTCATTATGATGTGCCGGGAAAATTATTGTCTCTCTTGGAAGAAACAGCGTATAGCATGAGGGTTTACACGCTCTCTGAAGAGGGACAGGCAGACTTATGTAAACTAATTTATGAAACTATAAAAAATGCAAAATTTATCCGTGAAGAAGAAGAACAAAAAGTAATTGATATGAAAATTGACATTGATATTAAAAATGCCATAATCGAATCTCTAAAGAAAGAATTGACTAGAGTAATGAGGGAATTAATTTCGCACGAAAGCCACAGATCATGAAAATAGCCGAACAATCGGCGCAATTGATTTGGGTTACGCCAAACGCTGAAAAGGTTATTGAACGCGCTGGAAGAGTGGCGTACAAGAGCGAAGATAAAATTACGGATACTTCTCATGTAGACTTTATCCGTAAAATCATAAAAGCCGGGCATGATGCCGTCATAGAACATGCTTGTGCGTCAATGCAATTTGTTTGTGACAGGGGCATCTCCCATGAGATTGTGCGCCACAGAATCGCCAGCTACACACAAGAATCTAGCAGATTTTGTAACTATTCTAAAGATAAATTTGGTAATGAAATCACTGTAATTGTACCGTCAGAATTTAACGGCGGCTATGCTATGATGTGGGCGGACGGAACAATAAGACACTTTAATTCAGACTGGTATCAGGCCACAAAGGGGGCCGAAAAGTCTTATATGAATCTACTAGCAAATGGATTTGCCCCTCAAATAGCCCGATCAGTTTTACCGACATGTCTAAAGACAGAGATTGTAATGACGACTAATTTTAGAGAGTGGAGACACTTTTTAAAGCTTCGGATAGCCCCTGATGCACATCCACAGATGCGGGAATTGGCTAGGATGGCGTTAGATATTTTGAAAAAAGAAGCACCGATTGTTTTTGAAGATTTGGAGTCATAATTATGCCAGAAGAGTTAAAAATTGAAATTGGCCAAACAAAAGAAAAATACATCAAAGAATATATTTACGACTACAAAATTGTTGATTGTTATATTGTGGGCAACAAAAAGTTTAGAAGCAAAGAGGATGCAGAACAGCACCTTAATTGGCTAAAAATACAAGAGGGTGAAAAATTTCTACAATCATTGCCGACAACAGAGATAATGGGCAACACATTTTATTTGATTAAAACAGAAAAAATATGGGAAAGGTTTAAAGAGATTAAAAATACCACAAAAGAGATTACATTTGACTTTCCTTTCTTGGTGTCGTATTATTATTGTGATATATATGATGGTCCTCCAACACATGAATGGAACTTTATTACGCAAGATGATGTTAAAAAATTACAGGAGATTTTGAAAAATGGAAGCAACAGCTAGGTTTTTTATCCTTGGCCTTATATTTATTGCCTTGACAATATCTATGGCGAGTTCATTTAAATTACAAGTATTAGAAAAAGAACGCAATAACCTAAGACAAAAATGCGCCGCTCTTGAGGAAACCAATAGACAATACCGCAATGCATTTGAAACAGCGTATAAGATAGAACAAATGAAGGGTGGCAATAATTTAATGCTGGATATGGTTAAGGAAGGTCTTGAAAAATGATTAAGATCATCATCAATGGAAATGTGGCAATGGCTATCGAACCAAGGGAGGGCGGAGTTTATACGGGAGATTCAATCGTTGTTACAAGGACACATTCTGTTGACGAGAATAATGTGGCAAGGCTAGTAGAGGGGCTTCCAATACATCTTCAAGTCCACGTAGACAAAAAAGAGTATTATGGGCTGTCTTCAGTAGAAAAATTAATTGCACTCGTAAAAGACATATTTTTAAACTATAACATTGATGAATGCGATGGGGAAAAAATAACAAACATCATCAAAGAAATCGAAGAAGCGCAAAATACCAAGGACAAACAATTTGCACAATACAAAAAGTTTGTTGAGGCGTTATGCGAAGAAGATGATGACCTAGACTTCTGGGCCTCCGAATATAAGCATGCTTTGGAAAAATTGTCCAAGATAGAAGAATTGGAAAAGCGGTGTGAAGAACTTGAAAAACATATTCTTGCAAAATATCTCGATGATAAAAAAACACAAGATGAAAAGTAACATCGAACTAAAACTAAAAAAATATTGCAAACGAAAAAGAAAAGTTGACGTAAATGTTGCGGACGAACTGCATCAAATCATTTGCTCCAATTGGGATAAGATTGCAAAATGTTTATGTGATAAAAGATTAAATGACGCGCTTGCCATCATTATGTTGCCGATCATGAACATTGCCGCCAAAAAATCCAAGATAGAGTCTGGTAAATTCAATGATTTATATCAGAAAAACCATAGGATGGTACGGCAAGAGGCAAGGAAGATGTTGAGTAATTATTTGCCCCTGTCTCAGACAAGGTACATGAAATGCTATGGCAATATCTGTCCAATATGTAAATCATCGTTTGTTTACACCTTTCAGGAGCAGATAGAAAACATTAAGCTGGCCGGTGGAGTGCTAGAAGTTCATTATGAGTGTGATGAGTGTGGGGCGGAATGGGCAGAGGCATACAAGCTAAGTGGCTATCATATTAAAGAACAAGAGCAATCTCGTTAGAAGTTGCCGTCATTGCTTCATTACTTATTGGGAACAGTTGCAAAGAGATTTGTTTATCTAGTGGTAATGGTTCATCTCGATATAGTACACCAATTTTGCCGTCCTTGTTTGCTGATTTTAGACCATCTACCATTACGCCAGACAACGGACGATATATTGACACATATTGGTATTCTTGAGCAAAAAGTTCATCTTTGATTGGACTTTCAAAAGTGGCCTCTTCCCAAGCAAAAATTTCCTTGCCGCCACAGGATTTTCTAAGGTTGAAAACAGGGTGATCTATTTGTTTCCAGTTGTCCTTAACGGCTTCGCCAATCGTGTTGTATTCAGTATGGCCAATTGGCTTGCCATCTTCCGTAAAATATGTGTATTGTATTTTGTTTGTGCTGGCGGAGTTATGGATAATACCACCACCATATCGGCCTTTCCCGACAACAATACCACGTTTTAATTGAGCCATTATTTTATATGTTCTATAGATCATTGACTATCCTATATTTCTTTTTACATCATAGCCTTATTGCAATCATTTATTGCTTTTTTGTCAAGGGGGCAAATTATTTTCTGCGAAACTTTGAATAAACTTTAGTGTTTAACATAATAGGTACAGTTATGTTAAAAGCATATAAATACAGAGTATATCCTGACGGCCATCAAGCCAAACAGATAAAGCAGACTTTCGGCTGTTGCAGGTTTATCTACAACTGGGCTTTGGCTTTTAAGACAGATAGGTATAAAAAATTTCTTCAAAATGTATCCAGATTCGAATTATCTAAGATGATTACATTTTTCAAAACAACTGAAGAGCGTAAGTGGCTTGGTAATGTTAATGCTCAGTCATTACAAGCTGAGTTAAGACATCTCGAAACTGCTTTTACTAACTTTTTTAGAAAGAATGCTAGTTATCCCAATTTCAAAAAGAAGTTCAAAAAGCAATCATTCGAATGTCCACAGAATGTCAAGATTGATTTTGATAGTAAGATAATTACAATACCCAAAGTAGGGGGATTGATATATCGGGATAAGAGAGATAAATTTATTGGCGAGATCAAGACCTGTACAGTTTCTTTCAAAAACGAAAAATATTTTATTTCAATCTTGGTGGATGATGGGAAAGACTTACCGGTTAAAGTAGAGATAACTGAAGATAATTCAATTGGCATAGATTTAGGGTTAATAGATTTCATAACAACATCTGAGGGCGTGAAAATACCTAATCCTAGAAATCTCAAGAAGTTTGAGAATAAAATAAAGTTTCAACAAAGGAGGTTATCGAGAAAGGTCAAGCGTAGTAAAAACTGGATTAAACAAAAAAGAAAAATCAATCGGCTACATGGGAAGTTGGTTGATGCACGTAATGATTTCTTACACAAACTGTCAACAAGTATTGTCAAAAACCACGACACTATATTTGTTGAAGACTTGAACGTAAAGGGAATGGTAAGGAATCACAAGTTAGCTAAGTCAATATCTGACGCTAGTTGGAGTGAGTTTATTAGACAGCTTGAGTACAAGTCGGATTGGAATGGGAAGAATCTAATTAAAATAGGCCGGTTTGATCCTTCTAGTAAACTCTGTACATGCGGATATCTTAATAAAGATTTGAAATTGTCTGATAGGAAGTGGAAATGCCCTCAATGTAATTCTGTTAATGACCGGGATAAACTAGCGGCTGATAACATCAAAAGATTTGGCTTGATGAAATTAAAGTACAATACGACAATACATTCAGGCTTGGACAAAGCCGGTGTGCTTGTGGAGGCTTGCGTTAGTGAGTCGATGAAGCAAGAAACTCGTAGGTTCTCTAGTAGAACCCCACGGCTTTAGCCGTGGGAGTATGTGCCACACTACAATTAGTTCTTTAAAAAATTTGTCGCGGTTGGTAGCTCTCCTAGTACGGCAAGTTCTGCCGGAATTAAAGCCTGTGAACCACTTTCACTACAAATAGTTTGAAGGGAAATAGACGAAGAAAGCCAATAATTTAAAAAAACATCTTGACAAGCATATAAATATGTATATGCTTATCTATAGTTGAAGGGAGAAAACAATGAAGCTTATCACAAAAGAAATTGAAAAACAAATTCCTATCCTTTACTCCCATTTGATCTTTAAAAACAGGCAAAGCCATAAAATATACGGATTTTCCTGCCATATTCGGCTGTTTGCACATTTATTAGAATGCAGTACTCGCACATCCATCCTTTTTTTGTGAATGAAAGGAAAAATCATGGAAGAAGAATATTGCCCCATCTGTGACGGAGTCGGAGAACCGATTGGAAATCTCGGACATCTCGTATGGTATCGTTGCCGACAATGTGGTGTGTACTTCAATGTTAAAGAGGAACAAATTGTTTGCGCCCAGACTGTAGCTTTGGAGCAAAAATGACTGACGGTCTAACCAGCTTTAGGGCAAACATTTGTAAAGAGTTGCACAACAAAGCAGTTTTTTACAAGGAAGTGGCGGACGGCAAATTATTGAACTTTAATGTCCTGAGTGAAAACGATTGGGATAACATCTTGACACAAAAAAGTAAATATGATAGAATTTCTTTTAACCTGAAAAGACTGGCAGATTTTTGGCAAAAAAATGAATTGCCCAAAAATTATATGGAGATGATTGAATCTGCTGAAAAGGGCTTATCATGAAAAACTTTTTGCGGTTTACCGAAGTCGGCGGACACTCTAAAAAAGAAGTGGCAATTAACATTGCACATATTTGCGCCGTCGAAAAATATGACGACAACGTTACAATGATCTTTACCGAAGATGGCTTTCAATATCGAGTACAAGGGAATTTTGAGGACACATTAGAACTAATCACCGGGGTGTAGCTAAGTGGTTTATAGCACCGGTCTTATAAACCGGAGGACGTGAGTTCAAATCTCACCACCCCCACCAAATTATAGTAGCTTTAAGCTAAAGGAAATAAAATGCTAGTCCAAAACTTCATATTCGAACACGGAATAGAAAAACTAAAAGAACCACCCTACAACATCGAAATACGTGAGTACGACGATAGAATCGTCCTCAACTACAGCCAAATCAATTCGCCTAAGCACGATCCTATCGTAAGAGAATGCCGCGCTCTTATTTTGAGCAAACCCGAATGCAAAGTATTGGCAAGATCGTTTGACCGCTTCTTCAACTACGAGGAAGATCCAAACAGCAAACAATTTGCCCCCCATACTATCTTGGAAAAGATCGATGGTTCATTAATTTCCGTCTATCATGATAGACGGCAATGGTGCGCGGCCACTAGATCGATGGCATTTGCAGAAGGACTAACCGCTAACGGCAACACCTTTTTGCAAGTATTTGAAAAGGCCATTGGGGGCAATGTAGACGAGACATTTACTATGTTGGATTTGGCTAAAAACAATACATATGTATTTGAGCTAGTCTCGCCTGAAACTCGTGTAGTAACGCCATATCCCGATTATGATGTTTATCTGTTGGCAGTACGCTGTAATTTAGATGGTGAAGAGTATAACTTGGCCAGCCTAGATGCCAATTATTCTCTCCGCAGATTTAAACAGCCAAAGAGATATAATGTGAATAGCATTGCCGATGTGGTTAAAATGGCCAAGGAACTACCGGCCATCAACGAGGGATATGTGTGTTTGAATGACAGGGGAACGGAACATACTTATTGGCGGGTAAAGGTCAAGAATCCTTCGTATCTGGCTATTTCACATATGAGAGCCAATGGTGTTTTGAGCCAAAAGAGAATTGCCTACTTGGTAGTACATGGAGATGAAGAGGAATATCTGTCCTATTTCCCCGAAGACCGCAAACATTTTGCATCCTATCAAACTGCTTTGCTTAAAGCCAAGGGGGATGTGGAGTCCCTTATGCAATATATGAGCATTGAGGACAAAAAGGAATTTGCGCTGAAGGTAAAGGATTCTCCTGTAGGATTCATTATGTTTGGTCTTAGAAAGGGCTTGACGGAAGGGCAAATATTTGCTAATATGACTGATGATCGATGTTTGGAGTTTTTGGGCAAATATATTTGTGGGGAATCATGAATAACATCAAAAAATTCGCCAAGCACACTAGGCAAATCGCCCAACTAGCGGGAAAATCTATCGATATGATGCCCGTATTCAGCGATTTGGCTAAATTCTCGAATTATGCCGTTTGTGGGGGTGTGGCGGTAGCCTTAAATGGTAGGATTCGGGCTACGGAAGACATAGATATCCTAATTGCCTCAGAAACGGCCCTAGAAAGGCTTGCCCTGCAATACGCGGATAAGTTCAGGCAAATACGCCCACATGCCTTCCAACACCGCCAGACGGGCGTAGAAGTGGATGTACTGACCCCTGAACATATAAAGGTGCCCAATGGTATTGTGGAGTCCGCTATTGACTCTGCTGGATCAAATTATGGGATTAGAGTTGTAAACAAGACATATTTGATTATACTCAAGATGTTTAGCGGTAGACGGCAAGATTACGTGGACGTAGTTTCTTTATTGGCGGATAAGTCTAATGCAGACATTGATTTTATCGAAGAAACGATCCCTGCCGATAAGGTTGAGCTATTCAAGGAATTAGTAAAAGAGAGTGAAACAGCAGATGATTTGATGGGCTAAATCATGCTAGTAGATATTTCTCAAATTAAAGACCCCGACATTTTGGGCGAGATGTTTAGAGAGTTGTTTTTCGAACAGGATGAAAAAAACCTTGGTTGTTACAATAATTTTAAATTGAAACCAGATGTTAAAAATCTAGGCAAACAAAAAACAAAACAAGGTGAAGGAGTCGTGGCAAATCTTTTGCTCTCTGATAATACCAACGTAGAAATGTTCTACACTTGGGAAGGTGGAGATGGTTTTTTGATGTTCACTACAAATGAGTTTGTAGTTGGAAATTATGACTGTAAGAAAACATATGGATGGATGTTTTTATGAAAATCAGAACAGGATTTGTATCGAACAGTTCTACGGCGTCATTTATTTTGCGCAGAGACGCTTTAACCTCCGCATTACTCAATAGATTAAAAGAATTGGGCGATGATTGGTATATAAAGTATGAGGACAGTTATACCTATGGCGGGACCATTATGGACAATGATGGAATAGTTAGAATTTTTAAGGAACATGGGCTAAAAGAATACAGGGATTTTTATGTATCTGACCACTGCGAGTCAATTCCTGTGACGCAAGAAAATTTGGAAGAGTTTTTTGCGCCCGAGATAAACGCCAATAGAGATAAAGACTTCGACAAAGAAAAACTCTGCGAAGAGCATGCAATGAAGATGTTTGAAATGATTTTATTTTCTTAGGAATAATGATAAAAAAGACATGCTATATTATTAATCGATGTGAAAAAAATATTTACGTAGATATAACGTCAAGTCTTTTGCGTCTACAAGAACAACATATGGTTGGCTTAGCAGACGAGGATAATGGTTTGATGGGGATGGCCCCTGTGTACAGTGATTTGAACAAAGCATTTGAGAAATACGGCAAAGATATTAAGTGGACTACTGTGGTGATTGATGTGCCTGAGACAAAGCATCCCAAGAAGAAGAAAACCAACAAGAAAAGATTGTGAGTTGGAAATGATATTGTACACAGTCCAAGACGAATCGGCATATAGATTCTTCGACGAATTTGGCGTTCTCTACGCCAAACAACAGTATATCTTTATTACTGAATGCGTTAGATCATACGATTACATGCGGCAAAAGATGCGCGAAAGAATTGGTAAGCCCTTACACAAAGACGACTATCCTATCTGGGCGTCTCTTACCAAGCCTAATATGAGAGGCTATTTTTATCCCCACCGATCTTCCTACAGGATAACATTGGATGTCGATGAGCGTAGAGTGTTGATTTCAGACAGACATGGTTGGAATGCAGTTTGGAACTTCCACCCTCCATATATATCTGGCAGAAAAATGGATAAATTTTTCAAGGAAATAGATGCCGACGATGGATTAAAAAAACTAGAACAGCTACACTGTTCAGGCGAGAATAAAAAACTGTATTTTCAACTTCTTAAAGAATACCAGTGGCTCCCCGATTCATGGGACAAAATATTTTGCAAGAAAGTAGCGGACGACGATAAACAAGCATGTCTTTGGTATATCACAAGAGACGATGTTAAAAAGGTGGAACATTTCAAATGAACGAAAAAATTAAAATACCAGATGGATTTGACGTAGAAGGATGTCCTTTCTGTGGGTCAAGAAATATAGTATACACAAATGAATCTGTCAAAACAACATTCAAATCACTTTATGGATTATCAAACTTTAGGTTGATTTGTGAAAACTGCGGAGCAAGTGGCCCTATATGCGAAACATTGATTGTAGCAGTTGAAATATGGAACGCCCAACAAGCATCACAACAAAAAACTATCGACGATCTAAAAAGCCACCTATACGAGATTGAAAACATCCTTGGAGAAGCCCTATATGGTAGGGACAAGGATAACATGCCGCGCTGGAAACCCGAGCCAGCGGCAATTACACTGGCAAAGGAGTTTGCGTGGCGACATAATAATAATGTTAAATCGGAGTAAACAATGGAAATTAAAATAGAACTAACAGTCGAAGAAGAAGAGTTTTTGAAAGACCTTAAAAATCTTCCAAATAACTATCCAAAAATTGAAGTAAAGTCGTCCTTTCGAGACACAGATAGAGACATGTTTTCTAAAGCCGAAGATTCTATGGGCACTATTGCAAAAATCGATATGGGAAGCGTAATTGACATTCCACTAAGAGCACTTGTAGTTTGTGGATGTTGTAAACAATGCAGAGAAAGATCATTGATGTATTCAAAAATTTTATCCAAACTCATTGCCGCTTTTTTCTTGGGAGATAGTAAGCAATGAACAAAAAAGAAAAGCGAGAAAGAGCCTTCCATATCAGACTATTGAAAAGGCACCCATGCTATGATTGTGGGAGAGAGATAGGCACACTCAATATCTATAACTACGCTCTTTGCGATGAGTGCATAGAAAAAAGATGTAGCAACACACAAGACACTTTCAATGTAAACAGAATTGCCAAGAGACTGGCTAAAAACTTCAAAATACCTTTTATTATGCTCCCCATATTAACAAACCACGTTGTTATGACCACAATGAACTTTCAGCATCACTCTTCATATACGAACAACCAAATCACTGAAGACCTTATCTACAGCCTAGCATCTTGCTGTTTAAGAAAAAAGCACAAGAAAACCAATAAACAAATCATTGAACAATTGAAATCATGGGGATTTTGCTATGAAAAATAAACCAGATCGTTTGACGATGGAAATTAACCTAATCGTGTACATCTTGGAATATATCGCGCCCTACGTGGATATAACTACCCCACAGCAATTATTTGACAATCTAGCCGTTATACTCAAGACAAACAAAATTGAATTTGACCGATCCATATCGGGCATTATGGACGCCATATTTACAAAGATGCATCCGCAGCATTTATTTGACGAGTTGAAAAACAACCACAAAATCTGGCATTTCCTAACAAAAAACAAAATTACCCCCCAACATCTGAAGCTACTGGGGGATATGGCCGACGATGATACAATATTGAAATTTGACGATCATGTGTTATCCTATCCTGTTCACAATGAAGAGGATTATGACGCCGCAGTAGATTTTTTAATTTCTCAGGATTTTCCACAAAATTTAGCTTGACAAACCACGATCTAGCCATATACTTTTGGTAGTTGTGGAGGGAAGTAAAATGGAGTTTTTGATTGAGGGTAAGAAGGAACTTTGGCACTTCAGGGGAGCCGATGAGATTGAGATTGTTGGACTTATGATGGACGCGGCCCTTGGGTCCAAGGAAGAAAAATCATGGCTTCCTTGGAACCTTGTGTTTGACTCCATTGTCATTCTCAAGGCTGGACGCAATCATTTGGTGGAAGTATGATAAAAATCATTGTCGATTATCTAACCAATCCCAAAGAGGGCGGAAGATACAAACTATATTTGCCCCAACAGTTTGGAGATACTATCTTTAACAACAAGGTCGGAGAATATATTGTATCTAAATTTTCTGACAATGTAGGAGAGTGGTTCGATAACTGGCAAAGGCCCATCAACTACTCTACCGATCATATTCCCCAAGAAGCAAAATATTTTGGCCGTAGGGGAAAGGGAATTAAAAGACTGACACTTATGGCCGATGAGACTAAGGTTGAACAGGCATTGAATAAGATAAAGGAGATGGTGCAATGATTTCGCAAAACATAAAGGAATATATTTTAGAGCACCCCGAACTGCAAGATTATTTGGACGAGGACGATACGAGTGATGCCTTTTTTGTCGAAAAAGAAAAAGTGGCAAAACAGTTGACTCCTGACGAAATTTTGACTATGATGGTATTGTTCAAAAATAGTTTTAGTTCATTTTTGACCGAGCTAAACGAAAAAGAAAAAGAAATTGAAGAACTGCTAGAACGATTGGAAGAAAGAGACGAAATGGAGGCTAATACTTGAATATTTCTATTATTGTGAAAGATGCGGCCACCAAAGAAGACATGGCGGAAATCCTAAAACAAATTGCAGTAGAGGTTGAAGCGGGACAAAAACAAGGCGATAAAAAGGTCAACAATAGCACTTACAGGTATCGCGTTTATTCTTCAGCATCCAATCTTGACAGCTATTGAAAGGCTAATAATGCACATGAGCGAACGTTGGGAAACGTGTTCGTATAGTATGGTAGTTTACGCCAAGGACGACGCCCCAGTGGGCGAGGAAGCAATAGACAAGGCCAGAGTAGTAGTTCCTATGTGTCGGCTCACAAGAAAATATACCAAGGACGGCCATGAATGCAACTGTTGCCTAGACTATAATCCATTGCAATATGTTTTGGACAAGTAAATATTTTGGGGAGGGGCGGCTGAGGCTCCACCGGGTTTCAGCCGATTTAAAATAAAAACGCATGGCAGTGCGTTCCTTAAAGATGCCGCAGCAAGATCAAACTTGTTGCGGTTTTTTATTGGCTAAAATCACCACCACAATCATTTTATTGTAAGTATTTTTATCCCGAGATCGGATGCTTTACTCGCACAGGCATTACAGGGCTTGATGGGCTTCAGGTCGCCGCTTACATTGGTACGACAGATTACAATAGATTTGAGTTTCTGGCCATACTTTGACATTAGGCGCATCTCAGCGTGGAGACCACCCCCGTATTTGCAGAAACGGGGTATATTGTGGCTATAGCCGATTATGTTGCCCTTACGGTCAAATCCAATTGCACTTACTTTATGCTTGCACGTAGACCGCTGGGCGACCTTGATAGCCAGTGGTATAAGGCTGGTCATTTCTTTTTCTTTTCCACAAACACTTTGCTCAGATCAATATCCATGCTCAAAGCATCTGCTAATCTAAGTAGATCAGAAAGCCTAAAATCTGCCGGTAGGTCATCAAGAAGCATGTCAAGATGAGTTTCAAAAACACGCATCTTTTTGGCCAATTTCTTTCTACTTATATTTCTTCTGTTAAGTTCACTACAAACAAACTCTGTTATATCGAGAGTATGCCTATATAGGCGTCTTAAAAATTCTTCTCTAGTTTCCTTTTTCATGCTTGACCTTTTCCACAAACTCTTTGCATTTTCTCTTCCTGCCCCCCAGCTTAGACGCATTTTTGACTCCGCAAACTCCATCTACATAATGTTTGCAATGTTCACATGTAACTTCAGTCATTTGTGTATATCCTTATCGTAATGTGTTTAACGCCCCATTCTAATGCTTCTTGATGAGTTGGGAATCTAACATCTATCTTATCGCCCTTAATGGCTCCCCCAACATCATCGGCTATTACAAGCATATCTTCATTATAGCCGGGAACAAAAAGTTTGCTACCTAATTTTATCTTTTTCTTGTCTACAGCCACTCCGGGCAGATATGCATCGGTCATAGTGGCCGTTTTCCCATCGGCGTATTCCCCACAGCACTTTTCGCACGGACAATAAGCAGTGGCCTTTACGTACATTTCGATGTATTGTGGTTTTTCTTCTTGGATATCTTCGGGGATTGTTTCTTCCACAACAACTTCCTCTCGATACAATGGTTTTAGTTCATCTTCATTTGGCTTGCGCATCACATACAAGCTAAATGTAACAATACAAATTACTGCCACGTTGTTCATATTTTCCCCCCTTCAATTTATTTTTTATGATTTAAATTTTGACAAAACTTCTTCTCCCATCCTTTTTCTTCAAAAAAACAAAATAATTTTTCTGGTATTCTTTTATGTTTTTTCAATTCTTTATTGTATATCCAAATAGTATTTTTTGTTGCCCTTGAAATATTCTGTCTTGATTTTTCAGATAAATTTTTTAAACCATAAATCATTTTTTTTCTTTTTTCTTCAGAAATTGTTATTTTCCTTCTTCTTTGTCCAACACTCATATTTTTTCTTGCTTCTAATGAAGTAATTTTATTTTGGTTTCCTTTACTTATGTTTCTTTTATGCTCTTCCGACAGTTTTCTTCCAGTATAAGTTGGTCCACCATCTCCGCCAATCGTCATATTTGTAAGTGGTCCTCGTTTTATTTCTGGTATTTTATATAGTGTCCCAATTTCACTTATTAACTTTTTTTCTAATTCTTTTGCTCTATTTTCGCCTATTCCTGTTTTTATTTTATAAACAATTGGCTTTAGCCCCCTGTTTAATATTGCTTTTATTTTGTTTTTCTTTATTCTATTTTTATCGCCCTTATACAGCTTCAAATGAAAAAATTTTCTGGCTTCTTTTTTTGAAACACCAATATAAATTGGCAAATTTTTGAATTCATGATTTATTGTATTTATTTTTAAATTTACTTTATGCCTTGGATCACAATAAACATATATATAATAATCTCTTTTCATTAAAAGCAAAATCCTTAAATATCGTCATTATTAATATTGCACATTTTACACTGATCCCATAAAAAACTAAAGCCAAAATTCCCAAATTTTTCATTTTTTATAACCAATTGATATCCCCCTTCGGCTATAATTTCTTTATCACCCATCCCCAAATAATCACACCATCCGTTTTCTTGCCCATCTCTTTCCTTTATACACCGCCAATATGGGCACATTATTATCTTATCATTTTCATCATAGGAATAACAATAAATTCCCTTTGGAATTACACTTTCATCAAGCATCACACTTCCTCATCTAAATCTTCATTTATACCGCACATTTTACATTGCTCGAAAAGCAGGCTAAGACCTTCTTCCTTTTCATCATCGGTGTCCAAATATTTGCAGCAGCCTATTAGGTCTCCATATTCATCTTTTCTGCTACTCCAATAGGGGCAAATATTTTGTTCATCGTGACAATAAATACCCTTTGGAATTACACTTTCATCAAGCATCGTACTTCCTCACAAAGATTATGTAGTTTGTTCCTAAGCCCTTCCAAAGCCTCATCGTGCATGACCGCCAGTCTGGCCTGTTTAAGAGCGGTCTTGGTATTGCCAAACAATTTGTTGTATCCAGCTTGTTCCACCAGTTGACAAATCCTTTTTTCTCTCGTTTTGATTTGCATGTCCAGATATCGAATGTCCAGCAGAATGTTTTTCATGATAATTCCCTCCTTCTACTGGATATTATCGGTACAATTATCGGACGGCTTTAAATAATATCACAAAATCTTTTGCTCCTAATTCTAGGGGATTCTGCCGTGTGGAAAAAGTCTCCTGCATGACCGTCATTAAAATAAATTGTCTTAACCTTCTTGACCACCTTCCCGCAGTTCTTGCACACTTCCACACCCATATAGCCTTTAGGCAAATTGATTGGAGATTCCGATTTGTGGACAAACTGATAAACCCCGTCACAGCATTTCTTCATTATTTTCCTTTCAAAATTTCGTCCATGTCATCATGCAAATAATTATAAACCATATCCCAATTTTTCACCCTGACAAGATTGTTGCCGTTTACGCTCTGATTAAACGGCATGTCCCATACAAAACATTTGATGCCGTTGTTGGCGTAGTCCTTACACGTCTCGGGATGATCCTCTACGGCATATACGCATCCAAGGGCTTTGGCCACCTTGGCTTTCTCGGAACTATGTACGAACAAAATGTCCCCAAAAGCCAAATCCCAGTTACTAAGCCATGCAATAGTCTGGGCAGACGTATATCTGGGGCGACCTGTAATATAAGTAACTTCGGATGTGTAGCTTATTTTTTGTAGAAATTGTTGCACATCTTTTTCTGGATAAGGCCAGTACCAACCATTTTCTTCGGTAAAGACTTCAAAGGCTTTTTTTAGCTGGGCGGCAGTGATTTGAATATTGGGGCTGGATATGTAATCGTAATGAGTAATGTCTTCCGGTTTGTTCTGCAAATTAAATTGCTCGTTGCAAAACGGAATAAAGGTATCGTTAAATCTAGCTACGGGACCATCGATGTCTATGGCTATTCGCATTGTTTTCACCCCATTCTTACCGAAAATACAGCATCTTCATTTTTTTTGATTAGCTCTTTCCACTTATCCAAAGCTTCTTCTTTTTTGTTGTCATACTCGTAATCTTCGTCGCGCCCAATTACCTCTCCATAATATTTTAAAATTTTTCCCAAAAACTTTTCCTCACCCGTCAACTCATTAATAATTTCTTGTTCTCGTTCAGTCATCTGGGAAAGAGCGGTTTCGTGGTTTTCTTTCGTGGTGGCGATAATGAAAGATGAAGAACTTGAATTGCTTACGAACCCCATTCTGATTTTCATTGAAACTCCTTCCTCAAAACTTCTAAAACTTTTTTACCGTGAATTGAAATATATTTTGCCAATTCTTCTGCGCAATCATAGCAAAGTTGCATGGTTTCTTTATTGTATTCGCCATCTATCAAATACCAATAGGATAACTTTCCGTCTGCCTGACCACAACCACCCCATACAAACGTTTCATCATTAGGGGTTTTAGACTCTTTGCCACATAGATCACAAACATATTTGGTGCAAACTTCTTTGCTCACGACCACTTCTTTTATAGTTTCATATTTTTTCACGCCTAATCTCCCACATCAAACATCGGACATCTGCGTCCATTACTCAATAATTTCTGACGCCATTGTACGAGTCTATCCGAAAGCCAAATATCTGTCAAGAAATTCTCGCATTTTAAAACATCCATTCCAACCGCCCATTCTTTTTCCCCCTCACAGAAAGAACAGGGAAAGAATTCCCCCTTCCAGTTAATGTAGGCCGAAAATAGTCCAGATTCACATGGTTCGATCATAGTGAGAAATTGTTCATATTGACCATGTTTTAATATCCACCGCTCAAACTTAGTTGACGAGCAGGAGTCAAACCCTATCTTGTCGGTAAACACATCGTTCAGGACGGCCTCAAATTTATCCTGTCTGACCACATGATATCCCACTCCCCTACCTTTAGGCTTTAGGCCAAGCAACACAATAGCATTCAGCTTTTCCAACCTCTTATCTGTCTTGGCGTCTCGAAAGACCTCTCGTACAAATTCCTCTGTTTCTTCAGCCAGAAGTAGATGGATATTTGTCTGCTTTACCCCCAGATCGGTAAAAGTTTTTACCGTATTATATCCAGTATCCTTATCATTCGGATATACGCTAACCGCCAGACCGCCAATATATTTGGCTACCTTCTCGGCCATTTCTGGCTCCAAATCCTTGCCAGTCAAAGTAAAATTAGGCACTATTCCATTATCTCTTGTGTATTGGAGGATTTGGACAAACTGTCTGTTTGTTTTGACCCCAGTAATGCCTAGAGCGACCTGTGTGACAGTCTTGGGCATTTTGTATATAATATCCTTATATACGCCCAAAGTCATTACATCGGCCCTCTTGTAGTCCGCATTGCCCTTGTAGCAGTGGGGGCAATTATTTGGGCAATATCCAGCGGCAATCTCGATATCTAGGATTTCGGGTCCGTATGGGGAATAAACGGGATCTTCGTCTTCCGTTCTGCCCCATCTAGCAAAAGCCCCAGACATTTTGTGGAAAATGTAGTTGTAATCACTTGACCGCAAAATCTTTAGCCCATCTTTTTCGGTAATTTCCATGATAAACTCTCCTTCTATGCCTATACTGTATGCATAAACGGAGAAAAAGCAAGCGATATTTTTAAAAATTTTTGCTCTTGACAAACGGGAGTTTATGTATAGACTACAAATAGTTTGAAGGGAGATAGACGGAGAAAGCCAATAATTTAAAAAAACATCTTGACAAGCATATAAATATGTATATGCTTATCTATAGTTGAAGGGAGAAAATAATGAAGCTTATCACAAAAGAAATTGAAAAACAAATTCCTGCCCTGTACTCCCAAGATGGAAAAGAAATGGCAGATGTGATTTGTTATGCAAAATTGTTTGACCCCTACGGTCAATCCTTTTGGTTTCTCACCGAATATGATCCTAATGAGCGGCTGGCATTTGGCTGGGCATGTTTGGGCGGAGACACTGACAATGCTGAATTTGGATATGTCAGCATTGCCGAACTGGAAAAAATTCAATTCATGGGCAAACCTCGTATTGAGAGAGACAAGTATTTCCGGCCCTGTCCGCTTGGGAAGGCTGTAAAAGAAAGATTGGATGTGGTAATTTAAAAAAATATATTGACTTTTTGGAAAAAATATGATAAAAATAAAACAGAATTTTTAAAAAGGAGAACAATAATGGGTCTGGGGCGAGAACTTAGCAAGGCGTTTAGTGGGTTGGAAAAGAGAATTTCTTACTTGGAAAAGGAAAATGCCCGATTGCGCAAGAAGGTGGAGGGCGAGACGGTTCGAAAGCGGTCTTCTAGGGCGGCGAAGAAGGTCGGCAAGCGTGGTCCCGGTCGCCCCCCGAAGGAAGTCGCCAATGAAGAGGTCAAGCCCAAGCGACGGGGACGGCCTCCGAAGAAGGCTGCGCCCAAGGATAATACTCCAAAGAAGCGTGGGCGACCCCCGATAGATAGGTCGATCCCTGTTAAGGTGCCCAAGAAGCGTGGGCGTCCACCTCTCCCTGAGCACTTGCTGAAACACAATCCGTTTGCCCATCGGCTTAAGCTTGGCGAGCAAAAGGTAGAGTATAAGTCTGTACCCGAGCCTATTGTCGAACAGGAAGCCGAAGAGACCAAAGATTTGCGCTTGGCCGCGCAAGGCGAAATCTACGACGACAAAGATTTGTTGGAATTGGCTGAGGTTTTGCCCAAAGAAGAGGAAGATGACGACGATGGGGGAGAAGACGAGGATTGGAGCAGTGGGGTAAGCGAAGATATTCCCTTTGCGGACGACGACGAGCCGGATGAGGATGCAGACGACGAATAAAAACCCCTAATTCCCCCTTTCACAGTGGGGCTAGGTGCAATGCCTAGCCCCTTTTTTATTAGATTGTCTTGGAAGCAATTTGGAAGAACTACACTAAATGATTTATTTGATCTATTGTGTTTTCCAATTTGGTAAATAAATCGCGCATAACATCGGGTTCATTCTTGTTGGCCGCAACGAAATCATTTAATATCTTTCCCAACTCCGCCACTTTCATTTGATTCCACTTGTTCATATCTATTTTTTCTTCAAAGCAAGAAAGAATTTTATCCATATCATTAACGTTTAGGAAAAACAAGATAAACTTTCTTGCTTCATAGTCACATTTATCACATATAGGAAGATAAAAATCGCTAATCATATTTACTTTAATTTGAGAATAGCAAGGGGATTTTCCACAACGGAAACATTTGACTTTTCTTACTTGTTTTACAGAATACTTTTTGTTTGAGAAATCCATATTGTTTTTTTTCTATTTGTTTTTTGTTAATTCATTGTATTTTTTCATTAGCAATTCTTTGTCCGCGCCTTTAACGTCAAATGTAAACTTATAAATCCACTTTGCATTGCCAGACTTAATCACCATATTTTGAAGTACATTTATCTGTTCTGGCAACAAACCTTTAATTGCATCAAAAAAATTACCGCTTTTAAAAGTCTTAAACAACTTATTATAATCCACATCATAACCTCTTTCAGTGGGTAAAATACCCCTATACTTTTTCATTATTTTCTTAACATCCGGACTTAACTCATCATAATAAGAATAAGGAGTTTTAGCAGAATACTTTTTATCTAGCACATCTTTAATCCACCTAGATTCACCCTTTTCAAACTTAGTAAAAATTGATCCGGTATTGTGTTCAATATCATTGATTCTATCGATAATATACATTAGCTTTTTATGATCTGTTACAGAAGTATTTTTAAGGTCAATCAAATACTGAGTAATAGCTGCCCATCTAGGTCCACCATATTGATAAGCCCAAGGAAGTTCATTAAATACCCTATGTGCCAATTCAAGGGGAATATAATCTCTTTCGCCATTCAAAATATGATCCGCTTGCTCTTTCGAAATATTTAACTTCTTTGCCAACTCATCTGCATTATTAATACCAGTTCTATTGCCCACATATCCAAAATACATATGCTCATCATATACCGCCTTGGTAAGATTCTTCACATATTCGTCTTTAACCTCTTCCAAAATCTGATAAGCCACTTGTTTATCTTCATCGTCTAACTGATCCATCACAGTAGATAGAGCATAAAAATCATATACTTGTGATGGCTGTAAAGCTAGTCTTTTACGCCATGTATTGTATATCATATTTGCTGACACTTCCCATGTTTGTGTGGGTTCATAATATTTCTTTGCATCTTCTGGCTTCATGGACTCCGGAAAATCCATTTGTCGCATACCCGGATCCAACTCCAACTCTTCCACATCGCTAAATTCTTCGTATTCGCTTTTATCCGTTAGACTGTTGCTCTCACGTATTTTTCCCCTAACGAAATCTTCGAATCCTTGGTCATGAATTCCGTATGTCATATCGCCCCAGACAAATATAAAATCACCGCAGGCATTCTCGTATCTTCTCAAATCAATCCTACCAAGTGGATGTTCTATTTCTTTATCGCCTTCTCTTACCAAATACGCGACCATCCCGCCTCTGGCTATTTTGCTAAACACATATTGTTTCTCGTCCCCATGCATAAATCCAGCCGCTCCGTAGTTTTTTAACTCCTCGGGCCTCAATGTAAGGCAGGATGTCCATCCCCGGTCCGTGCTCATCCCAGCAATATCTTCCGGTTTATGCGTGAATACGATAAAATGCGGCTGTTGCGATTTAATACCACCCTGTAAGCGATCTACAAAAATGGCTAGTAATTCAGGTTGGTCCTTTAGAAGCTTCCCTATGCCTATTTCTCGGCCTGTACGGGCATTTTGAGCGAGTCCTTGCCGATAATCAACAATTTGGTAACCGTTCCTGAGCAAATGAGATTCCAAGTTCCAAGGCACTTGAATTTTGTCTGCCTTTGGGGTGTATGGAAAATATGTCCGCTCTTGCTGGAAGAGCAGCCCCCAAGTAAGTGATTTTGGTCTTTTCTTGGCATATTCTTCCGCCGCTTTTAACTCTTCTTCAGAAAGTTTGGATTGCTTCTGCCATGTGGTGTAGATAGATGCGAATTTTTTATTTTTTAACTCCTCATATTTTTTCATCAACAATTTTTTATTAGCTCCATTTACACCTTCGGCAAAACGGTAAATCCAATGTTCATTGCCAGACCTAATTATTGCATCTTGTAATTTGGATATATTGACTCCCTTAATATCCTTGGCAACCTTATAAATTAAAGGCCCATAGAAAAAAAGGTTTCCTTCCTCATCGTCGTTTGCGGTTTTCGCGGTTAGCCTATTTTCTACTATTTTTAGAGCATCTCTTTCGTCCTTAGTGTATTGACTTACTTCTTTTTTATCACTTTGTCCTTCAATCCTGCCAAAATTATCCAAAAAATATTGTTCACTTGAACGCCATAAATCATTATTGCTTACAATCTCCAGCCAAGAATAAGTATTAAGCTTAGTTCCCATAACCTCTAAATTATTATCCTCGATCCACTTCCTTACGAACGGCATATACTCACTGTTTGGTCTACTATCGGACTTCCCATATACTTGCCAGACTTCATTGCCCCTTACATCAATCGTTACATGAGGCTCATTGGTAGAATCTCTTAAAGAATATATCTCTTTCTCGCCGCTCTCTACGTCCCGCCAATAATTTTCTCCCCCCACACAATGCCCCATCTTGTTGCCTTCTTCAACAAGATCGACATTACTGTGGATATTTACCATCTTCATAGACTGGCCATCTACGGTAATTGTTTGGTCTCCTAGATGACCTACGCGGTATTCCTCTACTTTTTCTACGCTGGAACCGCCCGTACCAATACGATGCCATTCATAAGAAGAATTAACCGCCTCATCATAAGACATATTTGAAACTTCTGCATATCCAACATCTATATACCAGTCATAAACTTCATTTAAAGATTGCCGATTGCTCGAAATGTATCCACCCTTTACCCAGCCAACAAACTTTTCCATTATCGTTTGCATGCCACCTCTATCTGTTGGTGGATATTGTTTAACTATTCCTTCTATTCTAATCAAATATTTGCTATCATCTGCATTCAACTGTGACTTGTCTTCCTCTATCTCTAACTTTTTGTTGGGAATCAAAATTTCCCAAGTCTTCTTGGAATCCTTTTGGGACAGGCCCATTATCTTAGTATAGTTGTTAATAATGAAGTTTGGGTCTTGCTTAATGGCCTTTATGGGTACCACGACATTAGCCGGTAGATTAAACTCCTGTCTAACTAGGTCCGCTATCTCCTTACTTTTTACCTGCTCACCCTGCATGGAGTCTTGTAGCCTATCTACTAAACCAGCTAATAATTTCTTTGCAAATATTTGCCGTTGCCATGTGGTATGTATCAGCGATCCAGTTCTTTTTTGATATTCATTATCCATCAAAGCAACCGGTCCCTTATGATATTTTTCCCTACGAGTATTCTCATTCTGTAACTTCTCTTTCCAAAATGAAGTAACAGGATACTCGCCAAAAAATATCGGATCAACAGCCCCCATATCCCTACCTGACCACGTTGTTCTTACGCGATACGTTCCATCTGGATTAACGGCAAGAATTTGGGCACCCTCTTCAGTGGCATATCCATCACCGATAATAATGGCTAAATCAGGGTTATTTTTAGATGTGGCAAATTGTTTGACCTTTTCTTGTCCTTCTCGTTTTTTTTCATAATTGGAATAAATCAATGACGCTTGTTTTTTGTTTTTCAATTCATTGTATTTTTTCTTTAATAATTTTTTGCCTGCCCCTTTAACATCTTGGGCAAATCTATAAATCCACTCTGTATTACCAGACTTAATCACAACATCTTGTAATCTGGGTATATCCGCGCCTTTAATATCTTTGGCAAACATATAGATCCACTCTGCTTTGCCAGTTTTAATTATTGCTTTCTGCAATTTAGATATATCGGCCCCTTTTACATTTTTTGCAAAATAAAAAATAAATTCTTCGTCTTTAGATTTAATTATTTGATCTTGTAATTTAATAATTTGTTCTTTAGGTATAAAATCTCCGTATTTAGAAATATAATCAAATGCAAATATTCCTTCTGGGAATATATCATGATATCCCTTTTCGACATCTTCTAAAGCAAAATCTTGTAAATCCAATATAGTAGCAGTTATTTTATTGCTTTCAGCTAATTTGCTATTAACAAACTCTACAAAATTGTTGTCTTGAATACCGTAGCATTCATTACTTCCAACAAAAATAAAATTGCCATTATTATCTCCATATCTCCTAATAGCTACTCTAGCCAATGGGGCTTCAATATTCTTATCGCTCTCTTTAATCAAATAGGCTACTAACCCACCCCTTTCTATTTTGTTAAATACTTGTTCATGGTGCTCACCGCCCCTTAAATCTACACAAGATTTCCAGTTTCTATCGGTAGATGATCCAGCTATATCCTCTGGCTTATGGCTAAATACTACCAATAAGTTTTCATTATATTGCTTAGCCTGTCCTTGTAGCCTATCATCAAATAGCTTTTTAAGGTCTTGTCTATTTTCCCTATTTAAAATCTTGCCTATCCCTATTGGTTGATTTTTGACCTTCTTCTTCGCCAATCCCTGTCGATAATCTACTACCTCGAATCCTATAGAATCCAAAAATGCCTGAATCTCTTGAGGCACTTCTAGGGGCTGTTGTGTGGCTGTTTTATAAGGAAAATATGTCCGCTCTTGTTGAAAAAGCGGTCCCCATGTTAATTTTTTGCTACGCTTCTTGGCCGCTTCTTCAGCCATAGCAAGTTCTTCTTGGGATAGCTTGGCCTTTACTGTTCTTTTCCAAGTATCGTATATCATGATTTTCGCACCTTCTTCTCTACCGCATTACAAATCTCGTGCGCCTCGTCGTATGACAAACCCATGTGTTTCATAAGCGTTCTCTCTATCATCTCGTGCAGGATAATCGGAAAATGCTGAGACGAATCAATGTTACCATCTATCCAAATTTCTTTGTCGGGAATAAAGGAGTATCTCTCTCCGTTACCACCCTCTACGAAATCCATTTCGTACTTTGTCTTTACGGCATCCCCGTCAACAATTTTTATCACAACATCAGTGTCTACGGGAAGGCGATTTTCTTTCGCTATTTCCTTGATTTTATTTATCATCCAAGTCTTGAAAATCTTGTCCATATTGATATAATAGTCTATAGAAAAACTATTATATTTTTATGAGATTAAAAGATATTGGGAAAGATAAAGTACCAGCAAGAGAAGATGACGATCCATTCTTATGGTTCGTCCAAAATTTTAGACGAGAATTTCCAGTAAAGGACAATGATGACAAATCAAGAATGCCAAAAGCTAATAAAAGAACTTAGACGGCTAAAGAAATCACTAGATACGCCAGAAAAATCACTGAAATTCTTGGTAGATGCAGGGATTTGCGCTAAAACAGGTAAGCTGTCTAAGAATTACCGCTAAATCTAAACAAAACCATATTTACATTATGTGTCTCGGGCAACACGCCTACCAACTCTACTCCAAATTTTTGTAGCCTATCCAGATTGGGCTGTCCACCGCGCATAAGCAAATTATATGAATCTGGCGTCATGGAAGCCGCTAAATACTTGTATCCTTTACCCTTTAACTGTTGCAAATAATTGATAAGCAACTTGGTTACAACGATTCCCCTCTTTACATCCGCCATACTCTTAAGCACATTAAAATTGGCCACGTAATGCACTTTACCCTTTCTGGCAGACTTTAGGACATCCTTGTACAATGATTTGATGTTATCGGTCGTATAAAGCTGTATGTCCTTAAATTCGTCATAATCGGGTGCATTGTCCGTATTGATGAAATCATAGCCGCCTAGATAGCCCACGGGCTTGTTCTCGTCCTTGGCTATGTTAAACACAGCACCCGGCTGTTCCGTGTCGTCTATAAGGTCGTCCGCTGGCTGGGGACCATAATAGGTAAGGCCATCGCCAAATCCTTGCTCTTCTAACTCGGCTAGTTGATTGGCGGTCTGCTCGTCCAGTTTGTCTTTAACTTCCTGAACAATGATTTTCGCCAGCCGTCTGAGGTACGTTTGGTAAATCATTTACCATCTTCTTTTATTTTTATCGATTTATCAATAAAATATTTTTTATTAGTAATGTGTGTGCCCCCAAAACTAATTCCCAATAAAATTCCCATTCTTGTTTTCCACTCAGTTAGATACCCAACAAAATCATCATATTTATCGCCAATTGGAGTTGGAATTACATCCATACTTCCAACCGTAGAATAAAAGACTTTCTCTGTAACCTCTTGCATAGTATCGCTAAACCTATTAATATAGGCATCCCACTTACATCTAGCGGGGCTTGATGGGTCACACTTATCCATCGACCTAAACTTTTCTTTTATATCTCTAGCGTTCCAGTCTTCAAAGTTAAAATATTTTTTTTGTGCTTGTTTTTTTTCTTTCCAATTTTTAAATATTTCCATGTTACCTCACTCCTAAGGTACGTTTGGTAGATCATCTTTACTCTTCTTAGTAGTGGCCAAATAACGCTTGCTCTTCATTTGGTCAGCAAATTTATTCGCCTGTCGCTCTTCCTTAGTTCTAGTCTTCCACTTACCATGTTCGAATTTTTGGCTTCCATTCCGCTGAGTCCTATTAGCCATTACATCTCTCCTATAATAGTTGTTTTCAGCCTTTTATTCTAATTGATATTTCTACTTCTTTTTTGCACTTAGGACAATCAATCAGTTCCTTATCTGTAATCGTCTTGCCATGTAGACCAATCTTTTGAGCACAAAATGGACATCTTATAATGATCTGCCACTTTTCCTTCTCATTAGATTTAGGCATCGGAGGACACATGTTTTTAAATACATCACTAAAATCAAATGGATTTGACATCATTCGACTTTCAAAATAGTTTTTACTTTATCGTAGTCAATGACTGTAAATGTTACTCCGGCAAATAAATTTGTATGCTCATTCCAATGGTCTTCATCATCGTCAGAACAATTAACAATGTATGGACAAAAGATTCTGTACAACTCTCGTCCATAAACATAATCTATCGCATTATCAAAATGGCCTTGAAATATATCTACAAACTCTCTATATTTCCGATCAAGAAGTTTTTCTAAAAAACAAATTATTTTCTTTTTTATTTCATCTTTTTTCTTTGTAGTTATGTCTTTGTAATTTTCTAAAAAAGAAAAATCGATATTGCTTATCTTAAAGTCGTCCGGGAACAACAATATGATTTGTTCGCAGTCACTCATCCTAAAATCTCTCTATCCTGTTCCCGCTCTCAATATCAAGGGCAACTCCATATCTACCACCTTCAAATTCTTGCTCTTCTACGGGCCATACATAGTAGGCAAAGCAGAAGTGGCAATACAAATCATAATCATGAATTTCGAATAATTGATGCAAATGTCCTGTTTTCATATCAACTACAAGTTTTTTGTCTGTGCCCTCTTTTGCCTTTTCTTTCCATTGACTCCACTTCTTATAGTGCCATTGAGACATCACATCGAGAAGTTCAATTGTGGCGTTAGTCATTGGTGTTGTCCTTTAATTATGTTCATATGTTCCGTTCCGTCAACAAATATTTGCAAGTGCCTACGTTTAGCAACAAAATTGCCCGACCAAGACTCGAACTTGGAACACAAGATTCAAAATCTTGCATGTTAGCCAATTACACCATCGGGCAAAAAAGCCCCGAGTGGGAATCGAACCCACAGTCTCCGATTTACAAAACCGGTGCTTCACCGTTAAGCTATCGAGGCGTATTCTTCATCTTCTCGAAACACACTGCACAAAACATATTGTGCATGCGCAAATCAATTTCACTCGCCTTAAATGATTTACCACATTCCTGACAGGTGACATAGATTTTCTTCTTGGTCGCCTTGTCCCCGTATACAAGTTTCAGTTCCGTGTTGTTGTCCATTTCTGTTCCTCATCATTATGTTGTTGTCACCAATATGATCCTACTTCTCTATAAATATTTTAGTCAAATCAATTTGCATGTCAAGCGCAATTGCTATTTTTAAAAGTTGTTTAATAGTGATTTTGTTGGGGAAGTCACCTAATAGGCGGCAAATGAATTTGTGGCTAACGTTAGCTTTCTTTGCCAGCTTTCTTTTGGACAAATGTAGTTCATCCATTCTGTCTGATATAGGTTCAGAAATATCAAGGATAAGGTCATAGTATTTTTTGAGAAAGTCTTCTTTCATTTTTATATCCTCGCTTTTAGCGTTTGTTTTTCTCCGAGGGGAGAATTCGAATCTCCAGTCTACTGATTAACAGTCAGTTGCATAACCAATTATGCTACCTCGGATCTTCAAAATGGATGGTGGTGGATTTGAACCACCGAAGACGGAGCCACCAGATTTACAGTCTGGCCCCTTTGACCACTCGGGCAACCATCCAAACAAATTTTGGTAGGACGAGAAGGATTCTAACCTTCGATCCCCGGATTAAAAATCCGGTGCTTTGAAACAACTAAGCTATCGTCCTATAAAAACGGATAGCAAACCAACAATCTCATTTAATCGTGTCCGCAACGAGCCTTGTCCATACACCTATGGGCACTTTCAAGAGCCGAAATGTCAGCTTGCCATCAAGCGGACTAACATCTAGTATATGCGTGATTTTCAGTTTGTCAAATAAAAAAGCCCGACTTTTTAAGCCGGGCTAATATATTTTTTATGATTATTCTACGTTATTTCTTAGCCGCCCCACGCCATACTTGGTCAACATTGGTATTTACCATGCCAGCTTCTTTTTCCTCGTCTTCCTTGCCCTCTATGGCCTCTTCTGGGGCATTTTCACCACCCTTGGCCTTCCCATCGCCCACAAGGGCCATAATGCTGTCCTGTAGCTCTGTAATCTCATCTGCGGACATTTCTTCGGTCTTTTTCATAAGCTGTTCAGCAAACGGCAACCATTTATAATAGTTTTTGTTCTCATCGATATGAACATTGGCAATCTTTTCGGCTTCCTTGGGGTCATCCGTATGCTCCATTTCGATTTCTATGCCAACTTCAAGGTCTGAGTCGGCTTCAACTTCAGGAATCTCTTCCTTTACTTCTTCGGCCTTTTCTTCTTCGCTATCTTCGGGCTTGCCACTATCCTTGTCGCCCTGCCATTGATTCTTTTCCTGCGCGACTCTATTTCTCTTCCAGTTTTCGAATGTTTGCATGATACATTTCCTTTTTAAAGTTGTTTATTACTCTCCACCAAAATATCCCGGGTCTTCCACAACATCACCAATATGATCGTCCAAATATTGACGCGCACTTTCAATGAACTCTCCGACCGTAACACCACATACTTTACAATCAGTTGTACCATCTGTGTAAGGATGTCTGCATGGAGTAAAATTGGCCTGTGCATCAGCCAATGCTTTGTTTTCCTGTTCCGCAGTCCAATCTTCATCGAAAGCTTTTTTCTCAATCTCTTTAGTAAAATCCTTCTGCACCATTGCCGGACTCCAACCAAATGTTGAAGCGGTGCCCGGGAAGTCAAGATCAGTTTGCACCAACATATCTTGCCCTGTGTCCAAATCAGTTACAGTATATGTTCCAAAATTGCTATAGCCAAGTTCTATCTGTCCAGCCTTAGTCTTTTTAGATGCAAGTTTCTTTTGCCGCCAATTTTCGTATGTACCCATTGAATAATCCTTTAAAATTAATGCTATCTCAATTATAGCAAATCATTGCACTTTTTATCTTTTTTTTTCCGCATCCACACATCTAACCAATTCTTCATAATAATGTTGCATGATATCCATTCTCTCGTCCAAAACTACGTCATCCAAATCATCTATGTCCACCATCTTACCAGACAGCATTATCTTCCCGTCCTTCTCTTCCTTTATCATCTCGTTGTAGACATATTCCACCGCAGTCTTGTAGACCTTAAATAACCGCTCTATACCAACCGACAAAATAATTTGTTCCCGACTCATCCCCTCATGTGGATTAAAGAACTCATAGGCCAATAGGAATAGATCGTCATCTTTCAATCGGGAGATAATCTCATATTTTGTCATTTCTTAAACTTCTTAAAACACTTTTCACAAAGGAAAATGGGTATGCCAAACCCATTGACTTCACAATATGTTTCATCAAAGCCTATTATATTATAACACTTATCGCACTGACTGGAAGCAGAATAATGGATTACGAGTGGGGTCAGAGCCTCCATGATTTTCAAATAAAATTTGTATTGTTCGGCCACACTAGCTTTTTCCTTAGGTTCAAAATCGCACGACAACCCTGCCTTTTCCAGTGCAATGGTTAAGTTTTGTAAAACTAGATTAAAGTCCTCGTCTTTTAGTTTTTCCACTATCCCCGCCCCTTTATGCTAAGTTTTATTTCATTTCCGGAAGAACTAAGTTTAATATTTCTGTTGGGCATAACATTCCAAATCTTTACAATTTGTGCATCTTCAAATAAATGCTCTCCAATATCATCTCCAGAACCAGCCTTTAATCCTTCTATTAAAGCAATTTGTTTTCCAAAATAATTGCTTTTCATAAACGTTGCCATATCAGAAGCGACTGTTTTATTATTTCTAATGCCTGTAGCAGACGTTGCTCCAATTTCTTCCCCCGTACATTCACCATCATCCCAATGATAAGATGATGGTAAAACATCGCCAATTTTGTTTGTTGTACTTGATGGCAACATTCTAAGCCCATATTGAAGGTTTGGATTTTGGGAAACAATGGCAGATGTTTCACTTATTATTTGATTTTTCAAATCTTCTGAAATGTGGCTTGAACCAATTTGTGCTAACCTAACAGTCTTTTTGGCATCCGTGGAATAATCTGCGTCTGAATATCCATCACCATCATATTTGTTCTCTTGAGTAACCGGCAAGCCCTTAATATCGAAATCCGTGTAGCCTGTGCCCATACTGACCATCTTAGTCTTATATATCTCTTTCAAATCTTTTGCAAACGCTTTCCAAGCCTGTTCTATTTCGGCCTTTTGTTTCTTCATAGCATCCATAGATGTGGTGCCCATTATTTTCATATCGGGAACATTATAATGATCTTGATACAGCTTTAACCAAGCGTTTAGCAATTGATTGTTGCCGACAATGGCGGTCGATTTTACAAACATATCGTGGAACTCGATTGAGTCAAATAACAAATATCTGTCTTCGGCCTTAGATAAAGAGATTGTTCCACCTTCATTTTTAATGGAATACCAGCCAAACAATTTGTTCTTACCAGCCGTTTCATTCTCAAAATAATATTCCTTGTCTGGATCTAAGTTGAGCAATGATTTGTATATTTTCATTCTATTCGTAACCGGCACTACTACTGGGCTTTCTTGTATGTGGTAGTAAAGTATACCCTGCGATACGGGAATATCGTCTATCTCCCTATACAGGACAGAAAATGCATGATCTGGTCTTAGATATCCCCTTTCCATAGCCGCTTGTCCAGCCCCGCCAAATTTTTGGCAACAACCGGTTAAGAGTCGTTCTCCTAATACCATGCCAAGAGGATCATCCTTGCGCAGTATCTCTATACGATATTTGTTGCCATTAACCTCGTATACCTTTTGTAAGGGCTTAATAATGGCCGCTTCTAAATCTGCGAATCCTTCTTGTCTGGATAATCTATCCACATAATCGTCTATTCTATCAGCATCTTTACCTTCAGAATATTTGTACATCATGTTCTTAAACTTGGACAAATTATTATTTGATGGCACAAACTCTACACCTTCTTGTATTTTTAATAATTCGGGTATGGTAGGTGTTTCCACTTTCTTTAACTCTTCGTCTATTTTTCTCTTTAATTCCTTGTAGTCGTGGATAACTATTGTGCCGTCTGCCATTTGCTTGCGAATATCGGCATCGATTTGTTGGCGTTTTTGTGAATAAAATATGGGTAGTTTAGAAGCCGCTACAATCAAATCGGGGAAGTTGGAGTAATCGGCCCTGCGTATTACGTAGGACAACACCAGACTGCCAAATTGTTTGTCCCTAGTGGCTTTTTGGAATTGGTCATTTTGTAGGTTGACTACGATATCGTGTAGGCTCGTCCCCCGGTTTAGTTGAGCATTATACAGAATCTTTATCTTCTTCTCACCCCCCGTATTTTTGCCCCCCATAAGGTCTGCCAAGACGCCCATTGCGTCTTGTTGTTTATTGCCGACAATAAACTCTTTTGTCTCTTCCAGTTCTTTTTGGAATAGCTGGTTCTTGGTAGACTCTTTATTTAGGTTGTTTTCCGGCGCGGCCATATTATTGCTCTTTAGGATTTTTGCCACGCTGTTGTATAGGTTGTTTTTGTGTTGCCAAGATTTTCTGTCATCTGATAGTGGTAAATAGTTTATCGCCCCATTGAGGACTAATGGTTCTTCCTCTATGGATGGTTTATATTTAAAAATTTGTTCCGGATTAGTAAGAATTGCTGCGCTTGCGGCCTCAATCATGTTCTTTTTTACATCTTCATCTTTAAACTTTTTTGTTCTTGTCAAGAAATAATTTGCATTTCCTATATGTGAATAGTAAATGGATAAAACTTTTTGGGTGTCGAAAGTCATGGTAAACTTGCCAACCGGGAGAGTAAAGTTACTTTCTAGTTTGGCATCAGTGGCTTCTTTGAAATAATTGTTCATAAAAAAATTTTCCGAAAATGCTTTGTATCCATCGTCGTCAATTATTTTTTGTAGTTGGTCTTGAGTAAGCAACTCACTATATACTGCGGTAGATAAATTAATGTCACGCCTAATTAGCCCATGAAGCGTTAATACAAATTTATCGCCAATATTATATTTTTGTGCAATCTTATAGAGTCTGTAAAAATCAACGCCATCTAATTCCTTATAATAACTGTTAATGGTAGAAAATATTGCATCAATATCTATAGAGCCTTTAACGGCAACTTCAATGATCTTGTAAAAGAAATCCAAGCTTGTCATTTGATTGGTTACAAACTCATTTATTACTATACTAAAAAAATCTGGGTCGTAACTGGAAACATAATTTAATAAATTGTCGTCAATTATTTTTAGCACTTGTTTGTGATAATCATCACCAAATTCATGTATTTGCGTTTCCGTATTTTTTAGCTGTATTAATAGACTAACAACATTCTTAAAATATACACCCTTTTTCGCCAAAGTCTCTAAAATCTTTTGCTTTAGTAGTGGTACATTAACCTTAACATCATCTTCGTACAATAAAAGTAATATTTTTGTTAGTCCGCGTATAGAAAGATATCGTGATGTTTCAAGCATTTCATTAATATTGCTCTCCGCGTCCTCCGTTCTTGCCATAGTCTCAACAGATTGCCCATCTGTATAATATTCCGCCCAGCCCGTTTTCTTCAGTAGTTGCCAAATTTTGTTTGCCGTCTCTCGTGGGAATTTCGACAAATCCATTTGCGGTACAATATGAGATGCAAAATATTCCAGAGATTCCTCTTGCCCGGGCTTTTCCAACAATTCCAATATTCTAGGCATCACCTCTATAACACCTATGTCAATGGCAATGTAGTCTTCCCACTTTTTAAGTACATCAGGAAGAATGGGCAATATTTCTTCGTCTGGCAGTTCAAACAAGAAGCCAGCATACCTCATGGATAAAATATTTTTATCGTCAGTGGTCAATAGATATTTAATAATCTGCGAGTAATCTCCGCCATTTTCCTTTATCTCGTTAAATAGGGATAATAAATACCGATATGCATATGCGGTTGCTTCTAAATTAATTGTTGATATATCGTCTGTTGTAATAGGTGTTTGAGAAAAGTGTTTTACCAATGCTTTAAAAACAGTTTTGTTGGGGTCAAATTTTGACTCCCCGGGGGCAAAAAATAAACTCAACAAAACACGAACCCCCTTTTCTTGCAAAATTTTTACCCATAGATCGGCATATCTATCATCATCATCAGCGTCTATTATATTCTGAAACATTCTACTAATGGCAGAAGTACGCCCAAAAGTAATAATAATATCCGTCCCCGCATAGAATTTCCAAAGATTATTAATCAAATCAAATGCATTGTTCACATACTTTTGATACACAAAAAGTAACTTCAAGAAAAACAAATAATTAGCTTCTGATAATATTTTTTTCATTTCTTGTTGCGCTTCTGTAACAACCTCGGCGGGGTTGCCGATAATGCTTAAAACTTGTGGCTCGTTCAATTTTTCCGCGCTATTCACCTGCACCAGAATATAATGTGCCAACTCCTTTTTAGACTGAGGGGAAATCTGAATTTGATGCTGATCTATTGCCTTGGCAAGAGCAAGCAAATTTGTTGGAACATGTCTATTATATTCCATAAACCTAATACAATATTCAACAAACTGCCCTTGATATTCTTGTGGGATTTGGGTAATTCTAGCCGCCATAAGCATAGTATCAAAAAACCAATCTGCATCTCTATCAACAAACTTTTCTTTTAAAATCTCTGCACAATGTTCATCAAAATATTTTTTAATCGCCTTTTTATATTCTGGATCCGTGTTCCCACCCCCAAATGATGGATACATTTTTGTTGCATATTCAGCAATCATTTTTTGCGCCTCTGGCGTATTGATAAGACTCGCACCTTCTTCTTGCGCATGCCTACTAAGCTGAATCTCTCTATTGTTGTTGCTAAGTTCCATATAAGCTTCCCTTTAGTTTTTACTCAGCTCTATTTTTTTCTTCTTTTTCTTCTCGCCAATGAAAAATTTTTGCACTTCAGGAGCGGCCACTTCTTTGGCAATACTAAGAACTATATCTTTCTTGGCCAACCTCACCGTATGTTTAGAGTCCAAACTATAATCGGCATCTGAATACTGATATTTGCCAGTCGTGTTTACATACCTATTCTCCGGCGTTTCAGGCAACCCGTCAATGTTAAAATCAGTATATCCAGTGCCCATGCTGACCATACGACACTTATACATATCACGCAAATCTTTTGCAAATAATTTCCATGCCGTCTCAATCTGCTCTTTTGTCTTGTCCAGAGAAATATCCTGCCACTTTAAATCGCCCGTATTTATTGTCTTACCCGATTTATAGTACAAATAGTTTGCCGCCAAACTTTGGCCTTCTTGTACATCATCTTCATCATCGTCGTCTTTGACGAACATATCGTGGAATTCAATGGAATCGAATAGTAAATAGTTGTCTGCCGGTTTAACCAACAAAATAGCCTTTTTGTCTTCATTCCACATTAAACCGTACCAGCCTATAACACTCTCGCCGTCTATATTTTCGTCAAAGTAGTATTCTTTTGTGCTAAATGCCCTGTAGGGAGATATTTCCAGCTTAGACAATTCTTGATATTTTTCAGTATCCTTGTCAACTATAACCAATTTGTTAGTCGGGTTCTCTGTGTGATAATAAAGTATCCCCTGTGATACTGGTATTTCGTCGCCCTCTCTATAGAGTACGGAGAATGCATGGTTGGGGCTTAGATAACCACGCTCCATAGCAGTCTGCCCCGCACCACCTAGCTTTTGGCAACACGATGTCAATAGCCTTTCGCCCAATACCAACCCAAGCGGATCGTCCTTGCGTAAAATTTCAAGCCTATATTTGTGGCCATCTACAGTGTACACCTTTTGCAAGGGTTTAATACTCGCCATCTCTACATCGCCAAAAGCAGTGTCCCGAGAAAGCCTTTCCACAAACTCGTCAATAGATTCCTTGGAACTTTCAGAGTATTTATACATCGTATTTTTGTGTATCGATAATGGCGTATCGGCTGTATCTACGGCAACATTTGTGTCCACCTTCAGTAGTTCCACCACTGACGGCAATTTAACCTTTTTCATTTCCTCGTCTACTAGCTTTTTTAGCTCCTTGGGGCCACTGATTTGTATTAGGGCATCTTTGTCCTGTTGCTTCAAATCCGCTTCAATAGAAGCCCGTTTCTGGCCCATATAGACAGGAATCTTAGCCGCCGCGCTAACTAGATCGGCAAATATTTGATAATCCGCCCGTCTAACCAAATAAGACAACACCAGATTGCCAAATTGTTTGTCCTTTGTAGCGTTTTGAAAGTTTTCACCCTGTAATGCTACGGCTATATCGTGCAAGCTTGTGTTTCGCTTTAACTGGGCATTGTAGACAATTTTTATTTTCTTCAACCCACCCGTATTTTTGCCGCCCATAAGATCCGCCAGTGCATCTATTGGGTTTTCGCCGACGATATCCTTAATCGAATTCGCCTCATCGTTAAATAGTTTGTTCTTTACATCTTCGGAATAGAGATTAGACTCTGGTTTAGGCACATTTAAATTATTGATTTTAGTCGCCAAATTTATTGTATCGACGACCTTAGATTTTTCAAACCATGCCTCTCTGTCGTCATATTCATTGAAGTTTACAGAGTAGTTTGCAAGATTCGCCAATAATTTTTCCCTTTCTGGCTCATCCAAATTCCAACTATCAAGTACATATATAGGATCATGATTTCTAATGCCTGCTTTTAATATGAGATTTTTTTCCTCGAAAGAAAGCGTGGCAACCCCAGATGATTTTCGATAATAATTACCCCATAAAGGTGAATGAAAGAAATTCTTGTCAAACAGCGCAGATTTTAATAGATTAGTTTTGTTTATATTTATGGAAAATTCACCATCTTTACTTCTTATTTCATTGCCATTGCCTTCTGGGCCAGTCAATATAACATATGCAAACTTTTTGTCGAAAGAATATTTATCGTATTGTTCCTGAAGAAGATCATTATTCAAATCTTTGTATACCGGTTGTCTGCCGCATCTTAGCGCAGAATTAATAATCGTGGCTATAATGCCTTTTTCATATTTTTCATATATGTCAAATATTCTTGACCAATCTAGTTTGATAATGGGTTCTTCTTTATGCGTTGTTAATTTAATAAAATATATCGTACCATAACTTTGTCCTGCGTAATCGTCTAATAGTTTGTAAAACTGATCTTCGGTCGGGACAAAATTATTGGCTTGCAAAAAATCGATAAAATCATTCATGTTACTATTTGGCGATACGGATATATTGTCAATTATAGTTAAAATCATTTTTTTGTTAAATTCGGCACCATAAATACCTTTAAATTGTGACGACATACTTATTTTATCTTCGGCATCGTCTCTTGACAAATATGTTATCACCGCATCCTTCAAATCAATGTTACTTTCTCCCGCCCTTATTTTATTGAACATTAGCGCAAGAAAATTCGACAAACTATCTGTATTTATCCTATTGATGTTTTCCAAGACGGGAGAATACATATCTTTTTCATTCTCTTTTGATACGCCCATAACAAGGGCAACATTTCTTCTGGTAATTAAAGTGGCATATGCGCTCAAATCATTGTCTTTACAATATTGCATGAATGATTTTGTTGTATTTTCATCAGAAAAAATATCGCGAGACTTTAATGTTTCTCTAATTACTTTGTAAAAATAATTTTCTTTTTCTGCTATCTGGGCAGACTCTAATATCTTTTTATATTCCTCGTCCGTAAGCATAATGTTTGTATGGCGCATTATCTGATCTAATATAGCATTAATGTAATCAGACAACTCGCTGGTAGAAAATTTATCTATTGCATAGTAAAAAGAATACAGGATACTACTCCACAATGCTTTTACTAACGTCAAATCAAGCTTTAATGCATCCAAAATCTTTTGTATCTTATCTTTGTCAGAAGAAAACCTTTCCAACATATCCTTTACTACCAATATATCCGGAGTGAAATTTAGTTTAGCCAACTCTTCTAACAAGGCGTTAAAAAATAGAGTAGAAAATTTTTCATTCTCTATCGAGACAAAAGTATGAAACAATGCTAAATTTATAACCCCGTCTTTCGTTAAAAAATTACTCTTAAAAAATGTAATGTAATCAAGATTATCATAAGTTACAATAAATCTATATCCGGCCATTTGAGTACATCTATTTAAAGCAAACAATATTTTTTCCGGATGCATCACCTTATTGGCAATAGCAAAGTTTAAGAGCAAAGTATTTGTTTCCACACCCCCTAACGACTCTTTATATTTTACCAACAAATCATCTAACACTCTATCGTTGGTGTATTCTTCTCCAAGAACTTCTCTGTCTTTAGATAAATCCCATGCTTCACTATATGTAGAAATGTCTGTTAAATTGTTGAACAACAACTCTTTTGCCTTTGTGTATTGCGCGTCAGAAAATATAGTCCTATACTCTTTCATAAGAAATTTGACTCTATTCAAATCACTGGGCAAAAACTGCCCGCTATAATGAAACAATATATTTATTACAAACATTGGAATGTGCTGTTTTGGTATAAGAAACGATCTTTCACTACGTAACATTACATCAAAAAACCATCCCTTATTATCTTCATTAACATAAAATTCCATAATGGACAAAAAATTAGAGCTAAATTTTTCACTAATTTTATCTGCTATGTATTTCGGAGTGCCAGTGACAATACATCTGGGATAATTGTATGCGGCCACTGTAGTCAAATAATCTATTTCATTGACTGGCAATTGTGACAATAAGTTTGGCTCCCCAAAAACTATTTGGGTAAAATAACTTGTTTCTAGCGCATTGATGTTGTCAAATAATTCATCATTAGGATGTTCCTCACGAAGTATTCGCGCTAGTGTAGGAATTTTACTCTCATCCGTATTCAACACTGCTTGTCGTTTATTGCTTAGTTTCATTTTTTTTGATCCTATCAATTGCCTTGACCAAATCCAATATCGAAAACCATCGTATATCGTTCTTCTTCTCGTCGAACCACCACGTACTCAAATTACTTTGCTTCATATCCACCCACGCCAAATAGTGCAAACTAACCTCACACAAAAGAGCGTCCCAGTTGTCATTTTTTCCGGGCAACATGAATACATCTTCTTTTGTTCTAGGTGGCTCCATGTTCCCGCTTAAAAGAAAATGATTAAGCGCAATCCACACACTCCCCTGTATCGTCACAGGATCGCCCAAATCACTAGATATCCCATCATAGAATATTTGCATATCGTAATACAAATCGACACATTTTTCAACATACTCCATAAACTTATTAAAGTCTTTGTAGCAAATAAGTTCCGTGATCTTCATGGGGATACTATCCGTGGACATAGCACATCCTTAAAAATGGTGTCTTAAGGATAATAGTATAATGGAAGGAGATTATTTAATCTAGTGAGTTTTGAGTGAGAATATTTTCATCAAACTTGAAGGAATCCCAAACATCTTTGTCCAATATCTCAATCCCACATATCTGATTGCCCTCGCCCATATCGGCGTAAATTTCGTCCGCGACCACTTCTGCCGTTCTGGTAACATCCTTTTTGAGCAACCTGATATACCCAGCCATAAACTCCCCATCGTCATCACGCTGTACGCTTATGATAAGACTGGCATTTTCTCGACAAATTATTTTGCTTTGCATAAGAGTATAATAGCTAAATTTTCATTAAATATTTATTTGCAAAATATTCATTGGCCTTGCTGGACCCATGATAGGCATTGCTCTCGTCTATTACCAGCATGGGATCGTTGGTGTTGTAGCCTAAACCACCTACCATAGTGTCCAAGTTAGCCGCTGACCTGTTCCGCTTCCACTCGGCCAAGACGATATCCCTGTATTCGTCGTCCAAAAAGAATTGGGCATGCTTAAACTCGTGCTTAAATAGTCCGTCTATTTTGCCACCATTCTCAATGGCTTTTTTAATGGAATCGCCCATAGTTACTATGAGATAATATTTGGGAAGATCATAATTGGCTTGAAACCAAAGTAGGACATCCCGCAGAAGCATTTCTACTGTGTTCAAAAAGCGTCCGCTCTTCCCGTCATCAAACAATTTGTAAAATTTATCAATCGTATCTGAAGATACATTCCACCCACACCAATCAGTCGCGTAGGTGAATTCCTCATTGCCAGATTGTTTTGTATACCAATCTTTGTATTCGTCTAGTGTAAAATATTTGCCTGCAAATTCAGGGGATTCTTGAAACTCAGAGAGTCTAGTAATTAGTGGGCCAATTATGACGGGATCATCGACGGCAATATAAATTACGTTCCTATCGACTAGGTAAATCTCGCCCATTTCTCGAAAAGACGTAATGTATTCCCATTCAAACTTCATATTCGCTCTCCCAACCGTCAAATATTGTTTGACAGTTGCGTTAAATTCAGTGTCCGAGGTGGGATTTGAACCCACAATGGGCTGACGCCCGACGGGGCTTAAACCCGTTGCCTTTGCCAGTTTGGCCACTCGGACGGCACCGCCGGTAGGGTATGATCCTACAAACTTTCGGGTTAGAAACCCGATACTCTATCCATTTGAGTTACGGCGGTATTTTTTCAATGAACCAAATAGATTATATGTACAATTTGCCCGTTGTCAAGCGTCTTTTTGTGTATTTTTTCTTGCACTTAACACATAAATCCCCGTCTGGGCCACGATATCTTCGATGTAGCCACTCCCCACACTTTACGCACTGATATCGGAATATACCCTTAGCTTCCATCTTAGGCCCAGCAAACTTCGTGCTCCCATTAAAAAGGAGTGCATCATCTGGAATTAGCCCATGATTTGCAAACAAATGTTTTGTCAAATCGGAAAGTTGCTTATATTTTTTTTCACACAATGGACAATGATAATTTTTTATCCTCTCTCTTGGAACACCCTCATGCATTGTGTGAAGATGTCTCTTATACAATCTCTTTTGAATCTTCGCCCCGCACACTTCACATGTTACGTACACCCCCTTTTTCTCATGTACATATTTCACATGTTCATCTCGTGTCCATTTTTTATTAAACACCCTTCCACATATTTTACATGTATAAAAAACTTTATGCAATTTTTCATGATTGTTTTTTGCGCCCCTTGATCCTAATTCTTTCCCACATATAGAGCATTTATATTTTCTATCTAAAAAATGCTCCTTGCGCATATGCGTTTCAAGTCTTCCTCTTGATGCAAATATTTGTTGACACAAATAACATTTGTAATTTTTTTGATGCCGTTTAATATGTTCTTTTATTTTGACAATAAATTTACCACATATAGGGCACTTCTTCTTTTTCTTCGGTCCATGAACATATTTTTTATGACTCCAAAGACCATCATAATCGGCAAATCTTTTTCTGCATATATTACATTCATATTTCAGTTTATCATAATGTTTTTCCATATAATGATTTGACAAATGAGCCGGGCAATAAAATTTTTCTCCACAAAATTTACAAACATATTCATACTTCATTGATTCGGACTTCCTTGATATCTACGATCTTTCCATCTCTTCGGACAATCATTTCCAGCCAGCCACACGGAGACGGTTTCATGCCCTTGGAAATAGCATAGTTCCAACGATTATAGAGAGTAGCATCTAACATATCGCCTGTGATGCAAAGCCATGCGGTATGATCGTCCATTACTTCCGTGTCGTAATTCGGAATGAAGTCGTCCTTTTTAACAGCCTTTAGGTCGTGCATATGCCCAGAAAAAGCGGCCTGAATTTTGTGGAACTTGCCATTGTCCACAATGAAGCCGCCCCTATCTTGTAAGAATTCTCTTACTACTTTGATTTTACTATCTGCTCTAACCGCATTGGAACTACCATGTTTGCCGATAAAATATACGTCTTTGTATTTTTTGTTGTTCAAGGATAGCGTAAGCTTCACATCGGCCTCGACGCCCATGTATTTGCCACGCCAGCCATTGCATGTATTCATATCATCCAAAAACTCATGGACTACCCTATGGCCCTTGGCATGCATCTTGGCCTCATGGTTGCCGATAAAAAATCCAAGCACATGCTTTGCAATCGGCTTAAATAATTTTTTAAGCAACCTTTTTTGGTCAGTAACATCCATTTGGGCTTCAGTTGTTGCATCTTCTGCAATATCTACTGTGCAGAGATTAAATCTCTTATCATCGGGCAAAATGCACTCCATCATATCCCCGTAGGAGTAAATTCCTTTTACGCCCTTTACTGATTTTACTCTATCAGTAAATGCTTCCATCCCGTCAATTCTAGCACAACAATTGCCAATGTGCCAGTCCCCAGTATGAAAAATCGTTGCATACTCGGCTGTTCCCATGTAGATCGTGTTTTCAATAAGTTTTCTTGACATTTTTTTCTCCTAAATGATTCCCATACCGCCGCCGCTTCTTGGTCTGATATTTCCTCTACCAGCCCTTTGCGGCTTAGATGATTCTCCACGATTCGCCAACTCGTTAAATCCCCCCACCCCTATAATACCCTTGGCAACTCTCGGCCTTGGCGGTGCCTCTGGAGCGTCTCCTGCTAAAATTTCTTCCACCACCCTAGCCACACATTCAATTTCGTCGTCAGTGGCCCCAATCGATTTTTCAATTACAGTTCCCTTGTCTTCCAATCTTTCCGCTTCCCAAAGCAATTGATTGTCGTAAAAAATATCTAACCTTTGCCCATACCATAATTCCTTCAAACAGTTGAATGAGACAACGGTGGGCCGCTTCTTTTCACAAAGCATCCCCAACGAATTAAAATCCTGAATTGTTTCTGTCGATTGATATTGGTCTAAAGTTATCTTGTTAAAACGAAACTGAAAGCCCCGCTTTTGCAATAGGTTGATGAAAAACTTCTTGACATCCTTTATCCTAATTTCTTTGACTCCATTTGACACAAATGATGCCGACAAATCAATAATTGCCGTTTTAAAACCAACTCCATCTATCGTTACATCCGGCCCCCTATGGCCTACACACAGCCCAACATGGTCGTTTATGGTAGCTAGGTCGATGTGAGCATAGTACCTAACGCTAGGATCATCATCGGCAAAAAAACTACCGTCTAACATCTGCCATGCGTCATTCGGATAAAACGGCAATAATTTGCCTTCAGGAGAAATAGGATTAGGCAATGGATCCACCCTAGCCCTGTTAATGTTTTCTTTAATCCTGTCCAGTTCCTTGAAAAATCTGCTAATAGCCATAGCGGGAATTGAAGCATTATTTCTCAAAAACCGCTCTGGATTATCTCGATATTCCGCTTCCAATGATTTGGGGACATCTAGTTCATATACAATCTTTTCCCCCTTACGGTCTTCCCTCATTATGGAAATGTGAAATGTATGCCCGGCGTCAATATCAGGCTGATATTTGGGGTTTACTTCCCACGATGGGTGTCGGCGTATCATGACCTTGCCATGAGGAACGCTAATAGGCGTATCTTTAATCCGATCCTTGGCAAACTCTTTGTATTCATTCTTATATCTACACTCTGCTTCAAACATGAATTCTTCAAAATACCTTGCTTCTGTCCCAGCCGTAGAAGTGCAGATTACCAGCCCTTTACACGCCGCATATTCGAAACGAGATTTTCTACGGTTGTTTACCATATAAAAAATATCTTGAAACAAATCTTCTGTTTTTGTGATAAAACAATCGTCAGCCGCGCATTCATCTACCCCGCAGAATAAAAGGTTAAAACCAGTAGGGGCAGATTTAAGAGAAGATTCGGCTGGCATAATTTCAAGTTCAGGGTAGCCCTTGAATTTAATTCTGCTCGTAACTTGTGGGTCAATTACAAATCCATTGCGTTCAAACCATTTGCATTTATTCACATTAGTATACAAGCCGGAGAATACAATGTCCTTGGCCTTATTGGCAGTCGGCCCTACGTTCATAAAGGCAAATTTGCTTCCCTGCATCTGACCATAAAAGGTACACATTGATTTGAGATGTAGATTCCATAGCAAGAAATAGTATTCAGCTAGATAGGCAAATGTTGATTTACCGGCACCGAAGCCAGCATTGAAGAAAAATATTTCAGATATAGGCGCGTAATCTTCGCCTGAAAAAAGTATCTTTAAGTTTTCTATGATCTTGGGGAATATTTCTTTTTCGTTACAGTTAAGGTAATTTTTCCCAAATATGGCCTCTTCAGGGGATGGTGGTCTTTCTTTCCATGTGGCGTTCTTAGAATTTTTAATGACAATATTGTTTGATAGATCGGCCACTTCGGATTTTTTGCTACTAATAAGCGCATCCAAATTAATTTTGCCCTTGATACCCAAAGCCTTTGTAATATCGGGCTTGTTGATGTTTGGGAGCGATTTCGGAGCGCGACGACCCATTATTTAATGCTCCGCTTTAAATCGTCTATTGAGGTTTCTAGGCTATCGATTTTCATCTTAAGATCATTAATTTGTTGCGCCACGGCAACCAAACCGCTCATGCTAGACAGAATAGTTTCGAAGTTTGCATTTAACTTTTTTATTTCATCTCTTACGGCATTAAATGCATTTATCACTTGTTTGTTGTCAACTGTCATACATACACCTTAAAACATCATAGGGGATTTTTGCGTCTTTATCTAAACCGAGTCAATTCGGCATACCTTGATCTTCGCCGCCTTCAGCATCTTCTTGGCAAACTCAAAGTTGTACAAACTTTCTCTTTCAGACTTTAGAGTTTCTTTATCGCCTGAGCAATAAATTGTTTTGATGCCAGCATTGATAATTGCCTTGCAACATTCAATACAAGGAACGCCACATGTTAAATAAAGTGTTGCTCCATTCGTTTTTCTCCCATATCTAGCCGCGTAGACAATTGCATTCTGCTCTGCATGATGGGCCAAACAATATTGCATTGCCTCACCAGATCGTTTAATGCCCAATCGTTTTCTAATACAGCCGTTTTCAACCGTATCGTTTTTGTTGGTATTAAAATCTAGCCATCCGTCTATAACACCATGATTTGAACAGTCTCCAATTTCAGAAGGAGGGCCATTATGTCCTATGCCGATAATCTCCCCATCATTTACCAGCACGGCACCAATTTTCCTAGAATAACAATTGCTTTCTTGAGCAAAATATTTTGCCCACATAATATACCATCTTGCAGTATTCATAAATTTTTGAGGCAAGGAAACCGCCACCCTTGTGGTGGCGGAGGAATTGCCTCCCTCCTATCTAAAACTACTATATGTCAAAAACCGAGTACATTCAACTCTGGCGTTTTGTGTCAACCGTTTTCCTGTCTTCAAATCGTGCAAACTCAACCTGTTTTTTAAACTACCTCCAACATAACATAAACCAAATTTCTCATTCTTAACCAGACTACCTTTCTTGAAACCCAAACTCATTGTGCCACCATATCGTTTTCTTTCGCTGCCAGTGTCGGGTTGAAAACGATGCAATTGTCTTCTGTGAAATCGTATCGGAACCATCCTTTTGATTTTTGTATTGTCGGGTTTTGTATGACCTCCGATTAACCAATTTGCCAACACCCAAGAATCAACATTATGAGCGTCAAAAGATTCCAACATCTTATTTTTTGTTTTCTTCAACCCAAGATTATTTCTCATTTCAAACGTTTCGTATCCTTGTCTTGTTTCGAGATTGCCGAGTTTCTTCAATTCCGAGTAAAACCATTCTTTCCCAACCTCCAATGGGCTGAATGATTTGTTCCACTTCTTTTGACCCGTTTTTGTCTTCGCCTTGATGTTCTCAACAACATAATCGGTGATGGGAAAAACTCTTTTAAGACGATTCACGATTCTTAATTTCAATTGCCATCTCGCTTTTGTCGATGGTGCAAGATAACATCTTGCTCTATTTTTTCTGTTTTGACGACATGGTGTCTTCCGTTGTCGTCTACTTCTTCGAGCGTTTCGTTTGCTTTCAATAGCATCCTTAACCCAAGTCACAGCATCAGAAAGCACGTTCAGATAAGTATGACTTTCTGACTTGACTGTAAATGCTTCTCGTTTACTACCGGGGTCAATGCCAACCACGATATCCTGTTTCTTAGTGTCGCTTGGTTCTTGGTTCAATCGAACACAAAATATTCCGTTACTCCAAAACGGCGTTGCTTTGTTTTTCTTAATCCATTGTGCCACTCGCCAATTTGTGGTTGGCATAAGTTGTTGATTTTTAAAATCGACAACCGGAACAAACATCTATACATTCCTTAAAAATGGCGTTTATTTTCTATAAGACGGAAAACGCCGTCAAAACCTTGTTGTATACATCCCTTCGACACTGACTCACAGAGGGAAAGAGAACTAGGGAAGCATCCTCAATGTCTTTTGGACTACCACGTCCAGTGAGTTCAGTTACAAACTGTCTAGTCAATCAGTCGCCCTTAAAAATCGGTGGTTGGTTAAACTCCTTTCTTCAAGCCTCTGGCCTTGTACCAGAGGTGATTGACAGATTTCCACTTCTGGAATATCTTCTTCTTTCTTTTCCTCCTCTTGTTTTTCCGCCTCGTTCCGTTTCATTTCCAAAAATCCCTGTAGACAGATATTTCTCTGGTATACGGTTTTCCCATACTTCTCGCTCTTTGGGTTACCGCACTGACCCGATTGACTGCCAGCGGCGTCTTGGAAAAAATGCTTAGTACAGGTTTCGCAACAGAATTTTTTGATGTTTTCCATTTTGTGATGATAGTTGTAATAAATGGGGCTTAGCTTTACCTCACACCTAACCAGAGGTGTTTCGTACTTCTTTCGCTTCTCTTCGTCCAAATCATATGTATTGCCCCGCAGTTCATAGGTAGCGTATTCGTAGGCGTCTACACGATAAATATTCATTATCTTTCTATCTACTCGCCGTTTGATTTTGAGCCTAGACCCTATCTTGGGCAACTCATGTACCATTACCTCGAAACTAAAATCCGTTTCACGACACATTAGAATAACTCGTTCCATAGCATCCTTTCTCTATAACTATAAAAAACTACATTAACTTAAATGATAAACGAAATTATTGCAGTTGGCAAGTAAAAAATGCAAAAAATTTGTAGGTGTGAATTACAGAGATAATTACTTCGCGGCTTGCAAAACTTTATTATAGATTTCTTCTCCAATCGCCTTAATGGCAACTGTTTTGTTATCGCGGAAATCTTTTACCGATCTAATTCCGTATTCATACAATTTTTTGGCCCTAACGCCTCCGATATGCGGCAATGAACAAAGAAGTGCGGCTTCTCTCTGAACTCCATATTTCACGCGATATTTCAAAATCTCCAAATCACTGCCCCTATCCCATCGAGCACACATTTTGTCGATCATCCCAATTGTGGTAAAAACTCTCTCGATATCGTAAACAAAATTTCTGAAATCCAGCTTGAAAGAATCCATATCCCTATTTTTAAGCTGCAAATAAATTGCAGTCGCTTTTACCTTCCCTTGACAAATATTTGTTCCAAGCGTATTTCGCATTTCCGACTCGAATATACTAACCAGTTTTTGATGATAACTGGCCACATAGGGGTCTGCAAAATTAGATACATTAGCCAATGCCCATGCAATGGCAATCTCGTTGTTATGCAAATTTTGTTCAAATATATTTGCAAAGTTTCTCTTCCATTGGTAGACCGTCCAAGGATCATAATACATAGCCGTGCAGATAATGCCCAATTTTTTGATTACAAACTTATCGTCTTTTTTGTCAATAATTCCCATTTCTACAAATTTTTCCAACATAATGGAGATTTGTTCTCGGTCAAACTCTTTGTAGTGGAAATATCTAAATGTTCTTTGATACCATTTGAGTGCGGATTCCAAATCATTGATTTCACCATTCTTGATCTCGGCCACAATATGAGCACCCATTTTTCTCACACCACCATCACTGTCGATCATGGCAGATTCAATGGGCGGCAGATCCTTTAGGATTTTTTTCCACTCATACATTTCTTCCATATTGCAAACGTAATAGACTTCTCCGGTCTTGCTATATCCAATGCGCCCTGCTCTACCAGCCATTTGAACGACATCGTAAGGGTTGATAAGGCTTTGACCCCGCTTGAACCCGCACAGAATAACTACTGCGGCGGTTGTATTGACCCCCCATGCAATAACAGAAGTAGCTACAATACACCTAATAGAGTCCTCGGTGTTTTTGTTGAAGTCGTCAATTATTTTCAACTTTTCTGACTTTTCTAGGTCAGCGGATAGAAAAACAACTTGTTTGCCAAATATTTGCTCTAGTTTTTCCGTAGCTACTGCGCCCTCTTTTTTGGAATGGACAAAGAAGATGATTTTCTTGTTTTTTAATTGTCGGGCCACGTCTACAGCAGTTTGAATGCGCATTTTAACTTCATCATTATATCCCCTTTGTCTTGAATACGCAATCCACTCTTGACTGGTTTCGATAGGCCGATAATCGGATATAATGGTTTTATATGGTTTGCCGTTCAGGAGAGCAAACCATTTGCCGATATCCTCTACGTTGGGCAGGGTGCCCGAGATAGCCAGTAGTCTAGCGTCCTTGTTGTAGTTGGTAAAGCGCATTAACCCCGCTTCTAGGGCGTCTCCGCGCCCGTCTATGGCAAGCAAATGCACCTCATCGACAATTATACACCCCACATCTAAAAGCCATGAATGCTTCTCGGCAACCATCATTCTGGTCTTAGAGTCAAGAGATTCCGATGTCATGATGATAATTTCCGCCTCGGCAAATTTATTTGCCGGGATATTCATGTAATCTCCCGTACAAATCAGTATTTTTTTGCTGGAAAAACCATGATTTGTATTGGTCCATTCAGCGGCTTTTTGTTCGGAGATGGCCTTCAAGGGGCTTAAGTAGATTGCCTTCTTTTTATGCACTGCCAGAGTATGGGCTATGAGCATCTCGGCCAAGGTGGTTTTACCGGCCGATGTACGGGCGGCTATGATGAAATTAGCATCCTGATCGTATTGATTTAGGAATTCAGCCTGAACTGGGTTGAATTCAGGATACGGGAATTGCAAGTATTTGAAATCTGATGTTGGCATTCTTTGCCTTTTTTATTTTTTCTTTTTTATTCATCCTTGCCATAAACCAAAATAACGGCATCTTCACAAATACTCACGGTTTTATGGAAAAGCTTAGCTTTGACAATTGTATTTTGACACTGTTCATGAAAATTCATGGCAGCATTTCTTTTTTTGTCTATATGGGCCGCCTCTCTTTTAATTTTTTCTAACTCTTTTTCAAGCACTTCCAACTTTGCAAGTTTTTCCTGTTTATTCATATTTAACATCATACCCTCAATAACAATATTTCTGACCAAATTTTCATTGATTCATCAAAAAGCCTACCCATTGGAGCAACTTTGTCACATGTTGCATTTCGAACAGTCGATAATTTTTTCATTTTTTCTCTATTTTCGATAAGTTTTTTTTCTAATTCTGCAAACTTTCTTGTTTTTTCTTTTTTATTCATATATGTCTTTTTTAATAAGAATTACGACGGCATCAGAAAATAATTGAATGGATTCATTTAACACTTTTGACATTGCCACTATATTTTTACACTTATCTATAGTGGTTGTATTTGCAATCTTTTTTTTACTCAAATTACTCATTTTTTTATCATTTGCAATAATTTTGTTTTCAAGTCTTTCAAAGTCAAGTTTTGCTTGTTTGTTCATGTTTTAATTTATTTCCATGCCATCTTCATACATATCTTTTTTAATAAGAATTGCCAAGGCCATCACCTTGAATTTGAATTCACTCAATTCTGCCTCTTCTTTTTCCACAGATAAAGATGCAATTCTTTTATTATTAATGGCACTTTGCCTTTTTTCTAATTCTTTTTCAAGGCTTTTGAGTTTTTTATTTTTTTCTTCCTGTGTCAGCATATTTATATAGACGATTTTAATTCAATTGCCCTCACCGCCCTTTGAAACGCCCTGTCCACCATTGCCCGTCTATCCGCCCTACTCATATTTTTTGCATTTCTTTTTTTAAGCCCTTCATCTTCTTCATATTCCTTGTCCATCTTTTCAAATTCCACTTTAATTTTGTTTTCCATGTTTTTTCTCCCTTAAGCTTCAAATATATTATATATATATTTTTCCATTTGTCAAATACTTTTATATTTTTTATACACAAAATTTGCAATTTCTTTAAACTGGGGCGAAAAGTCATTTTCATAAAAATTATCGAATTTAATAATATCTTCCATAAATCGTTCAATTTCATCGAGTTGTGCCGCATTTATTGTTAAAATATTGTTATTAAATTCATTAAATTTATTATCAATATTTGTCATTTTATTGTCAAAATTAGATAAAATTGGTGCATATTTTTCATTTTCATAAATATAATCAGATGTTTTTGTGTGTTTGGCCGCATAATCACCATATACATAATCAAAAGGATCATCTCCCGCTATTTTTATTGTACGATATTTTGAAAAAATTTGATTTAATTTAAAAATTTTATCTCCATCTTTTTTATCATCATTTTTCAACAATTGTATTGATTCCTTAATTTCTAAAATTTGCTTATCAACAATAGCAATAAATTCATCTACTCCAATTACGGGTTTTTTTGTTTTAAGCAATCGGTCAAATACCCTCTTTTTTTTACCATCCTGTACAGCATCTAAAAGTTCAATGGCTCTATGTTCGTCCCACTTGGCAATTTTACCATATGTTATCATCAAATTGCCAACAATACGTCTCAAATTATTTAATAATATCTGTTTTTGTTCCTCATAATCCAAGCCTTTTGCCCTTATTTTATTAGAAAAAATAAAAGCCTTACTAGCCGCCACCTTCTTTTCTTCAAAATCTAAGTCTACAAACAAATCGTCCAGTTCCTCTCCCATAAACAACAACTCATAGTAAAGGGCATCCACGGCCTCATACAACTCATCGGCGGATTGCAAATATTTGTTGTTCTCCTGACCGTACCGGGTTAGCTGAAACTGTGTTTCGGGTGTATAGCCCAAATTAAGATCCTTTATGTCCCCGCTATATACCACGCCCCATACTTGAATGAACTTCCTAAATGCTTGTTTTAATCTTTCCTCGTTCTTTTTCATCAACTGATGTCTCTGTTGCATCTTGTCCTGATTGCCCATGAACTGCTTCCAGAACAAAACGTCTTTAGCTTCCACTCCTTCAGGACTTCCCGCTTGTTCTTGCGTAAATGGGCTATAAATCAACTTAGACGGCAGTTCTTCCAGCCTATATAGTTTATTCCTTACCTCAATAGCCAATAAGCCACAGTCATGCATACGTGCAGCAATTTGTACGACTCGCCTATGGATTTGATCCACCAAACTAATTTGATCCCCTTTATAGTCCACCAAAATTTTGCTCATATCGGACAACTGCAATACTTTTCTTACCTTTTGCTCACCATCATTGAGAATATCTATCATTTCGTCTAGGTCGCCCTGCGCGTTCTTTATGTATCTCTTTAAGATTTCCTTACCAACTTCCACATCCTGCTTGTGGGTTCTCCAATTACTGGGAATATTCGGCTTTCTCCGCATGTCTAGTCTTTCGGCCTCGTATTGTTCTGGCTTTTTCTCGACCAACTTAAGAGTCTGGGGAGATAGAATAGGAGTCTTGACAGGCATACTGTGATATAACTCTTGTAATTCGGCTTGATCTTGGGCCGTTACTGGCAACCATTCCCTATTTTTAAAAATAGGTGTAATGATATTTTGCTTGAGTATGCCATTTAATTTGGCGTACTTTTCTTCCTTAGGAATATCCTGTTTGTAGAGGTTCAATAGCTTTGCCAATTCTATCTGTAGGTTAAGGTCGGCTATTTCGGGCGATTCCTTTTCTATCTGTTGCAAAGCATTTTTTGTCTTTAGCAAGTCTTCTTGGAAATAATCTGATTTACCCGACAATAGAATATCCGCCAAATCACTGTTGAGATTGATTAGGCTTGTGGTAAACACCCTTGAACTGGAAATTTGGGCAATTCTATTGTTGTCAAATATTTGTCCCATTTTAATACTCCATAAATTTATGCCACCATTTTATAATATATTGTTTGACGTCTTCATTTTGCACCCAATTAATTATTTTTTTTGCGTCAGTTGTTCCAGTAAACCACTTTGTCATAGCCTTTAAATATTGAGGCTTATTAACATCTAAATATTGAATTAATAATTTATCTACCCGCTCGTCATAGTCATTAAATAAAAATCTTGAAAAATCATAGGCATTTTCAGGAGACCCCGCTTCAACTATCCAATTAATTGTTTTGTTTATTTGATCTATATCTTCCCCACGACGCCAATAATTTTTATGCAAATAAAATATATCATTAAAATTTCCGTTTTCATATGCCTTATCAAACAATGCTTTTATATATTTATTGCTTCTTTCAAAAAAATAACCGCCAAAAATATCAGACGCAAATATATTATCAAAAACAATTTTTATTGGCATCCATTCAATAATGTTTTTAAACAAAATATCAAAGTCTATTATTTTCCTTAGATAATCTGTATAATAATTTTCCGATAAATTTTTTAGTATCAAAACTGTTTTGCCAATATTCCTTTTTTCTAAAACACTATTTAACATATTTTGTATTATTCTAGCATTAACTATTTGCTTTTCATCCTTTGAAAAATCTTGAATAGAAAATTGTGTTGGAAAAACGTCTGGATACCCCCCTTCAATATCTTTATATTTTTCTCCCCATTCATCGACTGTTTTTTCATTACTTTCATCAATTTTATTTTGTACAAACTCTACAAAATTTTTATCTTTAACCCCATAGCATACATCGCTTGCCAAAAAAATAAAATCGCCCTTTTTATCTACATACCTCCTAATAGAAACTCTTGCCAATGGATTTTCAATATTCTTGTCGCCCTCTTTAATCAAATAAGCCACCAATCCCCCCCTTTTTATTTTGTTAAAAACTTGCCTATAATATTGATAAGAAAAATTTTCTCCCTCATCCCTTAAATTCATGCATGAAGTCCAATTTCGATCCGTACTCATTCCAGCAATATCTTCTGGTCTATAAGAAAAACAAACATATAGGTCTTCATTAGCACCCTTCATTTCTCCCTTTAATCTCTCGTCAAATACTTTCTTTAATCCAAATTCATTTGCCCTATTCAAAACCTTACCAATTCCTATCTTTTGCCCACTATCTTTTTTGACCGCAATACCATTTCTATAATCAATAATTTCATATCCTAGCTTACCCAACACATCAATAATTCTCTTATTAGGCTTTAATGCCTGTTCTTCAGCACCAGCCTTCTTGTACAAAAAATAAGTTCTTTCCTGTGGGAATAGTGGCCCCCAACTTAACTCTTTATTGCGCTTTTCAGCCGCCTTTTCCGCCATAGCCAATTCTTTTTCGGATAGCTTGGCATTTCTTAGCCATGTCTTGTATATCATGTTATTATGTCCTCTCATATATCCATTCCTCATGAGAACCATTATAAATAGCCTCATCTATGATAGCCTGCGCCCACTGCCACATCTTCTGCGAACCATTATTTCCAAATGCGTCAAAGAACTTCTCCGCCACATCCTGATCCACCTTTACCGTAGCCTTGGTACAAAATGTTTTGTAGTTGTTCTTTTCCCTATATTCTTTTTCAGTATCAAGCTTTTTCTTTAATGCCAGCACATCTTGTTTATCGAAATACAGACGTTCATGGGTGCCGGTGGTAAAGAATTCAGATTTATTTTTGTTGGTATATTTGGCCTGTAGAAAGCCTCTCTCAACATACTTGGCTACATGCCAAGTATCTGTGTCTAGCATTAGGGCCGCTTCTCTGCTGGATATGATGTCTACGTTTTTTTTGAACATTATATTGCGCTTAATCTATTAAATTCATTGATGCCATTTTGCCTATTGCCAAATATTTTGTTTGTAATTTCTTCGTTAGAAATGCCAGCCTTTAAGGCAATATGAATTAAATTTTTTAATCCATTATGAGAAAGTAAAGCATTACCTACTTCGTTAAAATCATTTGTTGCCGACCCATGTTGTATTGCTTGCCATATTTTCATAAGATCGTCATGTGATATTAATTTGCCATTTACCCAGATCATATCTTTTAAAAAAATATTGCCAAATTCAGATTCAATTTCACGCAATGTCTGGTCAATTTGCTTATCTCTCATAAGCCCAACCACAAACTCATTGTATTTATTGGCCGCATTTTCTAAAAATGAAAGTAATTCTTGCCCAACGGCACCAGTGATTGCAGTTTTAGGAGTATTGCCAATCTTTTGAGAAACCTCTTTTACAAATTTATCCATAGGCAATTGAATGTCTTTATAATGCACAATTATTTTTTCCGCATTTACACCATATTGTATCGCCCTTGTAAATGCCTGAACATATTCTGGAATGTCCTCTTCATGGTAAATATAATCATTGCCATCTCTACACCATACAGAAATATAATTATTTGAATTTATTTTTCCACTATTTTCAAGATGTTCTAACAACTCATATCCTATATGATGTTCGTCGCTTCTAGCAACCGGAACAATGTAATTATTGTCAAGCGAGATTAACACATAGCCAACATCATCCCATTTGCCTTCTTCGCCCCCAGAGTTAGCCAGCAATACCTTTGCTTTCCAATTTTTTATATTGGATAAATCTCCTGAAATCTTATAATTTCTTCGTATTTTTGTTGGAATAGAAAATGATTGTTGTGCTTTTCTTTTCCAAGTATCGTATATTAATGATCCTTGTTTTTTGTTTGTTAATTCATTGTATTTTTTCATTAGCAATTCTTTGTCCGCGCCTTTAACATTTAGGGCAAACTCATAAATCCACCCTGCATTACCAGACTCAGACTTAATCACAGCCTCTTGCAATCTAGGTATATCCGCACCTTTAATATCTTGGGCAAACGTATAAATCCAATATGCACCACCAGACTTAATCACTTCTTCTTGTAATCTAGGTATGTCCGCGCCTTTAACATCTTTGGTAAACAGATAAATCACCCGTGCATTACCAGACTTAATCAATGCCTCTTGCAATCTAGGTATATCCGCACCTTTAATATCTCTAGCAAACGTATAAATCCAATATGCATCACCAGACTTAATCACTATATTTTGAAGATTATTTATCTGCTCTGGCGATAAATTATTAATCGTATCATAATCATAATTTTTAAATTCTTCAAACAACTTATTATAATCCACATCATAACCTCTTTCAGTGGGCAAAATACCTCTGTATTTTTTCATTATTTTCTTAACATCAGGGCTTAATTCATCATAATAAGAATAAGGAGTTTTAGCAGAATACTTTTTATCTAGCACATCTTTAATCCACGCAGATTCACCCTTTTCAAACTTGGTAAAAATTGATCCCGTATTGTGCTCGATATCATTGATTCTATCAATAATATACATTAGCTTTTTATGATCCGTCACAGGAGTATTTTTAAGGTCAATCAAATATTGGGTAATGGCCGCCCATCTAGGTCCACCATATTGATGTGCCCAAGGAAGTTCATTAAATACCCTATATACCAGTTCAAGAGGAACATATTCTCTCTCACCATTCAAAATATGATCCGCTTGTTCTTTCGAAATATTTAATCTTAAAGCTAATTGATAAGGATCTTCAATGCCAGTTCTATTGCCTACATATCCGGAATACATGTGCTCATCATATACCGCCTTGGTAAGATTCTTCACATATTCATCTTTAACTTCTTGAAGAATCTGATAAGCCACTTGTTTATCTTCATCATCTAACTGATCCATCACAGTAGATAGAGCATAAAAATCGTATACTTGTGATGGTTGTAAAGCTAGTCTTTTGCGCCACGTATTGAATATCATACCACTCTCCCACGCCACTTTATTTCTACAGGCCATACCGAGTCCTTCCCACTCGTATACTTCTCGGGAATGATCTGTACAGCCTTTATGTTTGCCACAGCAAAAGACTTTATTGTATCGTCAAGATCGTCAAAAGCAAACAAATATTTCCTTCTAGTGCCCATCCTCTTAACCAGCTTTACACGATACGAGAATGGCTCTACCACATATATCTTTATCATGCCCTGTTCAATATCTCCCGTATCTGGCAATCTCTGGTATTGGAATTTGACCTTCAACCTATTTTCAGCCGCAAACGCAATCGCCTGAGCAGGAGATAGCTTCCCACCCTTGACGCGCCAAATCTCTTGCCACTCTTCATCTGTAAGGGGCAAAAAGTCTTCTGATATAGGCAATTTTTCTTTAGGCTGTACTTGTTTTACAGGCACTTCCATCGTAACGGGCGCAGTAGGCGGCTTAGGCACATCAACATCTTCCAGCTTTTCAGCCGGTCCACGAGGTCTGATCTGGGCCACACGTAACCCATTAATGATTTTGTCGGCATTGTTTACATGACACTCAATTACCTTCCGAGTCCCTGTGGGAAGCGCAATACTCTTTCTCTCCCTATCCACTACCTTTACCGCAATATGTTTACCATGACCATCGAAACAAATCATTGCAAACGGCAATGGACAATTCATAGAATGAAATGTAGCCCCATCGCCTAAATCATCGAATATAAGAGCAACATCCTCCGGAACATCAGAATATTTGGTTAATCCAGCGGATCGCTCTTGAGGGGTTTCTAAATATAGGTACTGCATACTATCTCCGATAATATTTCTAGTATCATAGGGAAAATTATTGCCTTTATAGAATTTTTCCTGTTCAGATTTTTCTTGTCTTTTCTGCCAAATATGGTACAATTCAATTATGGAAAAACGATTACACCATGTAGGCTATAAGTGTTCCAAAAATATAGACAGTGTATTGGAATTTCTCAAACACGGATATACAATAGCAAAGATGGGATACGAACCTGAGTTTAGAACAAAAAATGTGGTGTTTGAAGTGCCTGAACAACACATTTATTTAGAATTGGTAGATTTTCAGGAAGAGAACTCGCTAAAGGAAGGCCACTATCACAACTGTTACGAGGTAGAAAACATCGAAAAAGCGTTGCCACATTTCTATGAACTGGGCTATAAAAAAATCTCGAATATTGTTGACTCTATGGTGTGGGGTGCTAGAATAATATATATGTTCTCTAAGGAAAATGGTTTTTTAGAACTCATAGAAAGGTAAAACTATGAACAAAGAAGAAAAGAACAAGGAATTAATTAAAAAAATCAAAAAATTTCAAAAAAGATACATGGTTAAAAATAAAAAAGAGAAAATGCCTGCATCTATATACTCTCTTTTGGACTGCATCAAAAAACACAAAGCATTTTTTCCAGAAATATACAACAAAGCTAAATTAACTTCAGGTATAGGAAAAATGCTTTGCAAAGATGCAGGATATATCGATGAACAATTTAAGATCATTAAGTATGCATACAATTTAGGCGAAATTGATTTGACAGAACTCATCGACAATATTCAAAATTCGCTGGAAGATAAAATAGAAAACGAACAAGAAAAAATTAATGCGGCTGTAAATACAGATATGGTGTTAAACAATAAACCACTTGTGTGCCCAAGAGCAGATCCAAAAATTGAAAAAGAAATCAAATCATTGCAATGATATTTGTCTCTAACTACAACAGTTCCACAATGGCCTCGAACCCCATCATGTATGAGGCTATTTTCTCGCTAAATAAAATAGATGATTCCGAGTGCGTAATCTCCATATACAACCCCACCGAGCACACAAATCATTTGTACTACGCCAGCACACTAGATTTCATAACTAAATTAGTAACGAATAACACAAACACCCATTTTTACATCACAAACTACATTTTAGACACAAACAATTCTTTGCTCTCCAACAACGATGAAATACAACGATACAATGAAGCCCTAAGAGAAATTGGTACTCAAAACTATACCATTGTAGATATTAACAAAATTGCCTTAAAATATGGCAGAGAAAACATAGTTTCCAATAAATTCTGGTATTCCTACTCGTGTCCGTTCACCAAGAAGGGCCAGAAACGCGCCATAGAGGCCATAGAAACCGCTAGGACGGTCAACAATGGGGGCGGCATCAAATGTATTGCACTAGACGGCGACAACACGCTCTGGAGGGGAATTATCCTAGAAGGCACAGCCGAACTTACCGCCGAATACGAACATGTGCAAAATATTTTGCTCCAATATCGCAATAATGGTATTTTTCTAGCCCTTTGTTCTAAAAATAGAGAGCAAGATGTTTGGCGTTTTTTAGAAGAATGTCCGCTAAAACAGAAGCATTTCAGTGCCAGTAAAATCAACTTTATGCCCAAGGCCGACAATGTAATAGCGGTCGCCAAAGAACTGAACATATCACCCAAACATATCCTATTTATCGACGACGACGATTACAATCTGATTTCCGTCAAAGAAACTTGTGGTGCTTATACACTATCTTCTTTACCGGCAGAAAATTTGGCAGAAAATATACTGTCTTATCCTTTACTCGATTACAAATTTTTGACCCTAGAGGATGAAAGACGAATAGAATCTTTCGACTATGTGGCTAAAAACAATATTGCCCCTACATTTACCATAACAACCGATCCAAATAGTCACCGCATTGCCCAGATGAGCGTCAAAACAAATCAGTTTAATCTCAATAAATATCCCCTAACCGCAGAGCAAGTAAAAATTCTTACCGAAAAAAACAAATTGTTTGCATGTGAAATGTTTTATGATATAATATCCTATGGTGTTGTAGCATACGCTATACTTGAGGAAGATACAATACAACAATTTGTGGTGTCGTGCAGAGTGTTTGGAATGGGCGTAGAAAATATATTGTTGAACGAACTAAAAAAGAATGGTGCAACCAAGGGCAAAATAAACAAGACAGAAAAGAACAAAATGTTTCATGACTTTTATCTTAATAATAGGATCGAAGAATGTTAGATAGAGTGATTGCCATATTGACATCTATTCTTAAAATAAAAATAGATGAAAAATCGGAAAGAAAAAACATACTCCAATAGGACTCGATGCAAAACCTAAATATTATCATGACGCTAGAAGAAGAGTTTAAAATTGACATCCCTATGGATTGTTTTAAAGAATTATCGTCCGTAAAAACAATTGTAAAATATTTGGAAAATCAAAAATGTACTTGATAAACGCAAATCCATCTGATGCTGACGATGTTCAATTTTGCATGTCTATCCGCAATAATCCGGATAACCACAAATTTTTTCACCAGAATATGCATATCACGGAAGAAATGCAAACTGCATTTATGGCAAGAGAAAAATATTTTTACATCATCATCGATAATGAAAAACGTGTGGGCACCATAAGCTTATACAATATAAATGGCGATACTGGCGTACTCGGAAGATTCTTTGTCGTCCCAGAACAACGATTTTCTGTAGTTGCAACACTATCGGAAGTGTTGATTGTAACAAAGGGATTTGAAGACCTTGGGCTGAACACACTGCTTTGTGATATCGTACAAAACAACATGACCATTATCAATATGCACGATAACTTTGGATTCAAAACATACGAAGAAAAAGATGGAATAGTCTATATGAGGCTAAATAAAAATGGCATTACTCCATTTTACCACAAAATGCATAAACGATTTATTGGCAACAAATATCATGACTTTTGGAGATAGACATGAATGAACTAGATGAAATTGCACCAAACTACAACACCGTCCTCAACAACAAGATTAACAGGAAAATTAATGAATGTACATATAGAACTCTGAAAAGATACTTGGATGAATTCGATTCTGGAAATGTTTTGGAAATTGGTTGCGCCGATGGTAGAGTAACCCAACATTTAATCACACACAATATCAATCTAACATGTGTGGATGGGAGCGAAAAACTCCTACAGCTAACAAAAGAAAAGTTTCCATCAATCACTGCGGTTAATTCCATGCTTGAAGATTGGGAAACAGAGCAAAAATTTGATTTTATCATATGCTCATTTGTATTAGAACATGTGGATAATGTTGGAAAGTTTCTCGGAAAAATAAAATCGCTTTGCCATGAAAAAACGCAAATATTTGTTGCCGTGCCCAATGCATGGTCATTTCACAGAAAGGCCGCACTTGCCGCTGGCATGATAACAAAAATAGATGAATTCAGTGAACTAGATAAAAAAATGGGACATAAAAGATATTACAATCCCATGACATTTAGGACTGACATGCTTCTAGCAGGATTTTATTTACTCGCTGGAGGTGGAATACTTTTTAAGCCACTCCCAGAATCCGATATGGCTAATTTACGAGATGAAACCCTAGAAGCTTTTTATCTGCTAGGAAAAGACTATCCAGAACATTGCAATATTACATATGTCGTGGCAAAAGCAGGAGACTAACCATGTATCAAGTATTCAGACCATACATGACAGAAGCGGAAGAAAAAGCCGTAATCGAAGTGCTTCGTTCTCGATGGATCGGGCTGGGGCCAAAGACAAAAGAATTAGAAGATAAATTTGCCGAATATACGGAATCAAAATACTGCGTTACTCTAAACTCGTGTACAGCCGCGCTAGACATGGCACTACGACTATGTAATGTTAGACAACATGATAAAGTGCTGGTGCCGACAATGACATTCGTATCCACAGCACATGCAGTTTGTTACAATGATGCAATGCCAATATTTGTAGACTGTGACGAAACCCTTCAGATGGATATTATAGACCTTGAAAGAAAAATAGATAAATTTGTAAAGGCAATCATTGTCGTTCACTATGGAGGAAGAATTAATTCTCATATCAAACAAATTGCAGAAATTTGCAAAGAAAAAGGAATTTACTTAATCGAAGATTGCGCTCATGCGGCTGGCTCTTGGCTAAACGATAAGCATGCTGGTACATTCGGGGATATTGGGTGTTTTTCCTTCCATGCGGTAAAAAATCTTGCTATGGGCGACGGCGGGGCAATTATTACGGCCAATGAAGAGATGGCGACTAGGGCAAAGAAGGTGCGCTGGCTTGGAATCGATAGGGGCACTTGGGATAGAACGGCCAACAACAAGGAATATTGGTGGGAATACATTGTCGATGAAATCGGATATAAGAATCATCCATGCGATATTCTATCCGCCATTGGCGTAGAACAGCTAAAAAAACTGGAAGCAATGAACAACATGAGATATTTTATCTACAACACATATAGAGAAAACCTTAAGACACTGATAGAACAAGGTCTAATAGAAATTATGCCAGACGATACCACATCAAGCCTTTCCTCATGGCATTTGATGGTAATAAAGGTAAGCGAATTGGACAGAAATGATTTGTCTTTATGCCTAAAAGAAAAGGGAGTAAATACTGGCGTACACTACAGGCCAATTCATATGTATCCGTGCTATGGCAATACCCCGCATCTTCCAATAGCAGAGGAAATATTTAAAAAGATTCTTTCACTCCCAATGTATTACGATTTAACGGCGGAAGATGTCAAAATAATTTGCAATCATATTAAAGAATTTTATGAATGACAACAAAGTTTTTTATGCGAGAACAATTATGCTTCGCCGAACTATCGGGCGACCATAATCCGATTCATACAGACCCAATAGCCGCTAGACGCTTAATTTTTGGCAATCCCATAGTACACGGCGTCCATCTATTATTGTGGGCAATGGCACAGTGGGGTGGCGATAAAAAAAATATATGGATCAATTCCCTAACAGTTACATTTAATACTCCATGTTATCTTGAAAAAGAAGTAACATATTTACTAAAAAAGGATGATGGCCAACACGTTATAATAGAATTGTTTTCAGAAAACAAACCTATTGTCTCAATAGAATTTTTTTGGTCTATTCGTGTACAAGAAGAAACCACGCTGGCCGAAAAACCATTAACTAGCCAAAAATGCAATGATTTGTCAATCGATGACATAGACAATGCAAAGGGTAAAATACCGCTCTACCTCGATATGCAAAGATTTGAAGCATTCTTTCCAAATCTATTTGCATTTTCCAAACTACAAATTGCACAAATCATTGCCACAACAAGGCTCGTTGGCATGGAATGTCCCGGCCTAAACTCAATTTTTTCGTCATTAAACATCAAGTTTTCACAGCACATAAACAATGACGACATTGCATATGAAACAACAAAAATAGACAAACGATTTGGGCTGGCAACAATTAAAATATCTTCCGATGGGATGAGCGGAATTATACACTCTATCATTAGGCAGAAACCACAAAAGCAAATTTCATTTTGTCAAGCAAAAGAAATGGTTGGAGCAAATGAATTTGCATCTCAAAGAGCACTCATTATAGGCGGTTCTCGTGGCCTCGGAGAAATAACCACAAAGCTTTTAGCCGCCGGTGAGGCCAGTGTAAGGTTTACATACAACCAAGGCAAGGACGATGCCAATTTAATACTAGATGAAATACAACTCGATACCATTAATGCACTTCAATACAATATTTTTGACGATAACCTTCCCCTTCCGCTAGAAATATATGGCTGGAGGCCGACTCACTTATATTATTTTCCAACACCATTTATCTTGACGGGAGAAAACGGAAGATTTTCAAATGAATTGTTCAAAAAATTCTATGACTATTATGTGCTTGGAATCAACAAAATATTTTATACCCTTGTAGATAGCGGGTTAAAGTCAGTCTTTTATCCATCATCTATTTTTGTGCAAGAGATACCGTGCAATATGTCTGAATATGCCATAGCCAAATCTGCTGGGGAACAACTATGTAATTTTTGGCAACAAACATGGCCCAACATCACAATATATACTCCCAGACTTCCAAGAATAAATACTGACCAAACGGCAAATATTTTTGCGCCCGACAAACAAAGTGGAGAACACGTTCTCTTAAAACACATTAGAATATTAAATAGTTTAGTGTTGCATTAACAAACAATTTTGCTATACTAGAAGAAAAGGAGAAAAGAAATGAAAAAGCTACTCGCATCAATCTTGTTGGTCTTCGCCTCGTGTCAGTACATTCAACCCCAGCCTACAACACAGGAACAAACACAACAAGCCAAAACGCCCCCATTCGACGAAGCAGAAGGATATCAAACAAACTTTGTTACTGACACTATGGCCAGCACGATCCAACAATGGATTGACTGGACAAAGCAAGAGCTAGAAAAAGTCGGACAACTAGACAATGACGCCAGAGAAAAGATTCTCAACAATCTCAAGGAACGTCTCGTAGCACACGGCAATATATCCGATACGGAAGCAAATGAATTTGTAGAAAAAATCAGCCCACGAGTAGAGAGACTTATCAGGGCATTTGTTTCTGGCAATAAGATTGAAATCGGTCTGGCCACTATTAGTGTTCTGACAGTGCTCATTCCGTTCATCATTGTGATTATCCGTCGTCGTAGGAACAAAAAATGACAAAGTTTGACAAACAGTATTATGAAGAACAGGCCAAACAAATACCCAAAGAGGTTACACTTTACAAGCTAGGTATATCTCGATATCGATGGCTTATTGAACACCTATTACGCATATACAAGAACCCTACTGCCGTTAATATCTTAGATATAGGCATACAGGATGGACAGTTTGCAACCGGCACAGCGGCATTTGACTTCAACGTAATAGGAGTCGATATAGCCGATGAATATGTAAGAATAGCAAAATTGCTAAGAAAAAACGTTCTCCCAGAGGACAAAAACATAAGCTTTCAACAAGCAGATATTTGTGACTGCGAAGAGTTTGTGGCTGGCAAAAAAGACTTCTTCGACTGCGCATATTCATTTGAAGTCTTGGAACATGTACCCGACTTGCCAAAAGCGTTGCAAAATATCCATACAATGCTAAAAGAAAATGGATTGCTGTTTATCTGTGTACCCAACGAAAATAGCTGGGCACATGATGAATCTCATATTAGAAAGTTTTCGGCGTACAATAAAGAGGGGCATATTCATCTGTATCGTGGACTTGAGATTGAACGGTTTGAAGTCTGTAAAATTGAGGTTGCACAGTACGATGAAGCAAATAGCTGGTTATACGCGAGCCTACAAAAGTTAAAATAAAAAATAAGACAATAATTTTAGCCCAATTGATAAATGGAGCAAGCCATTCCGTTTCTCCATGAGTAGCCATTGAGGGTATTGGTGAAACCAATGTCTTGCCCTTTCTACCAACTACAGTAAAATAAGCCTTGCTATTTGTGTGCGTATCATTATTGTTTCGTATAATAGCGTCAAACATATCTGCATCGTCTATTAGCGTTTTTACCTTGGCGGCAAATGTCATTGGCGTACTGGGCACGAACACCCAGTGGCTATTGTCTGTCGTATAGCACTTGGTGGGCCAAGAGTCTCTATTTTCTTTCATGTATTTATCTGGATGATCGTATAGCGTAACATAATCTGCTATTGCAATGCCTTCCATTAGTATCTGGGCAGAACCAGCGCAATGTATGTAATCGTTTTCAACAAAATAAATGACATCTTCTGGATTGTTGTTTTTAACCGCGTGATCGTAGGCAAATATAAAACTTTTTCTATTGGCCACTGAAGTTCTGAATATTTCCGTTATTTTATCGCCATGCCTATCTTTTAGTATGTTGTAGGTTTCGTCAGTTACGTTGTCTGCCACAACATATAGTTTGTCATATTTGAAATTTTTTAAAAAATTGTTGAAACAATTTTTATTACATATGTATTCTGGCTTTACTTTGCAAAACCCTTTATCACTTAGGCGATAATAAACAATTATTTGTCCAGACAAACTTTTGCCCAATCAATACGAGTGGCTAACCAATCGACCTCTCCATGTGTTGAATAAGAATGAATCGGAGTAATCAGCCTTCTATTGTTACATCGTGAGCCAGTCAACACACTAAATATTCCGGCATCGTTAGGGTGATTATATGGTGATTCGTCAATAATGGCATCAAATACCCATTTGTCCTGCTTCAGCGTCGATACCTTAGCCGCAAATGTCATTGTAGTTGAACCCACTTTTGCCCAATGCGTAGACTTTGTGTGATAAAGATATGTGGGAACTTTATCTTTATGCTCGGGCAAATATTTGTCAGGATGGTCATACAGGCTTACATAATCTGCTATTTCTATCCCCTCTTCCAATATCTCTCTTGAATGGGGAAGGTGGATGTAATCGTTTTCCACAAAATAAGCAATCGTATCGTCTGGCAATACAACTGACAAATTCAGTGCATGCTTAAAGCTAGTCTTGTTCCCAAGCTTTGTTCTTCGTAATGTTTTGTATGGAAAATACGCCAACCACTCATACGTCGAATCACACACATTGTCCGCCATGATATGAAGTTCATCATATCTGAAATTTTTAACAAAATTGTGCAAACAATTTTGTGGTGTTACAAAATATGGTTTTCTCTTGTCAGCACTTACATCGCTAGTACGGTAAAATACAACTACATTGGCCATATAATTCCTTATCTAAATTGTAAAAATAAGTATACCGTTAAAATTCAAAGAATGCAAGTGGTTTCCGATATAATTCTTTAGGCTTATTGTCCGGTGCTTTAGGCTTATTCTTTACCTTCTGCAAATACCAATTAGAGTCTTCTACCACATTCTCATTCCAACTATGATAATCGGTTAAATGGCCGAAAACAAGATGGTGGGTTTTGCAAAGAGACACTAAATTTGTGGGTTCTAGTTCTAGCTCTGGATGAATCTGATATGGCTTGACATGGTGCACTTCGATATTTCTTGTCGTCCCACAGGCTATGCAAAATGGATGTTTTTTGACATGCTCTTTTCTGATCGTAGGCCAATCTGAAGAACGAAGCTTATAGCCAAATATGGAGTTTATGCCGACTGATTTTAAAAAGTTAAACACCATATGTCTTTTCCAAATAGCCTAAAGAATCTTCTGCCTGTTTGCCGTATTCTCGTAATTTTTTTATAATATATCGCAATGAAGATTTAGACAAATAATTTATCATATTGTATAGCCCTTTACCAAACTGCAAAAAATCAACAATTTGTTTACCACTTTTGTCTTCTAGCAAAAGATCAATGATTTGTTTTTGTTGGGCAGTCGATGCAAAAAAATAAACCGCCGCTAACCAATCAATTTTTTTTGAGTTAATCACAAATTCATAAAATTTAGCAAAAATTGGTTGTGGCAAACGTCTAATATAATCGAAATATTCATTTTCAAGATCATTTTCAAGATCATTGTCAACAATATTAGAAATAATTGATAATGGAGTATTTGCAATTTTGTCCAGTACATCACTCCACTTTTTTGTATCTTCAATGTATCCATGCTCTTTCGTGGTCAACCCACGATACTTGGACATGATTCTTTTTACTTCAGGGCTTAGCATGTTGTAATATGTGTATGGGGAGCGAGCCGCGTACTTCAAATCAAGAACTTGTTCAATCCATTTGTATTCCTGATGCTTTTTGAATTTAGTAAATATTGAACCAGTATTGTGCTCTATGTCATTAATTCTATCTACAATAACCATAAAATTCTTGTAATCCTCTACCGGCGTATTGGCAAGATCAATCAATAATTTGGTAATCTCTGCCCATTTAGGACCACCATATTCATCTTCCCAGTCCAGTTCATTAAATGCTCTATACATAGTCTCCAAGTCAAGCGGTTGGCCCAAACTTATTTGCTTTGCTATATTATCCGAAACATTCAAAGTTTTTTGTATGTATCTCCACTCACCCTCTACATAATCTTTCGCATGTCTAAATTCATCGTTTACGGCCTTTGTCAAGGATTCTATATAATCTTTTTTCACTTCCTGTAACACTTGAAATGCAATTGTCTTGTCCTGTTCATCTAACAAATCAAGCACAGTAGAAAGTGCATAGAAGTCATATATTTGGCTTTGTGTAAGAGCCAATCTTTTACGCCATGTATTGTATATCATTTTATTATCTCCAGCATCTTCTCATGTAAACACCATATCCCTAACTGCCCAAAATCCACATAAACCTCTTTCCCATAAATAGCTTTTATGATTCCAGCCTTCCCGATTATCTTTAATGACATCCAAACATCTTGCACATCCACCCTCTTCATGTCACAATCACACCATAACTGCTTCACAACAGCCATAGGGTTGTTTTTCTGATGCAACAAAACAGTTTGCCCAACTTGCATCAACACCCTCACTTAGTCAAAAGCCCTGTCGTGGCGTATATCCAGCCACCCAATATCGCCAGCCATGCCCGTCCATAACGATCTACAAGGATTTCATCGCCATGATAACACACAGCGTCCTCACAGCCTCCATTATAACAGGGCAGGGCAATTGACGTATCAAAAATTTGGAAGCCGCCTTGGGCATCCCTGACGTATCTACGCAAAATTACGGTGGACTTCGCGTCATCCTTTAGTCCACCAGCGATAGAAATCATCTGCGCTACGGTCGTCCCCTCGTCCACGGTATATCTGCCGGGTTTATCAACCTCTCCATGCAGCCAAATCACCGTCTTTCCCGGCACTTCTCGCTCTGTAACGGGCGGTATGGCGGCAAATGGTTTGTTACTTAATACACAAGAAGTTAAGATGAGTATAAACAAAAGCTTTTTCATGCCATTTTCCTACACTATTAAATCATAGGAAAATAGATGGATATTAAATAATTTCAATTTTCCAATCGTTTCTGGGCTGATAATCAACATCAGAAACTTCAGTGTACAATATTCCGTCCATCGTATTCTCGGGAGACAAATAAAAGCACTTAATCTTCCCCGTATTAACATCAAATGCATACAAGGCTTTCCCACCCTTCGTTTCCTTCAAGGAATATGGCTCTACGGTATATTGCTTTACCTGCCCGTTTCTCTTGCGATAAGAAAAATTTAGAAGCTTTTTCTTACGCGCAGATGCAACAATGTCAACAAATGTTTTGTCGGCAACATTTTCACTCATAAATTTTAACCTTTCCTGAACTAGATATTTTAATGTCCTTTACGGAACTGTCTGACAAAATATTCATTATCTTCGTGTTGTCCTTCGCCCAATCCAAAAAATTAACCGTCAAACTCATGATCTGAGAAAATTCCTCGATATCATGATCCGCTATCGACAAATAATTTGCACTCTTGGGGTCAGTCCCACCCTTTGGGATGTGCATCAACTCATGCAGAAGGAGTACAAATATTTGATCCCTGTTGAACTTCTTGGAATTTGGCAAACATATTTCCAAGATATAATCAATGTCTTCTTTCATAAAGACCTTGACCGCTGGATGAAAGTATCTCACAATTGCATAAAATTCATATTGTTTGGAGTAAACGGCGGTAACGATTCGTATTTTACTCAAATCAATATGGCCAATGTATTTCCTGTATTTCTTTTTTAAACCTAACATTACTGGAAACAACTCTTGCGTAACATCAGTGTATTTTACCATTTTTTACTCTTCTAGGATTTTTCCAGCCATATTCCAGTCCAGCCCGTATTTTCTTAATATGAAAATAAAGTCTTCTCTATCGTGTTTACGCATCTTCATAAACGCCTTATCGTCTGGGTCCGTCCCGCCCTCGGCTATGTGCATTAACTCATGAAACGTAATAATCTCCATCTGTTTTGGAGTCATCTCTTCGCAATTAGGCCATATATATTCTAACACATAATAACAATTGGTAAAATAACAAAGTGGAACGCCAACCATATGACATCGAGCATCGTATTTTCTTCTATAGTCGGCAATCGTATTTACAAACCTAACCCTCTCCAAATCAATGTGCCCCAAATACAAATCAAATTGTTGCACTAATTTTCGTGCAATTGGTTTGTATTGTTCAGTAACTTCAATAATTTCTGGCAATAACGGCATTATAGATATTTTCGTTTCAATGATTTTTTGATTGTTTCTCTCTGTTCTTCCGCCTTCTTCTTTAGCGTTTCTTTTGTGTTTTTATCCTTGGGTGCCGTATGGTCTACATCGCCAGCACCTAATTTTGCCTTACGTTCTTTTTCCCGCTCTTGTACTAATTCACCAGCGGCCTTCATTTCTTCCTTGTCCTTAAACCCCTCGTTGTAGATAGCCATCTGCTCATTATAAACTCTCTTGGCCTTTACATCTTTACTGGGAGACGGCCCCTTGATATCGAAAGATATGTTGTCATAGCATGGCCCCATCTCGTTACCACATTCCTGACAAAAATATGGCGTCAAACAATCGTGCTTTTCGTCCCACTCAATATATACTCTCTCTTCGTCGTGCCCACATTTGGTGCAAAGCATATGATGAAACGGCATCTCTTACCTTTCTGAAAAATACTCTTTTATTTTGCCAGCTATATATGCCACTTTTATGTTAACCGGACATTGTGTCATGCCAAATATCGTGCTCATTTGATCCTGCGTATAACAAAGCACGTAATAGCACACGAACATGTCCAGTTCTTCCGCATTCAAATAACTGTGTAGATAATCTATAATATCCACTATGTTTGGATGTGTAAAAAAATCCCCACCTTTATTTTTGTAAATATTCTCGTCACAATATTCCACGGAACAATTTTCCATATTCCTATGCATCAACCCAGTTTGTTCATAATCGAATATCAAAAACTCTTTTACTCTAAAATATAACTTGCCTACAATGTAGTTTGTGAAGTTATCATTAACCTTTGGGTCGTACTCAAAAACAAGCTGTAAAAAAAAGACTTCTACATTTTCCTTTATTTCCTCGTATTGCATAAACCGAAATGTTCTACGAAGTTTCAGAACAATCTTATGAATAAGTCGAGCATATAAATCCATAAGGGCTTTTATGGACTCCTGTTTTTCCTGCTTAACGCCCTCGATGTGAGTGTAAATTTCTTCGTATTGTACGCTCATATGATTTCCGCCACTTCTTTATCGGTATCGTGTAATACCATGCTGTATTCTCCGACCAAATTTTCGTAAATAGATTCTATGATAAACTGTCTTCTTGCATGTTTATCTTCTTCTTCTTTGCCATAAACATTAATGTAAAGAAAATCCTTGTTGTTCTCTTCCACCAAGCCCATTATTTCCTTATCAAACGTAACCTTCAAATACTGACCAGCCTTACTGTTGTCACAAAATACGACACAACTCGCCGTCTTATCGTTCAGCAATCTTTTCAAATGAGCAAAATCATTTGCATTAAAATCATCTCTTGAATGAAGCAGGATAAGTGCAATTTTATTTTCCTTATCAATCATGGCAATCAGGACTCCTTGAAATATGTTTTTACCATGTCTTCAGTCATTTGCTCCACGCTGACTTTAAAATCTTCTAAAGTGCCAGAGTTAAAAATAACTCTCTTAAAATCATAATCGTCTAAAGAAACTTCCGAAGAGTGCAAATCATTTGCATCCTCGATAGCCCTGTTGATCCTAATTGCCTCAATTACAGGACAGACAATTTCTGCGCTTAATGGAGAATAGCATTTAAACCCATCCCAGTCCATTTCGTTGGGATATCGGCAGTCCGTAATCATAGCCACATCGAATTGTTGCTTGTACATCAAGCGAGTAAGTTTTTCTTTCAGAATGTTGACCCAATAATTTGGCTCTACAGTTCTATAAAACTCGCCTACGAATTGCATTACTTCCCTACAAGTCTTTTTATATTCTGGAATGAGCACTTCTTTCTTATCGCCGTAAAGATGTTCGTAGGTGAAATATCTAAAATCTCTGGCCACCACATCCTTGACAGAGTCCGCAAATGCAAACTGTTCTGCCGTTATGTTATGTTTTTTAAATGCTTCTTTGAAAAAAATTGCCGCTTGATTTTTGCCGTGTCGTTTTTTTCCGCTTATCAGTAAAACCATTTTCATTAACGAATATCCTTAATATAAAACATTGTCTTTCCACTTCTCGTGATATTTTGTGGCGTTTTTGCAATCTTGTAGATGTGTATCGTATCGACTTCTATTGCCGCCTCTTTTGTGCCACACCTTGCTGTCAGCACATGTCCATACCTCAAATCCATGCTTCAAAAGCCTACGATTCATATCGATATCCGCCCATAGCCCAACGCCAATAAATTCTTCATCCCAAAAATAGCCGTCTTTTTCCATCAGTGTATCATATACCTTTGCGCTGAACATATCCGGAGAAAACCCAGACCCCTTTACATTTTCCGTTAAATCCTTATGATTCCAATTACAGGCAGATGCCCTGCCAATTTTCTGATTTTGTTCCATAAAACAATGTAGTTTGTCTAACCAATCTGGATATTTGTCAAATCTCATATCGCCATGTAAGAGTAAAAAATATTCGCAGCCATTCTCAAATATCTTTTTTGCCGCCCAATTACATGTCGGTATTGCATGCTCTCCGTTAACATGCTGGCAAAATACTGCATTATCATAACACCATTTTTTTAAAGACAAATCCTCTTGCTCGTTTTTGTCGATACACAAAACAAAATGTTCTTCGAAATTAATGCACATTTTCAATGTGCCAAACATTTCACAAACATCTTCTGTATCGTTAAATGCCAAAGAAACAATGCCTATCTTTTTCAAACCGCGATTCCTCTATAAAATTGTTCGTACTTAAGGGCATGCCATTCCTTCATCTTGGCTCTCCAGCTTTCGGCCTCGTCCCAAGAACAATTCCATTTTTCCATAAACTTCTTGCGATTATTCTCATTATACTGCATACCAGTATTACTGTAGTCTGTCATCATGCCAATAATTTGAGGATTGTTACGTGTAACGGCCCCATAGTGCATAATGCAACTGCGGCCTGTAACGAGGCATTTCTTGCCACTATCGTAAACACGCTTGTAAAAATCCACATCTTCCCAACAAGCTGGATAGAAACGTTCATCAAAACCGCCGGTAGATGCAAGGTAATTTCTGTCTATTAAAAAACATGTTCCGTGGAAGCCATCTACGGTTTTATCGTAAAACAGCTTTTCCTTTTCATACACATTTTTCCATTCTTTTATTCCAATCTCAGGCAAACACATTGCAACACATCCATCTTTTTGATTCTCAAGGTACGCATCTCTCATAATAACATCGTAATCTTCTGTAACCAGCGTATCTGAATTCAAATAAATAAGATATTTTTCATCAAATGAATTGTAGTTAATAATACGGTTTGCAAATTCAGAGCAACTTAATGGCCGCTTTTTATTCGTGTCAAACATATATTCATATACAAGCTTTCGGTCCATTCTACTAACCATCTCTCCAATATCGTCCTTTATAATTTCTGCTATTGGAGGGGTGCCGTTGTCTACAAATACAATTGTTCTTGCTTGTCCATATTTTAAACAAGACAAAACACAATTTTTTGTCATTTCGTAGTTCGTAACATGCGCTATAATAATTGCAGTATCCGTAATCATTTTTTTCTCCCGTTAAACTATCATTCCTCTAGTTTTCCATTTATTTTGATGATAGGCCGTATTTTTAAACTCCCATTCCTTTCTTGGAATCCGTCCCCGCGTTCCCATTCCCTTATGCCAAACCGTGCTTCTAGGCGTTACAATAATGTCGTAGCCAAGGGCAACGATTTTCCTATTGATATCGTCGTCATCCCAACAACAAGCCCCAAGGTAATTTTCGTCGTAAAATTCGCCATATTTTTCTACCACCTTATCCACCACTTCCTTGCGGATAATCGTAGGACATCCATTGCCCGGTCGATCCTTTGTACAATTATCCAAATTCCAATTTCTGGGAGTTGCCTTTCCGGTCTTTGGAGTCTCATCCATATACTGAACAAGTTGTTCTATCCAAAGAGGATTGTCGAAAATCATATCGGTATGCACCCAAAGTACATATGTACAATCCAATTCGTTGCATAGCTTAAATGTCCCCATGTTTAACGCCGTAGTCAAATTACCAGCAGTTCCCAAATATGTGATGCCATTATTTTTGCAAAACACTTCAAGATTAAATGGTCTTATGCCCTCAAGAATCCCATCAATCAATACTATGGGGCACTCCTGAATATTTTTGCAACCCCTTAAGGTGGCAAACATTTTTACAAGTTCTTCGTAATCATTCAAGGTAGTTAAAATGATGCCTGTCTTAGTCACTTGCCTTCTCCTACAAATCGTTGAACCGCCCAATCATACGTATCGTACCAGTTTCCACACTCTTCTTTTTTCGCCTGCCATTCTATCCAAAGTGGATCATTATTTGTTTCTATGATCCACTTTTGAAACTCTCGAACATTGTCAACCACATTGTTCTGTATCATTTTACCATCTTTAAAATATTCATCAAATATAATCCGACATGCTTCTGGATATACTCCAATAAATGGAATTACCACATTGTCCTTGACTCTGCTTTCAATAACCCCAGCAGGATTTCCATGATCCAAATTCCACTCTACGCCCTCTTTGGCCTCCTTATATCGCTTCAAATTACCGTCTGAAATCATGTCATACTTCAGCCAGCGCAAAAACACTTCATAAGACGCCTTTAGCCCATAACCAAAATGAAAGTATGCCATGTCCTTGGATAAGAAATTTTTGCCCTTGGGGATGCCCACCACAGCCTCATGCACTCCGCCACCCCATTTTGTATCTTTCGTGATTCTAAAAATATTATTTTTTATGTGATAAGACCGCTCAATCTGAATACAAAACGGAGACCCCATAAAGTGATAAAATCTTTGCGTTATCCTAGCGTATTCCTTATCCGTCATTATGTATTTCTTCAGATGCTCATAATCGTTACGATTAATCACATCGTCACAATCATGCCACACCACCCAGTCTATTCCACTGTTTACACTGTGCTCTAACGCCTTGTTTCTAAGCGCATCAAACCCCTGATTGCCATAAAACTCAATATACTTCCAGTCAGAATTTCCTCTATTCTTGTACTTTTCAACAATAGCCCTAACATTATCGCTACAACCATTATCGACAAATACAATTTGGTCAAACACATTGTCGATGGAATTCATAAACATTTCCACCATCAATTCTTCAACTTTTCCAGATTCCTTAGCTATGATATTTAATGCTACAGACATATTATAAACTCCTGCAAAGATCAAGCACTTGTTGAGTAAAATTATCGATGTGGTATTTATTTATTAGCTCTTTTCTCATCTCCGTACAATCAAAAAACACGCCTCCAGTAAACCAATTTAGCAATTCATTGATGTCATCGTAAAACTCAATACCTATTTCATTGCCCATTTCTTCTTTTATTACCTTTACATCATCAAAAAACGGGCTGTCATTTCTAAGAAAGATGGGCGGCTTTTTAGTATTTAAAAGTGTGCGTAAAGCCGCAGATGCACCCATACCACCATAATTATAATAATTCAAAACAATGGCACTTGCCTTTCTAAGAGTTGCAATAACTTTTTCTTCCGGAGTATGTTCTTTAATCCAAGTAACATTATTTTGCAAATCGCAAGACACTATCAACTGTTCAATCTGCTCCTTATACTTTGCATTATCTCTCTCAGTCGTCGTACAGGCCATAAGCAGATGTGTCGGCAAACCCATTGAATTTAGTTTCTTAGTCAAAATAATTAATTCGTTCAACCCCTTGTGAAAAAAGGTAAAACCAAACGTGCCGATTACAAATTTATAGTCATTAGGAATTTCTTCTGCAATACACTCTTGCGGATTATATTCTAATTCACGACATGGATAATGCATGAACTTTACCTTCTTGCCATCATGCCCAAGTCGTTTAAACTCATCCACAACTTTAGGATTATGCGTTATAATGGCATCTGAATATTCATAGATGAGGTCGTTCATCAAAAAGCAATCACGCACAAATGTATGCATTATGTTTATAATCTTAATATTTCTTGCCTTTAACCCCTTAAAAAATATTTTCAACCTCTCGCTATGATAAAAGAAATCATATTGCATCTGATTAATAACATATTTAACGTCGTATCGTTCAGCCACCTTTAAAAGAGAAAATGGTGGGCCTCCAACAGACACCAAGTTAGCACCATTTTTCATCAATGACTGCGCCATATGCGTATTATAGTCGGCTATTCCACAAACTTGTCTGGCCGAATTACAATACAGCATTATATTTTCTTTATCTGTTTTGGGAGAATAAATAACCGGCTTTTTTATGTCCAATGCATCTATCAATTTATCCGTCGTAACTGTTACATTAAAATTCTTTACCACATAATCTGATACCTTTGGCTTCAATTCATCAATCTTAGTCAAGACATCAGCAACTTGGCTTTCATCAGGAGAATACCAAACTGAATTGCGGTAAATACGAGCCGTAGGCCCAGTAACCCCAATATCCTTTATCAAATTACAATCTATAAGGTGAGCATTGTCATCATTCAAATATTGAACATATGATGTAGACCGGGGGGCAATGATTTGCTTGTTCATACACGCCATCTTAGCACACGTAATATCCCAGCCTTCCCCATACGATGTTGTGAGATAGTGGGTAAAATTAGCCAAATAAAATTGTAGATCGCCCTCTGCCCAAAACTGTGTATAAATACAAACATTGGGAGAAATGCCATATTCCTTTTTTAGTTTCTTGTACTCATCCATAAACCCTTCAAACTTATTGCCGCTATTGCTATTCACCTTCAAAAACAAACATGTCTCGTTACGAGTCTTTTCGCTCCAATTCATCCACGCCTTGAAGTAAGAGCGTATCGCGCACCAAATATTTTTTCTCGTTATCAATTCCTGAAGAATAAGAATCCTGTTCCTATAAATAGTCCGTATATCCGCCAGTTGCCCATTTTTTCTCGCAAACAACGGCTTACACGGTATCTCTGGATTAAACAATTTTGTATTCGTTCCAATAGGAACAATATCAATAAAATTACCGCCTATTCCAGAATCCATCCAAACTTTTTTGCAGTGTTCGGAAGGCACAAGCGTCAGGTCCATATTGTCTGAAGCGGTAAGCCACTCCGCTGGCAGAATGCCACCACATTCAATCATGGTGTAATTTATATTTCTTGTATTCGTATGTAAGTTTTGTTCCACTTGTTCGGGGAGGCAAAAATTCAAACTACAAATTGGTTTGAATGTGCTGTTTTTAATAGCACTTTCAAATATTTTGTCCCTTAATTTCGGTGTCCCCGCCCAATGCTCAAAATTCTTTAGTGCAATATTCCAACCCTTAATGAAAAGCCCATAACAAAAATTTCTTACCACTTCGGAATATCCCGTAAGCGTATCGTAAGGCCCGTAGATTTCAATCTCTTTCCAATGCATTTAACCTCTCCCAAATTAAATTGATGAGAAACAACAAATATTTGCATTTTTTATTTCATGGGCCGAAAACAATCCCCTTTGCATTGCCATAGCAGCATTATCCCATGTGTATTTTTGTGCTACTTGCAAACCATTTGCCTTTAATTCAGGCAAATACTCTTTGCCCGTCGCCTTACAAAGTTTCCACTCTTGATAAAGGTTTTCAAGTTTTTCGGTAATTTCTTGCGCACTAGGAAATGCATGATAACAATAATTTAGCACCCTATCGTAACTATTGTTAGTTAGCATAATAGAGTTATTGTCGTTACAAAAATCTGTTTGGCTACTCCAATTAGTTACAATGGGAGTACACTCGGTTGCGAGTGCTTCCAAACATGTAAGAGCAAATCCGTCACCATGAGTTGGATAAAGCAAGTGGTCTGCACAATGGTAAAAGGCAACTAAGTCTTCGTCGCTGAATACAATATTAAAGCACATAATTGACGGATGCTCAAACAATTCGAGTGGCATGGCATGAGTCGGAGACTTCTTGTCGCCAACTGTATGCATTATCATAATAAATCGGGCATCATTCTTGCCCTTGGCGAATTCTATCCATCCGTCTCTCGCCGCACTAACTCCTTTTCTCGTTTGATTGTGCCCAACATAGAGACAAATAAATTTGTTGTCCACGTCAATTCGAACCGGTGATTTTTCTGTTCGTTGTGTAATTAATGTTTTAATTTCTTCTCTTTTGCCAGTAGGGGGGACAAAATTTTCAGAAATGCCGTAGGGAACAACTTCAACCGTATAGCCGGGGTTATAGTTTAAAAACACATCTTTTGCCCAAATAGATGGCGTAAAGATAATATCACAGGTTTCCAAAACAGAACGCCATGCCTCATGGACTGGTTTTGTATCGAGGGTAAAATATCCTGCATTCAAAATATGCGGGTATGCCGCCTTTAGCTTAGGCATAAAATCAAACAAAAAGCAATCATGCGAATATACAATAATGTCAGGCCGAATTGTTTCAATAAAATTTTTAATACATTCTTCATCATTTCTGACGGCATTGTAGTGTTTAATGCCATCCCATTCATCTACAGTGCCTTTTTTACTATCTTCGTAGAAACCTATAATATGCATATCAAATACTTTTTCTACACTTCCGTCATCTTTTCTAGCCGCCATATTATTAAATCGCCGACACATTTCCCGAGTAACCCTAGACTGACCCACAAAATGAAGCTTTGGACTATCGGATATCCACGCCAATTTCAATGTCATTTTTTTACCGTCCTTAATGTTTGATAATTCTTCAAAAAATATTTAATCATATTGAATAGTCTTAATGCGGCCTTCTGAGCAGATTTTTCTTCTATTGCCGTTCCCTTTACGTGACTATTTTGATATTCCTTGTTATATTTTCTAAATATAATCCAAAAGCCATTCTTTTTTGCCTCATCGTATGAAAGATATGGACACAAAATACGCATCCAATCAAACACATACTCTACAATGAATGATCCGACACGAATAGCATAAATATTTCTAGCCGTGTAATATCGTATACTACCGTTTTGTTTCTTGCCCTTTATCATTATGAACTCTTCCCCCAAAATTCTAGGGTAAGTTCCAAAGGGAGATTTGTATCTAATTTCTTTAGTGATTTCTAACATAGTTGTAAAACTCTTTTTCTTCTTTTAAGATTGCCTTTACGACTTCCAAATCTTTTGCAGTCATTTTTATTTTAACATCTTTGTCGTAGTTGTAAACATATTTCGCCATTTGTGCCATTGCAAATGCATCTGCCACGTTGTTATCATTGGAATCAAACCCCCACTTTTTGTACACTTCTTTAAGGATGATTGCCTTCTCCCCGCTCTTTCCGCTCCCCGTAGCCAACTTTTTGATCTGGGATGGTACGGCGGTAAAAAAGGGAATATTATTGGAATAAAAATTTCTTCGTATCGAAAACCCCAGTTCAATCAGACTGATTGATGTTTTGGCATTCTTCCCAAAGTGATAGTCTTCGATACATGCAAGTGTGATTTGGGGCAGGCCGATTTCATTTAGAATGTGCGTAATGCGCTCAAACTTATTGCTGAAATGGGCCGGATCAGTCTTGATGGCCCTCTGGATGAGCACATTATCGTCTTGGTCGATAATCACCATACCCGTATCCGTATAGCTAGGATCTAAGCCCAAGAATTTATGTGTTTCTTTTTTAAACAAATTTGTTCCACCACAATATATAGTGTTATTATGCCATCTATGCCCCTACCTGTCAACAAAAAATATTATTTTTTTTTCTCACTTGACTTGGGGTGAAATATGCATATAGTTTTAATGTAATAGGAAAGTATGGAGGTTTTAAATGAAAAAAGAATTAACTGACGATGAAATTAAAGAAAAGGCAACCAAATATGTTGTTCAAATGTATCGTGCCTTGTCCAGAATTCACGATGCCCTTAATAGCGAAACGGCAGAATACACCACATATGAAAGACCGATTGAACAAGAAACGAGATCAGCGGTCAAACAAATTGAACGAGAATATGACGGAAACTTTTGGACGCTAGGGGGACAAAATGTTTGTAACGAGTAAAGAAGAAATTATTGACAATCTTTTTGTTCTGTATGGCAAGGCCATCATAGATGCATTTAATTTGCCGGAAGACCAAATTTTTGTTGCCGCAGATGCAATTGAAATCGTTGGGGTAGAACCAATTTTCCAATTTATTTTTGACAGAACAAAAAAAGAATATGAAGAAGCACAAAATTATATTTACAAGGCAAATAAAATAGAAGGTCTTGACAGGCTTTCTGTGGCTAAAAAGAAGTTGCAATTACGCCAAGGGCAATTACTTACTGAACTATATTGGCCGCGCCTTATGGCCTGTTATCGTATAATGCATAATGACAATGGCATAAATTACAATCTTGTTGAAGAGGCAAATAAAGACATTAGACTTTCGGGCGCAAAACTTGGCAATATTGAATAGATAATATAAAGGTCAAACCCTATTATTATTAAAAGATTTTAAAGGGTTTGCCATGCTTTCTACGCTGAAAAAAAGAAAAATTGATGCCGCTTATCTAAAAATTATAACCGCAACAAAAAAAATCCTTTCGGTTAAAAGAATTATCCTAGCATGGCATACGGGCACTGGTGAAAAAACCAGAGCAGAACTAGAACAGGTTGCAAAACTCATCGAGAGTCTGTATGATGAGGAAGTGCAGAAGGTTTTATTTGACCGTGACAAAGTGACAGATCCCGAAGAAAAAGAATATCTCCAAATGAGATACAATGATTTGATTAGTCAATATGGCGTTTGGGGCGAGATGTACAAAATTGTTTCTGCTCTAGGCTCAAAAGGAATGACACTCCCGCAGATTAAAGACAACATTGATGCATGGCTGACCATTGGCCTTACACACGACTACGGCAATACGCCTTTAGCTACAATGCTAGGCACAAAACCCCCGCAAGATTTACCCTTACAACAAAAGGGGACGGGCGGGAAAACAAAGGACGAACGAGATGTGGCCTTTAGAAAACATCAAAAAGAACTGGAAAACATACAAAGAATCAAACGAGAAAAAGGCGTTACTGGTATTCTCCTGTCCATAAACCCCAAAACCCCAAGAAGAAAAGCAGTTGACCTGAATACCATAGATAGTCAATTACAAGCTTATACTGAAGGGGTAAACGATATCGTTAGATTTTATACCGATATATTCAAACAATTTGAAGACAAACGCGCCGCCGCACTAGCTACGCCCGACACAGCCGAAGTGTTTAAACCTAAATATATCAAAACATTTAGGGGAGATGTAGTGCCTGAAATGAACTGGGACGCCATGAGCAATGAGCAAAAACAGTTTGAAATCAACCAAAAATACAACAATGATTATGAAAATCTCGTGGAGCACATGCAACAAGAATTAACCAATGAAGTTGAAACATTGGGCAATTTAATATCTCGGACGAAGTAGAGAAACAATAAACTTAACAAACATCATTGCACCTATAAGCACAATGGCATAACATCCCCATATTGTGAGCATGGTATACCCGTACAACTTTTCCAATATCCGCAATGCATTTTCTCCCGCTTCTCCACAATAATAGCAATTTTATTTATAATTCTCTAATAACAGAATAATCTTCATGCCGCACAATCTTGATTTCGTTAGAGCCAATGTTCTTCAAATCATCTGTATGCGATATCATAAATATCTGACTAAAGCCCATTTCCTTCTGCAAAAAATTCATGATGAGCGATATAACAAGATTTCTGTTCACACTATCTAGTTGGCCAAATATCTCATCGAGTATCAAAAATTCACATCCACTTCCCAAATTTCTTCTCAACATTCTGGCTATGGCGATACGGAAACAAATCGCTATCAATGCCTTTCCACCGCCACTATCGGCATCAAAATCCTCTACGATACCAGCGGTATGTATTTTAATCGCCAGTTCATCCTTAGTGGCCCTCTGCCTCTTCTCCCCGCACACCTTACATACATGTGTTTTGGTACCCTTGTCAAATGGAGTATCACACACCAAGCACTTGTCTTCCCACTTTTGCAATTCTTTAAGGCACGAAAACTCGATATAACTGTTTAGATTCAGCTTATCCGCCAAATAATTGATCTCGTTTTCAATATCCTTGAATGAATTTTCCATCTGATACGATACAATTCCGTTAGGGGAAAACATGTATCGTAAATATCTCCATCTATCCAGCGATAACGTACATTCCGATTCCTGCTTTTCCAATACCATCAACAAACTTAATGTCTCTTCGTTTTTCTTCAAATTGTTTGCAATTACCGCCAGTTCTCCGCCTACCCTTCGAAGTTCCGAGTTAGCATCCTCTATTGACCGCTCGTCTTCGGCAATCAATTTCATATATTTCTGGTGTTCACTATCGTCAAATTCAGCTATTTTCTGACTAAATTCCTTTATTTTGCCCTCTGTTTCTTCCCTTTCTTCCACTATCTCTCTGACTTCAGCATTAACTGCCTCCAATTGGCCCAGAGAAGCCTCTGCTGACGCGATTTCCCGCTCATCCCCATTTATACTGGTAACCAATTCATCTCTCGCCTTACAGCCCCTCTTCAAGTCCTGTAGGTTTATAGATTCCTTATCAAATTCTTGCTTTAATTTATCAAGTTCTTCCTTCTTTTTCTTGCCAGATGCAATAATTTCCTGTGATTTCTTCTCTTTGTCTACCTTATCGCACTGTTCATTGGTGAATGGACATGTCCCGCCAAACTTTTTGACATTATTAAGGTCTTCTCTAAGCCTAGCAATCTCATTATCAAGCACAGCAATTTGTTTATTTAGCTCTTCCCTCTTAACTTCTACCTTTTCCACCAAATCAGATACATCTGGCATACCATTTAGGGTTTTTTTCTTCTGCTCGATAGTCTTAACCATAGCATCGTATCGTTCTTTTAGCTTCCAGAGATGCTCTTGTTTAGTGGTAGCCGTCCGCCTACGTGTATCCAACTTAATGGAAGAAGTTTTTGCCTCATCTAATTTTTCTTTTAGTGTATCCACTTTAGGCAAATTATTGTAAGCGGTTTCATTTCTCTTTTTTCTCTCCGTACAATTAGCCAATGCACCATTTATGTTTTTAATGGCCATTTTGCATTGTTTTTCTTTTTCCTTCAGTTCTTCCACATCATACAAATTATTGTTGTTGCTCTCTATTTTTGTAGCAAGAGAAGCCGCTTGTATTTCCAATGCCTTTACTTTTTCCTTGCAAATAGCTTCATATTGTTTGTACTGGGCTTTCTCTATCCAACGAGCGATATATTCTTTCTTTTTGGATTGTGTGGCGTCAAGGAAACCAAAAATATCACCCTGCTGGAAATGGCAAGTGTTTAGATAATCATCTGAGCAAAGGCCCAGTTGTTCATTAATGATTTCCTGTGAGCCAACTTTGCTCTCACCACCCGCATTTGATACTAAAAGGATACCATTATTTTTAATATCCCTGCCTCGTTTAATGGTAAATCCGTTATCAAATTTTGTTTGCACAAACATTTCTTTTTCTTGGCCGTGAATCAAATCTTTTTCTTTGAGCATGCCGCGACAAATTCCGTGTATACAATATAGAATGGCGTCCACAAACGATGATTTACCACCCCTGTTGCTTCTCTCCTTATCGGATGCATATTCGCACACAACAGAATACACGGTAGGCTCTAGCTTGATTGTAACTTCACCCTTAAAGGGCATGAAATTGCAGATTGTTATTTCACTTATAAACATTTATGCGCCTTTATTCAGTAGTATACGGTCATAACCGTATAAATGACTATTTTACTCTATAAGTGGCATCAACAGTATTGCCGTCATCAAAATACTCTGAACTCTTTCTAAGGGCCACATTAATATCGTCCATCAAATCCTGCTTCTGCTGGCCCGACAAATACCCGCAATCCCGTATGACCTCAAGGATTATTATAAGGTGGGATTCAAGGGTTTGTACAGTAATAACCTGTTTTATTTCCTTGGTATATTTATGGTAAAGGTCTTCTGTTTTATTTAAAGTATCTACAGCCTTCATATATTGCGCAATTTTTCCCTCTGATTTTAACTTCTCGGCTAACCCATGTAGCTGGCCGATACGATGAATTACAAAAGAATATTTGTCCACCAACTCCTTTACCGCATCGACAACCTGATGTTTACTGGTAAACAATCTTTGTAGAGTTAAAGATGGTTGACGATATATGACAGTAAAAAAACTCTTGATATCCTCTTCTGTGATATATTCCGGATCCTCTTCGGACCACATTTTGTTTGGATCCATTTGCTTCTGGCGTTTTACCATTAGCTTTCGATATTCGGATACAGGAATGGACTCCCCGTACATCATCCAAGCATGCACCAAATATCTGCTTAGACCTTTCTTTTCCACATTTGTTACGCTACCCCTGCCATCCTTGTTGGCGAGTACGACTTCAGAAATGCCCTCCAATTCTTCTCCAGTCAAATCGCCTAGATTATTTTCTCGGATATATTGGAGGGCGATTTCCATCCTCTCCGTATCTTTTTCCTGTACCTTCTGTTCGTACTGTTCCTTCTTCTCCGGCTCTATCAAATCATATTTGCCGTCAGATTTTGGGGTGATGCCAAAATTGACTTTCTTTTTTTTGGCATTATCTATCTTGTCTAGCGCAGAAGGTTTTTTCTTTCCCATCACTCTACCACTTGTTCCTTACTCTCTTCAAGTAACGGTGCGCAATCTGCTTCCACAAAAATTGCTCTAATTGCTTTTTCTATCGCATCATCCAGCGGAAAATGAGAAACACAACTTTGAGCAACAACCAAAATATCTGTCCCCACTAAACTACCATCTTCAATTGCCTTACGAGCCTTTTGAACATCATTACCATAAATTACCGCCAATGATGTTTCTCGGGCCGACCTTACTTTTGACATTTTTTCAAATTGTACATCAGTATCTTCTCTATCATATGGAGCATTTTCCGACTCGCCAGTTTCAAATCTTCCAACCTTCTTCGCCTTGACGCCATATGTTTTTACATATTCTTGATGCTTAAACTTTTTGCTTAGACTATTGAAAATGCCTTTCAAAAACGATTTGTTTTCTTTTTGAAATTTTTGAATTCTCTCAATGTTGTCCATGACTTTTTCCTTATTCTACTACCTGTCTAGTCATTTAAAAATTCTTTTGTACGACCAGTCGCCACCCCTTCCAATAATTCCACTACAGTAGAATCTACTTGGGCAACACAATGGGGGTGACAATTCTGATTAATCCACTGAATTAGTGGCTTGGCCGCCAAGAGCATAGAATCATGTTGTTTTTTTGTTAAACGTGTATCTTCTTGTTTTCCTTTTGTTTGACTCTCTAAATCCGCACAATGAAAACAAATAACGCCCTCTAAAATATCAATTGAAATAACTTCATGCATTTCCCCAGAATTATCTGGAAGCTGAAACCAAACTTCTTTGTTTGGTAATTTTTGTAAAATTGCTATTACATCTTCTTTGTCCATGACTTTTCTCCTTATTCTACAATCCAAACCCTTGCAATACATCAATAAAACCCAACTCTTTTAATCTATCCTTAGATGCATTAATTTCTGGCTCAATAAGAGGAAAATGATTGTTTGTGGCAAGAATTCTCATTCCCCACAAATCACCCAAATAACCTTGTTCAAATGTTAAAACATCATTATTTTTTGCAAAATCATTTTCACCCCAATTGCTAAAAACAGCCTGATCTTCATCGCTTACAATAAAATTAATTGGTTTAATGTTTTTGTTCAATAGACAAACATACTTTTCTGCGATAAAATCTCTAATGCGCTTATTTCTCGTTTCGCCTTTTTCTAGTTCATTTTTTGTTTCTTCTTTTTGAAAAATTTCTTTTAACGTTGTCATTTTTTTCTCCTTTTTTATTTTATTCTACAATCCAAATACCTTCGGACTTGCAATTTTGTTTGAACGTTTCCTCAAAATGATCCGCAACAGAAAAGAAATCGCAACTCGTAATCGGCACATAAATAGTCCGAACATCCTCTCCCAATTCAGCGGTCGAATTATGTTTGATGTTTTCACATGTTTCAACAACAAACATTTTGCCCATAGCAGTAGGCTGGACAATAATAAGCGGGGGTGCCATGCGGATACATCGTACAGAGTCATTGTCCAGCGCGTTACGAACAGACGGAGATGTGGACCATCCATAATACTGGAAGCTACGATTACGGATCATAACCACAAAAGCATTCTTGGGCTTTTTAACTATAATCCCGCCCATCTCCTTAAACTGTTCCATGTCATTAATCGCAGAAAAGTCAATCTTCTCGTCCTGCTGGTCTTCCACGGCTTTCTTAAACTTAGGCATTTAATACCTCCTTTAAAATAATTTCCATCAATTGTTGTTTGTCTTGTCTACCCGAAGATTCCAAAAACTTCTCTATCGCCTCTTTGTCCGATAGTTCAGCTTTTATTTCCTCATTTCTCTTCGGTCTCTCCTGTACAACGATAGGCGTTATTTCATTGCAATGATATGACTCCTTAAAACAACTTTTCAAATAATCGAAATCAATTCCATGTAACTGTTCTCCACTTACCTTAATGTTGCATTTTACTATTTTATCCTTAAAATTACCGGCTTTCAAGCTTTTATAGGTTTCTTTTGCTTTCTCGGGATCAATAATAAAATTCAAGTCTACAACTACAAATTGTTTGTTCTGCACCGACAAATAAGAATAATCTTTAACTTCTTCAGGTGTTGCATTTCGTAGATTAATGTGTGTCGCCGCTTTTTTAAACATTTAAGACCTCTGCATATTCATACAATATTACACCCTTCTTATCATTCACTTCAGAGGCATCCACGTATACAGGAGCACCTACAATCGTCACCTTGCCAATGTCCTGATGCTTGTGAATATGGCCGCAAAATACTTTGACCACATTTTTATCGTTAATGATCGCCCTTGGCAATGTAAATCCATGATTTGCCAACATGGTATCTTCCGTACCGGCTACTGCGCCTTCTATTTCAGTGTGGGCAAATACAATGATTTGCTTGTTTTTATCTCGCTCTTGCCATTTTGCCAACGTTACGTCCGCTGGTTTTTGCCCATCATATTTGGCTTCGCTAATGTGTGGGACAAAAAAGAAATCACATGTTCTTGTGGGTAAAATCCCCGGTTCATCTACTATACAAACATACTCATACAAAATTTCTTGCACCACCGATAAAGTATGATTATGTTCTTCTTCTTCATCTTTTCTGGAAATCTCGTCATGATTCCCAACCAAGAAGAAAGACTGTATTTTAGCATCATCTAATGTATTGCAAAGCGTAATAAACTCCTTCACTCTTTTCTGGTGTGTAATCACATTTCTATGATACACGTCTCCGCAATGAATGAAGTAGTCCACTTTATTCTGAATGGCAATGTCTACGATATTATTGCATGTGTCAATAATATCGTTACGCTTCAAATTACCGCTAGTTAAATACCAATGCCAGTCAGATGTTATTAGAAGTTTCATTTACTCTTTCTAATATTATTTTTCAGAAAGCGACTCTTCTTTGAATCTACATTCTTCAAGTCTTAAAAAACACATATGCCCATTTTTATTGGCATGCCTTTTCAAGTCTCGCCTAAACAATAAACACATATTATGTTGTCCAAGATTAAATTCACTGGGATAAAAAGTACACTTTTTATCACACACAAAAAATTCTTCATTTCGATAATTTACCTTTGCCTCATACATCTTTTTTCCTTTCCCGATAATTCTTTTCCAAATTCATCCACATTTTAGCGGAAACATTTGTCAATTGTTCCAATCGTTCCGCAAATTCTTGCGTAATCAATAACTCGCCACTGACAAACTCGTTTAATTGTTTGCCAGATAAACCCAAATATTTGCAAATATATTCTTTTAACCAACCGTATTCTTCCCATATTTCATAGAATGTTTCTCCCGGGGCAACTGCATAATCGGGTTTATATTCAAACCTCTTTTTCTTCTTCGGCATCCTTAGTCACTTTCGGCATTCTCTTCTTTTCCTTCAGCGTACCACTCTCGTCTTCTACCAAATCAGGAGGCAATTCATCGGGGCCAATATCCTTGCCATCGTCCTCTTGAGTATAGCAACTATTTGCGGTCGATTTTTCCCAATACTTTTCGATCTCTTCCGCTATCTTCTGCATAGCCTCTGGATTTTCGTTCAGCCATTTCCTAAGCCGCTTCTCGCCATCCCACTTTTGATCTTCCCCCAACAGCTTACAAAAATGAGCAGAACCAGAATTGGTAATGATACCCTGAATCTTTGCCTCTCTTACAATCGTCCTAGCCGCATCGTAACCAGCTTTAGGCTCATCCTCACCACGACCAGTACAAGTATAGAAGTAGGCAACCTCATTGTCAACACCAATCTTGCTCTTCATCACAATCATTTGGTGCTCTTTGCCTAGCCGCACTTTATTATCATCACCCTGTTTAATATTGCCACTCCACGTTACTCGAATTCGCAAAGAATTATCAAACTGCAAAGAATTTCCACCAGCCAGTTTCCATTTAGGCTCGTATAGGCTGGCCCCAATATTTACCACTTCTTGTTGAAGAACAATAAAAGCAACATTATGTTTGCCAATAAATGGTGTTAGCTTGTCCAGCCATTGAGAAATGAGTCTGGCCTGATTGGCCATTCTCTCTTCTTTAATCTTCATGTCCCTATCAATACCCTTTTCACACTTTTTGCCAATCACAGACTCTTCTGGAATCAGCTTTTTTAGAGTATCGACAATAACACAAAGCCAATTGTTCTCCTGCCAATCCGCTGGCATTGCCGCATACTTATTAAATACCTTATCGACCTTTATTGCACAATCTTCTAGCGTATCTGGCCGAATTACAAACAACTTCTCAATATCTACGCCAAGAGCAACAGGCCAATCCTGCTCCAAAGTGTGCTCGGCATCCACATAGGCAACCATATGGCCTTGTTGCTGAAAATCCTTGGCCAGTATAAGGGCCAATGCAGACTTTCCAGCCGCATTAGGCCCATGAATACATGCCATACGACTAAGGGGAAATCCACACAACGGCCCCAAAGCCCTATTTAGAGAAGGAACAGAAGTTTTAAGCACCTTGAATTTTGGAATATCGTGCAAAAAGTTTGTGCCCTTAATCTCTTTTACACAATTTGCCAAAAAATCTACCGTACCAGCAATATCGCGCTTTCGCTTGCCCATTTATTTGCATCCTTTAGAATGGAATATCAGTAATTTCTGCACCACACGAAGAACACTCGGTGTCCGTAATCCGATTTTCGGCCCCACATTCTGAACATGTTACAATTTCATCATTTTCTTCTTTTTTCGGTGTTGCCTCAGCCTCTTTTTTCTTGCCAAAAAGCTTCTTTCCCTCTGCCTTGGCTTCTGTCTTAGCCTCTGGCTGTGCCGCTGCCGCTTCTTGCTTGGCTCCACATTCCGGACAAAACTTTGCGCCCTTTACGTCTACTCCACACTTAATACACCCAGTTGCCTGAACTTGCTTTTCTACTCTCTTTGCCCCACACTCTGGACAAAACTTTGCCCCGCCCATGTCCTTACCACACTGAACACAAGCATCATCGCTAGACCCCTGTACCGCCTGTTCCTTCTCTACGGCCTTCTCGGCGGGTTTCTCGGCAAACTCATCTGTGTCCTCATCATAAGATGCACCACTATCCTTGGCATCTGCCTTAGGTCTCTTGGCAACGCCAATGGCAATTCTAAGTTCTTCGTCACCACCATCAAATACCGTTTTATCGGTAATGGCAAGAGCGTCCCAAATACCCTTGTCTACAAGAGCATCCTTTACCAGCCGATTCAAATATTTTGGCGCAATCGGACGAATAAACTTAATGGTTTCCAACTCTTCATCAATGGCTTGCAAAGCCGTAGCAGAAGGCTTTTCCTTTACACGACGTTCCACACCGTACTTCTTTTGTGGATTTCGTTCTGCTTCATTGTACTTCAAAATATAAAGATGTGGATTCTTATCCGGATCTCCTTCTTCTCCCAACTCGACCTTTCCCTTTTCCACCATCTCAAAAATATCACAGCCCAACTTGTAAGGAAGCCTTACAAGTTTAAGCTTAGACTCTTCTCGCAAATCCACCACCGGGAAAAGCCATTCGTGTATTTTATACTCTTCTCCAGACGGTTTACCAATATTATGCTTGTAGGAATTCTTCTTGTCATCAGGGTCTACCCATGTGCCAAGAATTTGAACCTTGGTATACCGTTGAAACAACTTCTTATCGCCACTGTAATAAGGCACTTGCAAAACAACTTCATCATCTGCAATTTCAGAAGAAGACGCCAAATATCTGTATAACTGTGTGTAAGCACAATTAGCACCATCAGGCACGTTATACGTGTTTGTCAAATCAGTGCTGGGGTGACAAAATGTTTGCACCATTACGAAATCAAATGTGCCGCCGCCCTTTTCTTTCTTCTTCTCACCAAATACACGTACTGGAAATTTTACCGTCCAATACTTTTGGATATCCGAATTTCTTCCAAAGTAAACTCGTAATTCACCCTTGGCCTTAAAATCCGTTATCATTCTTCCACCAAGATTCGACTTCACATCATCCTGATAACCATCAACTGCTTGTCCAAACTTTCTGCCCATTACATTTTCTCCTTTATTTTGTTTAGTGTATTCTACTATCCAATTTTTACTTTTGCAATAGTTAATTACTTTTTTTTCATCCCAACCAATCATATATTTTATGATCGGAGCCGCTATATTACTTTCTAAATCTATCCCAGCTACAAAATGATTTGCAGTTATTCTAAGCATTATTCAAAATTTCTGATTCGCTCTCGCAAATTAAATTCTCTTGCTGTTAAATTCTTCCACAATTCCTCAAATAATCCACGATATTCCTTTAGCCGTATTGTCTTGTTTTCTATCTCCCAATACTCCGTACCCTTCTCCGCGCACAACCATTGAGTAAATTTTTCCTGATATGCACTCCAATTCTTGCTAGGACTCATGTGCGTTATCTCTTCAAACTCTTTGCCCCAATGCCAAAGCCTCTTATTACACTCGAATCTATGCTTTTCTCGCTCCCGACAAGCCACTATGTATATCTTGTATGCATCCTGTTTGGCCTTGCTAATATAGGACAATTGTGCCATTACTCCATGCTTATCCAAATAAGCAAAATCTACTTCTAGCGCGGATTTTAAAGCCTCAAAATCCACTTGTAGCTGAGCCACTTGTAGTTCACGCTCAACCTGCTCATATGTACAGGAAAGAAACGGCTTATCCTCTACGGTTTCTTTCCTGACAACACTATCCTTTTCTTTTGAATAGTAGTTTGCCGCTTTTTTGAACTGCATTACTATTCCTATAAATAAAATCGCCCCTAGCCTGACTGTAGGCTTTCTTGTCCTGCCAATCAATATCATCTCTTAAAAACTCGCTTGCCCTTGCCTCAATTTCATCTGCGTAGGATACAATATCAGCTTCAAATGTCTTTGGCGTAGTAACCGCACCCCATTCTGGTTTGTGCATATGAGAAGCAATTACGTGCAACAACTCCAAATATTTGTATTTCAATTTCATTTGATAGCTACCAATAATCATACACGCAAACAATGGATGCCCAATTAATTTCTCATGTTCATTGTAGTCTATTGTACCATCTTGGCAATCGTATGTAAACATTTTTCCGATATCGTGCAATAAAGAACCCACAATAATCAGGTCCATGCTAAATTTATTGCCGTCCATCAAACCAAATTGTTGCGCCAACGAAACAGAAAAGGCACAAACTCTAACAGAATGTTCAAACAACCCGCCTAAATATGCACCATGCATAACCTTTGATGCTGGCCAGTTCATGAATTTTTCGCCATGATCGGCAATAAAAGCAGACATCAAGTCCACATATTTTTTTACAGTAATTTGAGAAACAAAACCATCAAACATTCCTTTGTACATCACCCTCTTTTCTTCCGGTAATGAAGGAAGAAATAACGATCTGTCTATTTTTTCTTCGACCAACTTATAGTCAAGCACCACGTATGAAGGTCGTCCATTGTAATCGTCTGCGATTAAATTCACATCAATTATTTGATGATTTTTTACCGACAAGTCTTTTTTGTCCGTATCCCAAAGCTTTGCATTTATTTTCTTGCGCTCTTCGGTAAATAGATCGAGCACCACGTATGGTTTACCATTCTTGGTAGTATTCGATAAAATATTATTAATGATTGCCAGCATGTCGTTCCTCGACTTATGTGTACAATTCTACCAAACTATTTTTGCACTTGCAACACTTTTTCGCCTTTATTTTCCCTATTCTTTTTCCAAATATTTGCCCAACCATTATCCTTTATTTCTACCTTGATTGCAACAATATTCCCGATTACTAAATCTTTTTCGTGTAATTTCATGCTGTCATTCCAAAGGGGAACCCGCATTGATTCTACACCATCGCCTATCGTAAGCCAAATAAAATCATCGCCTTTGGATGTTTTTGACCTTTTAATTTCCTCTATCTGGGCCAGCACATACCACTTACCGGCCTCGCCTTTTATTGTACTCGGCAACTCCCATTGCTTTTCTGCCACAAGATGCATATATTTTTCTATTGGATGCGGTTTAAGACTATACTCGTATAGTTCTGTTTCAATCTGTCTTTTCTTTTCCTCCGAATAATCTTCTATTTCTTTTTTCTGAATATCCTTTTCAAAGGCATCTACAAATATTGGCAACATGTCAGATGAAACTGGGGCTTTCCCGCCGTCCTTAAATACTCTTTTAGCATTTGCCCTATTAATATAAAGGGATTCTAATGCCCCCACATCGATTAATGCTTCAATTACATCACTCGATATCCCAACGCCCCTTCTGTTTGTGCGCAATAAAAAATCACCAAATGATTTGAAAGGCCGTAGCTTTTCAATCGCATAAAAAGCCGTGTTAACGCCCTTCACAAACCCTAGCCCGAGTCGTATTTTTCCATCTTCTATTGTATGGCCAAAGCCACTTTTGTTTATATCCAGTGGCAAAAATTCTAGGCCCATCCTCTTGGCTTCAATAAAATATTTTGCATGATTTTTAATCTCGTTCATGCAACAAACTAAAAATTCCACAGGATAATGCACCTTCAGCCACATACAAAAATAGCTAATAATGGAATATGCCGTAGCATGAGATTTGTTGAAGATATAAAGACCGCAATTTTCTATACTATCCCAAATTTTTTGCACCAAATCGGGAGCAAATCCATTTGCCAACGCACCATTAATAAAATCATTTTTCCTTTTAGATAGCACATTTCCCGCGCCAGTCTTTTTTGCAATATCTTTTCTAACTTGATCGGCCTGAGCCATTGTCATACCGGCAATTTCACGGCACAATCTCATCACTTGCTCTTGATAAACTAGAATACCATGAGATTCTTTTAAGGTTTCTTCCGTATTAGGCAGACATTTCATATCGCCAGAGGTATAATTTTTTACAAATCCATCTACGTCTAATCCCGGACGAATAATACTGATTAGTACAGGGATATCTGTAAATGTTTCTAGCTTCCCTATTTTTTTCAGGATAGATGTAGTGTTGTGGTTTTCCATCTGAAATACGCCGATTGTATTGCCCTTGCCAAACTCTTCAAATATTTGCTCATCGGCCTCCATATCCAGCTTGTACAAATCAGTGTATTGTTTTCCAATCATATTGCATGTTTGAATAATGGCCGGTAAATTAGAAAGGCCCAGCACGTCTAGCTTTAAATACCCCATTTTTTCCAGCCAAGTTCCTTCATATGATGTAATGATTTCATTGGAAACTTTTGCTATGGGCACCGCATCCTTGTCGGGCAAAATAGCTATACCAGAAGCGTGGGTAGAGTTGCCTCGTATTTTACCACAAATAACCATTGCATAATCGTATGCTTTTTTGAATGTGGAGTCGTTATGATATTTTTTCTTTACCTCTTCGTTTTCATTTAACTCTTCTTGCAAAGAATCTGTAGAAAAAGACTTGGTAATATTCTGTTCCGACATGGGCAGACCGAAAAACCTAAATGAATCCTTTAGGGCCATCCTTGCCGCACACTGAAGAAATGTACCAATTTTGACTACCTTATCGCCATATTTACTGGCCAACAACTCACAGGCTTTTGTTCTATCGGAATAGTCAATATCGATATCGGGCAATGATACTCTATCTGGGTTGATAAACCGCTCGAAATAAAGCCCGTATTTAATGGGATCTACCCTTGTGATATCCAAACAATATGATACTAAACACCCTACTGCTGACCCTCTGCCCGGCCCCGTCTCTACGCCATTCTCGTGCATATGTTTTACGACATCGGCAACGAGAAGAATATACTCTACAAATCCATTTTTTTCGATAACCGACACTTCATTTTTTAGCCTATCTAAATACTGTGCAGATTTATTTTTGTCAATAAAACCATCTGCAATAAGTCTTCTGAAGCCCTGCATAGTACGACTTTTAAATTCATGCACCGTATCAGAATATTCCATTTGGAACATCTTCAGCTTTTTGTCAAAATCAAAGTTTTCCACCTTCTCGGCTATCTGGCTAGTGCTTGCAAATAATTTGTCGAGCGTCTTGGCGTCTACCTCGTAACCGTAAATTTTGCTATCTGCTCTAATTTGTCTTTCACCCTTTACCCAAAGTTCTTTGCCGCCGTCCCCCATTGTCTCGCCAGTTTGCCGTAAAGCCTCTTCTGCTTTTTCCAAAGTCTTATATTTTCTCAAAGCATAGGTATAGGCGTAGGTATTAAAATCTTCCTTTGTCCTATAATGAATATCGTTCGTAACGACTGGTTCTATGCCCAACTTTTCTGCCAGCACAAGAAGGGCACGATTTATTTTCTTTTGTCTTGGGATTTCGTTAAACTGCAATTCTAAATAGAAGTCGTCTCGAAAGATATTCTTAAACTTCATTGTCTCGGCCAATGCCAAATCAATTTTGTCCTCACCTATTAATCTAGGGATATACCCTTGTACACAGGCCGAAAGGCAAATTAGTCCTTCAGAATACTCGGCAAGTTTTTCAAAGGTGACACGAGGGACATAATAAAAGTTTTCTCTGACCGCCCAGTTATTTAGCTTTACTAGATTCCGATACCCCTGCAAATTTTTGCACAATAGAACAAGGTGGTAGTTATCTTTAACCTTATCTCCGCCTACGGTGAAATAAGTTTCTATCCCAAGGATAGGCTTTACGCCATTTTCTTTTGCCTTGGCATGAAATAGTGGTAGGCCGCTCATTGAGCCATGATCGGTCAATGCCATAGCGGTAGATTTAGCCAACATACAAGCTTCGATGTATGTTTCTGGCGGCATTAACCCATCAAAAAAGCTATAGATTGAATGGGCATGTAATGGGGAAAACATCACTCTCCAGCTAGGTCAAACAAACACACACATTAAAACATTTTTCATCTTCCGACATAAACAAAATCTTTGTTCTGTCTTTTTTCACAAAAAATCTAACACTCTCTTCAGCCTTGTAGTTTCCCACAAGATAACTCAAATGATTTGCCACTACACCAATTTCTATTTCCTGTACATCGGACACGATGGAACAATCAACCAGTTCCACCACATCGCAGTTTGATTCCGCATTCGTAATTTCCATTTCAGTCGGAGTAATCTTGATTTTAATCTTCGCCTTTCCCTCTCCGTCCTTTACTACCTCCAGCCTCGACAGCGCATCCAGTAGAACGTCAGGGGCCACACTTACTTCAATTGTGTTTGTCAATTCCTTATTAAACTTTACCGCATTTTCTAAATCAATGTATTTCTCGTATTGTGCGGCCAAGCGTATAGCACGTAGCACGAAGTTCCCATAATACACGTAAATGAACTTCTCGTCAAGCCCAATCTTGTATGGCTTGACCTTATATTTCTTGATGAATTCAAATAATTGCTTATGAATAGTCAGTTCATCAAAAAATTTGTCATCCTTGGCGTCAAACTTATATTCAGAGATGATGTAAGTATTTGATGCGTATCCCTTACCGTTTTGCACTCGTATTCCAAGCAAAGATGGTTTGGATGCTTCAAACACACTTGACGCTCTGGCTCCGTCCAAAAAGTTCAGGCCCGTTATGAAGTCCTCGGGCACCAAACAAAATTGTTCTGGTTCTTTGTATGTCAGGATTGCCGTTGCTTCGTGCAATGAAAAGCGACTCCGTGTTTTTTCACATACAATTGTAAGGTTGTTCTCATTTAGGGCAAGCTTCATCTTCTCCGCGACCTTCAGCTTTTTTACCAAAGATGCAAGAAGTTTGCCGTCGATGGAGAAGTTTCTATCGAACAAATTATTTTGGAACGAGAAAATCGCACTAAACGAATCGTCCCCTGCGATTACTTTATTTTTGTCAAAAAATCGTAAACACTTGTACTCTTCCACATTCGTTCTGGATGGAATGAAAGAAGATAGAACTTCAATCATATTTGTAAATTCAGACACAAACACTTCTTTTTCATTTATTTGCTTGAACATGTTTTACACTTCCATAATCTTTTCGTCGTTATAAGTGCCGCTTTCATAAACACCATTTGTTGCATCTTCAAACTCAACTGTAATCGAAAAAGAAATCCCAGTCATAAAATTATTGATCCTAGTATAGAGCGTATTTGCCAACCTCTCGGGGGTGGGGTTGCCCATAATGGGCATGGCCACGCTCTTATCGGGCGGATTTTGATCCTTTGCATTATGAAGTGTTTTGCCATCCCAACCTCGAATGACGGGCGTTACCCTCTGCCAAACGTCCTCTTGGACAATTACATCGTTATGGGCCGGTGATGCCGCCTTGGCCGTAACAGAAATTACTGCAATACGAGAAACACCATCTTCATTGATCTTCTTCGTCTTGCAACTAACGCGAAACCTCTTTGTGCTCAGGTACATTTTAACAACCTCCTAGTTAATTGATTTTTTAAAATAAGATCGACAACCACCTTCTTTTTACCGGCCAATGTCCTATCTCTTCGAACAACATCATTTACCAGCCTAAACGTCACACCGTCAACTTCAAATAAATTTGGTGGCGTATCCTTCAGCGGGGGAATCGCCATTATCATATGATCCTTTACGGATATATAGTACAATAGCGATTCCCAAAACCTAAGCCAGCCATTATTCTCGAACTCACCCATAATGGCCCTACAAATATTCAGCCGTCGTTCATCCTTGGAGTTTTCGAGCAGTCCATTGAACGAACGAATAAACCGCCAAACCAGTTTGTTACTTTTCGACATTCAAAAGACTCTTCAGTTGTGCAACCGTAAGCGTGATTGACATATCGTCCGTCAAAACATCCGACAGCCACAATGATTTTCCAGTTTTAACTTCTTCTTTATCCTCTTTTACCGCCTTTTCCTGCACAACTACTTTTGTGTCATTGGCAAGAACTTGCTTTGCTACATCCTCAGACACTCCAATTGGAGCAGATGATTTTACTTCCTTAGCAACAGGCTTTTCTGCCGCAAGTTCAGGGATGTCCTTTTGCTTTTCCTTCGCCAATTCCGCCGCCAACCTCTTCTGATCCTCAATGATCTGTTCCTTTGTGCGCCTTTTACGTCGTTTTTTGGGTTCTTCGGGCTTAGGCGCATCATCCAAATCACCCATAACCTCCATCTGTTCCTTCTGTACTTCTTCCACAGTAGGTTCTTTCACAGGCTCAGGCTTTTTGTTCATGTTGTTGCCACAAAACACACAAACTATTACTTCTTCCGCCTTGTTTTCTTTCTCTTCTTCCGGCTCTGGGGAAGGCATTTCTTCAAGACAATGCGGACATTGCACTATGTTGTAAACCTTCGGATCGTAATACGTAAGAGCATCGTGCAATAAAGATGCAATATGTTTGTCGTCCATTTCTTCCGGCTTGACAATAATCGCACCCTTTGCCTTTACAAAATCCTCGTCTCCATTAAGATAATCAATTGCCGCCCTCATCTTTTCTCGGTCATACGTTGCCATAGTTCTTTTCTCCTTCTAAAATTATTTTATACCCAACTGCTGAAGTCGTTCATCTGAAACATTAATTTCCGGCTCTGTAACCGCGTCATTACTGTAAACCTTCATGCCCCATAGCTCTCCCAAAAACCCTTGATTGTAATATTTTTCTTCGTTGCGGCCAAAATCACCTTCATCCCAATTGTCAAACACAATACGGTCACTATCATTTACCACAAAATTATTCGGGGATATGTTTTTATCAATCACTTTAGTAACTTTTTCACAAATATATTCTCTAACTCTTGTGTTACGAATTTTATCTTCTTGTTCTTTGGTTAAGCTATATTTTGAAATATATTTGTCAACATCTTCTTTGGAAACCTTAACCCTTTCATATTGTTCATGAATATCCTTCATTGGCGTTAAAAGCTTTTTATCTTCATCAAGCCTAACGCCCTTCATTCTTTGAGAAAATTCATTGTCACACTGCTCGGCCACCTCATCTGATGGGTCATCATTATCTATGAAACAACCAAAGCCAAGTTGTTTCATTCTTTCATCCGATGGATTTATTTCCATTTCTTTCATAAGTCTAGTTGGGACTTGAAAAACTCGTATATCACCAAACAATTTGCCCATATACCCACATCTGATTTGAGATGTTTTTAGGCATCTTTTAAAGTTTGTTAAACCAAAAACAGTAAGAAGGTAAGAATAGTCTAACGATGGAATAAAAAGCCTAGTAGCCCTTTCCCCTGTTTTTTGAAAATATTCTTCAAGTTTACCAGAAAGATATTCAAGAACTTTTGTATCTTTTATATTTGCTGTTTCCCCCTCTAAAAGTGATCTAACATACCCAAACTTTTCTGCATCATTAATTTTTTTGTTGTATAAATCAGCTAAAATACCCATCTCTTTTCTCCTTCTGTTAATTTTGTGCAAACAACACTTCTTCTAAAACATTATCAACCAACTCGGCCAACAATTTTTCTTTTTGCAAAACAATAGAATATGGATAAACATAGGACAATTTTATCGCCAAATCAATCTGTTGTTTTGATGAGGCCGTTTTACAATGAAAAGGATCGCCCTTAACGATAGTGCCCGTTAAGAAATCTTCCAATGTCCTTATAGCAAGACCCCAATTTGACGTTCTCTCTTCCTCTTCTTTTTCTTGGCCCAAAATAATTAGAGCCAATTTATTTTTTGTTTCTCTACTAACCTCATCGGATAAAAAAATATTTTTAATTAACTTGTTAATCAATTCCGATATTATTTTAAATTTACTTAGTGTGCTCGGCGGGTAATTTTCACAAAGATATTTTACCAAATCAAAACTTGAGTCGTTCCCAGCAGACAATGTTTTTTCCAACACAGCCAATGTTTTTGTGGCAACTGGCCCATCTGCGCTTATTTTATCAAACGCAAGCCTATTGAAAAAATTTAACACAACAATCATTCCATCTGAATTATTGTTATCCATCTCTTTTCTCCTTCTGTTAATTTTACCCATCATACCACATCTAATTAAACTTGCAACAACTTTCCTACTTTTTTACCGTCTTCACAAAATATCTTCTCCTTACAAACGTTCCCATTCTTCTACTCTCTATATATTTCCCAAGATTATCCGTCTCGGCAGGATCCTTACCATCAGGTATTTCAATCAAATAAATTTTCCTGTTCGCCCCCTTATCCTTTAACTCTTCCCACAAAGCATATCCACTCGCATCGTTCTTATCTGGAATAACCCACAATTCTGGAAAACTATAGTATTTTTTAATGTTAGCATCAGATACATGTGTGCCAAAATTAGCCACTACATTATCGTATCCAGCCCTCTTTACCGCCCAACAATCAAATACGCCCTCTACCACTATCAAAGGCTTGTCCCTATCCACATTATCATAGTTATACAAATAATTTGTTACCGAAAACCCCCTCGGATAAAGCACCTTCTTATCTTTACCAGCATGTTCCTTATGCATCTTCTTTTCATATTCGGCTATCAAAGAATTAAAATACTCTCTTGCCTCCGGCCTCTTGTCGTCAAATATCCTTCGGGCTAAAAACCCAACAACACGATTGTTTGACTCCACTGGAATAATTGCTCTGCCAGCATAATACCCAAAATCGCAATAGCCAAGCAGATAAAAATCAACCAACTTCTTTGTAAGCCCCCTAGCAGATAGATATTTCCAGTATAGGTTGTCATTGTCGTAATCTATAAGTTTGTATCCTTTGGGCAAATCTATTTTTATTTCCTGCTTTGGTTTAGGCTTATTTACTTTCTTGGCTACATTAAACGTAACGCCATCCAAGTTTCCATCACATCGGGCAAACAATTCTGCAATGGCATCTCCGTATCTTAGTCCCTTTACATGAGCATAAATTTTAATAAAACCCTTGCCAGTCTTTTTGCACGATGAACCCCAGCATTTATATATATGGGTGTCTAGTGAGTAAAAGAAGCTGGGCGTTTTCTCATTATGAAATGGGCAACAGCACAATAATTGCTCACCGTATGATGTGGTGGCGTTTTTGTATTGTATGCCCAGTTCAGAAAAAACATCTTCCACTTTTAACTGGGAGTGGATGATATTCCACTTCTTTAAGAATTCTTCATTTACCAACGTCTGCCAATCTCTTCAAAATAATGTCATAATACTTCTGTTCTTTTTCAATCAAAATAAATTGCCTATTCAAATTTTTGCATGCCACTCCAGTTGTGCCAGAACCAGCCGCATTGTCCAAAACGACATCACCTTCATTGGTATATGTCTTGATTAAATATTCAAACAATGCCACTGGTTTTTGAGTAGGGTGTAAACCACCGGCTTCACATAAAATAAAGTCAATTATCAAACGAGGATAATTTGTAGCCTCTTGAAAGTTTTCTTTTCCAGAAGTGGAATAATTTTTTCCATTATGCCCCCTTCTTACAGTTTTATTATATGGCAAACAACCCTGTGGAAAATATTTATTACATCCGTTGGAAAATATGACTATATCCTCATAATTTTTCATTGGCATTCTTTTGGCGTTTAAATGCCCGGTTGGTTTATTTTTTTTCCATACCCAAGAATATTTAAACATCTTTAAATTACTCATTACAAGCATGCTCGTAAATGGTTGCGATGCAGTTAATACTATCGCCGCCCCATCTTTTGTAACCCTCTTATATTGTTCCCACAATGGCTCAAATGGAACAATAATGTCCCATTCGCACTTGGTAATCTGATACGGCAAATCACAAAGAACCATATCAATAGATTTGTCTGGAATGTCCTTCATGACCTCCAGACAATCTCCCAATATTACTTTTTGTATTTTTTTTCTAAACATCATTTGCCACTCGACCCAAACCCCTTCTCGCCACGCACAGTTTCCGAAAGGGCGGATACTTCCACAACCTTAGTCGCCGGAATGGGAATGATTACCATCTGGGCAATCTTATCACCCTGAGCAATCTGAGGTAGACCACGATTGTTGGACGTTTGAAGGACAACACCAATCTCGCCCCTATAACCACAGTCCACTACGCCAGCAGTCACGTTAATACCCCATTTGGCCGACAGGGAAGAACGAGGCTTAATCAGCCCAAAATACCCCTCCGGTATCTCTACGGCAATGCCGGTCTTAATTGTAGCATGATCCAACGGTAAATCGCTAACCCCGCCAAATGACTCTGCCGCGTACAAGTCCCATCCAGCATCCCCGTCATTGGCCCTTGTCGGCAATTTTGAATGGGGATACAGCTTTTTTACCTTGATTTCAATCATCTTTAATCCTTTCGTTATATTTATCTACACATTTTTGATAAAGTTCCGAGAATCCAGCATCAAATAAAATATTTTGAATCTCTTCTCTTGTATAGGCATCACCATTAACATAATTATCAATAATTTCTGCTTCTAGTTGATCCCACCTTGCAGTATACCTTATAGCATCTAGTTTAAAATTGGCCGCCCAATCTCTCATTATTTTTTCCTATTATAAATTTTCGTATATTAATTTATAATCATTTTCTGGGCCGCTCTTCAAACCAACACTTCTTAAAATATGTGGCCACTCACTATCTTCATTAATATTAAAAAAATTAATACTGTCACTCCATTTCCCGGTAATTTTTTCAATAAAGCATGGCCTACACTTGCTTTGTAAAATATTGTTTTTCATAATAATGTCCGCCTGTGTCATAACATCAAATTCCCTTGCATTTTCACAATATGAAGTTGATGTTCCAAAATTAATTTTTATACCAAAAATTTCAAGCTTTTCTACAACATCAGGCGACAAAAAATCTCTAATATTAAACCAAATATCTTCTGCAATCCACAACTCTTCAACTTTAATATCGTTGCTATCATAAAATTTTATAATGTCTTTTATTGTTTCCAATATAAGATGTTTTGATAATTTAATTGATTGAAATTCTGATAACTTCATTTTTGTTTTTCCTCAAATAACCTTCTATTCGCAAGATCGACATATTTCCTATTTTTATCGCAACAAATAAATTTGCGCCCCAACTTATGGGCCGCTATGGCAGTTGTTCCTAGTCCACAAAAAGGATCGAATACCAAATCACCTTTGTAGCTAAACATCTGCATACAACGATAAGGTAATTCTACAGGAAACATAGCAGGATGTCCATACTTTTTCATGTTTGTTTCAGAACTAAATTGCCAAAGGGCCATAGCATAACTCTGAAACTCCTTCCCATCTTCCGATAGAGTAATGTTTTCCTTCTCACCTTCCTTGTGCTTTTCCTTATTGTAAAACACAAGAATAAACTCAAACTGCGTAGGAAAAGACGGACAAGAAGGGCTGTTGTATGACCCCCACGAAAGTCTATTGCCCACCTGATACTTGTCCCATACTATTGTAGTATAGTAATTATACCCAACTCTCAATAAATGTTGAGTTAGATGTATGTGAATAGGAATAGAGCCATTCTTGGAATCGGCTATGTTAATACAAATTCTTGCATCATCTTTAAGCGTAGGCTTAAATATTTCAAAACAACTGCCCAACCATTCGATATAATCGAATAGTTCCATACTGTCCTCGTGGCCATCATAGTCTTGACCGATATTGTACGGCGGAGAAGTTACAATCAAATCAACAGACTTCTCAGGCATTTTAAATGCAATGTCTTCGCACTGGGAGCAAATTATTTTGTTGGTATAGTCAGGGTTTTTGAACATCTCTCACCACGTCACACAATAAGAAATCACGCCAGCCGCAAACCAGTATGTGGCCATGCGAAAATCCTTGTTAGGCAAATAAAATAAAGACGCACAAATATTAAGTACAATTATAATGGTTGGAAAAACTTTTTCCACAACTAAATCTGATCTCCCCAAGAATCCCAACCAGATCGATTATTTCTAGCAAACAATTCGCAATAGGGGCCGTCAAACAATGCCTCTATCCTATCGTATTGCTCATCCGGCTTTTTGCTGTGTTCACGTATCCGTGAAAGTATAGCAACCGATGAACACACATTTCCACTAAAGTATTCCAACTTATCGTTCAAATCAATTGCGCTCTCATCATGACTTATGATTGTCCGTCTTACATTTTTCTTTTTTCTAACCGGTGGTTTACCACCAACTGGTACACCAAGCAAACAAATTTCTGAATTGGCCCGAGTATAATATCCAAGTCCGATGTGCATGCTGTCTTTGTTTTTGCAAATCTTACTCCAGTGAAATGCAACCGTCTTGTACTCGAAACCCCATTTTTCCATCAGTTCTATTCCGTCTTTCAAATGCGGATCCGTTACCCAGAGAAACAAAACAGCCCTATCTGAAGCCAGCGGCAATACAGGCAAGGACTGTAAATTGTTTGCATCGAGAACATTGTAGTGCTGTTGGGCAGACCTTCCCTTGCCCTTATTGCTGTACGTGGCAAAATCCCAAGGTGGATCGACCAAGATTACCTGATAATGATTTTTTTTAAGCCTATCAAAATCATTGATCGGATTGTTTTTTTTGAACATTTAGTTTTCCAAAGCCATTACCAAAATGGCCTCAACCTTTTTTTGCAAATTCTCATAACTACTAGAAATATAATACGCCACAGTATAAATATCTCTGGCCAAATTAATTTGGCTATTATCTGGCCGTTCGCCGTCTTTCAAGGTTAGTGCATTTTCTAAAACCTTTACAGAACTTTGAAAAATCGGGCTATCTACCAATGCAGAACAATTACCACGAGACTTAAAAATCTCCAATGCCAAATTCACCTGATACGTGTCCACGGACTTCACAAACTTTGTTTCTTCTGACATTTTTATTTCCTTTCTAAAAGTTGTTTAATTGATTTTTCCTATGTTTTTTTTCATTTATTTTACCATAAATAATTTGCCAAGTCAAGATTAAAATTCATTTCCTGCGCCTTGAAAGGTAGATTTTTCTTCTTCCTCTCCCCCGTCGTCCTGTGATACAAACTCTCCTACGCTCAACTTAGGGCCGTTAAACTCATACTTAAAAATCAAATTTGGTATACCCCGTCTCTGCTTCAAGATACTCATCTCTATCGTATCGTTCAACACAGCGGGGTTAAATATCTTTGGCCTAAACAATCCAATCACTAGGTCGGCGACCTCCGCATATTTACCGCTATTCTTCAAATATTCTAGCTGGGGCTTCTTGGCCTTACCCTTAATGTTTCTGGTATCTTTCCTATTCAACTGGGCAGTTATGGCAATGTGCGTATCAAACTCCTTTGCCATATCCTGCAATATATCCAAATTCATGGATATATTTTTCTGGTCCAAATCCCTTCTTACTTCTTTCAGCTTTTCAAACAAATCCACCACAACAAAATCATAATGATTTTTACTCAATATCGTCCGCAAATCCCCTATTCCAAACCCCGGCCTGTCTACCAAAAATAATTTGTCGTTCTGTAATAGCTTGGCGACATTCCGATACACTTGTATTTTTCTTTCATGAGAAAGGTTTTTAAAATCCTTAATAACACTCTCGGCCAACATCTCACACTCAAGACATGCCATACTATCTAGGGCGGTTATCCTGTCCGTCTCTAGCACACAAAACAATATCGACATGTCATTTCTGCGCAACATCCTAACAACCATGTTCGTGAGCAGAGTAGTTTTACCACAGCCTGAAAATCCAGCCCATACCGATATCTTCCTTGGTGCAACACCCTCCGTTAAATTCTCGTCCAATTCATAAAACCCGGTGGAATAAAATTTACGATTTCCCCTCTCCTTCAAATCTTTGTACCAATCCAATAGGGCCGCTTTAGAGTCAATTACACACTCTACTCCAGATTTTTCCAACAACTTATTAGACATCTTGGAAAGTTTTTCGGAGATAATCCGAATATCTTCCCCGTTGGCCAAAATTTGCTCTACTTCAGTTACTTCCCGTTCGTACATGTGCGCACGTATCGAATCCTCTTTCAAATCCTTTACATGCTTATCCATGTTCTCGTTATTCGGCACGTAATGAGATTCTATCTCTCGTAAAAATGCTATCCCTCCGTAATCATTTTCGGAAAAATGCAAATTATTTGCAGTCGTGTAAAAAGTATCTTCATTGTATTCTAAACCCTCTTCGACCATTTTCTTGATTACACGAAAAAGGTTTTGATGTTTGGGTTTGAAAAAATCGATAACATCCAGTTCACAGACAAGTCTTTTTCTTAGTTCCTTGTCCATGAGCATATTGGCAATTACTATTTGTTCGTTGGTCTGGTCGTAATAAATTTCTTTTTCCATATTACTCGCTTGTCATCTTAATGAAGATTGAGTTGGAAAGAAGCATCTTTTTAGTCTGCTCGGAAAATACAGGATGGTCAAATACTGTCTTAAAAATATTCATGTCGCCATCACCAGCGTCTATAACCGTAACCACATTACTATTTTTTCTAAACGTCAAAAGATTTGACATAAGATACACATGATTTTTGTAGTGCAGAGCAAAGTCAATCAATGAATTCATATACACAAATCTAATTGACTTCATCGTATCGTAATCTGGGTCTCGGTCAAACTTGGGAAACCATATCGGCGAGTCCACCCATTTTGCAAATGTTTGCACACTATATTCGTCTTCGTCGTACACATTTGCCGAATTTACGAAAAAGGTATTAAGCAAATAACAAACAATATCGTACTTCCATTGAATGTCGTTAGAGTCCAAGGCAACAAATATATTTTGCTTTTTCTTGAGCGCATCGATAGCTTCTAACATTGTCTGGGGGATTTCATCGTATCTGTCCAAAAATACTTGTTTATTTATCACAGTTCCGTTTAGGGGAAAACCTGCGATTTCGTATTGTTGGGACAAATATAATTTGTAGCTTTTTTCTATATCTTCATTCATCGTCATCGACTGTCTTATCCCAAGAAATTTTTGTTTCTATTTTTTCTTCTTCCAATAAGAAAATACAATCTCTTAAAAACATTAAATCCAAAATAGTTTTATTGTCTTTTAAAAATTTCAAAAATTTTTCTTCAGTCGTCGTCATTCAAGTTATCCCAAGCGGTTTTAATAACGACTTTGTACGGATTTTCTCCGCGATTTACAATTTCGGTTAGTTTTTCTCCATCCCCCATAGCCTGATCCAATTCGATTTCATCTACCATTCCATGCCTTACAGCCCATTGTAGGGCACCGTATTTTCTTTGTACATCACCTAGATCGATTCCAAAATCGACACATGTTGCAAGACCGGGCATGATATCCAGTGCAATACAATCCAACAAATCTTTTGTATTGGGCCTGATATTCATTTTCCAACATCCTTTACTTAATTAACCATTCTTGGATTGAAACTATTATTTTTACTTGCCCACTCTTCCAAATCATGCAGAGTTTTCATTGGTTGTGGAAGCGTATAATATTTCCACCCATCATCAAATACGGCAAGAGACACACCACCGGAAAAAGATAAAGCAATGGCTGGTTTATCATCAAACGTTCCACACCAATGTGCAGTTCCAAAAAGTTTACAAATATTTTTCTTTTTATTTTTCACATCCGGAACCTTTATTTCATCCAATTCTTTTTTCAAACCAAGCAATGATTTTGCCGAAACAGTTATTTTCTCGCACTCTTCATTTTCGAGATGCAAAATTACACTGTTAACCATTTCGCCACAAAACGGACAACAGTGGTCTTCTGGTCTTGTATATTCATTCATGCCTTTTCCTTTCGGATATACTTTTCAATTTCCTCGTCATGCAAATACGTGATCTTCTTTTTCTTCTTACTCGCCTCGGTAGCCTCATCTATTTCTTTTTGCAAATCGAATTGTTCCTCTTTTTTGTGATTCAAAAATTTGTTTATATTTTCCTCCGAAATTACTTTATCAAATTCCATTCCGTGTTTTTCGCACCAGTCAATATATTCTTTGGATTTTGTTTTTTTCGTACCAAACTTTTTGAACGCCCCCTTTCCTTTTGAATGAATCCAACACTTTAGTTTGAATGCATCCTCAACTGAAAGATGATTCAATTTTACCATAAGATCGTGTTCTTTCCTAAACAATTCCCGATATTTGTAAAAATAATATCCAAGCATTTCCTTGGCGTTCCACTTTTCGGGTTCAGACAATTTCCACTCATCCCAAGTGATATTTTCCATGTATTCTTTTTGCCGTTGCTGGGCATCGTATTTTTGCCTTTGTTTTTTATCGTCAGTGGAATAGTTAACCTCGTATTCCTCGTTGTCGATATTTTTATTCCCATCCCCTACCGATTTCCTGTAATCCCGAAATCTTCCGCCCATATCGGCCTTTCTAAAACCATCTATCAACTCGGCGATAATCAGCTTGTTTTTTAGCTTGTCTTTTTTAGGCAGATAACGCTTTAGATGGTATAATCGCTTAAAATCACACGGCACTCCGTCAAACTTATATTTTGAAAGTTTGTCTGAATCCGTCTCTTCCAAACAAAATTTGTCGTTTAAAACAGTAATTTTCAAAGATTTTTTAGACGTAATATTTTGAAGTGTACCGCGATATGCCGATAAAGCCAGTTGTAAAAAATATCTTTCGTACTTGACGAACACCCCGTACTTACGGGAAAGTACGAAACAAAGGTCTAAAATTAAAATCGCCGACAACGCGATAGAATGGCCTTCTAACGTCGTTTTAAGATCGGTATATGAAATCCCCCACAATTTCAAAAAGAATTGCTCTACGGTCAACTGTGGGTGGTAATTTGCCAATTTCATGGCTTGGTATAATCGCCGTTCGAGATCAATGATTTCGTGGAAATAAATGCTCTTACCCTTGGTTTTATCCCAAAATCCTAGTTCAATTCCATTGCCAAATCTACGTAACATGTTTATATTAGCCAAATAATCCAGAGTAGTATAAATTGTTTGACGACTAACTGACAAAACATCAGCTAGGTATTTTATCTTCTTCTCCCTAGAAAATATCCTCCCGGTTAGTCCGTCTGTGGAATAAATCGTGTGGTTAGACAACAAGTGCCCAATGATATCGGCTTCTGCCTTACCACAACAATTTGACAAGAAGAATGATTTTCGAGAAATATTGTTTTTCATACAGCCTAGTATAAGTCAGTTTAAGAATCGAATCAAGTGTTTTCTTATTTTATCTTAGCCCGGGCCGGTTTTATCTTCCGGGGGTTAACTTTTTGTCCCCTTTTCTCGGAAAAAAGACTCTTTAATAGTGTTTGTCTATTCTAATATAAACTCAAGAAGTTCATATATAATATACTATGAACTTTAAACATGGTCAAAGTACTTTGACACTTTCGACCCTTTTTGTAAGAATGAGTTTACAAAAAGTGTCAAAGTACTTTGACACTTTTACAACCCTTTTTTAACAGAAAGATAAGTAACTCTGGCTTCGGCTACCGCATTTTCGACCAGCATTTTATCTTTATCGGAAAGATCGGCCTCAAACTGGGCGTCGTTATCACCCCAGTAGCAGGATACGTAATCACGACCATTAAACTCGGGAGTTACAAATCCGTGTCCACAATCTCGGGTAAACCAACGAGAGATTTGAGTGATACCCATGCCCACAAGATGTTCAGCCAGAGCACTAAAATCCTGCCCAAACTCCTCATAGGTGCCGTTTTCGCCCAGCCTAATCCAAATATATTTGTTGCTCATGATCCAATTTCCTTTTTAAAATGTTGGTTAAAAATCCGATATGTTTTGTCCGAGTCGAGCAACCTATCCAATTCGCCGTGAAAGCATTGTGCTCGCACACCGTATGGGGTCAGATAATTGTCTCTCCAATATTCCATAAACTGTACGCGGTTTAGGCTGTCCGGTTCACTCAAAACTTCAATTACAGCATCATCGCCAAACTCATTGAGTAGTTGCAACACCTTAAAAGAAAGGTTTCTATTAGCCATATATTTTTTATTTTCTTTCGGACGTTCTTTCAAATAATTATCACAATCTTTGCAACGATGATTTGAAAGAGGTTTAATTTCGGCGGCAATGCCGCATTTTTCGCAAATCATTGTCAGCACCCTCCAAGCATACAAAGAATGACATAAATCACAATCCAGACCAACACGTTAGAGCAACCATTACCATTTGCATTTTCAGACATTTTGTTCTCCTTCCCAAGTAAAAGGTGCATCAGTTTCACACTTAAACGCATATTCTTCACTCTTGGGATAATCATCATCCCAATAACACACTACCTCATAATACCCATAAACAGAAAAGTCATGAGCAAATTGTTTGACGGCCAGTTCAGCCCCCTTTGGTTCTGGGCCTACGGTTTCTCGGATCAACTCAATAAATCGTTTGCATTCTAGGGGTACCCGTTCGTAGTAATCGGCATCGCCAACCTGAGCACAATCTTCATCAGCCGGGACAGGCCCGAGACATACATAATCGTATCTGTTCATGATTTAATCTCCTTACACGAATCGAGATATTCTTTAGAAAATGGCCAAACAGGACTAAACTTAGGATATTTCTGTTCATATTTCCTTGCACACTCATAACAAGGGAACTCCCAATATCCATTAAAATCTAGTTCTCCGTTCCACAAAACTTATAGAAATCTTAGCTTCTTGTTTGTTTCCTGCTTCTCAGAGACAACTTGCTTAGACTCTTTCAAACCTAAGTATTGGTTATTCTCTCCACAGGCTTTAATTCCCGTAGAACTTACGGTACTGTATTTTTCTAGGTTAATAGCCGCGCTTAAATCCCGGTCTATTTCTAATCCACACGATTCACACTTGTAGATTCTATCAGCTAGTGTTAGCCCCTTTTTTATATTGCCACATCTGCTACACTTCTTGCTAGATGGATAGAATCTATCTACTACGACAATCTTACAATTATACCACTCAGCCTTGTATTCAAGCTGTCTCCTAAATTCAGCCCACCCCACATCAGAAATAGCCTGAGCTAGGCAGTGGTTTTTCATCATATTAGAAGGAGATAAATCTTCTATGACAACTCTTGACTTGGTTTTCGTCAAATATGTTGTTAGTTTATGAAGAGTATCTTTTCTAATACACGATATCTTATAGTGTAACTTGGCCAATCGTTTTCTAAATTTTTCTTTATTCTTGCTTCCTTTCTGTTTCTTACTATGTTTTTTTTGCAGTCTCTTTAGCTTTTTCAAATTCTTTTTAAGAGGTCTAGGATTTTCCACCACCACGCCGTCTGAACAAACCGCTAGTTCTTTTAACCCCAAGTCAACTCCTACTGTGCCTTCTCTTGATTTAAAAGAAATTCTCTTGGATATATCGAACGAAATTGCAATAAACCACCTACCAGCCCTTTCTGATATAGTGGCTTGGGTTATTCTTAGATTAGTTGGTATGTATGACTTTTCTTTTAATCTTACTCTGCCAATTCTAGGTAGCTGAATATACTTGTTATAGGCATATATTGAACCATCTAGTGTAAAACTTCCTAGTGCATTTTTCCGAGATTTAAATCTCGGAAAGCCCTTTTTACCCTTCTTTTTCTTCTTACAATTTCTAAAGAAATTCTTATAGGCTTTTTCAAGATTTATTAAAGCAATTTGAGGGGCACATTTTGAAGCTTCATACATCCACGGAAAGTCTGTTTTCTTAAGTTTAACTAACTCTTTATGTAGATCATAGGCAGTTAGAAACTTATTGCCATTCTTTTTATTTTCTACTTGTCTACCTAATCCCCAATTGTAAGCAAACCTAGCTATCCCACTGTGCTTGACCAGAAGTGTTCTTTGCTTATTGTTAGGCTTTAGCTCTATCTTAAAACTTTTTCTCATGTTTTGGCTTTTCGCCTATTTTCTGCACCACGTCTTCCATATATTCTAGCCGAAAATGATGTCATTAATGAAATCATATCTTGTGTCAATTCCTCTTCATACGATTTAGGGAAAGTCTCTTCTACAATTTCCACAACCACACCGTATGAATTAAAGAAAAATTCAAATATTTTGAACATAAATCTACATAGCCTATCTTTGTGTTCTATAACAACTCTATTTATCTTTTTATCAATAATAAGAAAAAAAAGTTTATTTAGTTTTGGTCTAACATCCAACATACCAGAAGATATTTCTTCCAAAATATATTCAACTTGATATTTATTCTTAATACAATATTCAAAAATTCTTGCTTTTTGTCTATCTAGGTCGCCCTTTTGTTTTTGGTCATGACTAGACACACGACAATAAATTGCCGTGAGGTTATTTTCTGTTTTATCTAATTGTTTTTCTCCACAAAAATTTGCTAAATCGTCGATCTTAAAGCGTCTATGTCCGCCGACAGTTCTAATGGAAAATATTTTATTGGCATTACACCATTCGCGTAATGTAGTTGTGCTAATACCAAGAATTTCTGCTGCTTTTTTTATGTTTATAAGTTTATCCATCTTTTTTAACCAACATGTTAAACCACTTGTCGTATATTTCTTGAAATTCTTCTAACGAAGGAATATCTTTTAGTGGTATGGTGTGTTTATAAATATTGCCATCCTCCGTCTCAAATTCATCTGCTGTAATTCTAACTATTTTCATTTTTTTCACATATTCCCTTCTAATACTATAAACACTGATTTTTAGCACAAGTTTCTATAAAAATCAATAAATTTTTATAATTTTTTTATCAACTATTCAAAACCCTTTTCATTTTATTTCTCCCAAACTGCCCAAATCTGATAACCGCTGCCTTTACCATCCGTGCTTGTCGAGCCAATGCGCTCACACCGACCTTTACGACATTGCCTGTTTCCATATCGATAACCAGTTATTTCATTTTTGCAACATTCGAGTTTTGCGCCGGGGTGATTGGACAATACATCAGACAATCGGCTAACTCTATGGTGCCAATTTTCCGTATACCGATATCCATACGGTTGCAACTCGGTCAACATTTTTTTAGCGATTTCTTTGGTGTTCATGATTTTTTCCTTAACCAACAAGTTCTTTGATACGGTTAATCTTTTTGATTTCATAATTCCTGTGATTAATTATGGCATCTTTGCTTTGAACGGTCATGGGCCACTTGGTGCAAAAAGAGCCAAATCCACTTGCCCCACAAACCGTGCAACGATAATCACGGCTACACCCAGTGTTTTTATTGATGGCAATAATTTCTTCGGCACGGGATTTGGGATTAGCCACACGATAGAGAATATGTGCCATTCTCTCAGGGTCCAAATTAAACAAATGGCAAAAGTGGGCGGCAAGAATCCTGTGGTCCTGCACAGATTCCAAAACTGCATCACACATGTCCTTAGTAAGTGCTCTTTTGAGATAATTGGCAATTTCTCGTTCTTTTCTGTTCATGATTTTACTCCTTCACCGGCATATTGGTAATCTCAACCGTTTCATTAGTAAACCGACCATCACGGCCATACAATAATACCTGCACAAACGCACAACAATCATTGTCTGGCCCCACACGATCCCACGCGCCAACCTCTGCGCGTCCCTCATCAACTTTTTTCATGAGGGTTTTATGCGTCATTCTTTTCATGGTTTCCCCCTTTCAATTGTTGTTGATGTTTTGGTAGTGCTGGGAAATTTCAAATCTCATTGTTTTGGCGGCATCCCAGTTGTTTAGAATTGCATAAGGAAGCCCAACCACATTGTTTACAACCACAAATCTTCCATCAGTGGTGGTTTCAATAGAGGCATAAGGGGATTCTTGATAATAGACCTTTTTTACTGCATAACCAACTTCAACCTCTTCAAATCCTACTCTCATGATCTTCTCCTTTCACAGTTATTGAGATTGTATGGATAATTCTCGATTTGTCAAGGGACGAAATAAAAATTATTTTTCTCTTCCATAATGCAATGAGTTTGTTATAATAAACAATCATGTTTAGCAAAAAAATAACGGGATATATCTCGGATCGGGTTTACTTAAACTTAAGCCAGATTCCACAAGATGTCCATAAACAACTGCATATGTTGTTTGAGCGGTCAAATCCAGACTTTTTTAATAACAAAAGGCTAGGTTTTTCCAACTATAATACCCCGGCGAAGCTTGTCTTCCACTTTTCTGAATATATGGACCTTAAATTCACAGGAGATACGTTTTGCTTCCCCGTAGGCGCATTGGAAGATGTAAGAGATACTCTGGCAGGGTATACGCTAAAACTTGACGACAGAAGGCTTTCTATCGCCGCTCAGCTAAAGGACAACATTAATCTATTGTCTCACCAAATTGGTGCCGTCAACGAAATGGTCAAACATGATACCGGCATATTGGTGGCCCGATGTGGCAGTGGAAAAAGTATATTAGCACTTAAATTGGCCACTATCAAGCAACAAAGAACACTAATTTGTGTGCATACAAAGAAATTATTAGAACAATGGATGGAGCGGGTGGAAGAGTTTGTGGGCGTGGTGCCCGGCCAATATGGGGCGGGAAAGAAGGAAATAAAAGACATCACAATAGGAATGATACAGACGATCACGAGGAATATAGATAGCTTAAAAGATAAGTTTGGTATGGTCGTGTTCGACGAGTGCCATCACGTATCGGCGAATACATTTTACGATATTGCCACTAAAATGCAGTGTAAATATCGGTATGGAATATCCGCGACTCCTTCTCGGAAGGACCAGAAACAGTTTCTTTTCAAGGCCGCTCTCGGGCCAGTAAGGCACAAAATACAAAAGGCAGAAGTCGAAAAGGCGGGAATTATTATTCCGGCCAGCATTAAAATAGTGAAAACAAATTTCGAATGCCCCGAATATTTGGACGAGCAAGGAGACTATTTCAAAAACTACCATTATTTACTAGATAAACTGATAAAGGATGTGGAAAGAATAAAGCTTATTTTCAAACACCTTGAGCCAGAGTTAAAGGCAGGGCACAAGGTACTAATGTTGTTTGACCGCTTCAATATCAAGTTAAAAGACAAATTTGGGGAAGTAATCGCCGTTAGCAATATTGTCAAGAAGTGGGAAAAATGGCTTTGTGACAAAGGATACAAGGCTCTGGCGTGTACTGGTGGAAGCAAGGACAACCTAAACGATATTGATGCTATGTTCAAGGATGGTAGACTCCAAATATTAATTGCATCTACCGTGGCCGATGAGGGGCTAGATATCAAGATCATCGACAGGCTTTTTATGTGCCTACCCTGTAAAAATAATGAAGGCTTGTTGGAACAAAGAGTGGGGAGAATAGAGAGAAAATATCCCGACAAGGAAGATGCCATAGCCTATTATTTTTTAGATACAAATATATTTGGCGAGAATATCTATCGGCTTAAGAAAAAATACAAGGTGGAAGAAACATGAAGCTTCGATATTCAGATAGAGTATGTCTTGAGTGTGGGAAGGCGTTAGAAACACTGGATTGGCTATATATTGACGCTGTTTATTCTTTTTGTTCCATGAAGTGCAAGAATGTTTTTTATAAGTGTGATGGTGAAAAGACAAAAGAATTTATTGCTAAATCATTGGAGAACAAAATGGCTAACGACAAACATGTTTGGATTGTTCGAGGCAAGTTGATTGTGTGTAAGAAGTGTGGTGTTGTTCGCCGTGAGGACGGGCAGAATGGGCCGTGTAGGGGAAAGGCCAAAATATCGCTTAGATAGGTTTGTTTTCCACAATGACCCTGTGGCCAGCATCATAAACTATTTGTTCGTTGTTTTCAGAAAGAACATATAGTTTTTCTTTCAACATTCTGATAAAATCTTTTATTGACATAACGCTATTATTGTCCAAAAGTACGGCCGGTAATTTTTTTGATAGAATGGGAGAAATTTTTTTACCATAATAATTTGTGATTGTTATGGTTCTGTCATAGTCTTTTAAAAACTTTATCCCCTCAATATTTTCCAAACAACATTTTTCATTGGCCAATATTTTTTTTATTTTTATATGTCTGGCCATATATAATCTTTCTGGTTGCCATCGGTATCGTCTCTCATATCTGGGAAAGGTTTGTCGTCCTTTTTTTCATAAGGAAATACAGCATAAGTAATTTGTCCGTCCCTTTCACCACCCCTATTTCTATTTGTATAATAAACGGATACAAGATGTGAATCTGAAGATTCCGTATAATCTGTTTCTGATGTTGGATTTATTGGCCACCCTATACGTTTCCAATCACTTTTATATTCAACTTTAGACCACATTTGCCGATAACCCTGAGTTATTTTTTTTGCAAATTCTTGTAAATCACTAATAAGTTCTCCAATTAATGGCATACAATAATATTCCATTTTTAAATTTTGATTTCTTTTGGTGTCATCAAAATAACTATGAGCAATATCAAAATCTGTTTCTTCGTTATAAACTGTTTTTGTTGTTGTTTTTAGTTTAAATGTAACAACATTGTTTGTCCTGTATTCAAAGTATGTTATATTATACAGCTTTATTCTTATTTGATATGGATAATAAGAAACTATACGTAATATTTTTTCAACACCACCAGTGTTAATATTGTCGTATGTTCTGTAAAGTTTTAACCCATCCCCTTGTTCTCTTTCAATATATAATTCCATTTTTTCTGCGGCTACATTAACTTTAAGCGCGGTAATTTGTGTTCTTGTATCGTCGCCGGGCGAATGTGTGCGCATAATAATATTAAGCGTTTTGTCCCCGCCAGTATAAACATATGGGCCAGTAGGTGTGGCAACTTCAACGCTTATTGTCCCCCCCAGTGTTTCTCTCAACAAATAACAATTTTTTTCAGACATAATATTTGGACAAGGGCATTGTTCATTCATTATTTCCCTATTAGAAAATCCATATGGAGAAAACAACGATTTTCTACAATATGTTTTCCCATCTTTATTATAAGCATAAAGACATCTAAGTTTAAATTGTTGATTAAAATCAAAAATATCTATATCTACATTAGTTTTTTCTCTCAAATATTCATAAACAACATTAGAAGAATTTAAAAAAGCTGCGTATCTTCTTAATGGCAAGTGAAATGTTTCCCATCCATATGTAGGGTGCGGCACTGTAGAAGAAACAGCACCTCCCTTTGAAATTAAACCATTGCCAACAACGGTACAATCAGACTCTTTCGTAGTGCTTCCGGGTACATTTCCAACAACATAAGCACACACAACTTCTGCCGTAATTCCAGCACCACTCAATGTTCTTATTTTATATAAATCTTTATGTGAAATGGTTAGTGTAGCATATGAATGCCAATCCGATCCGCCATAAGAAAAGTCACCAGATCCAGCTTCATATGGATAGTGGAGCCGTAATATTTTAAATGTCCAAGTAAGATCACCGTTGTATTTTGAATACAATATAAAAGCTGAGGGAGGAATTACAAAAGTACCACCTGTAATGTATTCACCAGTTGCTCCAGCAGTTTTTGAAAAAGAAAATAAAACACCAACAGTATGGTATGTCCCCTGTATGCCACCTATTCCACTATAAATTGCTGTTCTCGTTAAATCTGTGCCACCAAAAATATATTGCGGTGCATAAGGGCCAATCCAGCGATCAAACCCAAAACCTGTTATAGAATCTCCACTTCTTGCCTTTGACATATGTGATGTGCTAAACATAACCGTTCCATCGTATTCCCACTCTTGATAGCTACTCGAATACTTTGTACCATATGTCATTGCTATATTGGGAATATTAAACATTGAATTTTCTATGTATCTTCGTAACCACATAATCATTTTATAAATATCTGAATTGTTGTGTTTTTGCATTCTACCATATGCATCAAGCCTCCTTGAATACATTGTAAAATCATCACCAATCCAAACAAGCGGCTCAAACGGAATATTTACATTTGTATTTAAAACATCAACACTGGTTACATTGTTAAACTCAATTTTATGTTGATAAGTTTTTGCACTACTTGATATATTTGCCGCCCAATCATTTGACAAAACATTTTGGATATACTGTGGGTATTCATATATTAGGGAATCAAGCCCATAATTATATACTTGATTTGTATGCCCATAAGGATGAGATGAAAAATAAAAATGTCCCCAAGAATATTTTTCTTGATAATAATTTTCTGTACATTGACCATGAGGACATGCATTTATTTTATATCTAACATATAAATCATAGTCTGTTGTGCCAATATCCGCTTGTGTTCTTTTAAACTCGCCATTGTTGCCATCAAGATAATAATTTTCTTTATCAATTAACGGCATATTAATAAGCCCCGTATATTTATTGTATGTAAAATCAGAAATTTCAATTTCGGCAGGAAATCCCAATTGTATTTTTGCAGTATCATTTATTTTTAAATACAACTTTTGTATTGAAAATGTTCTTGGATTTTTTATTATCGCCCTAGCCATTACACCATTTGGTATTTTATATGAATGGATGTCCCAATTATTAAAATCTGGTCCATGAAAATATATATGTTCTTTGTCTTTGTTGCCACCCAAATCAGTTTTTTCTGAATAATAAACAAGTTGTTTTGTTTGTGGTATAGTTAAATCAGAAATGGCCCAACATGGAGAATAATTTATAAAGCCAAATGGATTTGGTGTGGTGGCATAACTACTAAAAATATTAGGAACAGTATGGCCTAAAAATAATCTTGGTCCGCCCCCGATTGTCATGTCATCTGTATCAGAGTTGTCCGAACCAACATTATGATGTGCATTACTTGTAACAGTATAATAATTATTAGTTAAATAATCTTCAACAGTATATGTTGTACTTTCCGAATAGCCGGGAATTATCATTTCTGGTGGAATTGTAACAGTTTTTGTTATATCTCTAGTTGATGAATACGTTTCACTTGTAGTTATTGTTTCTGTATGAGGCTGGCCATCTCCCGGAGAAATTGTTGTAATTTCTCTTGTTGAATCACTTGTAAATGTGTCTGTAACGGTTTGTGTTATTATTTGCTCGCCCGGAGGCCCATAGATTGTTGGATATTCTGTAGTCGTTGTGTTTGATGTTGAATTATCTTCATAATCTTCTTCCGTCCAATAAAGTGGGCCAGCATTAAACCTTATTCCATAAATTGGAAGCCAAGATATTTTTACATTTTCTATTTCTTCCTCTTCGCCATCTTGTCTTATGAAGGTGGTGGTTAATGCTTCTTCTGGAAAATCCATTGAATTTTTTACAACTTCACCACTTTCATCTTCTCCAATAAATTCAGAACCATTTAAAAATACATTGTCAAACTGTCTGTAAAAAACAACATCTCTCATATTTAATGGATCTCGGGCTATATAATATGGCAATGTGCTTATTCCAAAATTTTCTTCTAGCATCATCGTATGCCAATTGGCAACAAAAAGACCTTTTATGTTTAAAAGACCAGTTTGAATTGCAACAATATTGTTTGATGTTGCTTTATTGTCTTTTAGAGATAAATTTTGTAGAGGGTAGTTTGGAAAGAAAAAAGGACCGCCCCCACCCCCCGGTCTGCGCCCAGAGCTACATATTAATTTATCTTTTAAGTTATCATTTGTTGAAAATGGGGTGCCATACAAAAATGGAACAGATGAGCCGTCATTATAATTTGTGGAAAAATATGGCGTTGTTTCCGATGGTTGTGTTGCGGAATAAGAAACTGGGTCTACTGTTAAAGGGCTAAACAAGGCCGTTGGTTGGTATAAATAAACATTTTTTATTTTTACACCATCAAAAACTATTCTAATATCATTAACGGTAGTTGATTTTGATGCAGAATATATTTCTATGGTTATTTGGTCTATGTTTGTTGTTGAAATAGGAAGTTCAATTGTTTCTAAATTTGTTTTAGGGGTATAATCAGTATCATAACCGCTATATATAGCAGATGCACAATTTGTTGATATTTTTACATATCCATTTACATGAATTTTTTCAAAAGTTATTTTTACCGAAGATGCATAATATTGTTTTATTTGATTCTGATAATTATAATTCAAATCACCGGCATATGGTATTTCTATAATAGTTAAGTCTTCTTCATTAGGTGGAACATATTCTTTTGTATAATATGGTTTTCCATATGTGGACCCCACATTTGGATCCGTTTCCGGCAATTCTGTCCAATCATATTGTGACTCGTCATATCTAAATGGAGGAAAAAAACAAATTCCTTGCTTCGGCTCAATTTTTTCTTCTACTATTTCTCCACCAGAACCAAACGTTCCGATACCCCCTACAACATCATCTGCACTTTGCCCCCGAGTACACACATTATTTACTGGATCGGCAAATTCGCAAATATTTGCCCTTGTGCCCCACTGTGGTAACATTATTGCCGAGACCTGTTCTCCATCTTCATATGTGCCTTCTCCATATGGTCTCCAAGGAAAATAATGTGCCGCTTGAATTGCATTTAATATTTGACAAATATGTTTTCTGTTTACAGTTGTTCCTGCAACAAAATTTTTGCAAACTACATTGTCGGTGCTTGTAGCTTCATATGGAAACCCTTCAATACAGGGGCCATTAGGGCACTTGTTGGTATAAACTGTTCCGGGAACAGTGGCATTGCATTTAGCCGAAGTTATTTCATGAAATGAATAGTTTTCGCCATATGTTTCCGTCGCCCATGTTGGCAAACCACTAACTGTTTCCATTATTGTCCTAATATTTTATTTTTATGTCGCCAGATGCAGTTTGAATGCCAGAATTTGTTTGATATGACAGGTCAATAAAAAATTTTTCATTAGATGCCCAAACTCCATTTGATAGTCCTGATGCTCCAGAGTACGCAAATTCATGTAATCTATTAGGATAATTATACCCATAAACAGTTTCGTTTACAACAGAAATCCCCTGCGTATCCTTTATTTTTATATAAGCATTAGATGTTTCATGTGCAACGGTTTCATATTTTGTAGAAAAACTCGGATATTCATATTGGGTTGGCAAGGATGTGGTAATGTTTTCCCACACATCTGTATCAACATAATACTTCCAATGGTGTTGATTTGTGTAAAGCCCTCCAATAAGGTGTATTGTTCTATTTTCCGGATCCCAAAAGGTTGCCCCGCCACGATACTGCTGTCCATTTGCCGTGCCCTGTGTTGTTCCGCGCTTTGTCCAAATATTTGTTTCAATGTCATAAACATACGTTACGTATTTTGTTCCAGTGTCGTCGAGAGTGCCAAACACATATATTTTCCCCTCTATTCCTATTCCCGGCCTAAAAATATATGTATTTAATCCAGTAGAAATTGGAGTATCCCACGTATTTGCAAATGGATCATAAACCAAAATGTATGGATATGCAGAAATGTCTATCCCAATTACATATATTTTGTCTCCATAAAAATAACATGGTCCAGATTGAATATCATAGCTAGAAGATACACTTGTTTTATTCGTTAGTGTCTGAGAAAAAATATTGTATGCCCAACAATAATAACCTTGAAAAATGAAAATATTGCCCAAACAATAAGCCGATACTGTTCTTTTACTTGCAGATGGTTGTGGTGCGGTTGTGCCTAAATCAATAGTTTGCCAAGAATCGCCTTCTGTGTCATAAATTAACATTAATGTATCGTTTGGAGGGCTTTCCTGTCTATCAAAAACATAAACATTGTTATTATAATATCCGCACCATGCAATATAATCTATCTTCTCGCTTGGGCCTGTAAGGCCACTCCAAACACTTGTTTGTGGACTAAACTTATTCCAAACTGTTGAATCCTCTTGACCAATAAAAAAATCAAGGCTATAGTTGCTTTGTAGTTTTAAGGAAATATCGATTTCCTTTATTGTTCCCCTACATTGTAAATTAAATTCTTGATTGTACATTGTATTCAAGCCAGAGCCAACGGCAACAGACAAATTGTTTGCCCCGGTATATATGTTTGATTTTTCCTGATATACGCCAGAAACATAAGAATGTTTATATGTTGGCGATAAAAATTCTATATATCTTCCGCTATATAAATCGTGGCTATGCTTTTCCCCCGGCAATAACTCCGTTCCATTTTTCAAATCATTAAAACCTGAAACATCAATTTCATCTATTGTAACACCAGAGTCTACGTTAAGGTCTCCATTAAGTGTTCCGCTACAAACGCTAATGCCGCCCGTTTGTTCTGGTGTAACAAGATGTGGATTATTGGCAATGCCCGAGAGCATATGAGATATCATAGAATTTGCTTCGGCAGATAGATCAATACCATTAAAAAGGCCGTCGATAGTTGTAATCGTGCTTCCACCATAAACCCCGGCCAAACCGCTTACATATAAATTATCCAGACCAGAGATATGATTTACCGCAACATCTTTTACAATAATTTGGTTAAATATACCAATATTTGCCTTTAGACCAGAGTGATATGAGAATACATATCCATTTTCATTAATAAGGTCTTGAACTTCCATTTCATTGGTCGTTATTCCAGAGACAAAAGCATCTCCAAATATATTGATATCATTTGCTACAGCACAGCTTAGGCCAGAAAACATCTCTTTAATAACAATGCCAGAAGAAAATTGTAAAATTGTTCCATGTGGATCAATATTGTTATCGTAGTGATCGCTCAAAATAACAACATATTTTTTTTCGCCCGGAGACTGTGTAATGCCATCAGTTACTACTGTCGCCATCTTTTATCCTAAATCAAAGTCTATGCCGTATAGACGAACTGCATTATTGTTGCTTGTATATAGTTCTGTTTTTAGAACTAGCGCATCTCCAGCTTGCCAGTTAGACCCTATGTTTGAAAGCTTCGTGGACGGAGCAGATACACCATAAAATCTACCTATACCCGCATTAAATAAATTTTCAATATCTGTATCAGATTTATAGGCATTCCAATAACTCGCTTCATCCATTAAACCATCAAATGAATTTGTTGTAAATATAGATTTCACTAATTCCATATCCCAAGCATACCTTGCGCCAATAATAAAATCAGTGCCAATTGCCTGTGTGGTTTCAACCGTAGCTTCTGAAGTGGAATATAATGTTCCTGTCGAACAATCTCCAACATCTAATTTAAATACATTTCCAGCACCATAAAATCTTCCTGCAATCATCCACCATTTGCCACTAATATCATCGCCAACAATTTGAGTGCAACTATTTGGCCCCATACCATCTTTAAAAAGAAATACAAATTTTCGTCCAAAACCATCTCTTGTTATAGTAAGTGCCCAACATTCTGTGTCCATATCGGCAGTAACTTGTTTAAAGGCAATATCCCTAGTGGTAGAGAGGGCTATGTCACTTTCTGGTTTAATAAATACTGCATATGTGAAATCGCCCGTATTGGGGATAATAAAATTTGTAGGATATGGAAGGGCATGGGTAAGATAATCCCCATCACCATTTTCAAAATCTAAACAATGATTGTAAATTCCACTGGAAGATTCTACCGTGCCCGTATTTGTCAAATCAAATGCACCAACCGCGTCTTCGGCTGAAGTGTTTTCCATGTGCCAAACATGTTTTAAATCAGAATTCAAATTATCTGTATAGCTTTGATCCGCCGAATATGTGAACATTTCAGGTGTTTGGCCCGTTCCGTTTTGGAAAACTGTAGTCACAACCTTGGCATCTGTGGCTACCGTACTGTCGGCATCAAAATTCAGTTCAATTGTATTGGCTCCAAATGCCGCACTGGGCGGGAACTTTTTGGCAAAATACATGTCCAAATGCTCTTGATATGCCTGACTAGAAACAGCCTGTACAAATAAATTTGTACCGTTAAACCCTTCCGTAACCGTCAAGCCAGACTGTACGCCCAGCCCTGAACTATATTCTAGTCTAATTGCATGGAAGGGGGGAAGTTCATTATTGGGACTAAAATATGGATAAACCTTAGCCTCTGTACCAGAAGCGTAGTTTATCACGCTGGAAATGCTAGATGTGTTCGTGCTCGTCTGTGCGCCCACTCCAGACGCATAGCCCGTAACGGCAGTGATTTGGGTAGTATGGGTGCCTACCGTGCTCGCTGTGGCCACCGCAAGCGTTCCTACGCCCGATCCGTATAGCTCTTCCTTGTACATCTGGTCATCTACGATGTCTAAACCAGAGTTTACATATGTTCCCCAGTTATCGGACTCTGTGTAGACCTGATTGGGAACTGGTTTTTGTATTGAATAATGACTTGTCGGTGTCGGATCTGCCATAGTTATTTTCCTTTAACTTCCGTAAGAACCTTGCCCAAAATACCCTTGACCATAAATGCCAGTCAAAGATGGAGGCGTTACCATTCCCATATATAACTCGATATTTGTTGTTGTAAGTCCATTTTTTGTAATTGCCAAAAGGTTTGCAAACTCCCTTGAACTCAAATAACTAGATACACTTTCATTTGTTCTATCTTCCTCAACAAGCTTAAGAAACAAATAATATGTTTGTCCTGCAATAAGATCATTCCACCGCACATTAAAAATTTCAATATATACACCATTAATTATACATTCAAGTTCATCACAAATACATGCAATATTGCCATTGTCTTCATAAAGAAGATAAAAATCGCTTTCTCTAATAACACCGTTTGCCCGAGTCATATAGTCGTTTATGGACAATGCTCTTGCAGTTCCATATACATTATTTTCAATAATGTCGGCATATCTTTTTTCAAGCTTGGCACTAAACTGGGTATCCCAAACCCCATCTTCATCTGCATCGTTTGGGTCAATAATTGGAAGCACATAATGGGTGCTTACTCCACCAACATATGATGTTATGGTCATACAGCTATCCTATATACTTTAAAGTATAATCAGAAACAGATGTAGTTAAACCAGAATCAGTTTTTAGCTCTAAAATAACAGTATACGCATCTCCAATATTCCATGTTCCAGAATCTATTCCTGATATTGAGAATGAAGATACGGCCAGTCCGCTTGTATATCTTGTTGCGTTTTCTAAAACTATATCGTTATTTTCTGTGTCTTTTATATAAGCAGTTAATGACCCATCTGTGATATCGGCAGTTTCTTCTACATGTCGCACAAATAAAAATGGAGACACCCATTGCAAAAAGTTTGTTGGAATTATGTTTCTGCAAACAACGCTTGCCCTGCTATCAGATGCATCACCAGTTAGTTTATATAAAATATCATTGTTGCTATATTCTGTAACAATGTATGACGAATACACCCCGCTAACGACAGTGTTTGAATATGTTGGATATTCTGTTGTTGTTCTTAACCCACTTGAATATTGATGGCTGTGCCAAATATTTGTCAATTCAGAGCCATTAAATAATGGCGACATTGTGCTTAAATCAATTCCCGCAATTGTTACGCCAGAAGAAACAATTAATGGGCCGTGCAGTGTATCGCCACTGCTCATTAGAGCACCAATTCCAGAAGCATGCGTTTGATGGGGGTTATTATAATTTGCAATATGGGCAGTAAATGCATCGTAATCGGATTCAATATTTCTATCATTTACTAAAACGCCAGAATCTAAATCAAGACTTCCCATTATAATTGCACTATCTTCTACGTTCAGTCCGCCATGAACATTTATTGCCCCCGTCACATCTATGGTTTGTGCTACAAGACCACTTGAAAAATCTCCGATTCCATTAATCACCATTAGCCCACTTTGAACAAGAAGGCCGTGATTTATTATATTATTATAAACAGTAAGATTTTTGCATGCTACTGTATCTGCGGTCAACCCGCTTGCCGTCATCGAACCAAATATCCCAATGCCGCTTAATGTTACTTGATTTGTAATCAATTCTGTTTGATACAGCACAGACGTATGTGGATCTACATTAATGGCAATATGATCTATCAATCTTGGTGTTCTTATTTTATCTGGGGGAACGCTATCTATTGAAATTGCAGAACCAGTTGTTGTAACAATTGCAATAAGCAATCTTGTGTCCTGTTCTCTTTCTGTAGAATAGGCGGAAACGGTAAAATTTCCATATTGATATGTTGAATAATTTTCTGTTTCATCAACTGGGCTTATCGGTTCAACGTAAAGATAATATGTTGTGTTGTCCAAAAGCCCCGTTACTTCAACCAAACCATTTGAAAAGAAGTATACTTGATTTATAAAACCCTCTAGCGTAGGGTGTGGTTTGTTTTCTCTAATTGATACGGTAGAATTATTTGTGGCAAAAGTGCCAGTATAGGTTCCATCGTCAATAATTCCGTGGCCATAACAATGAACGCGAATTGCCCCGTATAATTGATTGTCAATTATATTAGCGGCTCGTCTCTCTTCCGCCCCATCGATAACGTCACCAGATTTGACCGCCGGTATTAAATATCTTTTTGTTTGATAGCCGTATGTCATTTTTAATCTCCAGCAGTGGCATCGCCAGCAATTAATTCATCCGTCAAATCGTCTATATTGGTATAGTTTTGTGTAGCCGAATAATTAGACGATCTAAACGTTGAAGAAAGTTGTATTTGTAGCCAAGATCGTCTAATGGTATCTTGTACCAAAGACGATCTTAACGACCCCGTTTCATTTCTAATTTTGTTTATTGGAACAGCCATAATTAAACATCCACAAAATCAGGGACGGTATCCCCGGACAATAAAAATGCAGATGGGTCGTATAGTTCACATTCTAAAGAAGTGTCCCAAACACACCCATTGCTAAATGAATGATTAACCGCCGTAACAATATATTTTTCTGCCGAATTTTTTGCATCAATGTTAATAAAGGTTTCGGACTTTATGTTTTCTTCGACTTGTATAATTTCATATGGAATTACCTTTTTACCCCAACACGAAAAACCTATATTTCTTCTCTCCCTGCTATTTCTCTTGGCCGCAATAATAGCCGCTCTATTAACGGAATCCGCGCTATTCATCGATGGATCATGTGCGGCGTCCCATCTTAGCCAAGGCACAAATGTTTTGCCCTCTATAACGCTAGACGGCCACCCCTTTTGTTTTAATATTACAACAAATGGTTCTGTATCTACATTATCTTTTTCGTAGTCTTTTACTATAATTCCTGACCGATAAATAGCATTTCTAAATGTTCCAAAAGTAACATCTAGTCTCAAATTTCTGCGTATTTCATCAAAATCACCAACTACGGTCGGCGTTTCTTTAAATAAATTTCCCCTATATTTGAAAAGTTTATAATGTGGCGCATATGTTAATTTACCGTCATATTGGCCAAATAAATACCATTCCGAAATTCCACGAATTGTTTGCATACAATCCCAAAGTGGGGTACCCATTTGGAACATATAGCCGGGCGTTTCAAACAAATGAAATGGTACAAGAAAATGCCATTTTTCATTTGGCAAAAAATCTGTATGTCCCTCATAGCATGTATCCGTATATGGTTCTACGGGCAATATTTGGCTATCGGACGTTGTATAGCCAGCCTCCATCATAAGGTTTCTCATTGCGGCCAAGTGACACCAACCATCATAAATAGGCAAATTTATTCCAAATGTTTCTTTAGCCCTAATACTAACATCAATACACGACAGAGATATTGTTGCCGTATCCTTTGTTTTTTCTATCTTAGGCTCTCCGTTCGTATATCCCTTAAAAATTAATTCTAAATTTTGTGTGTCATAGCCAGCATAAATAGATATTGGTCTTATTCCCCAAATTAAATATTCGTTTTCGAACACACTTGTTGAAAAATTTTCCGTTGGCATATCTCTATTTGTTAGCGTTATAGATGCAGTAGATTGCTCTACGGTTAAACTAACAGATGCGCTTAAGACATAGCTAGTTATGTCTAGTAGCTTTTGTCCAACAGAGCGAATATACGGTTCCATATACATTTCGCATCTGCATATTGCGGGGCTGTAATATCCATATCCGCTACTCATTAGACTAACACCATAATGCCACTTTTTCTTAGATTTTTTTCCGCTCGCACTTGTTACTGTAAAATTATACGACACCTCATCTACTAAATAAGTAAAGTCTCTCCCTTCTTCGTAATAAAATATACCATCACCTTTTTCGTATGGTATTTCGACAGACGTTGTACTTACATTTTTCAGTTCGGAAAGAAGAAGTTTCTTTTGTCCAAGCATTACCGCTTTTAATGTTGTAGAATTTGGATTGTTTACACTAATGTCTGGCCTAATAAATGTGCCTAAATCTTCATGTATAAGATAGTTTAATGTAAATGCCGCCGTCCCACCATATACCATAACGCCTATATTGCTCGCTGGCATATTAACATAAGAGCTAAACGACACAAAATCATTTCCTGCCTTCCAAGGGTCAATTGTTCCGTCTCCAATATATAATTTTGACCCCAATGGATAAAACATAAGTGTAAATAGTTTGTTGTTTTTTGTGCCCGTTTTTTCGTTCGCCTGTTCTTTTTTTCCTTCTACAGTAGAGTATGTTGTTGTAATAGTTTTTAGCAGTACAAACTTAGTTGTTTCTTCATCACCATCCTTTGTTGTTATCTTTTTGTAAAAAAAGATTTTTCTGGAATTTCTATCAAACACGTAATAATAACTATCGACTACAAATATTATTTTAGGAGACGTTGGGTCTGTATCTGTCAATATTTTTGTAAATACTGTTTCACCTATTCCATATTTTGCGACTACGGCATTTGCAATTTCTTCTTTTGTTAATGCTTCGCCTTCTTCATTTTTTGATAGATTTTGTATTTCTTTAATAAACTTTCCATTCATGGGGCCGATATTAAAATCTACGCTCCAAGGTTGATTTTTTAGAATCGGATAAACATTTGTGCTTGGTTTCATTATAACAGTTTCGCTTGCGCTAATAGTTATGTTGTCCTTTGCGTCTGGAAAATCCGACGGTGAAGATGAAGATACTTTTTCCAATACTGGCTCGGCATTATATTTTAAGATAACCCAGTTATCTAACATGGCCAATGTATCTTGAAAATACCAATCACCTTTTGCTTGCGCGTCTTCGTATGTTTTATACTTTGAGTTTTGGTTAAAAATCTGTCTATATAAATCTTTTGTGCCAACAGACGGCCACTCACATACATCGACACTGCCACCAAGCAAAACCTTTAATTGTGCTATATCTCTAGGTCTTGTGCCCACAATTACTCCACATAATAAGGTATTCTACAGTCTGTTCCACCGCCACCAGCACCGCCAATAAAAACATCAATAACAGCCTCTCCAGTTCCAATTTCCAAAACTACCGGCGGCGAGAAAATAGGATAGGAAACAACTGTATTTTCTTCTTCTCCAACTTTATTAAATGTAACAATTTGCCCAACAGAATACAATGTTGCGACTATCAGATTATCTTTTAGTTCTTCAGTGTCGGGGTCAAATGGATATACAATTGAATATCTTGTGCCAGTGCCGGTTCCTCCAAAATTAACACTACCACCAATAGTATACACAGATCCACCCGCATTAACAAGCAAATTCGCATGACATGTTAAAACATATCTATCAGATTCTTTGAAGTATGTTAGTTTAGGATAAAAGCACCATTCAAATGGATACAAATTATTGCCAATAATATAATAAATTGGCCCAGTATAATCTTGTAATATAGTGCTTGCTTGTCCTCTATACAGCTTTAGTATTTGGGTTTCATTGCTTCCATCAGATGTGCCATTAACGGTTAGAGAAGTTGTGGTGTCCACTATAATCGCATCTGAATTAACTGCTTCTGTTTGTTTGTTGTCAAATTCAGAAACGACAATATTTGCAGACCAGTCTGATGAAAAAACTGGTTTTGCCACCCTGTCACATGCAGAATGTTTGGCTGCAAATTGTTTTATTGTTGTCATGAATTTTTCATTTCTATAAATAAATCGATTCCCCACTCTGTTCTTACTACATGTACCGCCCCATCGGACGATAAAACAGGATGGCAAGAACCATCGGCTGGGGCAAAACTATATCTGGTGTCATTGGCCATTTTTTATGCCTGAATAATTTTATATGCCTGTGTTTGAGCAACACCCTCTATTTGTGTTTGCAAGTCAAATGAATTGTCCATTTTTACAACAATGGTCACAACGCTTGAACCCGCCATTGCAGTTGGACCAACATATCCGCCAGAATTAATCCCGGCTTTAAAATAATCTTGTGGTTGAGATGGTTGATATTTTGGCACAGATTGCATTTGACGATATTTTGCCTCATCTCTCTTTATTTTAGCATCATCTCTAGCTTTTTGTCTTTCTCTTGCACCCTTTGTACTGTTTTGTAATGTTTCGTCTAAGGTTGGGGCACCAAGGTCTTTTCGAACAGCATCTTCAGCTTCTCTTTTTTGTTTCTTTTTGTCTCTTTCAAATTGTTCTGCTTCTGCCTTTCGCTTTTGTTCATCAGCCGCATATGGATTTACTTCTTGCCCCGGCTTTACATCTTGTTGACGCAACGGCATTGGCTGGGCATGCCGATCTCTTGTTGATTCTTGTCTTTCTGTGGCAGAAAATTTTCCGCCTGTTTCCGCATGCTTTTTTAATGCTTCTTTTTGTCCTGCCCTTGCCTTTGCTTTTAAACGAGCGGCTTCTTCTGGCGAGACCATTCCGACACCACCCGGAACATATACTTTTCTTTTTTTCTGCTCATATTCTTCATAGCCAAGTTCAGTGACGCCATTTCCCATATATCTCGGTTTATCATGAAAAACTTGACGCCTACCCTTGCTATATGGAGAATCATAACCAATTTTATCAGATAACCCCTCAAAACGTTTTTGTTTTGCTATATCTTCCGGTGTTGCATTTTTTTCACCCGCCCCCCATGCTTTAAGCTGTTCTTCCGAAAGCGGCTGATATCTTCCACGTTCAATTTCCTTCATTCTTTCTTCAGATATTGGTTTTCCAGTAGTAAAGCCTTTTGGTTTTTGCTGTGGCTTTGTTGGAATTTGTGGTTTGGGTACATCCGGCATTGTTGATGCTTTTTGGCCATAACCCATCATGTTGCCAAGATTTTTCATTCCTTTAATTGCAGGATCAACCATCCAGCCAAATTTGTCCTTCCAAATTTTTGGTGCGATATCTCCCGGTCGCATTCCTTCTTCTTCTTTGACATCGAGCAATGCTTCTTCAGATGGTTTTCTGCCTTCTTCTTCTTTGACATCGAGCAATGCTTCTTCAGGCGGTTTTTGTGATTTTAGTTTCATTGCATCGCGCATAACCGCTTTGCGCATTACATCGCCATATTTTGCAGTATTAAAATATGCATGCATTCTTTGCGCCGCTTGTTCTGATGTTATTTTCCCAGATTTAACATCATCTCTAATGCTTGCCATTTTCTTAACAAGAACCTCTCTCTTTTTAAACCAATCATCGGGAAGGGCAAGGTCTTCCTGTTTTTCTATTGTAGATTTATGTTCTTCCCATCTACCACTATGATATTTTGACCTACGGTCAATATCAACGTCTCTCATTTTCATTACTTTTTCAGATAAAATATCTTCTAACGATTTACCCTTTTCTTTAACCCCCATATCTGAATCGTGTACATCAAATTCACCACCACGACGAATGGGGGGCAATGGATCGGCATATTGAGGTTTACGATACATTTTAGCCTGTAGTTTACGCAAATTGCCCTTTTGTCCTAACATAGTCGCTAATAAAGTCGCTCGCCAATTATCTGGATCTGGCGTTAATGCACGGCCCAAGCCCTCTCTTTCTATGTCTGAGCCAAGCTTGGCCACTGACCCAATTCCTCCTGTCATAAGTTTTTCTGCCCTATTCATGCGCCAAGCTTCGGCAGAACCGGGTAAATCTTTTGGTACGCCCTGCATTCTATAATATAATCCGGGCGTTTTTTTGCCGCCATCTGGTTTGTCTAATAAATATTTTTTAACACCATTAACATATCCGCCATCTGCATATTCTTGTAAACCTCTTATTTCTTGCAATAATTTGTAATTATTTGCATTTTTCAAAAATTTTTGAATTTCTACATTACCTTTCATTAGGTCGCTAACCGAATCGCGACTCATGGGAATTCCACCAGAATCCTTTTTAAAATTAGAAAGCCTTAATTTTTCATCGGCCAATTTTTCTAAATATTCTGGACTTTCCTTTCTCTTGTAACCGGGCAGTCTAAGCATTTTGTCGGCAAGGTTTTCTAAATATTCTTTGTCTTGTTCACTATTCCAAAATGTAGATTCCCCATTATTAATTTTATCGAGTAGCCCACGATATTTTGATGTTGCTTTCGCATTAACAACATATTCGCCTTTGTGAACAATGCCAGCGGGTTCAGTGGTGGTGCCCTGTCCAGTATATCCACCAGATGCGAAACCCTTATCTTTTTGTGTGTTTTCTGCTATAGATTTAAGATAATTATTCGCTTGTTTTTCCATCTCAAGACGACTATCATCAAGGCCAGTCATCCTTCTCCAAAAATCTTCATGCGTTCCTATGCCTCTTTCACCACTGGTTGTCATGCCAGTATCACCACGCTTTACTTGTGCTCTACCCTTAATGTCAATCATTGACATATTGGCAGAGCCGCCTAAAGTATAACTACCGCTTGTTTGACCGAACGCAAATTGCGTGAATTGTTGTTGCCATGTTTGACGAATATAGTGTTGCTTTTTTATCACATCTAATTTTTTATTTTCGGCATCAATTTCATATTTTTTTAAGTCTTGAGCAGACATTAAGTTTTCAGCAGCCTGTTGTCTCGCTATCTCTAATTGTTTTAAAGAAAGGCCGTATTCTGTTTTTGCTATATCTAATCCTTCTTTCGCTTTTTCTACAATAAGGCTGGCCGGAGCGTACATGTTTTCATACATCTCTTTTTGTATGGCATTTCTTTGTTTATCAATATCAAGAAAAAATTTAGCATTATTCGTTTCTAAAAATGCCGCTCGCCTTTTTGCGTCATTAATTTTTTGTTGTTGTTGCAATTCTTGAGTCATTTGTTTTTGTTTTGTTACATCTTTGTCAAGAATTGCCGCAATTCTTTCGGAAGTTTCCTTAATATTATTTTGTGTTTTATCTCTTTCTTTTTCGGCTACTGCAATTTTTTCATCCAATTGTTTTGTTGATGTCATCCAAATAGTAAGATCATTAAGATTCGTGGGCATATCCATTTCAGCGCGTTCTTTTCTAAGCTTTTCTAGCTTTTCTATTTCAACTTTTTGATTTTCAAGGGATGCAGTCTGTTCATCTACATGCTTTTTAAATTTAGGTAAATCTTTTTCGTCTTTTTCCGTTGCCTCCATAATTGCTTTATTTTTTTCTCTCATTACTTTTAAAACTTCTTCTTGTGCAGCAACCTCATCCTTTATTGCCGCCAATCTCGCATCAACATTTTTGCCACCAGTATATTTTTCCTCCATTTCAAATCGTTCACGAGCCAAATCTACAGCAATTTGATTTAGCTCCTTTACCCTTTTCATGTGTTGTTCTACAATTTCGTATAGCCTAATAGACCTCAACAACAAATCATTTTCTTCTTTTTTCTTTCGATTTATTTCTTCTTGTTTTTCTGGTTGAAGTCTAGGTCTTGTTTTTTTATATTCATCTTCTAATTTCTTAATTTCTACCCTTGTTGCTTTTATTTTCTCCAGATTTTCATTCAATGCACCCAAACTACTTTTAAATAATTTTACGCTTCCTTGAGCAACTCCGCCCTCCAATTTTTCACCAGACAAAACCTTTTTTATCTCTTCGTCACTAATATCTATTTTAAAGGCTTTAAATTCTATGGCGTTCATCTCTCTTGCAAATTTTCTTGCTTGTTGTACTCCCCAATCTTCTGTGTGGTCTAAAAAATATTCGCTAAATTTTTCTCCAAGAGTTTCCCCAAGATTTGAGCCAGCAATACTGCCAACCATTGCACCAACGGCAGTGCCAATCCCCGGGGCGATTAAAGACCCAATTGCCCCCCCAGCAAGGGCACCGGACATGCCCCCTCCAATGCGTCCGCCGCCCTTTGAGTATGCATCTTGTTTTGCTTCGGCCCTTTCACGCGGAGACAAATCTTTTGCATTATCAATTTCAGATGTTGTTTGAATTAACGAAATGCCTTCCAGCAATGCATCGAGCACTGCTATACTACCCGCTATTTTTAAAGTTTTTCCAATTGGAAAGCCGCCAAGTCCGCCCCCAGCAGCACCTTGTTTGCTGGAACTTACTTGAGCATTTGTATTTTTATCAATTGATATTCTGTTTCTGTCGGTAGATATAATATGTTTGTTCGTAGAAACAATTTGTTTTTCGGAAGTCAAATAACTTCTTTTAATATCAATTGTGTTTTTTTCTGTTGCTATAGCACCCTTACTATTTATTGCCTTACTAGCATTTAAAGCGGCAATCAACTTATCGTTTGAAAGTATTAATTTGTTTACAGAAGAAGATAGTGCCATTGTAGATTTATCAGCACTAAATGAGCCTATACTATGTTTTTCTTGAAAAGATTTTGGCGTAAAAAGTGTTGCCAACCCACGACCTGCTACTGGTAATCCTTTTAAAATACCAGCTATTCCCGTAATATTAACAAGTGTTTCTCCAAGGCTTGAGTTAAAGTTATCTATAGGTTTAAGATTAAAAGCATTAAGAACGGTAGAGTTTAAAGATGAAAAAGTTCTTCCTAAAACGAGTGATCTATCCGTAACGCTTTTTGTGGCGGCATCAAATTTCTCTGCCATTGTATTTGTTTGCCTAGTGGCATTGCCCATAGCCTGAATATATATTTTTAGATTATCTGCGCCGCCTCTTTCTAAAATCTCAAAGAAGTGCTTCATGCTTACAGCACCCTCTTCAAAATTCATGTTCAATGTTGGTATTGTTTGCTTTAATTGTAGTAGTGCCCTATTTGCCTGATCTGTTGCGTGTGGAAATGCTTTTGATAGTTGTTGTATATATTTTTCCTGAGCCGCCATGCTAAAAGACAATGAGGTTGTATATTTATTGATTTCATTTTGTAGGTTTAGTATTTCTGTTCTGGTTTTATTTTTTATTGTTGTTGCCAACAATTCATTTGATTTTGCCAAAGAGTTTAACTGTGTAGCGGTTAACCCAGACGTTGTACCTAAATTTTTTAACGATTTTTCAAAATTGACAACAGCAGCAATTGGAATATACCTAGAAAGAGACGACATCCCTTCGCCAAGGGCTTCTATTTTACCAGTTAAAGAAAAAGCCGCTGCCGCTGCCGCACCACCAACGCCAACTCCACCGGCATCAGGAACAAAATCACCCGCCATCTTTATCCCCTATAGAATGTTTTTATACAATCTATAATTGCAAATAAAATATTGTCGTTTTTCGCTTTTTCTTCATTTGGCGACAAATTAAAAATTTCTCCAATATTACTTATTAATTTTATTCCACTATATATTTCACTAAACTTTAAGTCTAATTTTATTGAACTGTCTTTTAGTAAAAACATTACTTGCGCCAAAACAAAAGAAAATGGATTTATAACAACATCTCCGTTTATAGTTGTTAGAGAATTTGCCTGTATCAACTCTTTTAACATCCATGTATCTCGATTAAACTCAAACCATTCTTCCTCAAACTTTTTGCCGCTAACAACAGCTTTATCTAAAGTATATTTCAATTCACCATTTTCTTCATAAAAGTATACATAAACCCTTATTGGTTTATTGGATACAGTATATTTACTTTTAATGTCATCTACTATAATAGGCTTTTCTTCCGTCTTTATTTCCTTTTTAAATGGTGCTGCGGCGAATTTGACGCCGCTTGCAGTTTGTTGTTCTCCGCCTCTATTTTGATGTTGTGGATTAAAAGCATTTTTCTTAGCCATGTTGGGTCAGCCCTTTCTACCATATCTGGCGTCATGCCAAATTCACGCCAGTAAAATGTCATATTGTTGTATTCAATTATCGCCGGGTCTATACCGCCTAAAAATGCGCCGCCAGATGAATTAAAATATGCACTGGCGGCAATGGTTAGTTTTTTTCTTCTTCCTCACTCATCCCCTGACCAATATCAATGATCCGCAATACACCATCAATGATCTGCGGCATTGCCCTCAAAATTCTTTGCATACAAGGACCAGATATAATACGAATCCCCAACTCTGCATGATTCTCGTACTCAAGCTTCAGAATGGGATCTTCCTTTTCAAATGTCCACGACATGAGCAGACAGCGCAGTGTAAGGGCTTCATACTTGACAAAATTTCTGATCCGAGTCATTGTCTGCTGATTTAACTCGAATGATCCATTGTCAATCCACTTGTCAAGTGCATATGATTTACGTCTAAAGCCAACGACATTCTTTTCTAAACTTACGTCAATGCCAGTGGTTTCAATCTTCTTGACCTTTTCGGTCAGGGTCTTTATCTGCTCTGCATGCTCCGGATTTTTTACATCCAAATTATTTAATGCCCCCTTGTGGATTTCCAACAAATCCTGACTATACTTTTTTGCCCCATCTTCGTCAAATAAAGATAGTCCGTCCTTGTCAAATAGAACATAAACATTCTTCTTTAACTCTTTGTCTGGATCAACCGTGTACTTTCCCATGTTTGAATGCCTTTCATTATAATGGGTTATTTTCTCTCAAAGCCACATCTACGTAGGCTATGCTCCAATTCTTGATAATAAACGTTATAATACAGTTATCTAGTTTATATTCTTCTTTTCGTTTTTCAAGCCAATCTTCAATTTTCCAAATATTTGTATACTTGATACTCTTGGTTGCCACTGGCTTGTCTGGTCTGATTTCTGTAGTATAAGTTAACTGTTCAATCTTTCTATCAATGATCTTAACGGCAATACTGCCATGATGTATTTTTTCCAAATCATTTGCATAGTCTTTTAGAAATGCAAGAATTTTTTCTTTCATTTTAGTCCTCGTAAATAGATGGTGAACCATCATCACCGGCGAACATAACCAGATTGGCGGTTCTGCCCAACATGCCATTAATATTCCCGCCGTTAACCGGATCTGTTATGATATGACAATGTGGCATAACGACTCGTTTATTGCCATAGGTAACTCGTAATTCAAATGGCCCTGCCCCTAAGATTGAATTTTCTGCACCAATTTGAATATAGTATCCCAAAGTGGCTGTCACTTGCATTCTACTTTGGCTAACCCTATGGGCATTTACATTGTCACCAAAGGTATATTCTACATACGTGCCATTATCGATTGCCAGATTAAATTGAAATATTGCTTTGGGGTCAATAATGGACGATGAAATACCATCAATTTCAAAATCACACTTCCACCAAGCCAGAGGCGAATAATTATCGTTTCCACTCGTTAAAGGATCATATGGAATGTATGGTTCAAAATGATATTTGGGGGTGCCGGTAATTTCTTCGTTCAGAATGGCCCCAGTGGCCTTAAATGAAGCCGTAAATGCAACAGCCTGCCCAGCGGTATAGTTCATGCCCAAATTCGATACAAGGCACTTCCCGCCCTCATTAGGGAGTGTTGCCCTGCCCGAATAATGGGCAACTACAATGTTTTCCCTTCTCGTTGTTGCATCTATTGTGTGGTTAAATATTTCCTCAAAGCCTTTGGCAAAATTATCGCTCGTACCGGTAAAAATATTTCCGCTTAAATCAGCGGCATTGTATTCAGTTTTTGTGCTCTGGTAATTTACTTCAAAATGTTTTTGTGCCGATGGGTCGCCCCCATAGCCATGTACTGCTTCCGAAAATACAATATTATCGTATGCTTTGATACCGCCAGATGCTTGTAGCGAATATCCATTAATAAGATAATAATCTCGCCAACCGAGTGAATAATCAGCCATTTTTTAATCCAATAAAAAAGCGAGATGATTTATGGTCATCTCGCTTGTGTGGTTGTTTCTCATTTCGCGGTTCCTCCGCTTAATTTTATTGCATTAATTTAATTTACAGACCATCCGATACGATAGATGCATCGTGTTCGGCTGATGTATACGTGTATCCAGAAATTGGGTCTGTAACCGATTTGCCAGCACCCGGAGCGAACGCCTCAAAGTTAACTGTACGAGTTACAGTTGTGTTTGCACCCGGCATAGGCACTGGAGCGTTATTGATGTAAATGTGGCCAAGCACTAATTTGATTCCACCGAAGGGAATAATAACTGTTGAAGACTGTTTCAAGTTACCGCCGTAATCCGCATCAGGCATAAAATACGTAAATGAACCAGTAATTGCCATCTGCCCGATATCCACGATGGACGGGAAGTTCTGACCGCTAGAAGCATGTTCAAGGACAACGTTGTTTGTGATTGTCAGCGTCCATGCCGTGATTGTTGCACCCGAATTAAGATATGTCTCTTCTGTACCCGTCGAGGCTCCGAAGACGCGGAAGGGGGCTTGGAACCAGTTCAGGGGGTTAGAATCGTCGTTTGCCACAACAGATGTATACGGAGTTGAAGGTTCAAAAGAGTATGAGCCGTCGCCGGGTACGTCTGTAACACGAGAACGACCTACCGCCTTGTAGTTAGCAGTATAGGTTACGATTCCACCAGCGGTGAATGTAATTGTTAAAGAGTCGCAAAGACACTTTAACAGCGAAGAATCAATTGAAGGATAGTCGGCGGCTAAGCCGGGATAGCGATAGGTATAAGCACCACCACCGGGAGAACCAATGATATAAATACCATTTCTTCGGCAAGTGCCGCTTGTTCCGCCAATAATGGCAGACCGCAACATCTCTTTGAAAGCCGTAGCCGCATTTCCTGTACCAGTGAATACCGACCCACCGATAGAGCCTTCGTGAGTTACGGCACCGATACAGTAATTTAGTCGGCTATACGCATCGCCATGTGTTGACGTGTTGCCATAACCGTGAACGCCTTCGTCCACCAATGGGGTAATGGTCTCATCAAGAGAGTTGCTTGTAACGGGTATCGAGTACCCGTTAACAATGGTATAACCGTATAGACCTAGAGCCATGTCATATCTCCTTTATTAGAACGCAGGCGTTCGTTCCGGAATATTTACAATATTAACTTCGTCCGTTGCATCGCCACCAGTCGTTTGAATGTTGGTAACATCGATAAATGTATCAGCAGTTGTTCCAACATTAACTTCCGAGTCAAGAGTCGTAATTGTAACGTCAATTGTAGTCTCGGTGCCATCTTCCTGTGTGGCATAAATTTTCATATCCACATCGGAAGTAAGCCCAGAAATTACTACGCACTTTAATTGAGATGCACAATAATTTCCAACTCCAGCATTGCCAGTGCCCGTCCCGAGAGCAACACCATCCGTAAAGGTACAGCCAGTTCCTGAACCAACAATTGTTGCGGTGCCCATAACGTGTATGTATTGGTCAAACACATTGTTGGCTGAAAGGTGACGGCCATTTACGTAGTAATACACTTCTTCGTATTTGGAGTTTACGTTGATACCGGAGTTTGTGAGAAGTGTATTGAGATTCGCCGATCCACCAACCACGTTCTGCACATGTGTATCGTGTGCTCGCACAACATTAGAAAAAACTGTAGATGCAATTGTGCTTTGTGTAATACCATTGATATCAAGGGTCTTACACGAAGATGCCAGATCGCCCTCAGACCAAGCGTTATTGTCAATCGTAATATGGCGATATGCTTCTTCTCCATCAGCGGGTGAAGCATTTACAATACCGCTCTGAATCTGTTCCCACATATATGCATAGTGGTCCGTTACATTCTCGATACCACTATTGCTAATAACCTGTTTTGTTACAGTGGACATGTTTTTATCTCCCGTCTAAACGTTTTACCATTACAATAATATCCACTTCTTTCAACAATATATTTTTTATTTTACTTGATTGCTTTTTCTTTTTCCTTGGCGACTCTCGCATTTTCCGCGTCAGTTACTTTCTTTTCCACTTCTGTCAATGACGCAGAAATTGTCCTATCCTTCTTCCCATCATAGTATTCTACAAGATCATTATTTGAATCAATTCCAAGAATTTCAATTACCGAATTATCGACAACATATTTGCCGCCCTGTTTGAGAGATGATGCTACACGATGAGCAACCTTTTTCTTGGGAGCAAGCGAAGAGCGGGACATAACTTCATTATAATCCGTGCCCATACGCATAGTCTCAAGTCGTTTACCGAGATTGACCTTTCTGGCCGCTTCTCTCTCTTCAGAGTATTTTCTAAAACCATCACACTTTGCCTCTACCTCTTGCATGGGGCTTTCTATGATTTCTTCTTCTTCCTCTGTCTCTTCTACTTCGTCGCCCTCTTCCTTTTCCTCTTCGGCCACTTCTTCTGCCTCTTCCTCTTCATAGACAGTGCTTGTGGCATCAAAAGAAAAGTCCACATTAGCGTCCTCAAGGGCATCCTTAATGGCTTCTTTCGCCAATTCAAGATCATCGGCATTAGTTACTTTAAGAGAAATTTGAGAAACACCTTCTTCGGGAGTCTCAACAGTTTCTTCTATCTCTTCGGCAACCGGGGCTTCGGCAGGAACTTCATCCACAGAAACTTCCTGTACTTCGCCGGGAACTTCTACTGTTTCCAGATTGTCTTCTTTAATTTCTTCCTGAGCAGTTTTCTTGGAAGCAGTTCTCTTCTGTTTCCAGCTTTCAAAACAATTAGCCATTATATCTCTCCTTAGTAGTAAAAGTTATAGACCTTGCAAAACCAAGGGATACGTGCCGTTCGTACAGCCTTATCCCGCCTAAATCCAAATTGTTTGCTCCCAGCCCAACTGTGATACCATTTCCAGTCGTAGCCAGATATTGTTTGTTGCAAACTAGCGGTATCATTTAGCAAATAATTTATTACCGCGCTACTTGCAACCTCTAACAATGCATCATCAACTTCTGGCTTTTTTGAAACAATCATAATATCAATATTAAAATTATATGTATCGTCTCTCGCGCCAGTAGCTATCGGTTCATGTCCCGTACCCGCATAGCTAACTTGCAATGATGCATTTGTGCCGGGGTTTAAAACAACATCCGATTTATCAAATCTGCCAAATCTGGTTTCGAAATTCGCATCGGCTAAAGCTTGGTCAAAAGATGACCTTCCAAATTCTAGGAAGGAAATCAATTGTTCCATGATTTTCTCTGTAATTGTGTTTCTATTTGCCGACAAGTTTCAACACCCTTCTTATAGATTTGAAAATCAGTTTTATTGTTTTTTTTCTTTCAAGTTTTAAAAGAACTTGTATATCGTCTAATTTTTCAAACTTTTTGCCGTCAGGAACAAAATCATCCATTAACTCTGCTCATAGAACAATTAGGACATTCCGCATATGTCTGTGCATCAAATTCACAGCCACACTTACAACGGCGCAAATTTTTTTGCCCATAAACATTGTGCTTTTTATCCACCGCACAATTTACCACAGCGGCTATTCTACGTCTCATGGCCATGATTTTCGTTTCCTCTCCAACATTAATATTAATAATATTATTTTTTATACATTTTTGATGGTACTTTCCCATCTTTTATGCCCTGTATAGCTTTATCAAACAATGCGTCCTCTATTCCCTCAAGAATCTTTGGATGTACCATACTCTTACCATTAGGGTACCACGGATATCCAGCTTCAGTTAACATATCTGATAATTTTTGTAATTTATTTGGTGTATATTTCCACGCTTTACCATCCTTGCCAAAATACAATAAGTCACTTATTGCTACGGCCACATCATTAAACAATAATCCTTCTTTTTCAGTGGAATTCATAACACCACCATAACCCATACCATATAATTCATCTTCACTTAAATTTAATAATTTTTTAATTTTTGTATTTTTTTCCTCTATATCATCATTTTGTTCTTGTCCAGATCGCTTTCTTTTCCAATCTTCAAATGTAGCCATGATTTTCTCCTTATTATTTTTTATATTCTTTATAAATAATAGCAATAACAATAGACATTATTTATTTTTTTTTATATGCTACGCTTGCCCCTGTGTGGTGTCCTGCTGTATTGTCCCCGGTACAGCACTTTGAATTATATTCGGATTACAAAATCTAGTTCTGGCCTTTTTCTGCTGCCCCGGCAAAGTAGTTGCACCTATGATTACATTTCTCAAAAGATTTTTGGCAATCGAATCCACTTGATTCGCATTTGCAATTACAACATCTTCTTTTTCGGTAAAATAATTTGCTATCATATCCGCCACACAAATTCTTGTGGCTATATAAGGGATAGGATATGGATATACCAGTTGGTCGTGCTGGTCCGTGACCTTGTTTAGTGGAAGAATATAAACTGGTGCTAACATTGAGTTTATATAGTTATCCGCGTCGATGATAAACTTTAGTACATCATCTGCTGTGAGGTCAGACTCTCGGGAAGTCCCAATATGCAATGATTTGAGCACCCTCTGAACTTCCGTTACACTTGTGTAATATTCAGCCATTAAATGTACCTTCCGACAAATTTAAGGTCTCCAACCGTGGCAGGAATTCTTGTTGTAGAAATATTGTAATCCATAATGATCCGCGCTTTGAGATTCCCCCTACGCTTCCGCATAATATCTCTTAGAGAGATATAATCCGCATACGCCTGAGAATACGCACTCTGAATGCTCTGTTGCATCGTCAAAGTGCCGTCACCAAAAATATATCTGTTCTTCCAAATTATTTGATCCAGTACCAATTTTCTTAGCATTTTCACGTATGTACCGAGAGAAAGCAAATAATCCATTTCAGTCGGCATATCCGCCAGTGCATATTGATTTGCAGATTTGATTGCATTTAGCTCTGCATTTGTTTGGTTGATGTACGCGGTTATAGCGGCATTGGTAAAATATCGGAAAGAATATCTGCCCATAACCACGTCTGCAAATGTAAGTGTTTTCCACCCCGGATTAAATGTTACAATGCCTTCTGTTCCATCAACCACATAATTAGTATCGGCAATTTGCGCTTGGCCAGCCGATCCTTCTAGCTTGAATGACATAAGGGGATAATCGCTTAGCCAATTTTTAAATTCGAAATATACCCTATTGTTGGGGATTAAAACGCCCCGCTCGTCAAATACTTGCAGATGTTGGAATTCGTAGATATCCCACTGAAGCATGTCGTTGTAGATATCAGAATATCTGCCTTCTAGTGCCATATTTTTTCCTCTGTTATTTATAATAGGAAAAAAGTATATCTTTACCTATTCGTCAAATATGTCTTGTATTCCGTTATACCATCCAGAATCATGTGAATCTTCTGGATCATAACTACCATTATCGCCCCAATTATTTGTAATACCCGAATACCATCCTCCAGAATGATCTGTAGTTTCTCCACTGGCTGGGATTCTTGAAACCACGATTGTTTCTGATACTACTGCATCGGAATAACTATCACCCACTTTTGAAGCCGCAAAGAATGTATAATGTTTTCCTCGTTCAAGTCCACTTGAAGCAATAATGCCGTCTCCATCTCTCGATCCAGCGGGATTGTAATTATTTATAGTGCTAGACTCATTTCTGATGTGCAAATAATTTGTTGCCCCGGGATAGGTGTCGGAGAATGTGGTTGTATTTGTTGTTTGGTTTAATGCTATGGTTATTATAGGTGGAGAAACTTGGATTGTGGTGCCGATGAATTCTCCCGTATATTCCTCATTATAGCCATATTTGACATTCAATTGAGTTTGGGCTATTGTGGGGACTACAAATTTTCCTTCACTGTTACCATCATTGTAAATAACGCCAGATACCACTCTGGATATAGACGGTTGTGTAGGCGGTACATATGTTCCTGCACTTACTCCAGAAAGAACTGAAGCGAGAGAGACTAACCCCTGTACTCCGCTTGTAGTATCGTTGGCAAGCGTGTTAATTGGCTCTGAGTAATCGGGGATAAATGTTCCTACCCCCACACCAGACAATAAGGCAGATGGGGGAAGCAGACCAGTTACACCACTAGAAGTATCAATGTTCAAAAGATTTGCCGGATCCGCGTAGTCGGGAATTAAGGTTCCCGCGCTTATGCCTGATAGTACAGATGAAAGAGAAATTAACCCTTGTACACCACTTGTGGTATCATTTGCCAGCGTATTGATTGGCTCAGAATAATCAAGCACTAAAGTTCCATAGGAAATTCCAGACAATACGGCTGAATTTGGAATTGCTCCGCTATATTGAATACTATTAAAATAATAATTTTTATTTTCAATTACATTTAAAAAAATTGGATCTGAAAAATAATCGCCCTCGAAACACCCGATACTCGGGGTTGTCTCATGTCGCGCTTGCCCAAAAATGTCAGTCGCGATCCCCACAATCGGCGTACCGGCGTGATACAGTTCGGACGTATTCAATATTCCCATCGGCAACGACAATACGCCGATATATTTCCCAGTCGTCAACTCCTTGCTCGTGAGATTGTTTCCGCCCGCCGCCGTTGCGCCGCTCGTGGCGTTGTATCCGCTCGAAGCGTTCAGCGTTCCCGTAATCGCGCCAAACGGATCGGAGCCGCCGATACAATCGCAATTCTGAATCAGCACGTCATCGATATTCGTGCCGATAACTAATGTAAAATGTTCGGCGTCGAAGTTTTTGAACGTACAATTTTGGACAATCAGGTTTCCGCCCGATCCTTGCGTGGCGCGAATTCCGTAATCGTACCCATTCAAAAAAAGGCAGTTTCGGAAAGTTACGGTCCCGGTTCTCGTGTAGTTTCCAAATGCTATCTGCGTTCCTTGTAGCAAATCCAGTATGCAACGGTCAAAAACTACATTTCCGCCTGTCTGGTTTAGTGCAATGCCGGAGCGCGCAAGGTTTATTTTTGAAAAGGTGAGCGTCTCAGTAATTGATCCACCGTTCCCGATAATCAGATTGCCATTTCTCGTGGTGCCTATACGAATATCATCGTATTGCCCGACAATATTTAGCCCTTTTGTAACGGTTGTATTTCCCTCGGCGAAAGCCGCATCTCCGGCATTGCGATACCATTCAATTGTATCGCCATCGCTTGCTGCTGAGTTAGCCGTAGCAAACGTAGAATATGTCTTTCCGTCACCTAGCGTAAGCGTAGCCATTAGACGGCCTCCACGTTGCCATCGACAAGTTGCAACGAGACACCATTAACTACTATAGGATCATCACCAAAATAAATATCGCGAACCAATTCGAACCTAGCATCGGGGATTGTACCATCCTCGCCTGGTCCCCATTGCCAGCCGGTTTTTTTTGCAAGAAGGAATTTATTTTCAAAAAATAAAACATCAAATTTCATGCTTTTCCTATCAATAAATATGGCGTCAATATTATAGTGATATTGACGCCATATAGTCTCCTAGAAAATAGCAATTACGAATTCTTGGTAAATGTAACCGATCCACTGGAAACCGCCCAGCTTGTTACGTCATTGTATACCACATCCTTGAACTTGTTGATCCATGCATCCGTCATCGTAGCACGAGCCGGAATAGCATCCGTCTTTGTCGCACTTGTATACGAGGTTTCTGTAAAGGTAAAAGCCGTTCCAGCATCAGCATTGGACACAATGTACTTCAAACATTTTGTGAGTCTGGGCATCTTGTTGAAAAATGCCGTAATGGTAATAGCCGTATAGCCCTTCCATTTGCGTCCAGTAATTTCCGCGTCATGAACTTTGTAAAGGTCGTCTGAAAAATCGAGTGTAAGAGTTGCCATTTTCTATCTCCTAAAATTTTTCTTTTTGTATGCTCTACTAAACTTAAAGTCTTTTAATCCCTGCTTATGATCTTCAAAAAATTCTGATGTGGCATTTACGCCACTCATATAAAGCAGTTCCTTTTCCTGCTTCGTAATGCCAAAATTTGTAGAACTAATATTAAACGTATCTATTACAACTATCCTATTTTTCCAATCTTCCGGTTCTATGTACAAATAATCTGCACCGCCGGAAATAAAATCTATAAGCCCACATATATAATCATAGGGTCCGGTGACTTCTTTATATTTTTTATTTTTATCCAAATCTCGTAAAATAAATCCAACTGTTTTTATGCCACTATTTTTGAAGAGATAGATGGGCAACATACAGGACATTCCACCATCTACAAAATAAACCTTGCGGCCTAAACTATCCTTGATATTATATTGTTTGAAAAAGAATGGGATTGACATAGATGCCCTAATTGCATCTGCCACTGGAAATTTATCTGCATCAAGGCCATACATGTCTTCAAGATCGTCGGGCAATACAACTCCATGTGAATTAGACAAATCAGACGCTATTACATGTAATTTGTAACCATCCTTTGTTTTTAAGTCTCCGAATGTCGTAATTCCCTTATCCTGCAATAGTTTAGCAATCCATTCCCTAAAAAATTTACCCTTATAAAGCCCATCTTCCCACAATGCCGTAATTAGACTGCCAATAAATGGTATATTGTTAGTCCACCATTTATCACAAAATTTATTGTAATCAGTATCTTCAAGGATTTGCTTACATTCGTAAGCCGTATACCCAGCGGCCACCAGAGCCGCCATAATGGCCCCTGCGCTCGTTCCAGCAGTTTGGTTGACCAAATACCCTTCTGTCTCACAAACTGAAATAGCACCCGTATACGCGCTTCCTCGAACGCCGCCACCCTGAAATACCATATTTAGTAATTTTTTAGCCATTTTGTTTCTACTTTAATAGTTTAGTTATGATTTCTTTGGCAAATTGATAAATTTTGTCAGACATCATAAAACTAACCAAAAGAGAAACTATTAGAAATATTCTCCAAATTATTGCAAAAATATTGTCTTTAATTCTTTTTAACAATCCCCAAGTATGTTCGTTGTTTAAGTGATATATATTGTGTTCTTTTTTGAAAGAGCAGTTTTCATCATGCTCATCTACCATCTTTTTTACACGATCACCCAATAGATTGGCCACTTCTTCCCGAAATGTTATCCTGTCACAAATTTCGACAACCAATGCTTTAATAAAATCAGAATCGCTAGGCATTTTTCTTGTGTATTCGGAAAACAATGATTTGATTCCATCTCTGGTTAGTCTTTCATCCCTAAGAATTTTATTAATTCTATTTTCGATTTCCAAATCAATGTATTTTTTTGTTTCATCGCTTAGATTTCCATTCGACATTTTTTCTCGCTTTTTCTTGTTTGGAGCAAGCTGACAACCATGTCTAATTTGAAGCCTCGTTTCAACGCATCTGATGATAGCTTTTTAACTCGATTTTCTATATTTTTTGCAAAATTATTTAAATCCTTAAATGGTTTTGATATACATATTTCGCTATCCTCTTTTTCTTCATTTGACATTAGGAGAATAATTGCATTTGGGTTTATTTTTTCTACCCCGTAAATAATTTTAAGGGCATTGCCATTTAATGTATCAAAATCCAACAAAACAATATCTTCTACGGTTTCTTCATATGTTTTAAGAAAGGCATCGGCATCGTCATATGTCGATACATCTACATTTGCGCTTTCATCGTAAAAAAAATGTCTCACCGTTTCTTGTATCGCTCTATTATTGTCTACGACTGCCAATTGCCTTAACATACTATATCTCCATTAAGAAAAAATTGGACCGGGTAAATAGTTGTCTGCCGCCGCTTGATTAGTATCTAGTTGTTCTTGTGGAGAAAATTCGATATAATCTTTAAGTCCTTTAAGAATCTTGGGCTGTTCTGGGTCTGGATTGGAAATACCGTTTACCCACTGTATAAGATTTTCGTAGGAACGTTTATCGAGTGCCCCACGAATTTCGGCGGCTAAAAATGCAGGGACGGCAGTAGATGCGGCACACTGTAAAAAAATACCTGTCTTTAACCACTCGCGAAAATTATCCCAGTTCAAGGAATCGTGAAACATTTGCTCAAACTCTTGGCGAGTCCATCCTAACGAGGCCAATACGGCCGGATCAGGATTTGCATCATCAATTTCTATCGGTCCATTTGGTGTATATACTGTGGTCATTATGCTGTCCTTTCAAAAGATATCATTTCGAAATATGTCGCATATCCCGTTCCCGTTTTTGTATCACACAGTAAAGTTACTGTATGTGAACCAGCCGATATTTCGATATTTGCGGTGCTAAAATCTGGAAGATAAGTGGCGGCTATATTCGTATCATATCCACTATCGTTAACAGTGACTCCGTCGATCTGAATTTTCAAAATCCCACGGTTTGCGGCAGTAATACAAAATGCTCGTAATGTATAAGTACCTTTTGCAAAATAAAAATTCCACGAATGGTTGTCCCCACTATCAGCAGAACTTTGCCCATATCCACTATTCAGAGAAGAACCATCATCAATAGTAGCCGTAAAAGTTCCTTGACCAGTAGAATCTGGCGGCATGGTTAGGGGAAAAATTACTATCGGAGAAGCTCCCCCCACGTCCTTGAGAATCGTTGTCGTACCCACTATGCTGTCCTCTTCAAAAGCATGGAACTGAAACCATGTATGACATAGGCCGAGGATGAAGCATTCTTTCCGTTACATACTGCACGTAAAGTATGTATGCGGTTTGGATTGGTTATTGTTATGTTTGTTTGAGTAGTAAATATTCTCGCTGTAGCCGCCGCATACATGTCTAGCGAGAACTTATAAACATCATCAATATACCAGTCGATAATTCCGGCATTATTTTGTACCTGATGATATTGAATGGCGGTATATGTTCCAGCGGCGGCAATAAAATTCACTGACCAACTATCCCCATCGGCGACAGTTGACGAAAGCCACGGTTGTATTCCATACAGGAAATTGGCGTTTGTGCTAGTGTTACGATACCATGTCCCGACTAAAGCAGTTGCCGCACAATTTATCGATGGGATGATAAGTATCGGAGACACACATTCTTGCTCTTCCGGATTGGTCGCCGTTCCGATAACGTAGGACGTTGGTTTCCATGATATGCCATAGAATCGATTTAGGTATCCAGTCGAGGATGCGTTGTGCCCATCAGTCAAAAGTTTTATGGCGTGTTTACCGTTGCCTATTGTTATTCCCGTGAATGACGCGAAAGTATTTAAATCACTAACGCCATAACAGTCTTGTGAACTTATATAGTTATCGTCCACGTATAACTTGACTATTGAGCGATTTGTCGCTCTACCATAGTCAAGGCGCATTGTGTATGTACCCGCTGGAAGCCAAATGTTATGTGTATAGTTATCGCCATCGGCGTTACTGGCTAGGTTATTGAAGTCTGCGTTATATTTATAAAATCCAACGAATTGAGTAGTAACCCAAGTACCTTGCCCCACACTATCCGCTCCCATGTGTCCGGGATGATAGAACAGCGGTAAATTTCCGCCCGGCTTCATAAAAGATGTTATGCCCATTAAGAAGTCTCCAACGTTACGGCACCATGAGAGATTCTAAGTGAACTGGTAGCACTATCCATTGTTTCAATAGTACCAGTTGTATTTTGCGTTTCAATCTGGGCAAATCCACCGGCGATTGTATTTACACCTATGTAATTGATATAATCACCGGTATTCGCTATAAATCTAAGTCCACCATTTGTAGCTGGATTTTGCACCGCAAACCAAATTCCACCTTCAGCAGATGGCAACGTTACAGCCGCCATACCACTAGAATATGATGATATTGTTTTGCCGCTATCGTCCGTGGTTAAAGTATGTGGGGCACCAATGCCACTCGCGGCCGGAATTAAAATAACTGTTCTTTGGCCAGATGCAGAGCCACCTGCTTCCACATCCGTAGTTCCGCGCATCAAATGGCTGTCACTTGCTCTAACCCAAACTGTATTGTCCCCACCGGGATTAGATGCTTTTGCAATAAAATCTATACCACTATGGGATAAAATTCCGCTCGTAGCCTCAATAATAGTAAATTTAACATTATCGGTTGTATTAAGGCTTTGGTCATAGGCTGTTCCACCACCACCAACACCAGATTCAACATCTGTGTCGCCGCGCATCAGATGTCCGCTCGCTTGAGATACCCATAATGTTGATGCGCCACCCGGATTTGACGCCTTGGCAATAAAATCAATTCCACTTTGAACCACAATTCCACTTGAAACTTCAATTATGCTTTGTTTGGCATATGTATCGGCGGTTAATATTTTATTTTGAATAGCGGAAACATAAGCCGCATAATCATTGCCGCTAATACCGCTTGTACCAACAAACATTAATGCATTGTCCGGTATGCCAGACAATACGGTTAGTTGTGTAATATTTTTGTCGGCCATGTCTTTGTTCTCCTGTATTTATAATAGCAAAAAAAATGCTTATAATTTATTCTGAAGGCATCCAATATCTTCCTTGCCCCTCATTTGACAATAATTGTGCCGCCGTTAAATTAAGATCGTCATGCCAAATATATACCTCGTCAATCGTGCCATTAAAATAATCTGTACTTGACCCGCTTTTATGACCAAGATATGTGCCAGACGCAGAAACCGTATTGTCTAATGGCCCCATAGTTCTATACGGTGTGCCGCCCGATGGATTAAAAGACGAAATAGTTGTATCTAGCCAAGCAGAACCGTTTACAAAAATACGAATTGTATCACCGGTTGTATTAGCGGACATTAAGATATGATACCATGTATCTGTTGAAAGTGTTAAATCAGTATATGGCATAGCTTCGCCTAAATCATCCTTAAGAACTACTGAAATTTTACCGAAGGTTGAAATGAAAAGACGAAATCTATCGTCTGATGCTGAAGAGTCTGTGCTATCATACAAAATCGTATGCTGTGTGCCGATACTATTTAGTTTTATCCAACATGAAGCACTTATTTTTGTAACACCCTGTGAAAATCCCAAAACATTAGTAAAATATTGTTTATACGTTTTATTCATTGCAATGGCAATAAAGCTTGTTCCATTTCCCATTGTATATGATTGCGGCGTACCGGTATATTGCGGTGTTAAATCTAAATCTCCCTTTGAATCTGTAGTGTCAAATTCCCATTTCCATGCGTGTTTTAAATTTTCTCCATAAGCATCAAGAGTAGCGTTATTAAAACTATCGTTGCCAAGATTTGCCACTTTTGTTATACTACCGCCACCTGTAGTGTATTTCAAAATATTCAAGCTACCTTCAGGCGCAGATGCCGCTTGATGTAAATTATTGTCACCCTCAAGATAAACATGCCAATCTGTTTTGTCGTCCAATAATGCCGTAGTGCCGCTTTCAATTGAATACAAATTGCCGTTGTATTTCCATTCACCAGCAGTATAATCTGCGTTTAACCCACTAGAAATAGTAAACATTGGTTGTGTAATTATATATGTTTCTATCGGTATTGAATTTGTACGACACAAAACTAATCGTCCACCACCATCCCGTAATCTAAAATCTCTACCATCTTGTGTTAAAAAGCTATCACAAAAATTAGTGCTATATAGGAGATAATACACATTTTGTGTATTTGTTGTATAATCCCAATCGTCACAAACATCGCCATCGACTGCACCAACAAGCCATGTTTCATCTGCGTTAACAAATTCTTGTCCTTGATTCATAAAACCAAAACGATCACATGTTATTGTTCCTACAATTGTTTCAACTAAAATTGATAATGTTCTTATAGAGCCAGTTTCAGCAACCATATCAGCATAAGATGTATAAAAATCAACAGTCATTGTTGTACCATCACTTTTTGTTCTTGCCCAATATTCCGTGTCAATTACAATGTCTCCATCAGAACCAATTGAATATTTTGTCCCACCAACAGAATTTGAAACAAGAAAATATGGTGCTCCAGCATTGGTAACTGTAAAAATAATTGAATTTGGAGTTGGAGAGTTAACACCGGAGTTAAAAAGACCAAACCAAATTGTAAAATCAGAATTAATGACAGTTCTTTTAAAGTTTACCCAATAATCAAATTCTGATGTCTCAAGATAATTTTGTTTTGTATTTCGTAAATAACTTATTTTTTTTGTGGTAGAATTTTCATTTTTGAAAAAAAGTTGTAATTTATCTGCAACAAAGCTAACCGCACTTGTTCCACCGCCAGAAATGGTTTCAGTCCAACCAGAAAGCGTTTCTCCACTTTCATCTGGATGATCTGTTTCATTCCATGTTTCACCATTAGCACAACCAGCATGTCTTGTTGTCGAAGATGAAGATGTTTTTACTGTTCGATAAACATATTTGTTTCCATTATTTGTATCTGTACACTCAGTAAATCCATATGTGTAGTCATCCCAGAGCAAAACATGATCGTCATTTGCAGGAATAATCATGCCAGCACCAGAAACACTTTCATATGGCGCGGCACTTTGGTTTGCATTAAACCATTTTCTTGTTAATTTCCCCATTTAGCGTCTTCTTTATAGTGTGAAAAGTTGACGATAATAAACATCTGTTGTTGTTTTTATTGTCTCAAATACATATTCATTGCCAGTGTCAGTATCCGTACAAATAGTAAATCCTGTTGTATTGTCTTCCCAATCGTCAGTGTGGCTATTGTCTAGCGGATATATTAAACCAGCCCCCGACAATAAAGCATAAGGCACAAAACTTTCCGTTGTATAGTTGGTCCAATTTTTATTTATTTTTGTCATAGGAGTCCTTATGCAAAATATGTAACTATAATTACATCGTTTTCTGTCCAATCTCCTGTTAAGCCAGAATGCCCATCGACATTTTTAAAATATATTTTATTTGTATCCATTTCAAAATCAGGTGTAGACCCAGTTGCGCCAACAATAGATTTATTGATTTGCATAGGCCCACCATCTGGAAATGCCGATACGGAGATTGGATTTATTGGCGTATTGTTTAGTGAGAAGTAACCACTAGCATAATCCCCCCCCGATATTTTATGCGCTTCACTTATTGTCCTGTTTGTGTTATAAATACCAGATGCGTAAGATGTCAGGGTGTCAATTTCATTTAATAATTGGCTATTAATTCCAGAAGCATAAGAAATTGTTGTATCTAAAAGATTATCTATCCCAGATGCAAAAGTCGAAACAACAGACAACGATGCATCAAGCTTTCCAATAGCAATATTATGAGTGTCACCATTTGTAATATAAATATTGCTTGCATATGTTGGAGTCGATGCTGTTTTTTGTGTGCCATCATCTTCACCAACTTTGTTCGATAAATTATCGACATTTGCTTGAATGGCGGCAGTGCCAAGGTTTACTAATTCATCTATATTGCCAGAACTTGTAGTATATCTGACCAACCCAATTCGACCATCAGGAATATAACTTCCATGATGTAAGGATGTATCGCCCTCTAAATAAATGTACCAATTTGTTTTGTCGTCTAACAATGTTTCAGTCGATGGAGAAATAGAATAAGATGTTCCATCGTATTTCCAAGAACCAGCCGTATAGTCTGCATCTAGCCCACCGGCATCTGTAAAAATTGGTTGTGTAATTACATATGTGTCTTGTACTGAGCCGCCTCCGCCAATCTCAGTCCATGAAGCATAGCCGTCCGCAACTTTATAATGTTTATTGTCAGAAATAAGATAATAAATTCTTCCGGCCAAACCAGATGAAGCCGATGGCAAACTATCTGTATAATAAACAGGATCGCCATTAACAAATGTTACCTTCAAAGCATTTGTTGCATCATCAAACACTGCGTTTAAAACATGTTCATTGCTAAGAAGCGTAGTGGTATTTAATCCACTTATTAGATGAACGGTATTTAAAATATATTGGTTTGAATAGAATGTCATATTTGACTCCAAATAAAAAATATCTTCTTATAAATAATAGTGATTAAAAAAAGGAATATATAATTACAAATAAAAAAAGCGGAGAGTTTTAAGGCTCTCCGCTTTTTTGTTCTCGATTTATTACGAGAGGAGGATTCGGCAAACACCGCCAGTGATGAGAATTGTGGGAACAACGTATTCGAAGAATACGAGTCCTTCTTCGAGCAAGCCGATACCGTAGCCAGCGGCGTCTTTCGAAGAAATCTCAATCTGGATGGTGAATACACCGAGATGCTCGGGTACTGCGCTGACGAATGCGCGATTCTGGGGGAGAATACGAGTAGGAATCTGTCGGACAGCCGCGCCCCAGAGGTCTCCCATGAGGCCGGTCTTGACCAATTCCTGTTGTTTCTCACGACCGAAATCAGCATCAGTCCATGTGAGGAAGTTGGCGTAATTCTTGCTGTTGACGACGATATTGCCTACAGGAGCATTACGGTCGATGATCTGAACGTATGCTTCGGCAAGGCAGTCACGCGACAGCGAGGAATACGAACTTACGAGGTCATTGTAGGCAGAGCCAAGTGTGGAACCGGCTGTGGGTGTGGCGGCAAGGAAAGCGTTCAGTGTATCGGTGTCTTCCTTTTCCGCCATCTTGGCCTGCGCCTTGAGGCTGTGCTGGTCGATTAAATTATAATTTGCGGTCTCGATGTCAACAATCGGGAAGCGCAAGAGAGCAGTGATGGGATATGAACGCGGCTCAACCCATTCGTCCGTGATATAGGTTGTGGGCACTTGGCCATGCTCGGAAATTGTTACTGCAACAAGATCCGCGTCCTTGTGATACTTGGGGTACTTGTCGAGGCCCACATTGTGCTTGAGAAGCAGTTTTGTGGTATGACCAACCCAGTATTTACCCTCAAGGAACGGCCCATAAATGTTCTCTTGGGCAATGCGCTGACGACCTTCACTGGTCTTCAGCAAACTTGCAAACTCACGCGCGTATCGATCCATTTCATTCTCCATTTCATGTTTAAAATTTTACAGTTTTAAAGAACAAATTAATTCTCAATTAGTCGCCTGTTGAAGCGAAGTCAATGTTGCCGTCAACAACATCAGCGTCCGCATCCCAATGGCCAACAAGCTTGGTTCCAACGCCACTGGCCGCGATTGTGGTCAGTGCGCCAGTCGAATCAAAATAAATGTCGTCGCCATGAGCGAGAGATGCAGAAATACCAGAAGCGAAGGTGCCTGCACTTGTGAACTCGTTGTTATACGCTTCAGGAGCGAATACAACTTTGTCCATGATAATTGCAACGCTTGTCTGCCCGTCAGAAGCTTTCTTGCCTTCAACAATAAATCCCTTGGGATAATTGTCGGTTGTCGGAACTTCCAAAGCACCTGTTGTTCCAACCTGTCCTACACGACCGGGAATCCACTGATCCGTGTCCGTCACTGTGGCACTTCGGCGCATATATCCACCGCGCTTGATGTCCAGCATAATTGTTTTGCTTCGACCCATGTTACGTTCTCCTTTTTTTAAAATTTGTTTGGCTTTCGCCTATCACATTGTATAATAGCTAAAAAGAGCGTTTTTATATTTTTTTATTTTTATTGTCCTTGACTTCTTACAGAGCTAAACTTAAACGGTACTTTTGCAGAATTAATTTTTCTCTCCGGCTCTGCTTTTGGAAGCGTTCCACCAATTAATCCCGTTGTGTCAACATCTGAAGCCGCCGCACTTCTCTTGTTCTGCTCTTCAAATTTGGCGTAGATTTTTGAAACTTCTTGCTGTTTCGCAACAAGAGCCTTATCATCCATCGCCATCAATTGTTTTTCGTCCGGTTCTAATCCAATCGACTTCATCATCGAAGAAATCTTTTTTACTTTTGGCTTTTTTACCAGTTCAACCTTTTCTGCTTCGTAAGCAGAAATTTTTCTATCACGTTCTGCAATAATCTTTTTCAATTCAATATTCTTTTTCTTTTCGGTTGCATAACGTTCTTGCAACTTTTCTACCTTTTTCTCAATATCATAAATTGATTTGGCAACCTTTAATCGAGCCATTTTGTTTGTTATCTCACCCGCATTTTCTGTCTCTTGATTAATGGGTGTTTCTACGCCCACCGGCTCTTCGCTAACAACATTTTCATTTACAACAGTTTCTTCACTTTGTTGCATCTCGTCCTGTTTGGCCTTTACCTTTTCGTCCAACTTTCCACGGAATTCGCTAAGAGCAACTTCGTCCGTTCCAAGTGTTCTAACCTGCTCAATAAAATCTTCTGCTGTAAGTGTGCCAGCGGCAACCATTGGAGCAATTACGTCAGAAATTGTATCAAGAATATCCGACTGGCCCTCTGGCTCGCTATTTAACACTTCGTCAGAAACTTCTTGGTCTACAATTACGTCTTCTTCCGGCTCTGTTGGCGGAACATTTTCTACCTGTGTGTCTTGAGGCATCCCCACACCCGTTGTTGCCGATTTCATGGAATCATATGTCTGAGCAACACGAGTCTTGGGTTCAAAATCCTCTTTTCTTGTAGCGTGTTTAAAATGCTTGGTTAAAGTTCCTTCAGTGCCAAGAACATTCAATGCCTCAAGCAACTTCTCTTTATAATCCGCCGATCTGAACTCTTTGTAATGCGAAATCATTGTTGCTGATGCAATACGTTTGTTGTCATTATCTACATCGCCGAATGCTTGCCGCACCGAGACTGAAAATTGTGGCTCGCCGTTTTCAAAAACAAGATAACCAGATTCTTCTTTATGCAATTTACCAGTCTCATCATCTATTGAATCAACCCATTCAGCGGCATAAATTTTCTTTGTTTCTTCCAAACTATTTTGCGCCTCTTCCATTTCCTTTTCTGTTTTGTCTTCATTGGTGTTAAACATTTCTTCGTCTTTTTCCTGCGAAGCCACTTTTAGCTGAGAAACATTTTCTTCCTGTGATTCTTTTACGCCAGTGGGGGTTTGTACTTGTACTGTTTTCTTGGCCGGATCAACATTAGTCACAGTTGCCTTTTCCATTTTATTTGGGTCTTCGGGAGTTTTTACGGCCACTGTATCACCAATATTAATTTGTTTTTGTGCGCCGCCCATTAACTGAGCCTTTTTTTTCAAGGAAATTTTCATTTTGGCATAACGGGCAACCTTCTTTTTAGCCGTAAGAATACAGGCTTTTACATCTTCGTCTTCTCCCGGCACATCAACATTATCATAAAAAGAATCCAATACCGCATATGCCCCATCTTCGTCTTCGACTTCATCCGAAAACACATCATTATCAACCAAATTTTTGCCAGTTTCTTCCAGCTTGTCAGCAGGAACTTCGCCGACAATGGCGGCAAAATCGGAACCGATATCGGCAAGACTGTCTTCCAAGTCGCCAATAGCGTCTTTGATGTCCTCAACCTTATCTTTTACTTCTTGAACATCTTCCTGAATGTCGTCTGCTACGCCTTCGACACCATCATGCTCTTCCAGTTCTTCGGAAGGAGTTTCTAACTCTTCGGAAAGGTCGCCATCACAGGACAAACATTCTGCACCCTCTTCCACGGCTTCGCCAACAGCTTCCGCGCCTTCTTCGATTTCTTCTTTTACTTCTTCATCAAGCTGGGCAATTTTTTGTGTCGGCACTTCTTTGAAATCGCTGTCTTTTCTCTTGGGGTCATTTTCTGTTTCTTTGGAAACTGTTAATACAGTTTCGGGAGCCTCTGTTTTGACTGTAGGAACCTTGTCTCCCTTTTCCTCCGGCCCCTTTTCCACCACTTTTTGTTCGACCTTCACGGCTTTCTCCTTTTTGATTGCTGTTATCTTTTTGCCGCAGAGGGGGCAAAACCGGGCAGTTTCCGGGGCCATCTTGCCACAACTCGCGCACTTAATGGATTTTTTAGCCTCTACTTTTTTAAATGCTACTTTTTTGGCCTGTGGTTTACCAAACGATTCTTTTGCACTGGACGCAATAACTTCTTTAGCCTGTTTGATATTGCAGTCTTCCACATCCTTTACCAGTTGCAAATCACATGCAACTCGGATAATGTCCGCACCATTTAATTTCCCGGCCTCAATGGCGGCATGGGCCTCTAATGGAGTGGTATAAGATGCGGGGAGTTGAATAGGTGAATTTCCACCGACATTCTTATGGCCTGTCTCTTCGGCAATGAGATTGCGCAATTCTCTAGCTAAACGAGGATCGCCAGCACCAATTGTATTGCCGCCGCCCCCACCGCCAGTGGGAGACCCCATTTCAACCTTGAATGCTTCTTCAGCACTTGTTGATGCAGAAGCACGAAGTTTTTCGTAAGAATTTGCAATAACAGTGCCGTCTTTTTTCACGCATTGCGAACCTTCAAACATATCCTTAGCCATGTCAACCTCCATTTTTTTTGCCACAACCGTTTTTGCTTCTGCGCCCTTATCTGCCTGTATGTCATTTTCCCATTCATTGCCTATTTTTTTTACAATGAATGAAATTTCATTTCCCTCAATATCTTTATTTATTTCATAAACCCATTTGTTGTCCTCGGGATGTCTTCTGCCCTTATACTTTTTAAGGCATTCACACCATTCGTCATCGTTGTAGGATACTTTTTCGCATCGCCCACAAATAGAATATTCAATAGTGCATCCCATAGATACAGCGTTCACATTGCCATCTTGAATTGCTTGACATAATTCTGGTTCTTTTTCTTTGTCAACTGCCAGCAACATATATATCGATTTAGATTCAGCAATTGGGAATGTGGCAACAATATATCCCCAGCTATAATCTTCTTTATGATTTAAATGAACTGGTTTACCATCCCATGTCTGAAAAGTTAATTTACCACGGAATGGCCCACTTGTCTTTACCTTAAGAAGTTCATTTTCCCACTCAAAAAAATCTCCGTTGTCATTTCCCTTGTTTTCGCCATATGTGGGAGATTCTTTATCGTCATCTTTTTGGTCGCCATGTAACCCAGTTACACTGACATACAAATATTTGTCGTCTACGTCTGTAATGGGTTTCTTGTCGGCAGTGCGTAAACGCTTAGTGCTGTTTACGGCACCAATGCCGACTTCAAGAATAGAAAAATTTGCTTCTCTTTTTCTTCGCATACTGTTTTATATAATAGCCTTATTAATATGTTTTTATATATTTTATAATGCAGTTGGAAGTCCGGGTGCCTCTCCTGATGTTTCCGCAATTGGTCCGCCAGACTCAGTTCCTTCACCCTCTACTCCAAATTCACCGCCACCAATACCAGCCCCTTCTCCAGCACCTTCCATTTGATTCGACATGTCCACGCCACTCAAACCTTCACTGCCAAAGAAGTCCTCACCGCCACCCATTCCGCCGCCCATTCCGCCCGGTAGCCCACCAACATCCGGCATGCCCTCTCCAGCACCGCCGCCCTCAGCGGGTGTTTTTACACCATAAGCCGCTCTTAATTTGGCAAGTTTTTGCTGGCTCTCATAATCAGACTTAAAGCCTGTAAATATTTGCTCAGACGTAATATTAATAGAGTCTGTAACAAACTTCCACGGCACAAATCCTTCCTTTGCCATCTGAATAAGAAGCTGAATTTTAGCCTCATCACGACGCAAATATTGTTTGTCCCATTGGAATTCAGGCACCCAAGCACGGGGCTTGAATTTAATGTAATATTGAGATGTGGGAGTAGATTTCTTTTTACGATAAATTTTTTGCATCTTGCAAATTGGTTCAAATATCGCCTTCGTAATTGCGTATTCCAAATTCTGCCTATATGTTAACCAGTTGGAAATAACAACTTCCAAAGCTACAGATGCATTTGCATATGCAATATTTTCACCGGCCATAAATGATTTGGGAATTCCAAGAGAATAAAGAATTTGCTTTTCTACCCATTCATATTCTGGGCCTAGAGGAAGAGTCTTTCCATTTGCGCCCTCAATTTGCACTTTCATAGCATGATGCCACACAAATGCATTGTTGGTCCCCTGCCACATTGTTTGTAGGGAATTATAAACCTCGTCAATTTCTGTTTGCGAAGCAGGTTGTTCATCGGAACCAACAAAATAATATTCGTGTGGGGCCAAATGTCTGCGGATTACCGCTCTTTGCCCCTGTACCAAATCATCTTGGTACTGTAGGGCCGTAAGTGCGGGATAAATTGCCGATTGTCCACGAGGCGAAAGGGGATCGCCTGTGCGCTTGAATAGAGTCGCCTGTAATGGCGATAATCTTACTGGTCTGCTATCAATAACATTGGCTCGAATATCCGATGGAATATCATTCGCCAACATCATTTCTAAATCAGTCTTGGGATTTTTGCACAATTGTTGTAAATACGGATCTTTGTGAAAATGGTAAACTAATTCACAATCTTTACCGATGAAGTTTTTATGTGAAATAACTTCCGTCCACGACGGATTGAGCAAATCCATTTCCTTGAACATTGTCGGATGCTTAACATCATCGACAATGCCAAACAAAATTGCTTCTCCGTAGATGTAATAAAAATATGTAATATCGGAAATATACCGATAAAGGTCTAGTTCTTCCGCAATATCGTTAAAAAACTGCTCTAAAGCGGGGTCTTCATGGGTGAGCCTGAATTGGGAAAGGGGGAAATCTACGGCCAGCCTAATACCCCTGTTTACTACGGGTTCTCTTAAAAAGTATAACATGCAAAGATTGTTGAGTGTTTCCCTGTCTGTAGGGATATCCTTGTCGTATTTGCGGTAATCATACCATCTAGGCATGTCGTACATAAGAGCCGCCGTTTCGGCTGTACGAATTCTTGTGGCATGTCTCGCTGGCCCCTGTTTCTTAAGTTCTTGACCTACTTTACGTTCTATCTCCGCTGTGGTTGTTGTGCTTACAAGGGCGGGAGCATCTTTTTTCTTAAACAAGGTTTTTCCTCTTGACAAACAGCAAATTATACATATAGTCTAAACAGTAGAAGGAGTTTGATATGGAACCATTTGGACTTATTTTCTTGTTTCTAACTAAACTCATTCTTGGGCCAGCCTTCTTAATTAGGTTTATTTTTTTTGCAGCCTATTATTCCATTCTAATATATTGTATAACAATATGGGTATCATTTTCTATTTTTAAGGAGCCAATTTCAATATTCAAAAAAATTTATAAATTTATTTCTTTAAATTTTGCCCTATTCAAATGTTTTGCAGTTGAATTTCCAGATAGTATAATTGATGCAATAAAACGTTGGGCAATATTCATGGGAGAATAACTCCGAATATTCTTTGCACCATTTCGCGATATTGACGCAAAATTGGTGAATCTTCCATTTCTCTCGCGCCTATTTTATTTTTTAACTGTTGATAAGATGCAAATATTTTTTCTTTTACTGCGGTAGCACCTTCACTTTTTGCGATACCAGCCAATGGCCATGCAAGTGCTTTCACATATGGGCTTAATTCGTTAATATATTTTACATCTTCCTGTGATAACACGGTTGTATTTTTCCAATCGGCCTCAGTTTTTCTATATTCGAGATTTAATGCTTTTGCTATGCGTTTTTTAGCCTCGACCTTCATGAATTGCTCGGCTATATTTTTTACTCTCTCAACCGTGATGTTGCTGATATAGTCAGAAATCATTGTAACAATTTTTGTGGTAATTTCTTGGCTTTGATTTTGGGTCAATTGCATTTGGTAAACTGCTTTTGCCACTTCATTGATATAGGTAGATAGTTCACCGATTGATTGTTTTACTTGTTCTTCCCTGCTCGCCCCCGCCGCCGGTTTTTCTAATTCTTCTTCTTTTATTTCTGCCGCCGGTTGTGCCTCTTGGGCAATATTTTGCGCTTGATCCAAGGACAAGGTTGGGTCAAGTTCAGTCGGCATCAGTTTTTCTTGCACCATAGGAGTCGGGGGCGGAGGCGCAGGAGTGGTAGCCTCTTGCTGTGCTTTACGCCGCATCCATGTCTGGTAAATTGTTTCTTCGTACATTTTTTTACTCCGACAATAAACCGGCTTTTTTGGCCACTCTTTTTAAACGATATTTTTCTTCTTTTGTCATATCCATCGTCATGTAAGAAAAAGCTTCTGGAAATGTTTTGAAGCCATTGCCAACTTCATCTACGATTTTGTACAAATAAGATGCATCTCGTTGATTTCTGGAACGAATTTTCTCGTAATATTCCATTGCATCTTCTTTTTGTTTGTCGGTAAGGCCATAATCTTTTGTCAGCCGTTCAATCTCTTCCAGAACCGTGCCTTGATTGGCCTGTGCATCTCGCATAGCCCATTCTACAACGATTTCGGGAGATACCAGTCCTTCATTTACTTCTAATTCTTTGGCCTTTTGTTCAGTCATTTGTTCTTCTCTGGGTTTAATTGGTTTGGCATCGCTTTCTTCTACCGGCCCCTGTACGTCAGGCACATTGGATACGTTGTTGATAAGCCTATCGCTACCAACACGAGGCATTGTGCGCGGAATACGCTCGATAAGCGGCGTAGTCTGTGGCTCGTTGACGTATTGAGCACGGTCCTCAATGACCTTACATTGGGGTTTCTTTTCTTCTTTTTTTGTTGTTGTTGCTGAACCTTTTGCAGATTTATTAATTGTTTTTGTAAAATCTGGAAATTTATCATCAATAACAGACACCCTAAAAGAATGCCAACCATCCTTTTCGGCCAAAGCCTTTATTTTTTCTATGTGCTCATCATTTATTGCATTGGACAATAACAATTCTTCGTCCAGCCTATCTGTTTTGCCTTTAGGAATACCCCACAATATTTTGGTTTTTTTGTCCATTTCGGCCCTTCGTTCTTTTGTTGTCATATTTGCCTCTTTTTCGTTTACTTTTTCCAATGCCTCAAATGGCACAAATACGCCACCTAATACCCAACTATTGGAGCCAGCACCGTAAATCTCTGCCTTGTCGCCAGACATCGACTTCACTTTGACGAATCCATTGCCGTTTTCAATCTCCTGTTGCACCAAATTCATGTATTTGTCGGAATCGTCATAACCCTTTACGGCATTAAGGTTTACCTTAAATGTGCCGACTATGTTTTGTTGTGCTTTTTTCTTCATATTTTCACTTGACAAAAGACAGATTGTGCATATACTTTAAATTGAGTAAGGAGAAAAAAATGTTACTCATTAGAATATTGTTGACGGCACAATTATATTTGCACCTATATTTTGCAACAATTTTTGATAAAAATTGTTTTGATATGTCTTGCATGGTGTGCAAAATAATTTTTACCGATGCTTTAAAGGAAAAAAAATATTTTGCCCTTTTTATTGTAATCCTAAAAATTTTATATTTATATCTCATTTCGTTTCCTGATGAATACGCAAAGTTTCGTTGCAAAAGTTTTTGGAACGAAACAAAATAAATTATAATAATTTGCCAGACAAAATGTTTGCTTTTACTTTTTCATATGAATTTGGAAAATCTTTTACAAAAAACTCCAATATTCTTTTGCCAAACATTTGTGCTTTAATTGGATCGGTAAAAACATAATCGTTGTACTTTAGCATCATATTTTTTAATGGTGCTGGTATTACATCAGTATAAGCCTCATTTAATTCGCCAATATAAGCGTTTCGTTCAGAAGCAATTCGTTCCTCATTATATACCTTGCCATGCATTCGCCTAATATTTGCCAAAAATTCTGCCATGTCTCGCATCTTTTCAGCCCTATTTTTTAATTTTTCAATTACTTCTATTTCCTCATCGTCAGAATCTTCCAACATTTCATCAAGTTCCTCTAACACCCCATCCATTTTTTCAATTATACATGCACTAACTTTTTTTTTAGCTTCTTTGGTAGACTTGGGAAGCTTGCCAGAATCCCCATCTGTAATATTTTTGGTATTTTCTGGCGTCTTTACAGGATCTTCATTGCTCTCGATAACTTCCGAGTCTTCTGGTGTTTTGGCCAATTCCTTTTCTGTCTCAACAACTGGACCTTCCTCTTTGGGAACTTCTGGAATTGAATTCTTGTCTAGCTTTACTTCCAGCATTTCCATCTGGGCCAATCGCCTTTCCTCTTCCTCAATCTCTTCAAATTGTTGCCCCGCCCATTCGTCCGTAATCTTATTGTCATTCCAGTCCTGTAACACCTGTGCTTTACGAGCCATCACCTTGGCCTTGGCCGTAGCATTGTCGAAGCCCTTCTCACTATTTTCCTTAATAGGTTCACCGGCATTTTTCGGGGTCTTTACAGGATCGAGATTTTCGTCAATAACATCCATATTCTTAGGTGTTTCAACTGGATTTACATTTTCATCTACCACATCATTCTTTTCAGGAGTCTTTACAGGCTCTTCGTTTTCTTTAATGACTTCCTGTGATGCAGTGACAGTGCCGGGGAAATTTTCAAGATTTTCTCCCACTGTTGCTTGTGCTTCAGTAGCCACTGTACCATCAATAACTTCTTTTTGCAAATAATCTGTAATCGAATTATCGAGCATATTTGCCGCATCCACTAGCCCGGCATCAACAAGCGTCTTTTTAAGATTGTAATATGTAAATGATTTGTTGTTTAGCTGGTTTTTAAGCATATTGGACCCGCCGCCACGAACAATAATGGTCCAAGTGTCGCCATTACCCTTGTTGATTTCCAAGGCCGTAGAAAGTGTGGCAGAATTTACATCAAACTTAGTTGCAGGCTCAATAGCCTTTGCCTGTTCATCGATCTGTACGGGCGCAATGTCTGGCTGTGTTGTTGTTGGAGCAACTGCGGGTGCAACAGGAGCCATCTGGGCAAACAATTTGCGCACATCAGCCACCTTGTCATCATCGGCAAAGATTTCGCAAATAGGACCATTCTCGTAACGATTTTCAAAATGAATCTTGGCCTGACGAAGATTTCTCTCCAAATCATAGGAATGATTGCCCAGAACTTCTAGTTCGTCATTCTCGGGATTCCACATTACGGCTTTTCGAAGTGTCATATCGGTTTCCTCACTAGCAGACAAATCTTGTTTGCTGGCAATTTTCTTATTTTTTTCACCGTAAAGGCTTTCGCCAACACGATAATCGTCCTCGTCGTCAATGTTATACATTACGGATGCAATGTATTTTTTGGGCTTTTGCTCACGAGCATTAACTACTTCGAAAGCCAAGGCCGCTTTTCGGATAATTGCTTTGCGACAATCAACCGGGCTTTCCGTTTGCGCCATAACATCGATGTTTCGAAATGAAATCACAGGAGAAAGAAAACCAAATTTGTTTTTTACAAACTCGGCAACCCTCTTAGATGCATGTCGAACAATTTCATCCTTATTCGATGAGGTTTCCGAATAAGATATTTTGCTAACGGTTTCCGACTTTGAATCTTTCGAGCCTGCAAACTTTTTGAAAATATTCATATTAATTCTCCTGTCTGTAACTCTTCTATTGTTGACTCGATCCAGTCTTTAATATCTTCTGGATCGGCGTTTTCGAAATCTGCCATTTCCTCTTTACCATCAACTGCAATCCAAATTTTTATTTTTATGTCATTATTTTTGTAAACACGTTTAATAGAAATGCCGCGACTAATATTTCCATTTTTATCATATTCAATATTAAAATAATGATTTTTATCTTCAGAATAATGACGAGGAAATAATTCATCCAACTCTAAATCATCGTATATGTCTTGTATTGTTGCAGGACTAGCTTCAAACATTGCTGCTCTTTTTTCACCTTCATAGTTTTCGTCATATTCTTTTTGTTCTGATATTTGAGAATATGAACCGGCCGTTTTGTTCCCAGAAGAAAAAAAGGATTTTAACAATTCATCATTTAAGTCTTTTTCCAAATAAATTTTGTTGTCTTCCGATTTGGCCCAAACTTTTTCGTCTACTCGCCGTTTATCGGCCTTCTTGCGCTGATTTTTTTTATATCTATCAAAAACACCCATGTCTTTACTCCAAGCTTACGATGTTGCTACACACCGTAAATTATAGATTTTATTTAAACTATTATTTAATTTATCTTTCCAAAATTATTGTTCCGTTAACAACCTTGGATTTCTTAATGCTCGCTCTAACATGATCCAACAATCGCTCTTTAATCGATGTCGAGTTATAAACACGCGGAGGCAAATCCTTTCTTTGCCGTCCGCACTCCATATGTATAATAGCCTTACCGCCCTTTTTTATTTTTTTTACAATGAGTTTCATAACGTCTTTATCGCTGGGCGCAGTTGCAACCACTTTTTGTGATATATATATAATGTTCTGACTGTTGTTTTCCAGCCGTTCAATGCCCTTTATCGTTTTAATGTATTTTGCAAAATCGTCCGCATGGGGTTCATCCACTGCCTTTAAATTGGACACATTCTTTCTTTCAAAAATAACATTGTTTTGCCGCTTCACTTTTTTAAACATTATTTGCTCTCCTCTTCTTTTTTGTCCTGCAAAAGATCGGCGATTATCAAGCCCTCAACGTATTCGGAGAAATTATTGTTGCACTTTTCCTTAGACTTTTTTCTAGCCGCCTCAAATAACGTTGTATTTAACGTCAGGCAATGTTGTTTTTTCATATCGGGCACCTCCACTCAATAAACATGATAGTAAATATATTGAAAAATATATACAGAAAAATAGCACAACATATTGTATTATGTATATAAATATATACAACATATTGTGGTTGAAAGATTTAGCTTGACTTTTCCCCCATCATATATATAATGATAATATGAAGGAGAAATAATTTGGACGTTAAAATTGACGAGGTAAAGCCCAAAGAGAATGGGCTTTGGAACATTATCGGTACCATTGATGGGGCAGTGTTTGGCCTAAGAGTAAAATACAAAATGGGCAATGCAATTCCATTTGGATCGCTCGTATTCTCAATTGGAGATAACGATATCCCTGAATTTACGGCAGAACTGTTTGCGCTCATTAAAGTTGCGATTGCCAAATTCAATGCAGAACAACACACTGATTTGAACAAATTATTGTAGAGCAATTTTTATCAAAAAAATTTTCTACACTTATCCACTTGTGGCAATCATGGTTGAATAAAAGGCGTCGTCAATGCATTATTTTTTACTCTATAAGTTTATAAAAAATCGCTATGATGCTTTCACTTCAAATTTTAGGAGAATCAAATGCTAACAATCTATACATTCGGAAAAGTCGGTTGCGCCAAGTGCGATTCCAGCAGACGAAAAATAGAGCACTACATAGAAAAATTAGAACTTGCCGAATGTGTGGATTATACGTTTTACGATATAACTGAAGAAGAGGGCTTGGCACTAGCGGCGTTTATGGATGCCGCTGTCGATATCCCACATACATTTATTTGGGAAGACCTCGAAGAGTTAGATCAATATAATTGTATTGCCCAGTGGCATAAAGAAGTGCCCGATAAAACGCTCAAGGATATCCTTGTGGCAAATTGTTGTCCCTCTGATGAATTGGCAGTCGTATGAAGATAACTAAGGAACGCTTTAAAGAACTTCTCTCATCTGAAACCGTAGACGGAAAGCAAATATTTGAAATTAAAGAAGAAACTGATAATAGTTGTATCGTCTGCGGAGATGGCAAATATGCCTTTGAAGTGAATTTCAAGCAAATGGAACAGAATGACGATTCTAACTGGAAACAAATTGTTGCTGTTTTCTTAGATAAGAGAGAAGCAAGGATTTTATCCCATCTTACTCGCGTAGTAGGCTACTATTCGCAAACACATAACTGGAATGATAGTAAAATAGGTGAGTTAAAAGATAGACGTGCAGGTGATTATAGCCTTATGAAAGCGGAAAAGACAAAATCATTGATTTAAAAAAATCTTGATAACCAATCTGATAGTGCGGGATCTTTCAGTGAGGCATACCGCTTATTCTTGTCTGTCAGGTCAACATTGAACAAAAATTTTGCTTCTTCTATATGTTTTTGTTCAAATGGAATCTTGATGCTAACCTTTTTGCGCTCCACTACATTACTGTTTAGGATTTCCTCTACGCGACCCACATAACCTAATCCGCCGACAAATATCATTGTATCTGGCAAGGACATTCCATCATTTAGTGTTTGGTACAAATATTTTTTGTTTGTATCGTCAATTTTCTGATAATTTGCCATTACATCTTTAGCAGGAGTAATTCTACCACTAAATTCATTGCGCCCAGCAATTTCAATTGCTTTTCCTAAAATATCCAACAATATTTGTTTTTTGTTAGCATTGTTTGATATTTCATGCAAATATTTGTTTACATTATTGGTGGTATCACGTAAAACGAGATTTAGTGCTAGGGCAGAATGTGTGTAATCGTAAATATCATCTATTTTCTCTTGTATATTTTCTCTTGAATTGAAACGAATAACGTCTTGAATATTTTTAAATGTAATTATGGGTTCTTCGCCGCCAATCAGATACTCCATATGACCTTTGTATATCAAATAAACGATTGCGCCGCTTATCGGAAGAAGATCATCTGGCCATATGTTATCTTTTACGACAGTCTTATTTTGCTGTACTGGGCTTGCCGAATTTAACGCGCTTCTTTTGTTGAGGCTCAATAACATGGTTTACCAGCCTAATTAACAAGGCATCTCTACTCGTATCGATATATAAAATACTCGTGTCCTTAATATCATAGTGCTTTAGCAACTCTTTATTGTATTCTGTTAAAAATTCTTCGACTCTTTTTTTAGACTTTAGCTTAGTCGCTCTTTGATGGAGATTAAGTGCAAGCAACTTATCACCATCGGGCAATGAGTAAAGGGACCATGAATAAATCTTGTTAAAAATACCGCTATTTTCAAGCGGGAGTCTGGCTACATCTTCCCATGTGTTGAAGTCCATGTTTTACCTCAGATTAATTACTTTGCCGCCTTTGCCTTGTTGCATCTGGGGATTAAATGATGCACCGGGTACGGCAATTTGTTGACGGGCTTGAGATTCCATCTGACGCCTACGGCAATAATTTGTGTATTCGCCCTTTTCATTCTCATTAGGCTCTCGATATTCGCCCCTGACAGGTCCAACTGTATAAATTACCGTCTCGTCATTTTCTGTGATTACAAACTCTTTGTCCATCACCACATATTTTTTATCTAGGTGAGTTACTTTGTTGCCTTGCATCAGATTATAATCTACTTCCGATACAAATAATTTGTCGTTGTCCTCGATAAAATTAGGCCGCAACATAATAGTTGCTTGGCCGTATCCATCGGGCGGCGTCTCTGTCGTTTCGTAGCCCTTTTCTTCGTCGAATTTCAGAAAATTAAACTTCGTACCCATTACATTC